TTTTCTTTTTTGTGTTGTTGTGACGCTTTTATTAGATATAAACTTTTGTGTTTGCATTTGTAGACGCAGAGCTTCAGCATTACTTTTTTCCAACATTTTGTTTTGTATGAGTAATGTATCGCTTATAGTCGTCAACGACCTATCAATTCGTTTTAATGTCTGACCACTATCAATTTGAACATCCGTATTGTATACGTATGCTTTTGCAGTATTGGCAAAAAACTTACCAATATTTTGAGACAACATATCAGAACTGCTCTTTACGAATTGAGCAGCCTGATTTTGTTGTAAAAATTTATTCTCTCTTGGTTTATTATCCGGCATTCATATCTCCTTGCATATTTTGAAACATATTTGAACCAAGATTGTTTAGAGACATCCTCCCACCATTATTACCCTCGCTATTATTCTCCTGTTTTCGATATTCGACTAATCTTTCATAGTGCCAGATTAGTTCGAAATATTCCAAATGATTATAAATCGCAAATGATTGAAAATTAAGATTCATTTGGAATTCTATTTCCCATATACTATCGAGCGGTATACTTGGGAAGAAAGAAGTTGCTACGAAACGTAATCCCCAGCGGGACATTACCTCCACACTTATCACAATCAACAGTCATGTTTTCTTCAATACCAATGGTATGATTTTCAACATATGTTGTTATTTGAGATAAATCTCTTGGTGTCAAATCTAAAACAAAGTTATATTTTTCAATAAGTTGTTTTCCTGTATCACCATCAATATCAATTATCATACACGCCAATGCTAACAATTCAATATCAATTTCTCCTAAAACTTTTTTGTTTACATTTAAAAATCTTTCAATAGCACTTTCATCTTTAATTTTAAGATGACGTAAACGAATATATCCACCATTTTCTAACACCATTTTTGTATTTGGGTCATAATCATCTTTTAAATAATTAATTTCCAAATTCTTAACTGCAAAATGATAATTTGATTTCGCTTCACATTTAGGACATGTAAAGCCAACAGTATAACTGCTATCTCTATATGTCACGGCTCTCATCCAAAGAACCAAATAAATCTTATCCGCAAGAAATAATTCTTCCGTTCCTGCGAGACCTTGAACACGAACACAACGTCTAACTATGTCATTTATAACATAATCAGCATTTTCCCCAGTGATTGAAGCTAATTTCTTGACTTCAATAACCTTTAATGATCTTGCTTCAATAAGAACACCATCAGGATACAATATACCTTTTGATGGAAGTTCATTTGTCAAATCCCAATAATTTGCATTATCTGGTTTTGAATCTTTGTAAACAGTTTTTGGTGAATTCACTCCAGAATTATATTCTGGGTTATTCGCTTCAGTTTCGGCTTGCTTTTGCATTTTGGTCATCATATCCAAAACTTTTTTTTCGTCTGCACCCATAGTTTGTTGTGCGTCAATAATACTACCAAGACTCTGTTCTGAGCCTACAGGTTTCATATCCATATATTAACTCCTTATAAAATAAATTCAACATCATTATTATTTATACAATGTCGAATATATATATTTGATTATATAACTGTAATTGTATTTTTTCTAAAACGTATTGTGTCACATCCAAACGTAACGCCATATGACATAGCGTCAGTATCTTTGTAACTTAATGTGATGTCATCTGCACCAAGAAAATATGTATTATTTGCAATCCAATAACACACCTCAGTACCAAAATGATTATATAAATGAATGATTATATCACCAACTATGACTTCAGGTAAACGTTTATAATATCCGTTTTCCCTTACAATTGTTCTCTGTAATGCATGTATTAATGCTAATACTTGAGCAGACTTGTCATCTTCCATAGTTAACTTAACTGTGAACCCATGATGGTCCACTTTTGGGAATTTTTTAGCTATTGGACCATACATCGTCTCTTCAGTAGTCCACTTGTAGAAAGGTAATGAGACGTCAACAATATGATGATATCTCATTTTATTTAAATAATGTAACACATTTAAATCTTTCTGTTTGACGTTTGGTACAAATTCAACCAAAAATTTCCACTTAGGTAAAACGGATTTACGAAAATAAAAATCCAGCATTGGTAAGCTGAAAAAACCCATCCCGCCTTTACCGATTGGAACTTGTGCCATAACTATCTCTCTTGATTAAGGTTGTGTTGTATCAGGGAACAATGTCCAGAAATCATATTGAAATGTTACTGTATATTGAACCGCAGCACCTGCACCATAATCAACCGCAACATCTGCAACACTTTGCACAAATGCGTTATGAAATCTTATTGATTTAGCAAGAGGTTCGCCATTATATCCAAAAAACATCAAATAAATATCTTTTGTTAATGCACGTTTAAATGGTCTTCTTGACTTACCAGCAGTCAATGGACTCAACGGATTAACATTAAATATGTTTTGTTCCCATTCCCAGAAAATACGCCTTACAGCCATATCTTCAGTTTCCTCAAACGTTGCATTCACAGTACCACCAACATCAGGCTTACCCGGAAAGAATTGCTTCATCCCCATAAAGTCAGATTGCGTTACTTGGTTTGAACGTGGTGGTATACTCATACTTCTACAACGGACAAGTAAATCTTCCATGTCCAATAATGCAGTAGTTGGAGCAACAGTAATAATTCCTGGTATAAGTAGTTGCCACATCCAATTTCTCTGAATGTCAGCTTGACTTTTCATACGACCTTCTATAGTGAAGTTATCTGAATTACCCGGCATAATTTCCTCCTATTTTAAAATTAATCTTCTTTCTATTTTCCAATCTTTATAATATTCAGAATTTCTTTTAAAAGATTTTCTTATACTTCCATAATTAAGATTATATTCTTTACAAAATTTATTTATATCTTTAAATTTATATTTATGATTATCTGGCGAAACAAATGTATAAACATATTTATGATTCGCATTTAACTCACCATATAACCCAATTTTAGATTTTGATATTTTTTCTTTGCATTTAATAGATTTTTTTCTTCCAATATTAATATCTTTACGTATTGGCAATTCCCAATATATAATTCGTCTACGAATTAATGGTATAGTTGTTTTAGTTATCAATGCAATCTCTTCAATACTTTTTCCATTTTCATACAAACCAAATATCAAATTTTTATCAACATCCTTCCACCGTCCATTCAAATCATTTTTCAATCCTGAAAATTTTTCACCACCATCGGTTATATTCACAAGAGGTCCTTCATTATTATTTATAATTCTTCCAATTTTATCAACCATATCAACTTCAAGATTTAATGATACATTTTCATCTAAATTTTCTTTATATTTAATAATTATTGGTTCAATCCCACAATCATTAATAATTTTTCTAATTTTATTTAACTTATAATTATTTTCATTTCTATTTTTAGCTTCATTTAAATGATATCTCCATCTTTTCCCACATCCCTTACCAACATAAAATGGTTCATATTCAAATTCATATTCACCATATTTATATTTTCCCGGTTTTCTTGGGTCAAGATACACATAAACATAAAATCTTTTTTCATCTTTCATTATAATCTCCTTTACTGATTTTTAAAATTGAGAGGTAATCCTTACTCGTAAAGGTTTCAGGAAATAGGAGCTACCCACTGTCCCTCTCTTTATTATTTATATATTACGCGTATTTAAGTCTCAAGTCACTGAAGCTGATACCTGTACGAGTTACGACCGTAGTAAACTGTATAAATTCGGATGTGCGTACCGGCTGTGTATATATATCCACGTTTAATTGATTTGCGTCAATTACAGATAATGGATTGTTTGTTTCATCACAAACAACTTCATACTTAGTAAGACCACCTGCTGCAAATACACCTGCAAGAAATTCATCAATCAATGACCAAACACGTAAACGAGTTTGTACTGTATTATTTTCAAAAACAAATGGAAGCAATGCTATCTCAATATTATTTTCAATAAACAATAAAGATCTTCTTACTTGTATTCTATCAAGGGCAGATTTCTTTAATTGTGCAGTTTTTTGACCCCACATTACGAATCCTGAACCTCTAATGAATCTCACCATATTGATGTTCTTATCATATAGTTTTCCTATATGTTCTGCACTGTATATCTTACGTTGGTCAAACACAGATAGTGTTGCTCTGTCAATACCTGCCGGAGCATACCAAGGGTCTGAAATATTATCTATACGTGGGTACAATGACGCACCATAAATACTATTCGGTAAATATACAAACTTGTCATTATTATTATCATAAATTTTTGAATAACCACCATAAATAGCAATATATGACGGAGACACATACCCATATCTTTCTGATTCAATAATTCTTTGATATGTTATATCATCAAGTTCTCCTGCTTGTACAGTTCCAATACAGTCAAGTCTCTTAACTGCAAGGTTACCCATAGCTTGTTTTGTAGTTGTGTTATAACTTGTTCCAACCAATATTTGAACAGGAATTTCTTCTCTGTCATTAAAATAAGCCCAGAATTCATCATCACCACTACCCAAACCATTAGATTGGGTTACAGTACCACCTGATAGTTGACATAATCTTGTTGTGTTATAAAAATAAGCACCTGCGTCATCTTCACCACCCGGAAGATTAGAAAAACCACTTGTTCCTGAGAACGTATATGAATAAGCCAATATTGAACTTATATTTGATTGCATGTAAATGGATTGTGAATTGCCATTTACAACATCTTCAACATATAATGATTTTCCATCAGCGTCCAATTGAGGACCCAATGTGCAATAATATGATTCGACTTCTTGTAATCTTAATCTTTTATTTTCAGCGTCTGCTGAATTTGAATACAAATCATTCCAAATTTTATCAACTGGTCGTTTATAAAGTTTAATTTTAAAAACTTTACTTGCAATTGGAAAATGTGTTGCAATATCAGCACTTGTTCCTGATGTCCAAATTGAACCCGGACCATTTGTTGTTGCAGAACTATCTGTTGGATATTCATCATAACGATATATCCAATCAGCGTCTGGATGTAATGTTTCAATATTATAAGCAAATTCATTACCTGCTTCACCCGGACTTATGAATGACGCAAATAATGCCCCAGTCATACTATCACCGATTTCATTAATACTTGAGATGTTATCCCGTGTATCAAAAACATCTGGTGTGGCCGTTAATGGGTCAATACCTCCACTAATATCAGTATCATCAGCAGATAAAGTAACACCAACTCCCATTGCTGCATACACATCACCACTATCAAACGCTCTCACAACGTAAAGATTCGTTGATTCTTTTAAAAATTCTAATGCTCCATAAGAACCGTATCCATATTCAGGAATGAGTTTATCAATACCAGATAATCCGCTTCCTGATGTGAACACAGGTTGACCGAATTGTTCTACATATTCCTTATCATTTGAAACCAATACAGGTCTTCTTATTTGTCCTTGCGATGAACGTACAACGATGGCACCATTTGAAATGCCGGTAGCTATAAGTATTTCACTTAAGTCTATTTCTCGTCTATACACACCCGGAGTGTTAAATACTCTTGGCATATTAATTACCTCCCAAATTTAATATCTATTTTCTATTTATATAATTATTTATACATTTTTTCATTGACCTAAACATATTTATGAAAAAAATACCAAAGGAGCGTCATCATCCCCTAAATCATACTTACTGTCTATGTTCTTAACACCCACATCTTTACCATCAAAAAATGGTGTCAATAAAAAATATAAGCCCCATAATAAAGAGGTTACACAGTCATCATGTGTTGTACGAGTTTCACCTCTAAACACATTAGGTGTCACTTCTATATATTTTGACAGCTCAACAACTGTCTCTTTGTCATTTAATCGTAACCAACCATTTTCAAGATATCTTTTTAAATGTAAATTAGCTGATAACTTACTTTTCTTAGTTGACCTAATTCCAAGTCCTTTTTTATCACAATTTAAAACACATTCCTCTTCATACTCATACCAAATGATGTTAGCTACTTCTCCACCTTCACCATTGTTTTCAATCATCATATACGCATTGTTATAATATTTACTTATGCCAATACAAACCTGAGAAAATTTATGAGTATCAATATTGTTATATCGGTATATCGCAACCTGTTCAATAGAAAATTCATCAATAATTCTAAGTACTTGAATAACAGAACTATCTCTTCCAGTCCCTTTAGCTGAGTCAACCCCAAGAACATACAACGCTTTTTCAACAGGTTTTTCAAATATTGTAAATAATCCACCCCATTTTGTGGCAACAGATGGTTTATATGCAATATTTTCAAGAACATCCCCATCAATCAATGTATCACTTGAACCTAAGAATTTACACCCAAATTCTTGGTTAAATCTGGTAGGTCCGATATCTCTAAGTATTTCATCTTTCCATTCTTGGTCACGTTTGGGATGTTCTTTCCAACTAACTTTGATTGGATAAAAGTTATTCCCATCACGTTCTGGACCTCTTACTGCATTAGTCCAAAATTCATAAAAATGATTCATTCCAAGGGGTGTTGACACCATGATAATTTTAGATGTCTTACCCGATGTAATAACAGGGTAAGTCGCAGTAATAAACTCTTCAGCAATATGAGGTTTTACTTTAGCAAACTCATCCATATATAGAAGTGAGACAACATCCCCGGAAATAGAATCAGATGATGTTGTCGAAGCCTTCATCACCATTCCGTTTTCAAATCTGATAGATGATTTGTTCCATCCACCTTCTTTGATTCCTTGTTGTAACCACAATGGCAACAATCCAAATGCCATTTTCACACGTTGCATAATTTCTAAAGCAGTGTCTTTTTTATTAGCAAGTATAGCAACATTTTTATCTTTATTAAACAACATGTAATGCAAGAGATATACCGTTGAAATGGTTGTGTTGTGTGATAATATACCATTTGTAAAATATGTGTGAGTATCAGAATCAATCGACATATCATACATATTCTCGGAATTGCATTTTAATTTTTTAACAGATATAACCTTTTCTGCACCAGATTCAGTTATTATTCTATCACCACGTTTTAAATCTTTAACATAAACCTCATTATAATCTTTATCAATTACAATATGTTCATCAGCACATTTTAAAAAATGATTTTTTGTTTTTACTTTCCACACATCATATTTAATTGTTTTATGTATTTGTTGGATGTCTACCCAACCATCATCAGTCAATACTTCCCAATCATCTACACCATATGACTCTATTATCTTTCCCATAGTTATTTATCCACGATTATCATATTCACTACCAAATACTGTTTCAGTTAAATTTTGTACAGATGAATTTTTCCATTCAATATCATGATATGGGTGTTCCCACCAATTTATTTTAACCATATAACAATTGTCACCAAAACTTTCTTTTTTTATATTTTTTGTTGATAGTATAATAATCTTTTCAAATTTACTAATACCATTATTTAAAAAACATTCATCAAAAATTCCTAAATCTATTTTTTCATCTTCACAATCGTCATCAAACACATAATTAGCAACAACAAACGATATTTTATTATTACCAATATTAATATTATGTTTGTCATCTTTCACAATATCTTTTTTTAAAAATTCTGGCAATTTTTCATATGATTTTAAAAAATTAGTAATTATCCGGTCTAATACTATACCTTTATATCCACAAAATATTATATTTTTATGATTATTAAAAGTTACATAATAAATAAGATAAATAATTTCTAAAAGTGTTTTTCCCATTTGTCTTGGTAACAACCCAACTAAAACATCTTTCTTATATGGAATACTATGCATATAATTCAACAGTATGTCTTGAAATTTATACGATGAAAATTGTTTCCAACCAACATCAATATTTATATGCTGAATATAATTATTAGCAAAATATCCAACATCATCGACGCAATTCAAGATTTCTTCAATATTATTCATATCTAACTCCCATTAATTTAAAAATTCAATACATTCTTGTACTACTTTTTCTTTATCTTTATTGTAATCATCTTCTTTTACTCTAAATATTTTCATATCTGGATTAACCTCCAAAATTTCAATTGTCCTATCTTCATCACGAGTTCTGTTGCCTCTACCTATTTCACCGTGCCAATATGTTCCATCAAACTCTATACATTTATTGACATCCTCAATATAAAAATCTAATAATCTATATGACCTATTTGTTTTTATGCGATATTCTCTATTTTTACTATCATCTCTATCACCACCAACAAAACTCGCAAAATACACATTCTTATATCTATCTTTAATATGTTTATAAATCCCCCAAAATAATTCTTGACTTATTTTAGAAAAATTCATTCTTGGCATAGAATCAAGCCATTTTTCTTGTCTATCTTGCCATTTTTTAATACCATCATCTTCACCATATTTTTCAATACAAATTTCTTTACTGAATGTTGTTTGTCTTTCTGAAACTTTTTCAATTGCTTGTGTTTCAGAATAACCTTTACTCATCCAATATTCTTTTTTTAATGGAGAAATTTCTGGGTTATCATGATGTGTCTGTTTTAATGAATTTGACATTTTATCAATTCTATTATCATTTTCATTATACCAACGGACATTACATTCTGTATTATAACAGAACTTCATATAACCTTCAGTAAATCTATTTTTAACTAAATTTAATTCTTTACCACAATATAAACAACATCCTTCATTTTCTATTTTTAAATATTTATCATAATATTCTTTATTTTTAATAACATCAAATTTATGTATCTTTGTTAAATGTTGCTGTAATCCACCAACATCTTCGAACCCAGAACCACAAATTTGACATATAAAATTCAATTTAATACCATTATTAATTTTCTTTTGTGCTTCATAATGTGACTGACAACAATAATACCCACTAAACCTATTATTGTATTCTAAAGCCTCATTACAATGTTCATATCTACATTTTTCTTTACCTGATAAATATTTATTAAAATATTCTTCAGCATTTTTGTGTTTCTTAGTCACATGAATCAATAAACCTTTTAAATCTTCAGCTAATTCTCCACACATTTCACATTTGTATGCAAACAATTCAGGGTGGAATCTTTTGTTGTGATTTTTCAAACCTCTTTTAACTGTAAATTCCATCTTACACATTTCACAAACATAAACTTCTATCATTTTTAATACTCCAAATTTTTAAATTATATTTATAGTTAGAAGTATTTATACATTTTCCAAAACACATCCTTAGTTATTTAGGCATTTTTATCATTATGTGTCTTTTTATAATTTTCTATAATCATATCAAAAAATTCTTTTATTGGTAACTCTTTGATTTCTTTAGTCTTTTTGTTTCTCAATTTCACTATAGTTGTATCTAAAAAACACTTACCCTGCTGGCGTGGCATCATCATTATTATATGCCTTCTGTTTTTAGGCGGTGTTATAAACGCCTTTAAAACTTTTTTCTGAAAATCCCACAATGGTATTTTTATTTTACCATCATCGATTGTTGTTATGTAAAAATATTTTTCTGCAAAATAGATTATATCTTCTTTACATCTAATATATTCATTAATTATTTCTTTTGTATATGTTACCAGCTCACCTTCAGCTCGCAATCCTACATTACCTTGAAACATAAATTACCTACTTAATTTTATACAACATTCCATTCAATTTCAAATCGTGCATGGTTGTCATTAATTTTTTTAACCATTGTCATGACAGGTATCAATTCAAACTGAATTTCACCCTCTTCACCATACGATAGTTGTTTATTTGATAAATTACCACCAATGTATTCTTTAACAAATTCAGAGATGTCCATATCTCCCAAATTAGCCACTTTAACATCAAAAGGTATCCTATGGTAGTCTTCATCAACTTCAATGTCTTCTGAGCCAGCTACGACCTTCTCATAATCAAATCTGTTGTCTTGTTTTTCGACATCTATTTCTAATTCATCAATTTCATTTTCTAATTTTTCAATACCAGTAACAAAAGATTCATTTTCATCATCAATATTTCTCACATTAATAAAAATATGTTCTTCAGGGACATCAGTCTCTATTAAATATTTAAGTTTACACAACACAGACATTATCGTCATCCTCATCATCATGTTTATCTAAGATTTCAGTATCATCTACAACAAAATCAGCGTCAATTGTCTCAATTTCACTTCTATTTTTTTCTTTTATAATCAAATCAAGCACTTGTTCAGACGTAAATGTTATATTATCACCAGTTTCTATTTTATTAATATTCTTCTTTTTTTCTTCCAATTTAATTTTCGCAACTGCTTCATGCATGTGTCTAAATTCTTTTATCTGGGCAGTTATCGAATTTGTTAATTGGGAATACACCTCAAACAATCGTGGTGCTCCTCCAATTTTAATAGTAGAATCCAATCTACCCAATACACTTTTACTTGAATCAATTAGACTTTTAATCTCATCAGATACATATTCTGTTCCAACAATAACAACATCGTCAGATACTTGTACTGCTTTACTTTTAGCAACAACAGGAAGATTCTTTTCTTCCATATCATCATCTTCAGGAACAATTATATTTTCATCATATTCGGTGTTGAACTCTTCATCCAATCCATCAAATACACCATCCATAGGTGCTCCACTCAAAGCCATAATATCTCCTTAAAATATCCCAAACCCACTTGTATCATGATATGTTTGGAACCAATTAAACTCTTTGTTAGGGTCATAAAAATACCCACTAACATAATAACTATCTAAAGGTGGCACAGCACTCAATATGATAGGTGTTCCTGGGGTCTCAGATGTTGCACCTGATGTCTTGACACCACTAACACTAAATCCCTCTAAAAATTTACCTGTATCTTGTAAATAATATTTTCTGTTGATATATTTAATTACTTTTGAATATAAAAATTTTCTATAAGACCAACCCTCAATCGTCAAATTGATTGTTGCATTGACAAATTTTGTCTCATTTTCATCCATATCATCAACAAATTCTGGATTCACACCATCAATAGAAACAGGCAAATCCCTTTCGATATTTAAAAATGAAAACTCTTTAACCCGTAAATGTAATTTTGGATTAAAATATGGGAGAATATTCTCAAGTATTTGAGCAAGGTAATCTGTAGAATCAGTTTTTATATGTAATGTGAAATTATAATTATATGGTGTTGGTTGATAATCTGTTATAGACATAGCCCCATCGGATACCATATCATCAATTTCTGAATCCGAGACATTCAACGACTCTTTAAACCAACCACGCCATTGATTCACACCAATAGCTCGACTGCTATCATATGCAATACCATTTAATACAAGAGCCATTCTTGGTATTTGTAAATAATACTTCTCGTTATGTTGAACACCATCACTATCAACGTAATGGTTTTCTATTCTGTCAAGATGATATTTCTCAACCGGTCCCCATGTTATAGGTACATGTCTCTCGTATAACGGGTTGCCATACTTATCATACCTAATGACTTTCATATCATTAAACATATTTAGTATGGCAACACTTATACTTCTTAATGTACGTGGATAGTAATACGTAATCATTAAAAATTATCCTTTATTCTTCTTCTAAGTCACTTAAAGAAAATCCTTCTCCATCATCGGTATCTTCGACATCACTTCTAACGTCATCAAATTCTCTATCAGGTGATTCATCTTCGATTTCTTCTTTATACTTAGAAACGTCATATTCTTCGTCATCAATTTTCGCTGGGTTTTTATCAAACCCCATTGTTGACAATTTTCCGAGAACCCATTTCTTTACGGATTCAACGTCATATTCATCTTCTTTTCCAGCAAGTTCTAATGAAACGTCAGCATAGACATCATCATAATCATATGTGTCATTTACAGCGTCTAATGGTTCACCATCAGTCTTTACAATTCTGACAGAAGCAATTCTCTCATCACCATTAAAAACATCAAATGAAACATTTGTATCTGCATTATATTCGCTCACTGGTTGGAATGTATATCTTTCAAAAAGATAACTTTCATTAATCATTCCATCAATTTCATCAATAATACTTCTTTCAAAAATTTTCATTAGTGTCCTCCCGATTTATACAGGTTCTTCTTTATAATCCATTACAGGTTGGACCTCTTCCCCACCTTCACCTTCAACTTCTTCTTCATCTGCAACATTTAATGTATCATAAAGAACTTTATATACTTCATTTTCAAGCTCTTCTTTTTCCATTTCAAATTCTTCAGCCTTTGCTGTTATTGTATCAACAGTAACAGGCTCACCTTCCATGAAGATAGCCACAACTTTAGCATTCATGTCCTCTTGTTCTTGTCCAAGAACTTCTTCTTCTTTCTCTTTAAGAAATTGTTCGAATTCCATTTAAAAATCTCCCTTGTTAAAATTTATCTGTGTCGTCTAAAAAATTCACATGTATGTCAGAAATTGACGCATTTAAAATATCAATCATTGCGTGATTATAGATATATAATGCAATTTCCCCAACAGTTTTCTTATATGATTCAAACGTTATCTCATTCGGTAATTTAAGTTGACCTGTGACAGAAAGTATAGTATCATACACAACACTTTCTAAATTTACTAACTCACCAAGTTCCCCATCTATATTTCCAGACAACATTTCTGAAAATTGAAGATACTCGGAATTGTCAACATCAATATTATCTAAGTCAACTTCAAATCCAAAATCAAAATAATTGTAATCATCATTTTCACGCAAGAGCATATCTTGCAATTCATTTAAAATCATTCCATTACCCCACAAAAAACGCATTAGGAGGCGATTCTTTCCGAATCTCGTCATACCATTTTTCTTCAGCGTCAAGACCCTGAGTCATCATATCCTGACCATTAATGGTGATTCCATCTGGTAAAGTAACACCATATTTGGTTAAATGGATTCCCCATTGTATCTTTGCCCGTGCAATGCACAGCTTTTTCACCAATCTATTGTTATACAGATATTCAGCAGCGGTACGTTTATATACAGCCAACATACCAATACCACATTGTTTTGGTGGGGGGAGAATCCTTAATATTTCTGGTCCGTTAAGCCACTGACCAGTATAGCCTTTTCCAAACATAACATCAATCTGTTTCAAATATTGCATGGAAGTTTGGTATTCAGATAACACCAATCCAGTATTGCTTGTGCCTCTCGACCCAGGACCTCCCGGATAATTACCTTTACGTACCCATTCATCATACAACAAAATGTGTTCTGGGCTAAACAGAACATTTATACCATAAAGTCCAAGACCCAAATCCATATCAAATACAGCTTCAATATCATGTCCAGATAAATTATATTCAGCAACACCTGCCGAGACAAGAAAACTTGTGTGATACAAAAAACTACCTTCCATTCCATGTAGTTCTTGATAATCTTGAACAGTCTCCTCAATTATTTTATCTAATTGTCCACCTTCAGTTGAATCAATTTCGACCTGAATTACAGGATGACCTAATCGTAATAAGATATATTCTTTAAGTCCTTGTTTCGTTGTAATACGTGCCATTTATTTCACCTTTTTCTTTTTTGTAGAAACTTTACGTTTTCTTTTCTTTATCTTCACACCTTTCAACGGTTTTTCGGTTTCCTTTTTTTCAACATTCTGTTCATCAACAGGTGTTGGTTCTTTTTTTATTTTTCCAGAAGTATCAACGACAACAACTTCTTTCAATTCTTTAAACTGTGTTAAATCAATATCATCTGGTATAATATATGGTTTTTGGTCAAATGGAATTTTTATAACCCCTTTGCCTTTTTCGCCATTGTATTTAAAAGAAAAATCATAACCAATTATGTTAGCAACTAACATATTCAAACCTCCAAACTAAAAATTAAACTTACTTTCATTTATATTTATACCTTAAACAAAAAAAGGGCAGGTGAATAAATTCACCCACCCTTATATTTCCATAGCGTTTATATCTTGCTAACTACTTTGTAAACTAATTACGCACCAGCAATAATTTGATTAACATTGTAGAAACTCAAAAGTCTATAATATCTTCCACTACCAAGTAAACTATCTGTAATAGCATATCTTGACATAACTCCAATTCTTGGACTAAAGTCGTCCGGTGAGATGGCTCTATTCTGAAGACCCATAATATATGGACTAAAGATTATACCAGCGTCAGAAACTCCAGGACCTTTGTAACCTACAAGTGCATAATCTGCACGAGCATATTGGTCTCTGTATACTTCAATAGAACCGTTAAGTCTACCGATTGAAGCAAGAACTGTTGTTGGATTTACTTTACTATCATACTGAACAAATTGGTGACCAGCAGCTTGTAAGCAAGAAGCGATTGCAGGAGACACAATTACGAAATTTCCAGGTCCACGTCTTGTTGAAGTTGCGATTACATTTGCTTGATGAATAATAGAAGCAACGATATTCATGTATTTTTCACCAGACCATCTACCATCAATGTCTCCACCTGTAGCACAGTTAATAGATGTGATTGAAGCACCACCATTAGCCACGTTTACAGAAGCAAGTTTCATTCTGTATAGAAGTTGTCTGTCAAGTTCAGCAGTAATTTCGTACTGCAATACATTAACCATTTCCCTCTCAATTTCAACTCCATGCATCGCTTTGATGTCTTGAGCTGCTTCAAGTGAAAAACTTGTTGCAATTTTTCTTGATTCTGCTTCGATTGCTGTTCTATCAATACGAAGACCTAATTGTTTCCATTCTGGTTGACCTGAACACGCACCCGGCATACATCCTTCAAAAATTTGAAGAGCTTCACCAGCACTTGTTGCGAGACCTGTTCCAGATGTATCATAGATACCTGCATTTTGTGCAGAAAGAGCACCACTTCCGAAGATTTGTGCTAATGCTGCTGAAGTACCAGGAGAACCTGTATAACCACCGTGGTAGTCAGGGGCATCCCAAGCTGCTTCTTGTCCAGTTCCTGTTTTATCATATGTGAAACGAAGAGCGTATGAAAGACCAACAGGTGTATTCATAGCTTGTACTCCCACAGTCTTGTTAGCAAACAAGTCAGGGAAAGTTCTTCTCATCAATGCCAATGCAACAGGACGGAATCTCCAGTTAATATTTGAAGCGTCAAGATTAGTAGTATTAATAGTACCATCATTGGCTTCCATAAAGATTTGATTTCCGTTCATATCTTTAGATTCTTGATTGTTCAAAAGAACCGCTAAGTTCTCTCTCACATAAGGGTCACTTACGTTGCTAATGCTCATTGGTCCTGAGCATTCAGACCATCTTTTTATTAGTTCCCTACGTGTTTTCATTTAATATCCTCCATATAATTAAAAGATTCGATTTCTTTTTTTATATTCTTATTAGTATTTATGTATTTTCTTAAAAAATGTATTCATTGGCTATATCAGCCATTGACTGTTCTTTCTTTTCTTCATTGATAACACTTTGTTTTACAACAGTTTTCTTAATAGGTTGGACACCATCATTTTCAGAAATTACACGTCCAGTTTTCTTTTTAACTGATTCAGTAAGTTTCTTTTTTTTCTTAGTAGTCTTTTTTGCACCTTCTTTAAGCACTGTAATGAAGTCATCAATCTTTTCATCTACTTCTTCGAATTTTCTGCCTACAAATGTTGAAACGACATGTTTCTTTTCAGATTCTGTCAACCCATTTGTTTTTTCAGAAATCATCAAGAGTATACCAGCTTTTTCCAATTTTTCTTCATAGTCCATATTCTGAGCAATTGATTCTGATAATTCTTTTTCTTTCTTGTCAGTTTTTTCTTTTAAGTCTTTAATTGTTTTTTCGCCTGTTGAATCTATTTCAACATAATGTTTAGCAAATGCTTCTCTTAAAGTATTAACAAGTGGAAGCAAAGTTTCATTGATTGCTACTTTTTCAAGCATTTCATCTGAAATTTGTTCATTAATAGTACTTTCAAGAAATGAATCAAGACGTGATACAATTTTAGTTTCCAGATTAACAAGTTTTTTGTCGTATCCTTCAATCAATTTTGCTTTTTCGTTTTCTAAGCGGTCTGCTACTTCTTTAACGCAGAACTCTTCAGAAAGTTTAGCAAATTCTTTTTTCATTGCAGTTTCACGCAATGCCACTTGCTCAGTAACTTTCTTTGTTACACGACCCTTAATCATATTTTCAATTACACTTTCAAAAACCTTAAGGTCTTCAGGTGTAAGCATTTCCTTGATTTTTTGAGTTATTTTCTTTGACATTATTTTTCCTCCTAATAATTATCCACATAAGTATTTATAATTGGTACACATAAAATTCATAATTTTTTTTAAATTGTCTTAGCTTTTATTGTATCAATAAATTCCAACATATATTGTAAAGTGAGTTTTGACACATCTTTACGGTCATATTTATTAGATTTTGTATCCACTCTTTTTTGTAAAATTTCTATAGCCTTTTCGACAATTTCACCATTTTCACCTATAATATATTCTTTGTTTTCAAGAACACCTTCGACATAAGCTGATGGTGCTGATGGTTGACAAACAGCATCGATGGTAATTAATGAATAATCGTCTTTTACAAATTCACCATCAAGTGACCCAACTCCCCGTGTTGACATCCCAAGAGAAACTCCACCATCAATAAGTTTTTTTATAATTTTTCCCATTGGTGTATCAAGAATTTTTGCAATCCCATACCCAACATTATCAACCATCTTTAACTCAGTTATAATATGTGAAACTCTATCCAAATTTACAGTTGGGTCTGGTGGGTGGTCTAATTCACCCACTGAACGATTTTTACTAATCTTTGTTTCATTAAATTTTTTAACTTCACGAGTAATAGTATCAATCATATATTTTCTACCATTTAGATTCAACACATCAGCCTCAAGAAAAGGGCCTTTTAAATAATACTCTTTTTTCTTTTCACCATCAATCTCAACATCTTCTTTTAAGATATCAATATCAACAATATATTCTGTTAATAATTTCGCCATTATATTATCTCCATTTTTCTCTTTTAATTATATATCGTTTTAAATATTTATTTCCATTTTTTGAAATTTTTCTTAACATATTATAATTCAAATTATTCTCTCTACTCATTAATGTTAAACTATAACCTTCGTCAATAAGAACATCATTATCATACAAATAATATTTATATTGTGATATACCATTTATCATACCACATTTAGGATTTATTTTACTTGGATTTTTATCACCTATCCACTTACCTTTATGAAGTTTAGACGCTTTTTCTTTTTGTTTTTCTGACCAATTATTTCCAAAATTTGAATTATTCTCACCACTTCTATTAGCAATTTGTCCATATTTATATTTTCTTGATTTTCTCATGTCAAGATACACATATGTATAAAATTTACTTTCCATTATCAATCTCCTTTATAGATTTTTAATTAAGAGGTAATCCTTACTCATAAAGGTTTCAGGAAAAGGTAATTAATCTCTGTCCCTCTCATATATTATTTGTCTTTTGCAATAGCAAGAACTTCAGCCATTTGTTCTGGTGTAACACCATTCAAATTAGCAAGAACTTGTGCCTTCTTCTCTTCGATACGTGATTTAATCTTTATTGCAGTCTTAGTTTCAATATTCTTTTTAAGACCTGCCCAATCACTATCTAAAACCGTTTTCATAATTGATTTTGGCATTTTTTCTCCTTAATAAATTTCCCTATATTATTATTTATACAATTTCTTTTTAGTTATAAAAAGAATAATTATAATTATCGTTAAATCAAACACTTAAACTATCGTTGCACCAGACGCTATGTATAGTGTAGATTCACCACCACCACCCATACTCCATACAATTTTTGTTACTCTCAATTCATTAGCACTATCAACATATGTCACATTTGCGATATTTCCTTGAGCGTCAACACTTACTATATTGACACTTTCACCATTTAGTGTTGCTGATACATTCATTATTATTCTCCTAACAATTTACGTTTTTTATTTTTCATTTCTCTATCAATCTTAACAAATTCGCTAAGTATTGAATTATTCATATTCTTTATACTTTCAGCAGGTGCTTCTGGTTCAAGCTCTTCACCTGGTGATTCTGGGTCAGCTTGGAATTCCTTACCCTCTTCATCACCAAAACCTTCCTCTTCACCAGTATCTTCTCCACCAAACCCACCACCAGTATCTCCACCCCCAGTACCAAATCCTTCAGGGGATTCGTCTCCTTCAGCAGCACCCACAGCAGCTTGTGCTTGTGTAGCAGCAGCTTTTTCACTTTCTAATAATTCTTTATTTTTATCATACTCTTCATCAGACATCATAAACCAATTACGGAGAACAAATTCTTTTGAAAAATACCCATTTTCATTCTCTTCTGGTTTGTAAATATATGCTTCAATAGCACCAAGTAATCCAAATCGTGTTTCCAATAATTCTAATTCTTTATATTCTTTAAAGATATTACTTTCAGTGAAAATTACATTATATAGATTTTCATCAATATAAACATCATCAACAACGTTACGAATTCTTAACAACGTGATAAACGATTCCATTAACAATGGTTTAAATTTCTTTTGAAGTCTTTCCACGAAACGACTAAACTTAATTTCTTCACGAGTAATTTCACCAGATTTACCAGTAGAATACATATGAGTGCCTTCAACATCTCCCCAACGAGAAGAAGGAAGTTTAAGAGTTTTGTAAAGTTTCTTAAGGAAATATTCAACATCTTGCATTTCACCAAGATTTTGACCTGATTCTAATTGTGTTACTGTTGTGCCATCATTATCATCACTTTTTGAAAACCAAAAATCCTCAACCATAGCAAATACATTTTGAGATGAATCCATCGCACCTGTCGAAGAATCATATTTAATTCTCTTACGATAACGTTGCATAACACCTTGCACAAATTCATCAGCTTTAACTTTAGGCATTCTACCTGTACCAATATTCCATATACGTCTCTCAGGAGCACGAACGATACGATATATTACCACAGCGTCCTCTAAATTCTTTAATTGATTATACGTTCTTACAGAGGCTTCTAAGAACCCTATAACATCATACTTATTTCTACCAAACTCGCCATAGTTGATATATACGATTTGGTCTTTATCGAAATATACATTTTCATCATCTGTAGCAGGAACCCCATAATTTTGAGAACCATCCAACATAATTGGTTTCAATGATTGAACATACCCATCAACATGAGTATCTGCATAAACAGGAACCATCGTGTGTGCAGGTAAAATTTTAAACCCATAAATATCATCACCTTCATTGTTCAAAATCAACTCAGTGTATAATTCACCTTCTACAAGCCAACGTCTGAAAAAATCCCACGCCAAATTATTGAAATTAAACACATCCCCCAGTAAATAATCCCACTGCTTTCTAATTTCATCTTCAATATGTGTCGGTAACTCTTCTTTAATATCAAGTTCAACCATATTACCTTTTGATGATTCACTCATTGCGTCATCACATATAATATCAATAGCATCTGAGATTTCAGGAAATCTTGACATCTCTCGATATGTTGCAATACGTTGAGCTTTATTATTAAAATATTGGTCAAACTGAACGTTGATTGTAGTCATCCCATTATAAATGTTATCAGCATGAGCGGAATCACCCGTCATACCCATATCAAGTTGTTCTTGAGAATATCCCTGACTATTAATCAATGTCTCTCTTTGCTTAAGGTCTTCAGACATTCTACCGACTTTAAAGAACTTAGCATATTTATTAAAATTAAAATAATCCCCAACACCCATTATAAACTCCTACTCTTCAAGTAATGTATCCAGATAATCAATTGCTGCATTTTCATTTTTCTTTTTCTTTTTCTTTCTTTTCATAATCATTCCAATCTTAGGTGCATAATTACCTTTACCACCCAACTTAGAAACATTCCCGGCGGTTGTTGTTGTTATTCCCGCGTCCGATTCTTCATTTTGGACTCCAGTTATATCATCAACTTGCTTTTGAAGTTTTTCTTTATCTTCTCTCAGTTTATTGATAGCCATGTGATGTTTATCAATTTGTTCATCTATTTTTTCAATATCTGTTCTATATTTATCAACCTTCATTTTCATTTGTCCCATATCAGCCATATTATTCCCCCAGCTTTAAAGTATTTTCATATGCATGTTCAATTGATGTCATTAAAGAATCAAAAAGACTATTCTTTCGTTCATATTCTTTACCTTCTGTTAAGTCCAAAAACACACCCACAAATTCTTTTGAATTAACAACTGTTTCTTTAAATGTATCAAGTTGTTCTTTTGTATTAAACTTAAATTCATCAAGATATTTCTTATAAGACATCGCCATCTCCCTTATTTTGTATTGTCTCGACAATAAGAGTATCCATAAGTTGTTTGTCATCCATATCATACTTTTCAGAAAGACGTTGGATGTCTCTTTTAATCCTAACTATTTCAGCTCTTTGGTCGATACTACCTTTAACAACAATTTTATTATAAAAATCATTTCTCAATGTTGACAAATATAAAAAACTATTTAAATTAATTAATTTACTTCCAAGCAAACGTTTCAATTTAAATATCAATCTGTCCAACACTGTCAATGAATGTCTCTCTTCTTCTGATTCGGGGTTTCGAACAACACGCCCAGCACTATTCACTAACCCCATCTTGTATGATTTTGACCGAACAATCGGTGTTACTAATTTTTTTATTAAAATATATGAAATGATATTATCAATATTTTCACGTTGCATTACTTAGGCTCCACCAATACTTTAGATAATCGTGTAATTAATTTATCAATCATTTTCATTTTTTCTTTATTTACTAAATCACGGACTTTAGTTCTAACCTTTTTCAATTCTTTTCCATCACCAACATTAATCACTTTACGTAATTCATATGATATACTGCTATCCAATTTCGTATCATTCGGAAAAAGACTATCAATATATGTCATCAATTTACTAACGAAATTTTGGTCAAGTACAGCCTTACCATCATTGTAATTAGATTTTGTATCTTTTACATCAATACCATCACGATTTTTATCTTGACGTTTTTCAACATCTTTTACATTTATTGTATCCTTAGACTTCTCTAATCCTCTACTAAGAATAGAATCGAGTTCATCTAAAAATGTTTCATATATTTTATCCATTTTTTACTCCATGATATTGTGTATCACCATTTTTATCTATATATTCTAATACTTTACCAGCCGTGGATTGTAACCAACCATTTATAATTATACTATTTTTTGTCTTTATAGCATGAATACCATTTGTTGATTCATTAATAAAAATCCGAGAATGACAATTTGGACAAACACAAATTAAATTATTATTCTTATTAGGACCTTTCAATTCCCGTGGTACTATATGATGAAAATTAATTTGATTTCTATATTTTGTTTCATATCCATTACATATTGGTGATTCACATTTATACATCAATAATCTCTCTATTATTTATCTAAATTTATTTTCCTTTAAATTTAATATCACCATGTGTTAATTCAAATTTAATATCAACCTTCACACTATCTGCACTATCAATAGTCTTAAAATAAAATTTCATTATTTCTCCTTTTTCACATCCCAAATATTATTTATCAATTTATAAATCAATTCCTTTTGAATTTCATCAAATTTCCATTTTTTTCCAATATTATCATCCGCCCATTCTCTCGGTGTATTTTTTCCAATTTCTTCACTCATTGCACACCAATCAGCAACCATTTCAGCTATTGCAACGTTACTCATTTCTGTTACATCAAATGGGTCTTCAATATTATTGATATCACCATCAACCCAATATTCTGGGTGATGTCGATTATGTGTTATATGATAATTGCTTGCATTTTTCATTTTATCTTCCATGCCTTCTGGTGGTTGATATTCTGGGCTACCATCATTTTGACATTTGTATTTCCATGTTATATGTAAATAAGGAGTATATTCTGGCTCTTTATATTTACTTGCGTCATGGTCATCAAATTCAATATTAGAAAATTCATTAAACTTTTCTTTTATCAAATCAGAATATTTATTAACTAATCCAATATGTCTTTCAGTTCTTTTTTCATAAAAATCTTTTAATTCATTCATATTTTCACTTTCACTAATACCTGCACTACCAGCATGAGGAGTATCTAATCCATGCCATCCCGGTAACATTTTCATTTTCTTTTTCTTTTCTTTGACAATTTCATCATTTGTTTTTTGAAATAATTTATTTAATTCTTCAAATACTGACATTATTCACCTCCACCATCACCACCGGAATCTCCTCCGTCACCATCAGATGTTCCACCCCAACCATAACCACCAATGAATCCTCTGTATAGATTTCTTTTTCTTGACTTACGCTTTTTCTTACGTTTCTTTTTACGCTCTTCCAATGCTTCAGGTTCTTCCAATTCAGCAAATGCTTCCTCTTCCATTTTAGCAAGGCGAGTGTAATAATCAGGAATCTCTGATAAATGGTCAAGGGTGATTTTTTTCGCCATATCTTCATCTGAAGTATGTTCCAATTCAACATCTATTCCCATGTCGAGTTCTTTCTCATCAGCGTCTTTTTCAGTAAACCCTTTTTCGTCAGCAAGACCACCACCATCAATAGCTAAGTCTGCTGTCTCATCATTTTCTGATATAAGTTTATTTATATATTCAATATGTTTCATTTTGTCTCCTTATATGTATTTATACTATTTAGCATTACATCCACAATATGCAATAGAATGTTCTGCCCCTGGAACAAATTCCCGGCAGACTTTTGGTTTTAAATCGTGTATTTTACAAAAAAAATTACCATCATAATATAAAAGAAATGGACACATTCCCTTTTCATTATATTTACCAGTGACTCCAAACATACTCCATTCATGCAACATATCAATTGTTAATAAATGGGGTGCGTCTTCTCACCACCTCTTTATATCTGATTTATCAAGAGGAATATGGTCTGTTTGTTTATTAGTACAGCAATTACCACATTGTATACATTTCATTTAAATATGCCCACCGTCACACCATTTAAGATATTTTGCGTCAATAGCAATTAATGCAACATCACCACCATGCGAATCACCAGCAGTTCTTTGAATCGTCACAAATAATGTATCTGGATGTCCATCTTCTCTTCTTGAAACCATGTTACTAACATCAATTTCAGCGTCATACCATTTTTCTGTATTTTGTGCCGTTGGTGCAGCAGAAGTAAACACATTATCTATTTGAGTTGTTGCTGATGTTGGTGCTGTTGCATCATCACCATATATTGGTCCTCCTGGTGAAGAAAATCCAGACCTAACTACCCAATCTATATTACCACCAGTATTATCATCTGACCTAACAGACCATGATATCTTAATTGGTGTTGACGTATCACAATCCAGTGGTAATGGACTTAAAAATCCCATTCTATCAGTAGCACCATTAGCAAATTTATTTTCGACTCTACCTATATCTAATGTATCAGATAAATAAATGTCCTGATTACCTGGAGAGGCAGCAGCAGCTTCTAACAAACCAGAATCCCATGGTAATGTTCCTACAGGACGAGCTTTACCAAAATATTCTGGCCACCCATCAGCATTAATTTCCATTCTGTTTGAATGAATTTTTATTTGTTCTAAAATAGGTGCAATATCTGTTGAAGATGAAATTCTAAGTCTTGACCAGTATATATTTTCACCATACCCAACATCATCATTTGGAATCCATGTTGCAGTTGTTATATATGCATTATATCTTACATGATGACTACCATGATGTGCAAGCATTTTATCAGATTCAGGATAATATGGAGCGTTCCCTTCAGTTGTCATATTATTAATTTCTATCCAATTAGAACCATCCCAAATTTCCGCAATTATATATCCAGTTCCGTCATGAGCACTAACAATAGTATTTTTATATCCATAATGGGGAACATAATTACCTTGATTTTTTAATGTTGAACCAATATAAATAGCATTATCAACAGCATTCCCAGGGAAAGCAAACGTTGAACCTGTACTTGTACCTGCTTCAGACGACACATCAGTATACGCAGATGTTGCAGCATTATAAGTATACACTAACATTCCCCTTGTGTACGAATCACCTTCACCAAACACTGATTCTGCTGGCCCTTCTGGAGTACCAACATGTAATTCACCCAATATATTTACGCCTTCATCACCAGCGAATAGGTCAATACTCATACCATACATCTTCACACCAGTACCAGCATACACTTTTGATAATTCAATAAATCCATTACCAAAAAAGAGTGAACCTGATACATCAGAATATACGTCATAGTTAGTATTGTCATCAAATGTTATACCTTGTAAACCAACTTTCACTGGTGCTCCAGATGTGTTTATTAACCCAGAATCAACACAATTAAAAAACGACGAACTGTTCAGACGAATATTAGCACCATCATTAACTACAACACCATGTGTGGGTGCTATTATATTAATATCATTTATAACACATCGTGCAGATGTACTGATATCAAACCCTGTGTGTAAATTTGGTGAAAAAGACACAACATCCTTTATTGTCACAATAGAATTTATGCCATTAATGTTAAATAAAGTATTTACATCAGACTCATCAAATACATCGGTTTGTCTAATTATAATATTACCACTATGTATATCAAATCCTTTATCAACCGTTCCTGTGTTTGTTGAGAATGTGATATTATTTATTTTAACTATAGCATTATCATCATTAATATATATACCATTGGAATCTTGTACACCAATTCCCTCAATTTTCATATTTCCAGAAACTGACATATCCACAACAAATTTATCTACATATCCCTTCATACCAACACTTTCCACATTGGTTTTGTGTGCTCCAAGAAATAAAGTATCGTCATTGTTAGCAACTACAGTAGTCACCTGTTTGTGCCCGATGGCTTTAATATCAACGAAACTTTTTAATTGTATCGGATTATCTTCATTGTATGTACCAGGACTCAACAAAACAATATATCTATGTGTATTATCATTATCTGTAATTTGATTCAATGCAAATTTTATTGATTTATATGGTTTAATTTCTGTTCCATCAACGTCAACACTATCTGTTCCACTGATGCTAACATATACTTGATTAATATTATCAACTGTTAATGATTTATGTTGAATACTAACTAACAACTTACCACTAACACTATTATCCACAACATGCCCTATTTCAACTGTTGAATATGGACTTGCTAGTGGTGTATTAACATAAACACCAGCACTTGTTGATAAATATAATGAATCTTCTACAGTAAACGATGATAAATCAACATCACTGACAGTACCAAACATAGTAGCCAATCCCGTATCATCATCGGCTATATCATGTGTTGCAATCCCAATGATATGTGTTGTACCTATTTTAGATACAGCATTTTCTACCATTGGTAAACCATCACTTGCACTTGTTATTTCCACAGGAGAACCATTTGGTATAGCAACACCCGTTTTGTTTATTACCCGAACCTGACCTTCTTGACCAATCTGAGTAGTTACATCACTTTTGTCTCCATAATAAGCTGGACATTTATTTCCAACATCATAAAACACCAATCCTTCTTGCCAAGCAGGATTTCCAGCCGATGTGTAATTTATATCCAATTGAATTTCATCGAATGTGTTAGAAGGATTAGCAGATAAATAAACTATTTTATCGTCCAATTCTTCTGTTGTATTTTGTAAATCTGTTCCTGATAATGTTGTTGATGTATTATCAAAAGGAACATTAACAGCACTTACTGATGATGATGACGGTATTAAAGCAATTGAAGCGTCAATCAATTGTTGAGCTTCTTTATGACCTAACCCGCTACCCATATTCCCAAAAGATGGTCGTGGTTGAATACGTGCCATAAAATTAGGGTCTGCTTTTAAAGTAGCAGCCAATGCATTAATATCAACACCAATATCTTTTTTCTGGAAATTGTTAGGAATAAACTTTTCCGCAGCAATAAACATCGCATTGTTCTGTGGTTTAGGAGGAACATATTGTTTAGGTTCCTTTTTAAGCACAGGTTTCTTAACAACTACATTTTTTATAGCTTTTTTCTTTGTTGCTTCAGTCAACAACTTTTCTTCTTTTATATTTTTAGAAACATTTTCAAAAATGTCTTTTAAATCATTTTCAAATCTTTTTTGTTCTATAAACTTATCATATTTGTTATCTTTCATTTTAAAATTCCTACCAAAATGAATGTGCAAAAAAACGTAATTATAAAGTATTTATATTATTTATGTTTTTACCAATTTGAAAACGGATCATCTGAACCTTGCTCAGACGCTGGTGGCTTATAAATAATATCTTCTTTCTCAACATCTATGTCATTGGTGATGTCAAAAATGTCCTCAGCTTTGTTTGTATATGCTGAAAGTGATGTCCCTGACATACTATCAGGCAATTCAATTCCTTCATCTTTGTAAACTTTGACTACAAATTCCCACATGTGTTGCTTTGATTGTAAAAACATAGAAACATCTTCAACAACTTCAGTTATTTCATATATATTTGGTGCATACCTTGACATAATGATATCTCCAATCTTTGGTATAATCTTAGTTGGGCCAGACGCTGCAGCGAAATGTCGCTTTGAACAGAACATCGAGAAATTGTCAAGATTACTTATGCCAAAACTGGTCCACATTTTATCTTCACGGGGTAATTGAAATTGGCACATCAAATCAAATTTCCGTATGAACCTACGATTTCCATCCTCCCCAAAAATGGGGTCATATATGACATCATAGGAAGTTTGGAAATACTGCATACAAACTCCGTGCATGTTTATCGCATTTGTCAACAATTTAGACAACATATTTTTATCACTCTCATAACCATTTCTAAAATCAAAATATGGATTTTTTCCTCTATTAAAATGTTCAAAATTAGACATTTTTTAACTCCTCGTGTAAAACAATTTCCACATTTTTAAATTCCGTATATGGGATTCTGATTAATTTAATATTATTCTTTAAACAATAATCAGTTTTGAATTTGTCATATTTTTGTCTTTTTTGAAATGCTTCAACACCACCAAAATATTTTATTGGTTTAAAATGTTGCATACCATCATATTCAACAAGAATATTATACTCCGGCAAATAAAAATCAAAAGGCAAATAACGTTTTACGGCCTTACATTCCCTGAATGTCTTTTGATTTATGAATTTTATATTATTTTCTTTTAAATATTTTTCAATTTTCAATTCACCTTTTGATGATTTGCATTTAGAACATCCACTTCCCATTAGATGGTCATTTGGAGTTTGATGAAAGAAAATATCACATTTTTTACATAAAATTTTGACTTTTATATATGCATTAACATATACACATTTTGAATATCCATATATCAATCCATGTATTTTTTCTGCTTTTTTTATAAACATATCAATTGTGTCTGATTTATTAATTCTATTATACATATTTGCACATTTAGAACACCCACTTCCATTTAAATGACTATTAGGAGTTTGTTCAAATTCACCATGAACTTTACAAATTATTATAACTTTTTTATTATTCGACACATATTCAACCAAATTATAATCATACAATTCACCATGAACTTTTATTGCTCTTTCAATGAATTCTTCTGTTGTTAATCGAACCCCACCATTACATTTAGGACATCCTTTACCATTATAAACATGATTATTAAAATTTTGTTCAAATTCACCATGTTCTTGACATATAATTTTCACTTTTCCATGAGCACTTTTATACTCAACTAAACTATAATCGTATAAATCACCGTGAACTTTTCTTGCTTTTTCAACAAATTCTTCTTTTGTTAATCTTTTACCCATAATTTTCTCCTTATACGAGTTAAAATGAATGAGAAGTAATCCTTACTTGTATAAGTTTCAGGAAACGGTCATGACTCCGATGTCCTTCTCATATTTATTTATATTATAATTGTTCATTATCATATGCCAAAAATCCTTTATTAGACCATCTAATAAAATATTTTCTTCCTTGACTATATCTAAAATGCCAAGACCTACGATATGCACCTTCACCTTTTCTTGTTTCAAAATTACCTATTACATATTCCCCCACTCGTTCAAATGGTGACATCATAAAAAAATACACACCACTAAACTTATGACATTTCTTATCATGGTTCCATTCATAATGGAATCGGATAGTTATAAAAGAATCATGTGGATGTGTTTCTTCCTCATTTCTTTTACAAAAACGAATTACTCTTTTTATCATCTTGTTAAATTTCATATCAAACTCCTTTTTAACCCCACTGCCCAAAAGGGTCATTACTACCTTTCTCGGAAGCTGGTGGCTTATAAATATATTTTTCTTTTTCAACATCAATAGGATTTGTGATATCAAAAATGTCTGTTGGTTTATTAGCAAAAGCTGATAATGGGGAAGCACTAACATCCCCAGTCATAGCAACAAATTCATCTTTAAATGGTTTCACGATTAATTCCCATGTGTATCGTTTATCAAGGAAGTACATCCCAGATTCTTCTTTAACCTCAACAATTTCATATAAATTTGAATTAAATTCTGCTTGAATTAAATCACCTTGTTTTGGAATCCATTCTCCAGATGTAATATAATCAAAATGTGCCTTTGACAAATACATACTGAAATTATTAAGACCCTCTATTCCAAATTTATTCCATTGTTTATTTTCACGAGGTAATTTATAATAGACTTGAACATCACTCCAATATTCAGAAAATGTTCGAGAATTATTTTCACCCCAGATTTTATCACTTGCACTAATATCGTATTTCATTTTGTAATAATAACATGGGACTCCATAAGTATTATAAACTTCCATTTGTAGTACTTGCATAAGTTCTCTTTCTTTATCATAATTGGTACTACATTTTGTAAACCACTGATTAGGCAAAGCTGAATAATCTTCATAATCAAAAGATGTTTCAATCTCGATATTAATAAAAGATTTTTCAATAACCCACTCAGATTGTAAACTAAAAACTTCAAATTCAACTCGTATTTCAGTTAAACTTGGTTCAAATATAAAATCTTGAGGGATGGCACTAATACTAATGTCACTTGGACATTGTTCGAACCACCCATCAGTAAATACGTCTAATGCACTTCTGAATTTCCCTGTGATTTTATCAAACCAACCACCAGTAAATACACCGAGTGAATCACCCTTCATTATTCCCATTAGACCACCCTATTCTATATTCTTGTTCTTAAGTCATTAGTTCCACTCAACGCAAAAGCAGATGTGATATTGTCTTGTCTATAATATGTAAACAAATCACTCGCACTTGTGAATACAATCTTACCAATTGCCTCTGCTAATAAGTCAGACATCACTTGAGTCAAATTTTTACTTCCATCAATAGTAGCAGATAACATTACTTCATTAGCAACATCATTAATTTCAACCAATAATTGGTCTCTAATCACATCGGCATATGCAGACGTATGAACCCCATATCCAGTTAATGCTGTATAACAATCAGCAGAAACATTAAGTTCACTAAGGTTACTTGCTGAAACAGATTGTCCTGAAACATCAACTTCACTTAAATTACTTGCTGAAACAGTTAATCCTGTTAAACCAATTTCATCTAAGTTATTTGCTGATGTTGTTTGTCCGTTAATATCAACTTCTGATAAATTCGTAGCAGAAGCAAATACTGTTTGACCTGAAACATCAACTTCACTTAAATTACTTGCTGATGTTGTTTGCCCGTTAATATCAACTTCACTCAAATTACTTGCTGAAACAGTTAATCCTGTTAAACCAATTTCATCTAAGTTATTTGCCGATACAGATTGACCTGAAACATCAACTTCACTTAAATTACTTGCTGATACAGATAGTCCTGTAAAATCAATTTCATCTAAGTTATTTGCTGATACAGATTGACCTGAAACATCAACTTCACTTAAATTTGTAGCTGAAGCAAAAACTGTTTGACCATTTATGTCAACCTCATCTAAGTTATTTGCCGATACAGATAGTCCTGTAAAATCAATTTCATCTAAGTTATTCGCACTAACACTAATACCATTATTATCAGTTGGTATTAAACCGATATTAAGTCCGTTTGCCACAACATTTGTATTGATTGTGACTTGTCTTGCAGATGTGCCCATATCACCATATATATTATTCAATTTAGTATCAATAGAAGCCTCAGCCCCATCAACACGACCCATCGATTCTCTAATAATATCTTTATTTGTTATATTATCAGCCAATGTTGTTACACCCGCTGTTTGTGTAAGAATAATTGTAGTTCTTGAATGATATAAAATTTCACCATTCTCTTCATATCCAAATGTTGCAACCCATTGATTGCTATCTTCATTGGCTGATAATTTATAAAATATGTGATAATATCCAGTATTGACTTTCGTCATCTCATAATATTCTGGTTGGAAATTAGAATTTATACCCGAAGTTGCATGTGTCGTTGTTCCAACATCATCATATAATTCATTTTTATATTCTGCACCAGACACAGCTTTGATTTGAATATACATTTTATCAAGGTCAGGGTCTTCCATTGAACCAGAACTATTGTATAAATGAGCAATAAGTTCATATGGATAATATCCAGTTTCTGGAACGATAGCTTGAGATGGCACAGTTGCTTTAAATCTTGTATTAACAAGAATAGCGTCAATGTCATTTTGTCCTGCTATAATATCTCCACCAGCAGGTAATACTCCAACTATTGTATCTATATTATTATCAACAACTTGTATAGCAGCAGATGTTGCCAATATACTTAAATCTATTTCACTTAAATTACTTGCTGATGTTACTTGACCATTTATGTCAACTTCACTTAAATTCGTAGCTGATACCGATTGACCTGAAACATCAACTTCACTTAAATTTGTAGCAGAAGCAAATACTGTTTGTCCTGAAACATCAACTTCACTTAGATTGTTTGCTGATGTTGTTTGTCCATTGATATCAACTTCACTTAAATTTGTAGCAGAAGCAAATACTGTTTGTCCTGAAACATCAACTTCACTTAGATTGTTTGCTGATACCGATTGACCTGAAACATCAACTTCACTTAAATTGTTTGCTGATGTTACTTGACCTGAAACATCAACTTCACTTAGATTGTTTGCTGATGTTGTTTGTCCATTGATATCAACTTCACTTAAATTGTTTGCACTCACTGTAATTCCATTATTATCTATTGGAATCAATAAAACATTACTTCCTACTGTATCTAATACCGCTGATGTAGCCATATCTATATAAACATCATCAACATGTTGCCATACCGCATTCAATTCTAAGTTTCCTACCATATCTTGACCGCCACCAGGCAACACATCATGAATTCCTTGGACATTACTTCCTACTGTATCTAATACCGCTGATGTGGCAAGAGTTGAAATATCAACACTCACACTAACTTCATCTAAATTAGTTGCAGAAGCAACCATACCAACAGCACCATTTGTTAATAATCCAGCTTGTCCAGCACCTATACCAGATAACACCATACCATAACCAAGACCAGCAACACCTCTTGCATAAATACCTGCGTTACCATAAGCGTCAATCCCATGTCCAGTTCCCGGATGTCCTGATAATCCTAATGCATGACCGTTGGATACTGCTTTCACATATATTCCACCTTTATCACCAATTACTTCTACACCTACATCTGGACTGTTTATTAACAAACCAGTGTTAACCCCCAATGATTCTATTTTAAGTCCATTTGTACCACCATATAAATTCAGTGCAGGAGCAGTAACACCACCATGTATATTAAAACCACTACCTTTACCATATCCTTTTGCATACATAGCGTCATTGGGTCCCAATGATTCGGCTCTAAATGGTATAACTGTCGATGATTTTAAACTCAATTGATTTAATCTCAACACAGCGTCATGCCCTGAAAGACTTATACTATCTATTTCAGTCAAATTTGCTTCAACAATTCCTACATCCACTTCACTTAAATTTGTTGCGGATGTTGCTAATACACCACTACCAAAAAACGAATCATATTCCTGTTCTGACATCACCATGAATGTTGCCCACACAGGTAATGAACCAGCTTCTGATACAGCAATATCTAATCTACCGAGTCCATTAGTATCTGTTGTATTTAAATCAACATCATACCAACCAACCTCATCATGAGTTCCAGAACCGGTATCATTCTTTTGAGCCATATTTCCACCATTTTTAGACAAACGAAAATCGGCTTGACTCAATGTTAAACTTGTTTGTTCTGTATACCCATCAGCCGAACTAACAAATGGCCCCATTTTTACAGTAGCCGATGTATTATATTTTAATATATTCATTTATGTTCTCCATTTTATCGTCTTCTCATTTTATAATGATGTAAAGCGTTTACTGGTTTTGCTGTAACAGCAGCAGTATATGTAACTTTTAATGTTGCTGTACTTAATGTACCATAATATCCAAAATATGAAGGATTAGCACCAATAATAACACCCCAGTTATCGTCACTATCATCAATCCAATCCTGCACTAAACTGTCTAAACTCGCACTATTAAACGTATATGTTCCAGTTCCACCCATACTAACATTATCTAATTCTGTTGACCATGCTATCTGTGCAAAATCATCAAATCGTGGTACAGTACTCCATGAACCGGGAACGGTTTTGTTTTGGTCGTACAAATATCCATTTATCGACCCAGGCCAGTTTTCGCTTGATATTGTGAAATCCAAATCAACATCAGTAACCGTAGCACCAACCAAACTCGTTAAATCAAATTGTAAAATTGTCTCATCTGTATAGAAATTGGACGCACCTCTAAGATACTGACCAATTTGTCCAGTATTATCACTTTTTTGATTAACTGTATTATTTTCAATATCCAGCCAAACTCTGGTGGTTGGTGATAGATTTACTAATGCCATTTAATTTACACCTTTTGATATGCCTTCATGAAAGCAGTTGCATCGACTACTATTCTTAGAGTAGCCCCATCACATACAGTTTTATCTTCCCCAAAATCAAAAACATACACAGTAGTATCTTCACCATCAGAGTCATACATCACACAATATCGAGTTGGTCCAATTTCACCACCAGTTGCAGTGAATACCAAATCATCACATTTAAATAATGTTCTGTTATTAGCGTCGTCAGTTGTGGCACTTGTTCCAGAAACATCAATCCCACCTGTAACATATCCATTACCAGATGTTATTTCATTAGCACTCACATCAGCATAAGTTTGTATATCACGTAATGTAGCTTCAACATATGAACCATTACACAAAATAGCTTTAAACCCATCTGTATTAAAATCTATCTTTTTAGTAGATAGTTGTGTTAAAAAATAGTGAGGTATTATATCAGCCATTTATTCCCCCCTTAGTGGATTCGAATCCAACCTTCTGTTGACAAATCAATAATAAAAGAGCCATTATTTGATGATTTCTTTTCACCAAAATGTATAGCAGTTATTAACGTACATGTAGAGTCATTTTTAAAAACAACCGCACCATCAGCATCAATCGTGGATATTGGATATGACATATCAGTTGCCGACACTTTTACTTGTGTAAAGCCATTAACCTCTTCCTCAGATGTACCATTATTTACTAATGATTCTGGGCCAGTATACCCTTTACTCGAATATCCACTACCAGTGACATTGATTTCAGCAGCAGATACATCATTCCAGTATTCATAATCACTGAATGCTCCTGCACTGAAATTATCAAATGCAGCAGATGTGACTAATGCCAATTTAAATCCACCATCCGGTATATTATAAAATATAATTTGTCCCTTTGCGACCATCATTTTAACATGGTCAAAAACATAACTTGTAGCCATTTTTTCTCCTTATAATAATTGTGAAGCATGGTCTGCTGCACCACCCAGTGCACCCATCATTGGTGCCACCGGAGGCGGTCCAGTTGGTTTTTCCAATATAGCATTTAAATTATTTTCTGCTACTCCTTGTTGTGTCGGAAGTTGGAAATTCACAGTATGTACTTCACCTTGTTTAATTTCACCTTGTCTTGCTTGTTTTGTTACAATAGAACCACCAACTGGTTCTACTATTATCCCAGTAGCTATTTTAACTTGAGCTTCAATAGGCACTTCAGAACTCCCACTCTTATAATTTTCAAATCCTTCAGGCATTGCTAACATAGGTTGTTGAGGAGCAACCGCAACAGAACCAACATTAGAATCATTAATAGTTGACATAGGCATTGCAGGTGCCGGAGGTGGACCTTGTGGCATTTGTTGCTGAGGTCTCATCGGTCTATTATAATTCGGCATAGGTTGTTGTTGACCATAATATTGTTGCTGTTGTTGTGGTGGATGCATTTGTTGTTGCGGTGGGTATTGTTGTCCACCACCACTATATCCACCCATTTCACTTGGTGCAAAATATGGGTCATCAGTTGGAACACCTGCCAAAATATCACTTGCCTTATCAGACATCCTCATAGGAGGTGCTTGGTGGGGTTGTTGTCTTTGAGTGTGTTTCATCCGCTGCATACGTTCTTTGAACGTTAACTGGCGTTGTGGTTGTTGCACATGTCTTTGCGGCTCTGTATATTCAACCATAACATCACGTTCATTGTATCCTTCATTAAAAACATTTTGTATTACATCATTTATTTTATTTTTATTTAATCCCATATTAAATAATTCATTTACCATTCTTTTTTTGTATATAGAAACATCTTCATATGATTCAGATTCAGCAATACCTTGTTGTTCTTCCTCTTCAACATAATATTCATCCACATCAATTTGCTCTATATATTTTTCTTTTTTTTCAACAGAATCAGAATTAAAATCAGTTTCCATTTTATTAAGGTAATTTAAGAATCCACCCACGATATCCTCCTTACATTAAAAAGTCATTCGCACGTTCCGCAACGTCCAATTTAAACAAATATCCTTCATTAGTATCGTCAACAGGTTCTTCAACAGCGGGTAACTCGTCGTCACCAGTTGGTTCAGCCTCTACGATACTCATATCAACTAAAATGTCATTCATACGTTTTATCACTTCCCCTAAGAAAGCCTTACCAATATCATCTTCAGTATTCACAATTTCAGAGAAATAATTAATAAGCTCCTGTCTTGCTTCATCATCAAATAAATCCTCTTCCACATTAAATGTAGCCATAGTTTTTAAGATTTCTTTAATCTTATCACTTGTTTCCATTATATTCCCCTTATTTTTTACGTGTTACTATCAATCTCATTTGAAATTTTTTAAGTCCATCCAACTCCTCTTCATCAATTTGAGCTTTAAACTTCAATTTGCTTTCAGTCGCAGCCTGTAAATCTTTAACATATTGTTGCAATATACCTTCATTTTCAGGACAACTGTCTTTAGTGACCGCATAAATATGAAGTGATTCATTATTTACATCCATAGATGGTGTTATTGTTTGGATTGATGTGTATAGTGGATTTTCTAACACTTTATTAATTGCACTAAACACCTCATACAAATCATTATTTTCTGTAATTTCATCTTCCACTTTTTCCATATCGTCATAAACTTCAGATTCATATCCGTCTATTTTTTCTGTCTTTTCATCTTCCTCTGATTTACCCCAAATTGAAGAATATTCAGCCAAATAATTTTTATGTTTACTCATAAGAAACCCCTTATTGTATTTCTGTTAAGTTTATCGTTTTATTCAAATAATTAAAATTCTGCTCATTATAATATCTTAACCTTGTGAGAAACTGTTTGAACATATAGTTATATTCGTATTTATCTTTTTGGTCTTTACGTTTTCGTTTTTCCCAACGCATATCGTCAACTATATCCCACCAAACCATTTTATTTTTAGAATCATGTAATCTCATTCCTCTACCGATGGATTGGAGAACTTTAATCTTAGATTTATAAGAACTTGCTGCAATTATATGATGTAATTTTTTAATATTAACACCTGTAGACATCGTTCCATATGTAGCTACAATAACAACACCATTATTTTTTTCCGTAAACTGCCTTATCTCTTCTCGCTTATTTGCGTCAACACTCCCATGTATCATAAACATTTTCCGACCAAAAGAACCACACAAACCATTGATATGCTCAGAAATTAACTTTAAATGGTCAATACGCTCACATAAAATCAAAACATTATCAGAAGTATTTATATTTTTTATTATATAATCAAACACTTTATTTCGTTCTGGGTAATTTATGATAAAATCATATTCATCTTTGTACGGTGCGGTATCTCCACTTATTTTATGTTTTATCCGTTTTTTATTCTCATCAATAATATCTTTTGGGTATTGTAAAAGTAAATTAGCAATAATGATTTTTGATAAGAAACCTTTATCAATCAAGTCTTCACTTTTGACAGAAATCAATTTGGGTCCAATAAATCCAAAAATATTATTTAAATCAATTTCATCTTCAGGTAATGTCCCTGTTAAACCAATACGATATTCAGCATTAACTGAATGTTTTAATATGGTTTGTATTGAAATTGATTTTGCTGAATGCACTTCATCAACAATAACAGCGTCAAATTGAGAAAAGAATTCTGGTGCATTTTTGTAAATAGATTGCCATGTTGAAATCAATATTGGTTTCTCTGGGTCATATCGTTTACTTTTATGGTGCAACACACTAACAAATGATGAAACACCTTCCCAACCATAATCTTTTGAAAAATCATTAAACATTTGCATGGTTAAACTAACATTTGGAACAACCAATAATATTTTTCGTTTAACACAACTCATAATAAACCGGATTAACGAATAAATAACCAATGACTTCCCAGAATTATGATGAATACAAAAATCATCAGTAAAATACAATTTGTCACCATCTAACGAAAAACCATAAAAATCATCTTCACCAACACATTCAATATCAAAACCATGAACAAACACACTTTTATTTCTATTTAATTCATTTTTAAATTGCTTTCTTTTAATTTTACATGGTATTTTTCCAATATCACCTTGAACACAACATCTATAATACACACAACCATTAACAATTTTTTGTTTACATGAAACATAAAATCCTAAACTTCGACATATAAAAACAAAATCGTCACATAATTGTTTAGATTTTACACAGAAATCATAATATGACTTGCCCAAATATCCGTCACTATCAATAAGTCCTGCAATTATATTATACCGTTCATCAATAGAACCATATTTAAATTCATCTGGTATAAATTTGGTTCCACATGAACATTTTTTAAATTTTTTAGAAACACCAAAATTTAAACCCAATTTTCTAAATTCTTCAATAATTGGATGTTGTTTGCCACCAAATCCAGTAAAAAAATAAGATTTTGCCTTAGAATATACAAATTTTTTATTTATTGTTATATCACTATTAAATAAATTAGCAACCTCATTTATAATTCCAATAATTTCATTATCCATAGTTGTTATACCACATCTATGAACATGTCCATCACCTAAATATAACCCAACAAAATATGGTGACAACTTAGTTGAATTTTTATAATCATTATCAAAAACGAGTTCTTTATTGTTAAACACAAGTTTCGTTTCATGTTTAAATTGATTATTTTGTTTTAAATAATCAGAAACAGAAATATTAATAAAATCCTTTTTTAATTTTTTTTTATATCGTCCATTTGTAAATTTTAAATGTAAAATATGATTTTCATTAACAACAAAAGAATTACCTTTTTTTGGAATTATTTTAAACATTTTTTCATTACCAGAAATAATTTTTAAAACCGTTCGTTTTTCATCAACACCCATTAAAATATCACCAACAACAATATCTTCAACATTTTTAAATTCACCACTGTTTAATAATATTTTAGTTCCCTTTTCATGACAACCCGTAGCAGACTCTATAACGCCTCTTTTACGCTTTAGGGCAGTATATATACACTCGTGTTGATAATCCCTTGGGAATAGGTCTACATTGTTGAATATGATGTTATAAAACTCTTTCATGTGAGACTCTTCAATATCATTATAAAAATCTTCTATATCGAAATCAAGTTTTAATTGATAATGGAATTCTTTTGCAAATGCAACAAGTTTATTTAACAATCCAATTGGTAACAAGTTACCAGCTTTTTTATTAAAAAATGAAATCTTTCCATTCCAATGACCTGCTCTGAATTTATCATCAAATTGATAACCAGTACTCAAACATTCAAAATAAGAATACAATTCATACGTCTGCTCTTCGTTACAATGTATTTTAAAATAAGTATTATTATATTTTTCAATAGAAATAATATCGTCCATTACTCTCCACCTTGAGTTAATTTTAAAAATCCCAAATATGTGTTATATGCAAATCCAAGTTTATTAAAAATTTTAATATGCTCTTCAAAATAATTTACAATAATTTTTTGTTCTTTACATTGTGCTTCTATAGCAAGATATTTATCATCCGAAAATATAAAAGTTTCAGCTTCAAGTTTTGTTGATATAGCAAATTCACTTCTATATCGGTAATGTTGATATAATTTTCCAAATATTTTATTTTTTTTACTTTCCAATCCATTTAACACACGTTTTTCACTTATCAATACATTGTGATATCTTGATGACAACATAGGTGATTTGAGAGTTTTTTCTCTAACAGTTTCAGGTGTAATCTTTAATTCTTCATCAATTTGTTTTCTAATTTCTAAAAATAGTTCATTTTTCATAAACAACTCCGTTCAAAATGTTTTTATAATACTTTGTGTAATTATTTATACTTGTTACAAAAACCTATGTTAGCGTCAGCTTCGTGGAACGATACATGGGATTGCTTTAGCAATCTCGTGTGAGTGAAACGACTTTAGGTGTTTGAAACTTTTTCAAGTACTTGATAAAAAATAAAGTGAAATATATTATATATTATTTAATTAATTAACTATATTGGTCCTTGGACCTTTTAAAAAAAAGGACCAGGTCCTAAATTAAAATTGGTCCTGGTCCAAATATATTTAAGAACATATTTAAACTTTATCAAGTACTTTAATAATTATTTATACTTGTTACAAAAACCTATGTTAGCGTCAACTTCGTGGAACGAGACATGGGATTGCTTTAGCAATCCCGTGTGAGTGAAACGACTTTAGGTGTTTGAAACTTTTTCAAGTACTTGATAAAAAATAAAGTGAAATATATTATATATTATTTAATTAATTAACTATATTGGTCCTTGGACCTTTTAAAAAAAGGACCAGGTCCTAAATTAAAATTGGTCCTGGTCCAAATATATTTAAGAACATATTTAAACTTTATCAAGTACTTTAATAATTATTTGTAAATATTATTATAAAAAAACTATTGACTTTTGTTTAAAATTTATTATATTATTACTAACGAATAGGAGAGTTGAAATATATGAATTTAAATTTTGAGGGTGGAGAGTTTAGGAACATCCTCTCATTTGGTAATAAAAAAGTCAAAATCTCGTTTAACGAGGGATTGAACCTTATCACGGGAAATAACGGTGCAGGAAAATCATCAGCATTGCTTGATACGCTATCGTTTTGTCTTTTTGGACAACCTTATCGTAAAATAAAAATTGATGACCTCATTAACCGTAGAAATAAAAAGAATCTTGAAGTTACGTTTATAATAACTATCAACGAAAACACATATTCGATTACACGTGGTTTGAAACCTAAACTATTAGAAATCAAAAAGAATGGTATTGCTATAAAATTATTATCAACAAAAGGTCTTGTTCAAGATGAGATTGATAAAATTTTAGGGATTAATTATAAAACATTCAAACAGATTATATCATTGTCAATAAATCACAATGAACCATTTCTAAAATTAGGTACACCAAAAAAACGTGAGATTATTGAACAGATTTTTTCAATTGATATATTTTCTGGTATGTCTAAGATTGTCAAAGATGAAATTAAAGAATTGAAACCGAAAATAGAAATTTCGGATAAATCTTTGTTAATGCTCAAACAGTCTATTGATTTGGATGGTGCAAGAATAAAACAATTGGAACATACTGAAAATCGTTTTGAATATGATAAACGTATCGAGATTGCTGATGTTGATAATCAAATTAATGTTATTAAAAACAAATTAGTTGACATCAAAGAAAATGGACAAATATTATCAAAACAAACAGAAATACAAATTGAAGATAATCGAAATGAATTACACAAAAAACTTGATGAAACAAATGCAGAAATTGCAGAACATAAAGTAGGTGTTCGAAACACTAATGATACTATTGAATTCATATCATCTCACGACACATGTCCGACTTGTAATCATAAGATTTCTGATGATTATAAAAATAGCCAGATTCATAGTTTAACTTCTGTAAAAATGAATCATGACGTTGTTGTTGTTGTCTTGGATGAAAAGGTTAAACGTATACATGAAGATATCGAAGAAATTGAAAAAACTGTTCATAAGATTTTGATTAAAAAGAATCAATTGTCATCTCTTCGTAGTAAGGCAGTTGATTTACAAGACATGATATGTGAATTTGAACATCGAAAAGAATTAATTCAGAATAGACAATTTGATTTTGATATTTCTCATGAAAAAGATGAGTTGGAAAAAAAAGTAAACACACATAGTTGTGAAGTACAGGAAAATAATCAATTGAAGGACGATATGAGATATCGTAAATTGGTTGTTAGTGCTCTTTCAGACACAGGTATAAAATCATTTGTTTTTGAAGAGATGATTCCGATATTGAATTATAACATCAATGAACATCTGAAGTTATTTGAATTGTCTGTGACTATTAGTTTTGACAAATTCATGAACGAAAATATAAAAGTACTTGGTAGTACAACCGAAAATGTTTCCTATTATTGTTTCTCTGAAGGGGAGAAGAAACGGATAGATATGTCCATTCTTCTCTCTTTTATTGCTATTCGTAAATCATTAGCAAATTGGAATTGTAATTTATTAGCAATTGATGAATTACTTGACAGTTCAATAGATGAAATTGGATTAGCAAAACTTATCGAAAGTATGAAAAAGATGATAACCGACACAAATCACCTCGCAATATATATAATTTCACATCGTCTTAAAAAAGAATATTTTTCACAATTTGAAACTTTATTAGAAGTTTCTAAAAACGGAAATGGGTTTTCGACTATTAATCACTTAAAAGAATAACGGAGCAAGGATGAACTATGTTAACAATAAGGAATTTTTAAATTTAATAATAGAATATAAAAAATCTAAAGACAGAAAAGTATACAATAAACTTGGGAAAATATTTATCCTCATTGCTGAAAATATATTAAACAAACCCAGTTTTATAAATTACACACAAGACAGAAAAGATGAAATGGTGAGTGAAGCGACTCTTGATATGTGTCGATACATCACATTGTTTGATGAAAATAAATCAAAAAATCCGTTTGGGTATTATACACGCACTACGTACAACGCATTTAATCGATATTTCAATAAACAAAAGAGGATTAATGATACATTTATTAGTTTATCGTTTATTGAGAATTTTGATGAAGGTGTAATGTAAAAATGAATAATAATATTTGTTTATTGACAGATACTCATTTTGGGTTTGAAAATAATTCCGAACAATTATTGGAAAGTAGTTTTAAATTTTTTAATGAAGTGTTAGTTCCATTTTTAAAGAAAAATGAAATTGATAAGATATTTATGTTAGGTGATGTTTTTGATTCTCGAACCAGTGTGAATACTCGTATTCAAAATGCTGTGTATGATTTATTTGATGTGATATTAAAAGATTTCACTGTGTATGTGTTGGTTGGTAATCATGATATATATTATAACTCAACAACAGAAGTGCATTCATTAAAATTTCTAAGGAAATTTGAAAATGTCAATCTTATCGAAAAACCGGAATTAGTTTGTGGTGATAAAATATTAATGATACCTTGGGTTGTTGATGATTCTGAAATTGCAGGTATACTTGATGGTAAAAATGCAAAAGTGTTGATGGGTCATTTTGATATTGCGGGGTTTGGTCTTAATAAATACATTTCCAGTAAAAATGGAATTAATCCAGATTTATTCATAAATAAGTTCAAAACTATATTTTCTGGTCATTTCCACACACGTAGCGTTCGTGATATAGGTGATTCTAAATTTATCTATGTTGGAACACCATATCAACTAACACGTGCTGATATTGATGAGGAACGTGGGTTTTTAATTTATAATCTCCGTTCACACAAACATAAGTTTTTTTCAAATAATGTATCAACAAAATTTGTTGCATTGAATTATCCAGATGATTTCTCACAAGAAATGATTGAGAATAATAAAATTGATGTAAATATAATGTATGACCATGAAACATATTCCCCAGAGGAATACACAAAATATATCGAGGATATTGAAAAGTATAATCCCATCAAAATTACACCATTTTATATTGACACAACTGAACTTGAGTCAGAACTTGATATAAAAAATCAAAAAATCAATATATCATCTATTCCTGATTTAATCAAGGGATATGTTGAGGCATTGGGTTTAAGTGAACACGATAAAGAAGAAATATATAACATTCTTGTTAGGCTTTATGATAAAGCTAATAATAACAATTAACACAAGGTATTGAACAAATGAAAAAAGATAGTTTGATTTATATTGCTGGACATAATGGTCTTGTTGGGTCTGCAATAGTTCGAGAACTGAAAAGACAAGGGTATAACAATTTACTTTGGAGTGTACGTGAAAAGATGAATTTGATTTTACAGCATGACACGTATAGGTTTTTTGATGATAATAGACCAGAGTATGTATTTTTAGCAGCGGCTCGTGTTGGTGGTATAATTGATAATAGAAATCATCCTGGGGAATTCATTTTTAAGAATTTACAAATTGGATGTAATGTTATTAATGCTTCTCATGAATATGGTGTGAAAAAATTACTATATCTTGGTTCATCTTGCATTTACCCTAAACTGTCAAAACAACCAATCAATGAAGACCAATTTATGACTGGACCATTGGAACCAACTAATGACGCATATGCAATGTCTAAACTTGCAGGTATTAAAATGTGTCAATCATATAACAAACAATTTGGTACTAATTTTATTTCTGTAATGCCAACAAATTTATATGGGGAAAATGATAATTATGATTTGGAAAATTCCCATGTCCTACCTGCACTGATAAGAAAATTTCATGAGGCTAAGGAATCTGGGGCAAAACGTGTTGAAATATGGGGTAGTGGTTCACCAAAAAGAGAATTCTTATATGCTGATGACCTTGCAGATGCATGTGTTTATCTGATGAATAATTATGATGAATCTGAAATTATAAATATAGGAACTGGGATTGATATTTCGATAAAAGATGTTGCTCTCATGATTAAAGATGTTGTTGGGTATGATGGTGAATTGGTGTTTGATACATCAAAACCTGATGGTACACCACGTAAATTACTTGATGTTTCTAAATTGAAATCGGTTGGGTGGAAATATAGAACTGAATTGTGTGATGGAATTAAAAAAACATACGAACACTTTAAAGCCGGTCGTGTAAGGAAAATGTAAAATGGATAATAAATATTTAATTAGTGATTTAAAATATAAAAATTGTCAAGTTATTAAAACAGATTCAGTCGATAGTGCAATTTCTATTTATAACAAAATTAATAATATTAAAAATGATTTTAAAAATTTCGGACTTGAATGTTTTATACAATCAATAATATGTATTGCAAAAATTGAAAATGGTATTGTGTCAATAATGGATAGTGAGTGTCAATTTAAATATATTAAATTATTAATACATGAGGAGTTAGACATTGGTGACATTTTTTTGATGTCTTTAAAACATTGTATTGTGGATAATACAAATTAAATTTTGGGGATTTGAACGATGAATACAGAAAATGAAAATAACTTAAAACTTGCAATAGTTAAAACATTAATAGATAATGCACATCTTGCAGATGGTGACAATTGTACATTATATGACTTAAAACAATGTGCAATTGTGCATAATTTATATAATCATGCAGAATGTAAGACTTGTGAAATAACACTACAGAATCGCAATTGTAGTGAGTGTTTTTATAAATTAAGAAATTTTGAAAACGCTTGCCATAACTGCGGTGTTGGTGAATCAATATATATAGATGGAAGTTCAATATCCTATCCAAAAAATAACAAAAATCCTCTGAAAAATAGAGTACCTAAATATAAACAATTGCTAAATATTTGGAGAATAAAATGACTGGTGATGAAAAAATAAAAAAGAAATTGAACGCACTTCTTTATTGTTGCGAATGTTTGCATATTGATTATTGTAAAAGAAATTATGGTGATGCTGAAAGATGGGTTAGACATATTTCTAATGCTTACAGTGATTATCAAGAAACAATAGAAGAGAGTGAAGAAAATGTAAAAGGGGGGTGATATGAAAACTGCATTTGAAAGAGGTCAAGAAATGATGTTTATAAAAATATCTGAACTTCCTAAAAAGGCACAAGATTTTGCCAAAATATTATGTGATGAAGTTGGAATGTGTATGGAAACTTTTCTTACTGCGTGGACTGTGTATGCAAATTTAGAAGAGGGTTTGGAGATTACTAATAAATTATATGAACCACGAAAAGAAGATATTGATTGGTTTGAAAAGTATGGAAAATAAAAATTGGAATTTGTATAAATACATATAGGGTGAATGGAAGACAGCAGAATTCGAAACTGTTTCTTTGCCAATTCAAAGATTATTCCATCATCTCTCATTTTTAAAACTTAATTGGGGGTTACTTCTATATGTGTTACATAATTTACAAAACTACAAATTTAATTAATAATAAGATTTATGTTGGACAACATTGTTCTTCGGCAAATGATGGATATTTGGGTTCTGGAAAAATTCTAAAACGTTCGATTGCTAAATATGATAAAGAGAATTTTGTTAGGAAAGTTCTTGAATGTTGTACTTCAGGTGATGTCTGTGAAAAAGAAATATTCTGGATTGCTGAATTAAGTGCTACTGATAAATCTATTGGATATAATATACGTTCTGGTGGGGGATTTAAAGGGAAGCGTGGTGTTTGGGTAGATGAAAGACGAAAAACACGTTCAGAAAATATTAAAGGTGAAAAGAATCCTAATTATGGCAATAACTGGTCAGAAAAACAAAAGAAAAAATTGAGTGATGTTAGAAAAAAGAATGGATTATCAAAAGGTATTAAAAATCCTAAGTATGGAAAAGGATTTAAAATAAAAGGTAAAAACAATCCAAATTCTAAATATATTTATATGTTTGTAAATCCAGATGGTATTATATTTGATAATATTGATAGTTATCAAATATTTAGTAAACAATATAATTTAAAACCGAGTAGTGTGTATGCGTCAATAATATATAATAGGTTATATAAAGGTTGGAAAATCACAAGAAAATTGAAATAAGGAGAATTGAATGAGTAATATTAGCACTTTGCCAACATCGGATAAAGAAAAATTTGAAGAAATGATTAATAAACCGAATGTTGGTTTTAATAACATTAGTCAAAAAAATACAGCAATATCGAGGGTTCAAAAAAATATCGTATTAGCTTACAAATCGGATGACACGGGATGTGGCTATATTAGGACCGCTTTTCCTATGAATTATTTAAATTCAGTATTTGGAAAATCAGGAAGATTTAATGCATTTATATGTCCACCAGGAATGTTTATATATGACCAACATATATTACAAAAAACACGTTCTATATGGTTTCAAAGAACTATGGCACCTCAGCAAATACCAATGGTTGCTCAATATAAAGAGCTTCAAAAAAAACATAAATTTAAACTTATCTACGATGTTGACGATTTTATATGGGATGGTTCAGCTGAGGGTGAAGAAATCCCAGAATATAACTTTGGAAAGAATACAATCTCACCAGAAGTCCAGAGAGCGTCCATAGAGATAATGAAGATGATGGACATCGTTTGTGTCTCTACGAAGTTTTTAGGGGACTATATAGTCTCCAAGGGGATTGATAAGGATAAAATACGTGTTGTGCATAATACTGTGTCTCAGGCTTTTTGGGGAAGTGCCAAAAAACCACCTATAACTGAACGTATTGAGAAACCGAGAGTTCTATGGTCAGCGTCCCCGACACATTGGCACGACCAAAAAGAACTTGCTGGGGATATGGACAATGCATGGAAGGGTTGGGTTATTGAAAATGTGAGGAAAGGTAAAATTGATTTTTATCAAATGGGCGGATTACCATTTTTCTTTCGACCGATTAAGGATAAAATTACTGTAATTCCTTGGTTGAATTCTTATCAATATCATTTGGCTGTTATTAATGTGAATCCTCATTTTGGAATTTCACCGTTGGTTCCTAACTTTTTTAATTATTCAAAATCATGTATCAAGTATCAAGAGTATTGTGCAGTTGGTGCAGTTGGGATTGGAACATATTTCACAAATGGTGAACAATCACCGTATGATGTGTGTAAAATTAAAACTCCAGATAATATCACATTGCCTGAAATTGATAAACTATTTGATAAATTGTGTGAACCTGATGAGTTTAATAAAATACGTGAAGCTCAGTATCATCAAATGGTTAAATCACATTGGTACACTGAATCTCCGGGTTATGTTGATATGTTGATGAAGATTTTATAAACAAAACTATTGACAACCTAACCAGAATTTATCATATTGGGATAAATGAATTTACAGAATGTGAACTTTTTAAAGTACTTGAAAAATTTTCAAGTACTTTAAAAAATGGAGAATGTTGAAATGATAAAAATACCGTTGGATTCGAAGATTTTAAACGTCACACATGTTGACCTTGATGGGTGTGGGTGTAGTATTGTATTGGGTAATGTTTTTAAAAATATCACCTATATATTTGCCTCTTTCTATAATTTGGATAAAAGAATGGAGGAAATTAATTTTGACGAATACGATTATGTTATAATGACTGATATACATCCAACGGAAAAAAGATATCTTGATATAAGTGAAAAGATAATTTTGATTGACCATCATCCATCAGAATTCAATAATCCAAAAAAGAATAGATTTGTTGTGTCTGATAAAGGTGTGTGTGCTACATCCCTCGTAAAATTTTATGTTGAAAAACTATATAATATCAAACTCCCCCATCTTGACAAATTGGTGACATATATCAATGATTATGATATGTGGATATTGGAACACCCTGAAAGTAAGATGATGAATGATTTGATGTTTTATCATTACCGACCGACCGAATTTAGAGAAGCATTTATTGATGGTCGAACACAATTCACACCTGAAGAGACAAAATTCCTTGAAGAATTACATTTAGACTTTTTAAAAACATATGAAGACATGGATGTCTATAATTTAGACACGATAAATGCATGTGTTATTTATGAAGATAAGTTTATTAATGAAGTTGCTGATAACTTGATAAAGGAGGTTGGATATGATTTGGTGGTGATAAAAAGCCCAACAAAAGGTCGATGTTCTCTCAGAACATCTAATGATTCTATTGACATAGGTCAAATACTTGAAGATTTTGGATGGGGTGGTGGACACCCTAAGAGTGCTGGTTTGTTTGTAAAAACTATGGACGAATTCACAAGAAAAATGGATACTCTGGAAGAATATTTGCATTCGAATTATGAAACAATAAGAAAAGATTAAGAAACATTTTAGGAGAAACAATGGGGTTTCGTAGAATATATTATGATAATTATAGTAATACTATTCATCTTTGGGAAACTGTGGATGGTAAGACTAAAACAATCAAAACAAAACCCGATATTGAGTACTATGTGCCAGATACCACAGGTGAGTCTGACAAAAAAGACATTTGGGGTAACCCAGTGAGACTTCAGGTTTCTAAAACGAGAAAGGCAATGAAAGATTTTTTGTCTATGTCGAATACGAAATCATGTGAAGCGTCACTCGGTGAAGACTTAAAGTTTTTACAAAAGCGTTATGGAAATAAAAAATTGTCTGTGACCATTGATGATTTTCAAATAGCGACTCTCGATATTGAATTAAAGTCGGGGAAAACATTCCCTTCAAATATTGCGGAAATTGTGCCGTATGAAATCAACTGTATTTCGGTTTATTATTCGAAAACTGGTGAAATGATTACATATGGTACAAAAGAGTACACTGGTAATAGTGAAAATGTGAAGGAGTATCATTATATACCGGATGAAAAAAGAATGTTGGAAAAATTCATTCTTGATTTCAGAAAAAGACGTGTTGATATTGTTACTGGATGGAATATCAAATTGTTTGATATGCCTTATATTATTAATAGATGTTATAAACATGAAATTGAAATTTCAATGTCTCCTATTAATGAATATAAACCAAGAACAATAAAAGATAAGTTTGGTAATTCAAAGAATGTTTATGATATTTGTGGGATATCTATTCTTGATGGTGTTGAGTCTTATCGTAAATTTACTTATAAGAAACGAGTAAATTATAAATTAGGCACCATTGCGACAATAGAAACTGGGGAAGGTAAGTTAGACCTTGGTGGACAGATTAATCACGTTTATAAAACAAACTGGAATAGATATGTTGAATATAATGTTCAAGATGTTGATTCAACAAAAAATATTGAAGATAAAAAGAAATTTATTCCTTTAATTATAAATTTTTGTTATCAGGCATTAATACCGTTTGATAGAATATATTCAACAATTGCATTGGTTACAGGATATTTTGTTCGGTATTTACATCGAAAGAATATTATGTTTCCAGACCCTCTTGGAACTCATAAAGAGTTGTATCCGGGAGCGTATGTGTATGCAATGCCTGGGTTATTTGAATATCTTATGTCGTTTGATGTTGAATCTGAATATCCAATGATTATAATGCAATACAATATTTCACCAGAAACTTTAGTGTTTAATCCGTCTGATATAACTGGATTGATTAAAACACCAGCGTCTATATTTTACGAGTGTGATACACCAAATGGACATTTCGAAGTTTCTGGTATTTACTACCGTCAAGACAAGAAAGGTATCTTACCTGAAATAGTTGAAGAAATATTTAATAAAAGAAAATATAATAAACAGAAGTCTAAAGTTGCTTATGGTATGGAGAATAGTAATACTGTAGATGAAATTTCTGAAAACATTTCTCTTCCTCTTGATTTTGTACAATCAATGATGAATGAGATAAAAGAAGAGGGGTTTTCTTCTGCTTATTATGATAGTCAACAGTTGGTTATGAAAATTCTTATCAACTCGATGTATGGTGTGTTGGGTAATCCACATTTTGCGTTTTATAATATACACAATGCTATGGCAATCACTATTGGTGGTAGGCATCTTATTAAGTTCTTATCTGACATGATTAACAATTATATGAAGAGTGTGTGGCATATGGTGGCAAAAAATTATTATCCAGAACTTAAAGGTAAGATTATAGAACCTGTGAAGGAAGATGTTGTTGTTCTTGTCGATACTGATTCAAATTACATCTGTTTGAATGAAGTCATAAAGAACATGGGAATTACGTTTAATAATAATGAAGAATTTAGACAATTTGCTAATGATTTGGATAAGAGATTTTTCAAACCATTTTTTAGTAAGATTCTAAATAATTATGCTGACACTTTTGGTATTAAGCAGATGATTAATTTTAAACGTGAAAAAATAATTATTAAAAAGCTAACATTAGCTAAGAAAAAGTATGCTGATTTAGTTATTGATGATGAAGGACAAATTGCATATAAAGACGGTACATTGTATACTGATAAACCCAAACTATCAATCACGGGTATTGAAACAGTTAAAACCACAACACCAACTTTTTGTAAGATTCATCTCGAAACCTTAATGGTTGATATTATGGTCAATAAAGACCGTACTAAAATAACAAATCAATTAGGTGGGATTTATGATGATTTTTATGAAGCTGGGGTAGAAGACATCTCTAAGAATGTATCAGTGAAGAGTTTCTCGAAATATGAATTCAACATTGGTAAGTTTATTGCTGAAGAACAAATAGTTTTTCCACCACATTGCCCTCAACATGTGAAGGCTTCGGTGAATTATAACTATTTGGTTGGAAAGTATGATTTGGAATTAGAGACAGTTGGAGACGGAACCGACATTAAATTAGTTTATGTTAATCCGAATAATGAAATTGGTGCATTAGTTATTGGATATATTGGGAAATATCCCAAAGAATTCAATGATATTTTCCAAATTGATTATGAGGCTCAATGGCAAAAACAGTTCAAAGAAGTTCTGCAACGTTTTTATGATGTTATTGATTGGGGAGAGGTTGAAGTGGATACTACATGTGCCAGTGATTTTATTGATTTTTCGTAGGAGAAAAAAACAATGGCAACAAGAAAAAGTATCTTAGAATTGGCTAAGAAGGACAAAAAGATTAAAGAAATGATGGAGGTGTGTTATCTTGATATTAAAAATGAAGATACTATTCCAGATTTCATTTCAACAAATGTGATGGCTATCAACCTTCTGCTTAGTGGTAGAGTTGATGGTGGTATCCCGATTGGTAAAATGTCAATGATGTCTGCACCGAGTATGTTGGGTAAAACTTTTATAGCAATGTCTGCTATTAAAAATGCTCAAAAGAAAGGTATGCAGGTAATGATAATTGACACTGAACGTGCTTTTAGTGAGACTATGGCTGATTCTTTAGGAATTGATACAAGCCCGAATAAGTTATATGTTTTCCAAGAAAGTGGAATTGAAGACTTAATAACTTTCATCTTGAATATTTTTGAACCTATGACAAAAGAAGAAAGGAAGAACACTTTTGTTGTTATGGATTCATGGGGTACGTTGATTACCTCAAAAACTATTGGTGATGGATTAAAGGGTAAAGATGTATTGGATATGACAGAAGCCAAGAAAAAGAATAAATTGGCAAACATTATTCTTAGTACACGAGGTACTTGGTTCATCGTAAACCATGTTTATGATAACATTGGTGGATTTGGTGACGCATTATCTATTCCGGGTGGACGTAAGATTATGTTTAACTGTGATTGTGTATTGCTTGGTATGACAAGAGCTAAAGACAAAGAAAATGATGAGATTGCTGGACATATTATAACTGCTCGTACTCATAAGTCAAGATATTGTAAGGAAATGAAGAAACTGAAGTTTAGAATAAAACACAGTGGTGGACTTGACCCTTACTATGGTATTTTGGCAGACGCAATCGCTGGTGGTTATATTGTTGAAGGTATGGCTGGAAAGAGTAAAGGTTATAGACGAGCACATATTGAAGGTGATAAGTTCGTTAAAGAATCTGAGATTTATAACTCAGCGTTTTGGAAACCCGTATTCCTTGAGACAGACATTAAAAAGTTTTTCGAAAATGAATATACTTTTGATGTATCAACTGATATCTTAAAGGAACAAGAAGACCTTGACGCAATAATGATGTAAGGAGAAAGTGTGTCTGAAAATCATCTTTTTTATGAAGATTTAATGATAAAGTTTCTCTATACAAAGACCAATGTCAGGGAAAGGATAGTACCTTTCCTTGATGTTAGGTTTTTTGATAGAGATGAAAACAGAAAAATTGTAATGCATATGCAGAAGTTTATGGAGAAGTATGATACTTTTCCTAAAGCACATGAATCGTTATTACAATTGGAAATGGAACCACGGGAACATTTAAAAGATACCGTGATGAATTTAGACTCTGATAAATATGATGATGAATTTTTATTTGATAATCTTGAATCGTTTATCAAGAAAAAAATGATTTCGAATGTTTGTTGTGACACAATGGTGATGATTGATGGGGATGATGAAGACAAAATAAATAAAACGCCTGACCAACTAAGGGAAGCCGTTGCGTTTTCATTTGATAATGATGTTGGATTGAATTTGTTTGAATCTGGTGACAGAATGTTTGAATATTTCCATGAAAACAAACATATTGTTCCAACTAACATCGAACAATTGAATAAACAAATTGGTGGTGGGTGTTTTGCCAAAACGCTGTTGCTGTTTATGGCTGAAACAAATATGGGAAAATCATTAGTGATGTCATCGTTGGCGGTTGGTAATGTATTGGCAAATAAGAATGTATTATACATTTCTTGTGAGTTATCTGAAAATAATACTGCTGAAAGAATGTTAGCAAATCTTTTTGACATGCCTATGGATGATTTAAAAGTTATTTCCGAAGATATGTTTAAAATGAAGATTAGTAAATTGAAAGAAAGTCTTCCAAATAAATTAATCATAAAAGAATACCCGGCAAAAGGTATCAATGCTAATGATGTACGGAGTTTGTTAAAAGAATTAGAGATGAAAAAGAAATTTGTTCCTGATATTATATATCTTGACCAAATTGGAAATATGAATAGTGTTCATAGAACAAAGTCAGATAACACATACAGCGAAATGGGTAAAGTTACTCAAGAAGTTCGTGGTGTTGCAACTGATTTCAATGTTCCTATTGTATCGGCTATTCAAACTAACAGAGATGGGTTTGGAGCAGCAGAGATTGACTTAACAAATACTGGTGACTCATTAGGATTTGTTCAGACCGCTGATGTTGTTGTTGCTATTACTCAATCAGAAGAGATGAGAACAGCAGGGAAATTTGTTTGGTCAATATTAAAAAACAGACAAGGACAAAATAAAAAAAGTATAACTGTTAATGTTAATTATGAAAAAATGAGAGTTTTTGATGATAAAGACGCACTTGTTCAATTACAATTTGGTGGTAAATTACCTCCAACACAAAAAGAATTGAACCAAACTGCTTCTGACGCCATTTCGATGGTGAACAATATTGTTGATAATGATGTTGACGCTCAAGAACAAACTGTAATTGAATGGGAATAAGGATAAAATAATGTCAGACAAAATGGACGCTGTTACAAAAGAAATTGTTGATAATTCCAAGTCGGAAGATAATTTGATTAATGATATTGAAAAGACTGACTTTTTCAAATTGTTAGAATCATATGAATTACCCTATGATGTGTTGAAGAATATTTTTGAAGGGGAACTTTACACAACAGAAATGCAGAATACTGTGAATATTGTATTAAGACGTATTAAAAAATCACATGGTATTTTGATAAGTGATATTGTTCTCTTCCTTGAAGAATTTACCCGCATAAAAAAGGTACTTTATTTTCTTGATAACGACAACAGATGGATTATCAAAAATGAATTAGCAGAAAAATATAATATTGAAATCGAAACAACTATTTTGGAGAAAATATTGTGTTAAAAAACTCTTCTCTTTTAATATATTCTATCATTAGAAATTTAGAAAAAAATATATATGGTATGAAAAAAATTGGTCGAGAAAAGACTGATTTTGAGAAGAATTTGTATAAATATATAGAGAAGATGAGCACTCCACGAATAAGGAAAGAACGGAAAGCTCTCACTGGAAAAATAAAAACAAGAAACGAACAATTAGAAAAAATTAGTTCAGAATTTTTTGACCTTGAAAAGATTTATAAGAAGATTCATGTATTTGGTTTGAATAGGAGTCGTTCGGCTTTCAAGAGTGCAGTCAGTCGTATATATAATGAAATAGAGAATGGTTTTTATGACCATTCCCAACTTATTTTATGTTATATACACGAAGCATTATTTGAAGAGGATTACCTCGTTGACATCTCCAAATTAAATCGCACATCAATCAAAAAAATCTTAAAATTATATTCTGAAAAACAATTAGAATTGGATAAACAATTTATTCTTAATATTAATCAAAAATTAGATTTGAAAATTAGAGATTTTTTTAAGATTAATTCAGACGGTGAAAGCATTGTTTTTAATTTAATTAAGAAAAAATACATACATCCAAATTTTTATTTATATTTTTCTAAAAAACTCTTGACTCGAAAGCCAGAAAATATTAACTTAGTTACAGTCGATTATCTCCAGTTTTGGAGATTATGCGAAATAATTAAAAAAAATCATAAAAATATTATTTTTAAGTAATTGGAGGATGTTGAAAATGCCTAAATTTAAAACAAATTTTTCGGCCCAATCAAAGAAAATGAAAGAACAAGAAAAAGGTTCTTTTAAGAAAGACGAACGTATTTATGTATCACCATGTGAAAATGGTGGAAGTGCAAGAACTACAATGAGATTTTTACCTGCTGTTGAAGGTGATGTCGATATTCCTTATGTAAAAACACATACTCACTGGTTCAAAGGACCTGGTGGTCAGTTTATCAATAATTGCCCAAAAACATTAGGTAATGATTGTCCTGTTTGTGAAGACAATGGTAGATTGTGGGATGAGGATGAACAGCTCGTTAGAGACCGTAATACGTTGAAGAAAACATATTATTATTCAAATGTTCTTATTATTGAAGATGATGTAACTCCATCTAACAATGGTAAAGTATTTTTGTTGAGATATCCAAAACAAGTGTATGATAAAATAATGGAAGTTATTAATCGTCAAAAATTCCCATTTCATCCAGAAAAAGGAATGAATTTCTATTACGTTGTTAAACGTGAGAAAAAGGGAAAACATTATATGCCTGATTATACTGGTTCATACTTTTCTGACGCTGTTACACAATTAAGTTCTTTGTGTGATATTGAGAAAGATTTGGAAGATATGTTTCCATTGGCACCATTTATTGACCCAACAAAAATTAAAACTTATGCAGAACTTCAAAAAAGATTTGCAGCAGTTATGGGTGAAAAGAATGTTACTACTGTTCAGTCAACTCAAACTGTTGAACAACAAGTAGCAGCTCAAACTCCTAACGTTGGGCAAGCAGTTGCTCCTGTTGAAGAGGCAAAATCATCTGGTGAAAAGTTTAACGAAGAAAAAGTTTACACATCAAAAGAAGATGAAGATTTTTTCGACAAAATGGATATAAAATAAATATTTAATAAAGGAAGGGGAGCACTCCTTTTCCTTGTTTGTAGGTATATGATGTCAATTGACTTAGACAAACAGCTCCTATTAGAGCTTGCCATCAAAAACGTTCTGAATGCTTATTTTGAAAATGTGACATACAATGGCGTTGAATATAATTTTCGATGTAATGTGTGTGGGGATGGTTCAAAAAAATTCAACAAACGTGGACATATATACACAAACGGTGAATCATGGCATTATTATTGTTTTAATGGTGATTGTCATGGGAATTATCCTGCTGAATATTGGTTAAAAGATTTCTTCCCTTTGGAATATGAAGATGTTCTGAGGGATTATGCAAGATTGAAAATGACAAATTCTAAAAAGAAAGAAGTCATAATTGACAACTATAAATTTAAATCATCTAAAATTAAGTTTAAAATTGTTGATGAGATTGATTTTGATGAGAAAAAAGAAGTTAGTCATTTTAGACCATTGACAAATTATCCTAAATTGTTACAATATTGTGCAGGTCGTTTAATACCTGAAGAAGAATATTCAAGATGGTATTATTGTGAAAAAGGATTTTATCGAAACAGGATTATAATTCCGTTCTTCAATAACATGAATTCGATATATTACTACCAAGGTCGTGACCTTAAGCCTAAAAGCAAATGTAAATATTTATCTCGTGTTGGTAAAGAATTAAATTGTATCTACAATTATTATAATGTTGATATAGATTTACCTGTTCCTATTATTGAAGGTCCGATTGATTCTATATTTACAGAAAACAGTGTTGCTATAACGGGTCTCAAAGATAAAACAGACTTGTTAAATAAATTTAAATACAAAAGGTACTTGTTTGATAATGACAAATCAGGGAAGATGAAATCTCTACAATTGTTATTGGGTGGACAGTATATTTTTAATTGGAAAATGTTTTTAACAAAATATCCATGTGTTAAAGATGTTAAAGATGTCAATGATTTTATAAAATTCAATCAAATTGGTATTAGATTTTTAACATGGGAATTGATTGAACCGTTTTTTACTAATAATATACATCATAGAATATTTTTTGTAACTGGAAATAAAAAGAAATGAATATTGCTGCAATAGATTACTCAAAAAATGCACCCGGTGTTATAAAAGCTACATTGGATAATGATTTTCATGCTATTGAAATAAAATATCGTGGATTCACAAGCGTGAAAAAAGTTAATAATTCTGATGAAAATGTTTTACTGTACCATAAGAAGAATTCATTTGCTGATGATTTAGCCAAAGCTCAATGGATGAGAGATAATATCCTTGAGTTTATTGGTGATGTTGATTATTGTGCTATTGAAGGATATGCGATGGCTGGTAAAGGTAAAGTATTTGATATTGCTGAATCAACTGGATGTACTAAAATAGGTGTCTATAACAAACGTATTCCTCTTAGAATTTATGAGCCGACTGTTATTAAATTATTTGCTACTGGTAAAGGCAATGCCGATAAAACTCAAATGGGTGACGCTTATGTTGAAGAAAAGTTTCGACCAGACATCTCTCATTTACCACCATACAAAACACCGAGCGAGGATATTGTTGACGCATATTTTGGAATGAAATTGTTACAAATGGAGTTGAAATTACGTAATGGTATATTGATACTTAGGGATTTAGGTCCTGAAGTGATTCAAATTTTCAATCGTGTAACAAAAGCGTATCCAGAGAATATTTTAGTTAGACCATTTTTAGAAAAGGAATAGTATGTGTAAATTAAGTGAACTTTTTGGTGATAAGACTTCTGAAAATAGTTTGAAAAAAGTTTTAATCGTGGATGGTCACAACATAGCGTATAGATGTTTATATTCTGACATCTACCGTAACCCTGATGATATAACAACATTTGCACTATGGAAACATGCATTTTTAAATGATATATTTAATGTGATTGCAAAATTTAATCCTGATACCGTGGTTCTCGCTTTTGATGAGAAGGGTAGTTGGAGATATAACATATATCCCAATTATAAAGCTCACAGAAAGTCTGCAAAGGCAAAAAGTAAATTGCCGATAGATTGGGAACTCTTTTTTAGAATATTTGATGAGTTTATTAATGATATTAAAAAAACATTTACAAATATATATGTTATCAAAGCACCTCATACAGAAGGTGATGATATTATAGGTGTGTGTGCTAATGAAATTTTCAAAACTGATGATATTACAATTGTTTCTAATGATGGTGATATGCGTCAATTGTTGGTAAATCCTAATGTTCATCAATATGACCCAAAATCAAGAGAAATTGTTGAATGTATGAATCCTGCAATTGAATTAGAGATGAAGATTTTAACAGGAGATCACTCTGATTTTATTACTGGTGTTAGATATGGTGTTGGTAAAATGACTGCTGAAAAAATAATAAAAACTGGGCTTGATGACTTTGTTGATAATCTTAAATACAAAATTACACGTAAAATGAAAAGACGTGAATGGATGTCTGATGAAGACACATTGTTGTATTGTCTTCTTCCTATTGGAGAAGATTGTCTACCACCTGAAGATAATAGACCTGTGGTGACGAAGGATGAAATTGAATATTTTATCAAAAAAGATAAAGCTCAAGTGCATATTAATTATAAAAGAAATATAAACTTGATTGATTTGAAAAAGATTCCAAATGATATAAAAAATGAAATCATAAATATATATACAACACATAAAGATGAAAATTTCAAACCAACTAATGGTTCTGAAATTATGTCATTTTTTATGAAACATCAATTAACACAACATATGTCTAACTGGAATCAGGTGTCAAGGTATTTTAAAGAATTGATTTAGTTTATAAGTGATGAGTGCTTTGTCTCCTATTGGGGATGAGGATGAAAAGTAATACAAATTATTTGCAGGGAACTTATATCCCTGTGAATAAATCAAAATATATGGGCAAAGGTGACCCATATTATAGAAGTTCGTATGAAAAAAGAGTGTTTGTTTGGGCGGATTTCAATAAAAATATTTTACGGTGGAGTTCTGAATCAATAGCAATTCCTTATTTGTTTGAAGTTGATAATAAATTTCATAGATATTACCCGGATGTAATCGCTGATATACGAGACAAGACCGGGAAGGTGACAAAATATATAATTGAAATAAAACCACACAAACAAACTCTTCCACCCCAAAAACCAATGAATAAGAATAAGAAACGGCAAGAACGTTACACTTATGAAATGGTAAGGTGGATTAAAAATAATAATAAGTGGATTGCCACCGTGCGATATTGTAAAAAACATGGTTATGAATTTAAAATTCTAACAGAAAAACACATTTTTAAATAAGTTAAAGGAGAATGATGAATGCGTGATGAAAACTTTTTCAAAACGAAAATTGCATATAATAATTGGAAGGGAAAATATCAGTATGATGGTGAGACCCCCCTTGGGACATTTGAAAGAATAGCAAGGGCACTTGCTAATAATGAAGTAGATTCTGAATATTGGTATCCCATTTTTCTTGAAACAATGATACGTTTTGATAGTATGGGGAATCCATTAGGTATTAAATGTTCACCGGGTGGTAGAATTACAACCAATATAGGAACTGATTATTACAATGCTACACTAATGAACTGTTTTATTAATGGTCCTGTTAGTAATGCCATTATAAAATACATAAGACAGAATGAACATTTCAAGAATGAAATAATAATCACTACACCTGATACACCAGATGAACTCGTAAACATCTTCTTATCTATCATGGAACAAGCAAAAACTCTTGCTTCCGAGGGTGGGTATGGAATAAACTTTGACTTTATACGACCTCGTGGTAGTTTAATCAAAGGAACTGGTGTTAGACACCCCGGAGTTATCTCTTATATGGAGATTTGGGACAAGGTTTCTGACTGTATTGTTAAAGGTGACAATGATGGATACCTTGATTCATTAAAAAACTATGCTTCTGTTGAAGAGCTTAAAGAATATTTTGGTGAATGTGATAAAGATATACGTAAAGGTGCTATGATGGGATGTCTTTCTGTATGGCACCCTGACATTGAAGAGTTCATTAGAGCAAAACAAGAGTCTGGTAAGCTAACTAAATTCAACATGAGTGTTGCAGTGAGTGATGATTTCATGAATGCTGTTGCTGATAATGCTATGTGGGACTTAATATGGAATGGTAAAGTAGTAAAACGTGTGAAAGCTAAGAAACTTTACGACCTTATTATGAAATCTACATACAATCGCTCTGAACCGGGTATAGTATTCGTTGATAACATGAATAAAAACAACCCAATTCTCTATTTGGGTGAATGTAATGCTACAAATCCTTGTGTTGTAAAAGGAACATTAGTAGCTACTAAACACGGACTAAAACGAGTTGAAGATGTAAAAGTCGGTGAAGAAATTCAAACAACGTTAGGGCATGGTAGTGTTGATAATATAGAAGTTCATGAAAATCAGCCAATTTATAGAGTTCATTTCACAGATGGGTTTTATCAGGGTGTAACTGAAGGTCATATTTTTCATACTCAAAATGGAACATCAGAAAATAGAAAACGGTGGGACAATAACACACGTTTAAAATATTTAAATGTTGGTGATAACGTAAGAAAACAACCTTATGATATGATTAAGTATAATCCATCATGTGTGGATAATGGCGTAATATCTGTTGATGCTATAAATGGCGAGCAACTATTCGACATCAGAGATGTTGGAATGTTATTTGGATTATATTTTGGAGATGGATGTTTTTCTAATTATAAAAACTTTAATATATCAACAGATTCAAATGAAAATAATGATTATATAATTGAATTGTATAACAGGTTTGGTTTTGATTATAGAATCGATAAATCTGATGGAAATTGTGAGAGATATTATGCTATAAATACCGAAGGGAAGATTAAACTATTATTTGATGTTTTCGGTATTGATGCTAATGATAAATCCAATTTTGATGTTATGAAATTGTTAAACTTTAATGATGATTTTTTATCTGGATTGATAGATGGGTTAATTTCATCTGATGGGAATGTGAATTTAACTTCTCGATATCCACAAGTTAGATTTAAAAATATATCAGAAAAATTACATTTATTGGTAAAACATATAATGCTTACCGCAGGGTGTGATTATAAGAAATATTTGTGTGGTAAAAAAGGTGAGACAGCAAAAATATATGGACGTGATGTTGTGAGGCGGCATGATATCTTTGAAGGTGTTATTGATAATGATTCAATTTTAAATTTTTATAAATTTGTACATAAACTTAGTCATGATGAAAAAAATGAAAAATTAAAACAAATTATCAAAACTACATCATTAACAGGAAATAAGTGGAAAACTAAAATAAAAGAAATTGAATTTCTTGGATTTGGTGATGTTTATGATTTGCATGAACCAACTGCTGATGATTGGAATACCGAAGGGTATGTGAGTCGAGGATGTGGTGAGATACCAGGTAATCCAATAATGTCTACTGTGTGTCTATTAGGTTCACTTAATTTGACAATGTATGTAGAAATCCGTAATGATGTTCCATACTTTAATTTGGAATTGTATAAAAAAGACATCGTTACATACTCAAGAATGTTAGATAATGTGTGTGATTTGACTGAATTGCCATTACCATCATATGCATGGGCTGTAGAAAATCTAAGACAGTTTGGTATGGGTATTAATGGATTAGGTTCTACATTGGTTATGTTGGGTATTAAATATAACTCACAAGAAGCTGTTACGTTTACTAAAAAAATTAAACAACTTAAGGAAAACATTACAATGCAATCAAGTGCATTATTGGCTAAAGAAAAAGGGTCATTCCCATTATACAATTATGATTTATTTAGTCAGACACCTTATTTCAAATCTGATAGATTAACAGATGAAACAAAAGAATTAATTAAACAATATGGTCTCAGAAATGCTAAAACCACAACCAATCCACCATTAGGTAATTCATCTGTGGTGTGTGATAATGTATCAAATGGAATTGAACCTGTGTTTGATTTGAAATCTGAGAGAAAAGTGATATGTGCTTTTCCTGAAGGCATGAATTCCGATAATGTAAAAACAATCCTTAAAGAAAAAAAGAAAAAGGATTTTACTTACTGGGAGGGATACTATGAAGGAACAAAATATTACTACGAACCGCATAATAGAGGTTTGTGTGAAATGTATACGCTTTGTGATTATGGTTATGCTTGGATTCTTGAAAATTATCCAGAACATAAGAAAGCTGATTTCTTGGTCACAACAGATGATTTGGAAATTGAAGACCATCTTAACATTCAAGAAGTAGTTCAATATTACTGTAATCAGTCTGTTTCGAAAACAATAAATTTACCAAATAAATATTCATTTGAAAAATTTAAAGAATTATATTTTGAAGCATGGAAAAAAGGACTCATTGGTGTAACAACATACCGTACAGGTTCTATGGAATCCGTTCTTTCTAAGATTGAAAGTGCTGAAGAGGAAAAAACTATCATAAAGAAGGGCGTAAAACTCCCTGAGACCTTCATTAACGGCCCTACAAGGACGATTAAACGTGAAGGGATGAAATTCTACATTAATTTCAGTTACTTCCCTGATGATGTTGATATGAAGTATCCAATGGCACTGTGGATTAACACAAATTCTAAAAATGATACAAGAGCATGTACTAAGGCTTGTAAAAGTTTATGTGTGCTTGCTATTGACTGTGGAATTAGTGTTAAGATTGTAGAAGACACCTGGGACAAATGCCTTGGTGATACTAATGCAAATAGATTGGGTAGAATGGTTAGTCTTTGTTTGAGACATAACATAGCACGACAAGATATTCTTGTTTCATTACAAGGTATTGAAGGCGACAATGTATCAACATTATTAACTGCAATTAGAAAATTTGTATCTGAAACAATTGATAATGGTACAACAATAGTCGGAATGATATGTCCTACATGTAAAAGTGATAGTATTGCTATGCAAAGTGGATGTTTTGTTTGTAATGATTGTGGATATTCTGGATGTGGGGCTTAATATGAATTGTGTATGTCTGATTGAAGAATATAACCAAGAATCACCAGAACCAAAAATAGATAATATGATGATTGATTTTTCATTTCCAGTTATACCAAAAGAAGGTGAGAATATTTCTCATCCTTCTTTGCCATATGATACATGTAAAGTGACCGAAATCAAAAAATCATATGCAACAGATGGACATGTTTATAAAATAGAAATTTTTATGGTTGAAGAGACCATGAGTGAAATAAATGATTATAATAATGACGCGTGGAGGAAAGAAAATGTTTAAATTTGTAAAGACTGCAAATGATGGTGTTGTATTTGAAAGTGATGTTCAGATATCAACAGAAAATAATGACGCAACAATGGATGACTTGTGTGAAATGTTTAAATCATTTCTTCAAGCATGTGGATATCCTGTAAATTTTGATGACCATGTTGGAATCGAAAATGATTATGATTCTGAAAATTGTACTGAAAAGATTGAACTTGGATTAAGTGACCATGAATTCAGTTATCTTGCTACAATAGCACATGAACATGATATAACTTTTAATGAACTTGTCAATAGAGCATTGAAAGAAAAACTACAAGAATGTAAAGAAGGCAAAATATTTGATAAATTCTTCCAACAATTACAATCAACCGATACCAAAGGCAAAGTAAAACCCGAAATTTGTGTTCCTGGTGATGATGGTGTTATTGATAAAAATGCGGATGAAGTCATTGATGAATTTTTAGATAAACTGAGTGATGACCATAAAGGTTCATCGCTTGCTCTTGCACTTGGTATGACTTCAGATGAATATGATGAGAATAAATTATTGCTTGAAAAAGAAAAAGCTGACCGTGAACCAACTAAAACAAATGTAAAGCCAGTTAAAGCCGAAGATGTAATGGAACAGTTTAAAAATAAAAAATTGGAAGATGAAGTTTATGATTATGAAGAATATTTGGAATAAAATCAAATCTGTGTTTGAATTTAGGATTGAGACGGTTTCTCCTGAATACAAACTTAAAGTTTTTAAAAATGAAGTTATCATTGAAATTGGTAAACCCAGTGCCAATGGAAGGATATATTCACAATCAGCCATTGATACTATTATTGATATGTGTCGAAAAAAAATTAGTTGTGGGGGATGTCTTGGTGAATTGGATGGTAGAGACCAAAATATTAATCTTGGAAATGTTTCGCATAAAATTACTGCCATTAGGAATAATGGAAAACAAATTGTTTGTGATGGGAGATTAATAGATACACCAAAAGGGAGATTAGTTGACACATTAATAAATTCTGGTGTCGATATTAAATTTGGGTGTCGTGGTGTTGGTACTATATCAGATGGTAATATTATTACAGATTATCAATTAACTTCTATTGACATTTTACCAATGGAATAATTATGAATGATAAAAGAATTGTTAAAGTGAAATTGATGGGTAAACAATGGAGAACTATTCCTTTTAGTGAGTTGGTAGTGGGGGATGTGTTTTGTTTATTCGAGCCATCTGATATGACTCCTGTTGTTGATAAGAATGGGAATGGTGTATTTGTGGCAATGAGTAAGCCATTTCCAGATAAAGATAATCCTAAAAATTTGGGAATTGATGCCGAAGTTCTTGAGAAGCCGGAATTCCCAAACGGGTATATAAAACATGAAGCAAGTGATAAAAGAACAAAAATAAAATAATTAAACGGAGTTTATAATGAAAAAATTTGAAAATGGTGTCTATTTTGATATTTTGGAAGAGGCTGGATACAAACCAGCATTGAAAGGTATATCTCTTAATAAAAATCAACCAGAAGAGAAAATGCCAAAAGTTGCTAAAAAATTAGCCTTCTTTGATTATGGGCATAATAAATTTTTAGAAAGTGTTGATGTGTGGGTTGAAGTTAATGTTCCACGTTATGTGTGGCAAGATTTTGATACATATAGATTGACATCAAAACAATCCGAAAGTACAAATCATACTATTATGAAAGGACCACTTACAAAAAATAATTTTGAATATGGTGATATCAGTGACGGGTATTTAAAAGAATTGAATTCGATTATTAATTCTGGTGAATTTGAGAGATTGAAAAGAAAATTACCTGAAGGATTTCTTCAAACCAGAATATGGAAACTTAATTATAAAAATATTTTTAATATTATAAAACAACGAAGTAATCATAAATTATATATTATTCGTGAGTTTTGTAAATTTTTATTGGAAAATATTGAACATCCTGAGTTAATAGTAAAATCTAAATAAGAATATATAAATATAAGTATAATGATGGGGACAGGGGCTTATAATCCTTTTCTTACCTGTTTTAAGAATTACCTATCATTCCTTACTTATTTTATACCTAACAGGGGGTCTTCTTATGAAAAGATTAACAACAGAACAATTTATTAAAAAACCTGGAATAATTAAACCTATATTTACAAGGAAAGATTGAAAATGAAAGTATTGTTTAAAAAGCTACATGAGAAAGCCGTGCTTCCTGCTTATGGAACAGAATATTCAGCGGGAATGGATTTGGTTCCAACAGAAGGACCGACAGTAAAAGAAAAGTTTATTGAATATAAATTTGGATTTGCTATGGAGCTTCCTGAAGGATATGCTGGATTTATTTTTCCACGTAGTTCAATATCAAAAACTGATTTGAGTTTATGTAATGCAGTTGGTATTATTGATTGCGACTATCGTGGTGAAGTTATGGCAAGATTTAATTATGTTAATTATCTCAATACGCTTAAAGCACTTATTGTTGAATTACATTTAATACAATCAGATTACCATGATAAAATTGTTAGCGAATATATGGAACAAATTAAAATGTTCAAAGAAGATGACGCTATTTTACAGATGGTAATTATGCCAGTTCCAAAAATTGAGTCTGAATGGGCTGACGAGCTGTCTGATACGGTTCGTGGTGCAGGTGGATTTGGTCACACTGATAAAAAATAAAGTATACTTTTTAAAGTACTTGATAATTTTTCAAGTACTTTAAAAGTTTACAAATCAATAAAATAAATGAAATACATATTGACATTTCTTGAGAATTTATTATATTAAGTAGTGAATTAAAAACACTCGATATTGTGTAATTTATAAGGAGTTTATACAAATGGAAAATTTGAAGTATAAGCCGGAGTTTTTTGAGTTGATTAATCAGTTAACATCTATTGATGATAAAATTATCATTGAATCTAAAGATGGTGTGACACAGATTAGAAGACAGAACTCCGAAAAGACAGCAGCATACATTCTGAAAGTACCAAATGAATATTTTGGTATTGATACAGATATTGGATTTTATAAATTTAGTGAGTTTTATAGATTCTTTAGAACGTTCAACGAACCGGATGTAAAAATTAACACCAATAAAATTATACTGTCTAAAGATAGAACACGTGTTTCCTATTTGTTGAATGACACAGCACGTATGAAAACTGGTCCTAATGGTATTAATTTTGAGAATCCTGATTATTCTTTTGAATTGCCGTCAGACGCATTATTAGAATTGGTAAAAATGCATGTTCTCATAAAGAATTCTAAACATAGTGAAATTACTTGTTTAGGAGATAATGTCAACATTAAAATTGTTATGTCTAATGCTGACAATACATTTGATAAAACATTTGACGCAACACCATTTACAGAACAATTTATGGAAACCCCTTTACAAATAAAGATATTTTCAAAATGTTTCATGATGTTACCGCCACGTAAAGATTATATTGTGTCTATTAAACAACCGGGATTTGTTGAATTCAAATTGAAAGATGATAACATTGACTTGGGCATTTATACATCAATGATTAAAAAAAGAGCAGGTAGATAATGGATAATGATTTATTTGTAGGAAATAATTACCAACTACCAGATGATAGAGATGAATTTGTAGATTTGAAGTCTGGTGAAGTTGTTAAGCAAGAGGATATTAGTCCAATGGATGTTATTCGTAAACTTGCTGAAAAAACAGGTGCTAAAATACTTGACCCTAAAAAGAATTGTAAGAAATGTTGGGGAAGAGGATATACTGCAAGGGACGCTAAAACAAAAGCTCCTGTACCGTGTGCTTGTATTTTTCCTAAAGTAGAAGGTGAAGAATTAGCTGAACAAACAGCAGCAGAAAACAGAATGCGTCCACTTTCACGAAATGAAAGAAGATTTCTTAAGCGTCAAGCAGAAAAGCAAGTTAAGAAACAAAAAAGACGTGAATGGAAAGAAAAAAGAAAAAAGAAATAAGGGGGACTGTTAGATGAGTGTGTATTTTAATGATACGTTTACACTTCTACATGAGAAGTATAGACCTGTTGAAATTGACCAAATATTATTGCCACCACAATTACAAAGTAAATTTAAGGTTATTGTTGAAAAGGATGACATTCCTAATATGTTATTTTATTCAGTTTCACCGGGTGTAGGTAAAACAACAACAGCAAAAGCCTTGGCAAATGAATGTGATGTTGATTTTATATATATCAATACATCCCTTGAACGCGGTATTGACTTATTAAGAAGTACAATATCACGTTATGCAGAAGCGATGTCTTTTGATGGTAAGAAAAAATTGGTAATCCTTGATGAGTTTGATGGTGCAACACCTGATTTACAGCTTGCATTGAAAGCCTCAATTGAAGAGTATCAAGATTGTTGTCGTTTTATTTTAACAGCGAATAATATTAGCAAAATAATTGCTGCTATTCAATCAAGAGTTGATTGTGTTGATTTTAATTTTACTGGCATAGAAACTAAAAAGGTCATGATTCCAAAGATATGTCGTCATGTATTAGCGATTCTAAAACAAGAAAACATTGAATTTGATACAATGGACACTATTGCGGGGTTAGTTACTAAATGTTATCCTGATATTAGAACAACAATCAAGTTGCTCCGTGATTGTCATGAGCAATATGGTATTGTGAATAGCGAAATCTTCAAATTACAAAATATTAAGGACGAATTTTACAAATTGGTTCTTTATAAAAAAGTAACACAAGCTCGTAGATATGTTATTGATAATAATATCAATCTCGGTGAAGTGTATGGTATGATTAAAACGAATATGGTTGATGGAAAAATGGTTGAAGATAAAAGCAAAATTCCTCAATTGATATGTACATTAAATGAATTTGATTTTAGACATGCCTTTGTTACAGATAAAGAATTAAATTTTGCTGCATGTCTTTTTGATATGTGTAAAGTACTATAGGGGGGATAAATGAAAATAATTTTTGTTGTGGGAAGAAATTCTGATAAAACTTTTGGGACATTTTTTGCTCCATCGGCTCAACGATTTGGTGTAGAATGTTTCCAAATTGGTGATAGTCCTGATAAAGACGGTAATGTCGTGAATAAAAGCATTAATGAAAAATATAATGGCATGACACATATATTACTTCAGAATAATAAAATTGATGATGAAACTATTGTTGTATATTCCCATGAAGATATAAACATAACTGATAATTTGTTTGATTGGAAATTAATAAAAACATTCGAACGACATCCCGATGTTGGGATAGTTGGTGTTGCGGGTGTTAAACAAATATCTAAAGACGGGTGGTGGTTTGATGAAAAAAATGAAAGAATTGGTCAGATATTTGAAGGTGTCGATGGCGAAAATATCACTAAAGGTCAACATGTTATTTTTGGACCAGTTGGTTATTATGATAACATTGCTGCTGTTAAGGGTTGTGTCTTCGCAGTGAGAGGGTCTTTACTAAAAGATGGACTCAATTTTGATATTGAATCATTTAAAAATGATAGAAACATGTATGCAATGGATTTATGTGTTCAAACATTACTTAAAGGCTATAAAGTTGCTGTTGCTGATGTGTTAATTTATCATGCGTCACACCGCCCAAACACAATTAGTGATGATTGGATTACATCAAAAGAAATATTTAATGAAAAATATAAAGATTTGGAATTTCCAATCCGACATGATAATATTAAAGTTAAAAATGATGAAGTGTTAAGGGTTGAAATATAATGGAAAAACCTTGGGAATATATTGACGCAATGTCTGTTAATAAGAAAGAGCTTGATATGTCTGACCCTAATAATAGTACTAATTACAACCCATATATGATTAATAGGTGGCTTTCTTCAATTGAATTATTGTTACCTATTATCAATGAGTTGAATCAACACAGCCAATTGATGACAAAACAAACGCATTATAATTTTTTGTTGGCTGTTTTGCCTCAGCAAAAATTACAAATTGATTACCAGTCTGTAAAGTTAAATAAAGAACTGACTGGAACAGAAATCAAATATATTGCTGATTATTTTGCAGTTGGGGGTCGTGAGGCTGAATTATATAAGGATATGATGAGTGATGATGAGATTAAAAAGATTTTAGAAACTTATAAGTATGGTAATAATCAAATGGTTGAAGTATAAATATTCAAATGGGTGTAAGTTTAATGAACAACATGGGGAAAATAATGCGATATACTTCACCGATACGAAATAAACAACCATACTGGGTTCCTGTGGTTGTTAAAAATAGGGACTATTTAATTGGATATCTTAGCGGTGTGAAAATAATAGAGAAGGCGGTATCTGATATTATTAACAATTTAAAAATAAATTTTGATTTTAAAAATATTGATTTGTATTTAGATTCATCTCGATTTAATGATGTGTTAGAAGATGGGAGACGCGAACATGAATTGTCTCCTGATGAAAAAAAAGTAATCTATTTGGGGATGTTTCAAAATAAAGTAGATATAATGAATGAATACCATGTGGAAAACACAACCAACTATAAAGATGTGTTGAGTGTTGAGTGTTCATGTGGATATGGATTTTATTCATGGTCTAAATATGAAGATATACCTGATAAACAATTTCATTGTGAAGTTTGTAAAAGGATATTAATAGATTATACAGAAATTAACGATTTCGAATTTAAATATGATGGAGGAAAAAATGAAAATTCAGAAGAAAGTTAAATGTTTGCATTGTGGTGCTACATTAGAGTGCAACGAACAAGTTTGTATTCGTAAATGTACGTGTGGTAAAGTGAGTCTTTCTGGTGAAGTAATAACAGAAGGAGTACTTGGTACTGATTATGTTGATGTGTCACCACGATTACTTAATGGTTAAAGGGAGTTAGTATGGCTAAAAAGTGTGCCGAGTGTGGTAAAATTAATAGCATTGTGACACGGAGTAATAAATCAAAGTGTCAATCATGTGGTTCTCATGAAATTCCAATTGAAGTTAATGATGTTGATGTTGGGGTTGAAATAGAGAATGATGAACTCGTAAAACAGAATGTTAAACTTGCAACAAAGAATTTGCGATTACAAACAATTAACACATATGAAAGAAGAATCTGGAGAAATCCAACAAAAGAAACAATTTTTCTTCAGGATTATGTGACATGTTTTAGTGATTTGTTAAAAGAGAGAGCATTCTCTCCGATGAAAAAACATCTAAGTTGTGATTCACCAACAAGTATGATAGTCCATTTGACAGATACTCATTTTAATGAGTTAGTTGATTTGGGTGAAAATGGGAATAAGTATGATTTTAGAATAGCAAGTAAACGATTATTTAGATTTGCTTCTAAAATTATTCAATATGCAAATTCAATGAATGTTAAGAATGTCAAATTGGCTATGACTGGAGATTTAATCAACAGTGATAGACGAACTGATGAAATTATTTCACTGGCGACTAATAGAACAAAAGCGTCTTATCTTGCTATGGATTTATTGTCTATGTTCATACGACATTTAAATGAACATGTGAATGTGGAAGTATATACCGTTTCTGGAAATGAATCACGAGTGAGAGAAGAAAGTAGTAATTCTGATTTTTTTGCTTCTGATAATTATGATTTCGGTATTTTTCAAGGATTAAAAATGCTATTCATGCATAATGATGGTGTTACATTTGTTGAAGGAAACCCATTAGAACAAATATTGACAATAAATGGTGTTAACTTTTTGTTGTGTCATGGGAATTTTCTTAAAAAACAAATTGCAAAAGATATTAATGGTACATTGGCTCGTTATATCCGTCAAAGGAATATCAGAGTTGATTATATCTTATGTGGACATTTACATGAAGCAAAAATTAAAGATGTTTTATTAAGAAGTGGTAGTCTTGTTGGGGCTAATGATTATTCCGATAAAGCTCTCAATCTTATTAGTAGGGCAAGTCAAAACATACATTTTATTTTTGAAAATGGTGATGTTGACAGTATGAAGATAGATTTACAAAATGTTGATGATGATAGTGTTATGTATGATGTTGACCCAAAACTTGAAGAGTACAATGCAAAATCTATCATAAAAGTAAAAAGACAAAGAAATTCAATAATTTATAAAGCGTTAATTGAGAGGACTTCGTAATGAAAAAGCAGAAAACAGTTGAGTTCACACCGTACTATGATAACATGTTGATATTAAAAGTAGGTGGTGAGGCAAAAACACCGGGTGGGATTATTGTTGTTAATGATGATACTACCAAAAACTATTCTGAAGGAATAGTTTTAAAAATTGGTGACGGATATAGATTGCAAGATGGTACATTGAGACCATTAAAAGCTCAAGTTGGTGACACTATATATTTCAGAAAAATGACTGAAATTAGTATGTTTATTGATGGTATTGAATATTTTATCGTTTCTGAAGGAAACGTATTAGGGGGCAAAGAATGGAAGTCAAAAAAATCCAAGCAAAAAGAACTGAACTAATATGTGTTTTGGATAAATCTGGTTCTATGCACCGATTGAGAAGTGATACAATCGGTGGATATAATGCGTATATCAAAGACCAATTAGATGAAGAAGGGTATACTGGTGTAAGCCTGATTCTATTTGATACTGGGTATGAGAAAATCTATGAAAATATTGATATTAATACAGTTCCTGAACTTGATGAAACGGTATATGTTCCGGGTGGAATGACATCTCTTAATGACGCTATCGGTATTACATTGACAGAATCATTAAAAAGACATACTGAAATGGATGAAGACAAATGTCCAGACAATGTTGTTGTTGCAATATTGACAGATGGTCATGAGAATACAAGTAAAGAATATACAACTCCAAGAATTAAAGAGTTAATTTCTTTTTTTGAAAAGGAACATGATTGGAAGTTTATTTATCTTGCAACAAACCAAGACGCTTTTGATGTTGGACGGACAATGGGATTTGATAAAAACAACAGTGTGACTTATTCTAATAGTGATATTGGGACACGTAGTGCATTTCAAAATGTATCAATGTATTCAAAACAAGCAAGATGTGTTGATACAGACTCACTTAAAGCAAGTTTTTGTCAAGAAAGTGAAGTTAATCTTGATGAAAAGTTTAAAGCTGTTAAAAAAGATTGTTAATAAATAATCAAGTGTGGGGAAACCCACATTTGTATTTAAGGAGAATATTATGAAACTTGAAAACATGGAAAATTTTATTGATTATGTTAGAACACGATTAGGGTATCCTGTTGTTAATATTGAACTTGCAGATGACCAAATTAAACTTATTGTTGAAGATGTTGTTGGAACACCTCCTTGGCAAGTGGTATATAAAGATAAAAGGGATGAAGTTGTTGAACGTGCTTATGAATTATGGGAAAGAATTCTTAATAAATATCCAGAAGCAAGAAAGAATCTTAGCATATTAAATGGTGATGATAAATATCATTATGTTTTATCAAAAGAACATCCAAATGTATTTTTCATTGATTGTGGACGTATGCCAAGAGTTAAAGCAGAAGAACATGTTTCAAAAGTTATGAATGAAACCCGTGAAGTCGCTGGTGAAGAATATAAAATAATCTTTTTTCCAAGGTTTAAATAAATGAAATATGTAATATTGATGTCTGGGAAAATGCAGACAGGAAAAAATGTCACGGCAGATTATATTATTGAAAATATGAAATCTCGTGGGTTAACCGTAGAAACAGATTTGTTTGCACATGACCTCAAAAATAACTGCAAAGATGATTTTAAAAAGTTAGCTACATATCTTAATGGGTATGCAGAGTCATTAAAATCATTGGTGAATACTTTTACTAATGTAATGACCAAAAATACTATGCTCGATTCTTTAATTGCAGCAATAGACGAGATTAAAGTCAAAGATGAAAACTATTTTGAGAAAAAGAATGGTGTGACTCGTGCCCTTCTTCAAATATACGGAACTGAAATATTCAGAAACCGTGTTGATTCTGATTATTGGGCAAAACAAGTTAAAGAGCGAGTATTAGAGTCAGAAGCCAATGTTATTGTTATAACAGACACAAGGTTCCCTAATGAAATAAATGTCTTTAATGACGTTGATATGGACGAAATAACAGTTATTACAATACGTGTTGAACGCAAAACTGGTATTGTAGACCAACATGAATCTGAAATTGCATTAGACCATTTTAAAGAATGGTTCTATGTTATAGATAATGATGGTTCATTGGAAGAGTTAAAAGAAGCAACTGGTGTCGTTGTGGAAGAAATAGTTAATCCTAATGATGATAATTATGTTCCTATTGATAATTTTTTAACTGGTCATGCACCGTTTTTGCCATTATAAAAGGGGTAAATTATGCAAACTAATAAAGAAATTTTAAATAAAATTAAAGAAAAAGTTAATCATCCAGTCGGTATTGTGTACTATATGACTAAATGTGATAATAAATTAGGTATGCGATATTCGATGGTTGCTATGAATTTTCAAGATGAACAGAGTAGCCTTAAAACTATGAATTTTATATCTAATGAAAAAGATTTTTTATTTTGGAATGATAGTTATATTGGGGAATGTTTCAAAAAAGTTTTAAAATAACTATTGACTTTCTCTGGGAATATATTATATTATTATTATACGTTGTATGATTTTAAAGTCATATGACTCCTTTGAAAAAGACTTTGGTGGATTTGTGTGGTTCACCAAAGTTTTTCAAAAAGGGCCTTGACAACGTATGAAACATTTATTATATTGTTGGGGATGTTATTAAAGTTGAAATGATACAGTTATAAAATTTGATTTTTATCTATTGGATAGAAATAAATAAATGTGAATAATTTAAAAAAATTGGTGGTATTATGAATAATTTAAAAAATCAAGGTGAGTGTGGAAAAACTCCTCGTAGAGATGGGTCTGGAAATGGTGTAGGTAATCGTAAGGGAACTTCTCGTACATCTAATCATATTCAAGGTGAGTGTGGAAAAACTCCTCGTAGAGATGGGTCCGGAAATGGTGTAGGTAATAAAAAAAGTTAGTAAAAAGAGACTATTTTGAAAATAATTTATATAAATAGTTATAAGATGAATTAATTTTAACAAATTGAAGGGAATATTATGCAAAATACATTTAAACAAACACTATGTGATTGTACGCTTAACAACGGAATGGGCATATTGTATCCAATTTTTAAACTCCATAATGATTATTCAGCGAGAACACCTGAGTGGAGTGGTTTGTAGTTAGAAGGAAATTCATATTATATAGATGAAAGGGCTTCTAACTAAACTTAGAAGCCCTTTTTGTCGTTTAGAGCCTTTACCTTTGTGTGAGGGTCAATCAAGGTTTTGATTGTTGTACCAGTTAAACAACATTCATTTAATGCTGGAGTGATGAAATGGAAGACGTGCCTGACTTAGAATCAGGTGTCCTTTGGGCGTGTGGGTTCAAATCCCACCTTCAGTACCATGTTCTTTGAAATTTTTTGGTTAAATATAACGAGCGGTGGGGCAGTCTGGTTAGCCTACCTGATTTGGATTCAGGGTTGTCGGAGGTTCGAATCCTCCTCGCTCGATTATGTGATTTGGCTGTTTTCCAAATACCTTGCATGGAATTTGTATAAATAATTTTATATGAATCTATAAGGAGGTATTATGCATAGCAATTCATTACAAAATTTAAAACTTGGAAGTACTAAAAAACAAAAATGTCGATGGTGTAAAGAGGAGCGGGTTGTTGCTAATTTATCAAGACATGAAGAGAGTTGTTATTTAAATCCAAAAAATTTAAAATTATGTCCGGTTTGTAATAAACCAATTAAAAATTTTAAAACTGGCACAACATGTTCTTGTGGTTGTGCAAACACATATTTTAGAACTGGTACTAATCATCCAAATTGGAAAGATTGTGCATATCGAACAACATGTTTTGTTTATCATAAAAAGAAATGTATTATTTGTGATGAAGATAAAATTGTTGAAGTTCATCATTATGATGGTGATAGTAAAAATAATAAACCAGAAAATTTAATACCATTATGTCCAACACATCATAGTTATTGGCATAGCAGGTATAGGACACATATTTTAGATGATGTTAATAAATATGCAAAAAAGTTCTTTGAAAATTTAGGTGATGTAGAAAAATAAATATGGAAAGGCTGGGTATTGGTGAACCCAAGTGTCTGTAAAACACCCGTTAATTCTGTGTAGGTTCGACTCCTATCCTTTCCACCATAAAATATATGCCGTTTAAGCAATTGTGGTCAATGCACCCGGCTGAAGCCCGGAATAACTCGGTTCGATTCCGAGAGGCGGCACCAAATTCTTTTTTAAAAAATAACTATTGACATCCATAGTGTCACAAATTATATTAAGGGTGTTAAATTGTTTAAGGAGATATTATGAAAGAAAAATGTCAAAATCGAGTGATGACTCAAAACAAGATATAGTTATAACAGATGAAATTAAAATTAAAGCTCTTCAATCAGAAGTTAAATACTGGAAAGGGCGATATGACCTTATGAAAAAATGTGGGAATAGTCCTGTTGTTGAGTATACAGTTGATGACACCCTGAAACATTTTGCTGATGGTGATAAAGGTTCTATTACTGTACAATTTACTGAAGATGAATGTAATCGTACATTATATGCTTTAGCACAATGGGAAAACATACTCCATGATAGGGATTGTGAAGAATACAATGACTTTTAGTAATATATGGTGACTGTAGTTCAACTGGTAGAACACAGGATTGTGGTTCCTGTCGAGCCTCCTCGGTCACCCCAAATTTAAATTATGCCGTAGTAGCTCAATTGACAGAGCACCCGATTTGTAATCGGGATGTTGGGGGTTTAAATCCCTCCTTCGGCTCCATTTTAAAGTTGGCTTGGTGTAATTAGTAACATGACAAGGTGTCTTATCCTTAAGGATGATAGCATCGTTAAAGGTGCAGATGATAGTTCAAATCTATCAGCCAACATATTTTGAAAGGTTTTTATGTTTAAATATATTAAAAGAATATTTGTTGGTACAGAATTAAAGGAATGTCCTTTAACTGTATTTGATAAATGTAAAAACAAAAGCCTTAGTAAAAGAAATTTGGATGGGTGTTGTTTTTATAGTAGGTTTCGTGGTTGTAAATATAATACAGTGTTAGTGAAACAACAACAACAACAACAACAACAACGAGATATGGCTGCAATAAATATTGTTCATGAAACAACAATGACATTTTATACAGAAGAAAAACTTGATAGGATTCAGATTCAGGAATTAAGAAATAAATTATGTGAGCTTCTTATCAGAAATAAAATAAAAATGAAATAAAGTATTGACATCACTAATACAATTAATTATATTGGTATTGTTCTTTGAAATTTTAAATTTATATAGTAATGCTGGCACAGGTGAACCTACACAGAGGGCGGGTTAAGTGCTGAAAGCGAAAGCAAAGTCGAGGATTAGCTGTGATTTCCGTGGTAATGGCGTTATCTGGGTGTTCGAGTCCCCCTTGCTATATAAATTTAAAAATAAAGTCTTGACATCACCAATACAATTAATTATATTAGTGATGTAAAAATAAGTTCTTTGAAATTTTTGGATTAATAAACAGTTTTTAAAACTCTAACAAAGGAGTGACTTATGTTACTTATGAGTGGAATTGCTGTTGTGGGGGCATATACCCTGATTTACATTGAAAACTCTAAACGAGCGTAGTAAATCAGGATAGGTTGAAAAATCGGTTGTTCCCACAACCTTCCTTTTTTAAAATTGAAAATTAATTCAAAATAATTATTGACTTCTCAAATACAATTAATTATATTAGAGGGGTCTTAAATTAGAGAAGCGAAAGTCAAATGACATCGCACTCTATAAAGTTCTTTGACATTTTTGGGTAATGAAGAAAGCACATTACATGATGTAAAAATCATGTGTAAACGAAAATAATTTCTCTCTTAGGGAGAATTTATATAAGGGTTGTTTGGAGATATCTGCTTATTAGAAAAGTGGTGGGGTTACCCATCTTAAATATTGGTTACAATAGCTTTTCATTCGAGTGGTGGACAGGTTCCACGATGTTTCCAAACAATCCATTAATATGGAATTTTAGGATTTTCAATCCCTTTATTCCCGATGAGGGAAGTGGTTGTGAAATCATTTTGTGGAGAGATAATTCTTTTATTTCATATTAATTAGGTGGATTTAATAAATGATGATATGAGTGCTCCCAATCATCTCAAAAGGATGGTGCTTGAATATGAACAGAGTTATGCATAACAATGTTCTGGTCTGGAGAGTAGACCGCACAGAAGAGATTCTCCATATGGTTATATAAATCCATCTTATTAATATGAAATAAATACATGTCGCAATAGTTTAATGCTCGAATTCTTACTTTCAGTAAGAGATAACGGTTCAACTCCGTTTTGCGACTCCAATTCAATCCACCGTTAGTTCAATTAGAATGTTGCCCCGTGGAGGGGTAAAGATTACGGTTCGAGTCCGTTGTGGTGGACATAATTCATTTCGATGTAATAGATAGACATCCTACACACAATTTAATTTGAGTATCTATGGTTGTGTGTAATGTTGAGTGTTAATAGGTATGGTAGGTTATAACAAATGCAGTGCCAAGTCGCTGTGATGTCTTTTCTATTATGTTGGATTGTTTTTTATAGACGTATACCGAGACTGCCTCATAAGCAGTATATTCGTAATTGGTTGTTGAAAATTAGGGTTCAAGTCCCTATGCGTCTACCATTTTTTATAAATAAAATATTTTACCAAAACGGATTAGAAAATATACAAACAATCGGAAATATATAAAAACGATTGGTATGTATGTTCATCATTCACTATAAGAGAATTGACTGAAAAACCAGAATGGTATGAAAGAACATATGGAGAATCTAAAGAACATTTCGAATTAATGCAAAAGAAATTCATAAATGGTCGTGATAAAAAAGTATTTAATGATATGTCACGTGAAAATTATGAAAAAGAAGTTAAGAAATTTAATGAAGAAAATAAATTAAATGCCCCGGCTGACACGTAAAGTACAAGCGATGGTCACAGGAATGTTTTTCCTGCATACTTGATTCTGGATAATGTATGGCGGGGCAAAATTCAATAGGGTGATGGATAACACCGATAGAATTTAATGATGTGTTGTTGTGAGGTTCAATTCCTGACATCATTAAATTCTATTAAATTCATAAGCGATGATATGATTGGGGTGTCAGTCGATGAGCAATCATCATAACACGGTGTGGACATCATAAGAAAGTGCCGACCACACTATGGCTGCTATGCACCTATCGGATGGAGTAGATTATAAACAGGGCAATTTATCATCGTTATATAAGTTAATAGGGTACATAAATTAGTCTTTAAGTAGTCATTTTAATAAATACATTATTTGAAGAATCCTTTGAAAAAGAAAATCGCAACTGAAGATTGATTTCAGCAATCTAAAAAGGTTTCCAAAACTATTGAAAAGTTTAACCGCTTTACATCAATCTGAGTTGCGATTTATATGGGGGTGTAGCTCAGTTGGGACGAGCGTCTGGTTTGCAACCAGAAGGTCAGGGGTTCAATCCCCCTCACTTCCACCATTTTAATACGAAGAACATTCCCTTGACGTATTTGCAAACAAGTCTCATAAGGACAGAAGGCTGAATTCAGCAGTCTATATGAATAATGGTTCTAAGGTAGTTGACAATATCTAAGGCGTGAGCTACGGTCTTGTTCAAGATGGACATTTCGGTGTCTGGGGTAAATCAAACGAAAGAATGATGTCCTGCTCGCTGGCAGAAACTCGAAAGAGCCTGTGTATGAGCAGCCATATAATATATCAGCCTGAGTCCTTTTATATGCCTTTGTAGCTTAATTGGCTAAAGCAACGCACTTTTAATGCGTGAGATTTTCGGTTCGAGTCCGAACAAAGGTATTTTTTTGAAAATAACTATTGACATTTCAAATGTCATTTATTATATTATAAATCATGGGAACTGAAGTTTGAATTCAGCAAACAAAAAAAGCATTTGTTTTAAATACAAAGGTAGCTAAAAATCAAATTGTGTTCCTTATATGCTCGGTTCGTCTAACGGCAAGGACATGTGGTTTTCGACCACATCGCAGGGGTTCGATTCCCCTACCGAGTACCAATTCGTTTACAATAGTCTTTATAGAGTGATTTTGAAGATTGATTACAGCAATCTTAGCATTCCAAGCCGTGGGTCACGAGTTCGATTCTCGTCCCCTGCTCTCAATATGCAGGGGTAGCTCAGTTGGCAGAGCGACGAATAATATCAATTTGTAAATCACTCCATAAAGACTATTAAAAATAAGTATTTTTAACTTAATTGAAGGAAATGTTGATTAATGGAAAAGATTACAAACTACGCAGGTGTGACTAAATCAAACTTGTGGAAAGCTAAAGCAAACAAAACTCAACGGTTCGATTCCGTTATCCCCCACCATCGGCATTCTTAGGAGTGTCTATGATGGGGGATAACTGCTCAGGGAGCAAAGTACAATTTGAGGACTACTTTTAAATACATAAAAAGAGATACGGAAGATTGACTTCTGCAAAATACAACTTTTAAAAAGCACTGATAATGCCGTGGTCGTGGGTTGGAATCCCACCCTCCCTGCTTAGATATCTTGAGAGATGTTTAAGCAGGGAGGTAGCTCAGTCTGCTGAGAGCACGATAAACTTTAAAAACATCAATCTGTGTATCTCTTTTTTAAATTCAAGGAGCGGGTGATAGGGTCTGAAGGGAACGTCAGTCAAAAATGGCGACATAAGATTGCCAGCCTATTACCCTTACATGATAATGGAAGGGTAATCTAATGGTAAGAGACTGGTTTTGAAAACCAGCGTAGAGCATGAAAATGGTCGTCAGAGTTCAAATCTCTGTCCTTCCTTATTTTTAATTTATTTTAATTAGGCACGTGTTGCCGAATGGTTAGGCTGTGGACTGCAAATCCAATGGATATCATTTAGATATATGGGGGTTCGAATCCCTTCACGTGCTCCAAAATCAAAAATAAATGCTGGAGTGGTCTAATGGTATAGGCAGCATCTTTAAACGGTGTACGGCTGTGGGTTCAAGTCCCACCTCCAGTACCAAATTCAAAAGGAAAAAATAACAATGTCAAAAAATACAGGTGCTACTGGTTGTAATATTAGTGCCAACCAACGAAGTGGTATTAGAAAATTCTTTGATAGTTGTCCAAATTCAGCTTCTATTGATGTATATGATAATGAATTGTTCACTGGTATGGAATTGAGTTGGAGTTTGGCTGGGAATGGATTTGGTCAATTCAATTTCTATGTTGATAAAAAGAAAAAAGAATTCTTTATCGACAATGAATGTAGTAGACCAGAAACTATAAAACGTGCGATTGATGTTCTGATTGATAAAAATCCAGAATCATTAAGAGAAATGTTTTATAAAATGATAGATAATTCAAAATTAATTGATAAAATCAAAAAGAAATAATATAAATACAATTACAGGGGCAAATTGAAAATTGGTTACTGCAAACAAAGCTGATACGCAAGTATCTACAACTGGTTAACAAATCTGGTGGCAACACCTGATTTTACTTGGTTCAAATCCGAGACAAATAGCTGGAGAGCTTAAATAACTCAGGTCTGTGAGACTTTAAATCACAAATTCAATTTGTATTTGTTCCTTTATAGGGATATGGTCTAATGGAAAGACACGTGGTTTTGGTCCACGAAATTTGGGTTCAATTCCTGATATCCCTGATATTTATTTAAAAATATTAGTATAATTATAAAGAAAAATGAAAGGGATGTTAATGAATAATTTTTACGGAATACCCAATGAACCAATTCAATATTATGACAAAATGATAAAAGATGTTCATTATTGTGGGGTATGTGAAGAAATACTTCCTTTATCAAGAAAAGAAATAGGTCTTTGTACTGACTGTGTAGTTGTTGTTGAAGACGCTGAAACAAAAAAACAAAAAGCAATCAAAGGGCGAAGACGTTTCGTCAATGGAATAGGATAATACATCGCAGGGTGGAGCAGTCTGGTAGCTTGCAAGGCTCATACCCTTGAGGTCAGAGGTTCGAATCCTCTCCCTGCAACTTTTAAATACAAGTAGATGATGGTGGAATGGGTAGACACTACAGAGTAAATCTGTAAGGCATTCAATTGTCAAGACGATGAGGTTTGGGCTAATATTGGGGTTCTGCATTTTTGTATAATGTCATTATTAGTAAATAAGCGTTAGAGCCAAATCATGTTGGGTTCAAATCCTAACTCATCTACAAAAATTCTCGGATATCAGGTTGTGAGATAGTAGACATGTATACTATAGGGGGGTTGAATTCCTCCATATCCGACCACAATTCAAATTCTGTGGGTGGGAGGTCGTATCTCAACATGGCTCATAACCATGTGGAAGTTAGTTAAACTCTGGCATTCCGCTACCATACAACTGGAGGATATTGGTTCGAATCCAATCGCACCTTTCCTATATCACTACTAATGATGTTGGGGCTTATCTGTGGTATTTAGTAGATAACACATATATTCTATGGTGATGTCGTATAATGGTCATTATCTCCGGTCTAATTCAAAACAATCCTTTTTTTTGGTTAATGTTGTTATTTGTGATTATTTCTCCCAGAATACCTCTATTTTCTGGGAGAAATAATTTTAACTATTGACTTTCATTTAAAATTTATTATATTAGATATATGAAAATAATATTTGATAATCAAAAAGAATATGATGAGTTTTTAGATACGTGTCATTATCTTCATGACTTTTCAGTTTTTGTAAAAGGAATATCCAAAAAAACAAAAATTGAAGTTGTTGATAAATGGGGACAAGAATGTGTCACTGAAAGAATTAAACCACAAAAAGGCTCTCGATGGGTTGGATTTAGTTTAGACTTTGAAAAATATCCAGCTTTAAATTTTTTGGTGGGTATGTATGATTGTGATGATAAAAATATCAGAAAGAAATATTTAGAAATAAAAAGAAGTAATGAAGATTGATTACAGCAAATTTCCTATCGGAAAATAAGCTCAATGGTTGAGCAATTGCCTCAAAAGCAATATGTGTAAGTTCAAATCTTACATTTTCTACCAAATGGTAATATCAATTTGTTTACTTCTTTTTTTATATTGGTGGTTGCGAGATGTTGGTAATCGGCTTGTCTGTTAAACAAGTGTATCTGGGTTCGAACCCCAGACCGCCAGCCAAATACAATGCATGGGTAAGAGCTGTTAACTCTTTAGTCGGGGGTTAAATCCCTCCCTGTGCTCCATTTTTTCAAAGGAGATGAGTGTGTACGATGACTATTTTGATGAACCAAAAAAAACTCATAATCAATCTTCAAGAAGACCATTGATGTATGAAGAGCCTGAATCGGAACCAGATTGTTACAGTGACGATGATAAAAAAATGTTTAATGATAATTGCCCTTCGGGTGGTTTCACTTTATTAGAATTAATGATATTGATTGTCATTATTGGTATATTGGCTACTGTTGCTATACCTAAATTTAAGAACGCTAAACGTAAATCTGAGATTAGTCGTGAAGTACACGAAATGACATCCCCAGTGTTTGAAAGGAATAAATAATGTTAACAGAACAAGAAATAGGATTATTAGAATACGCTTGTAAAGTATATTTACAACTTGCAAGACAAGAACTTCCACCAGACGGTATAAATAAATTATCCGGTGTTATTGATGGGATTTTTGTGAAAATTAAAGAAGCAAATGCAGGTACACCCATATCAAAACCTAAAGGTATTTCAGATGAGTGGTTTGATGGGGTCTGTAAGGGCTGTGTGGACTTAAAAGGAACTCAGTGTTCTAATACTGTCACCGCAAAGTTTCCGGGCAAATGTGACCCTATATTGAAGTTTGAAAGGTTGAAGTTTCTTGCTGAGAAAAAAGCAAAAGAAGGAACTCCCAAAGAAGTGACTGGTGAAGGACAAATTCTTAAAGATGGAGCACCGACAAACATCATTGATAGTGGTGACAAGTTTAAAAAAGGCAAATAAAATGACTTTAAAAAGTGATTTTGATAATAAACATAATCCGATTGATGATTGTTCTAAAATTTGGAAAACAGTAAATGGCTAAAAAAAGTTTGTGTTTGAATTGTGGAAATTGTATATCAAAAAGAATCACATCTAAGAATGGAGAATTGATATTTAATGATTGTAATTGTGATAACCCAAACTTATTTTATCAAGAATCTTGTATTGTGTGTGGTAGAATAATAGGAAATGGTGTTAACGATACTATTTCTTTATTAGTGTGTCCAGATTGTATGGATACTGTTCGTACAAATTACATTAAATGTTCTTTTGAAGATTGAATACAGCAATTAATATCTAAAGTAAAACCCTGACTATGGAAATAGTGTGTTTGGTTCGAATCCGAACTCTCCCAATTGGGTATTATTTCAATAAAGTATTAATTTCAAATGATGTGAATACCTCCGGGGCTTTAGTAGTGTGATTAAGGGTTACTGTTTAACATACTGTGAAAGCATAAAAAAGTATGAGGGGAGAAAACTGATGATTTTAAATAAATCTTTATTTATGGGATAATATTCAATTGGGGGAATTTAGCAGTGAGTGCTTAGGGGAGATTAGTCTCGATTCAAGGGACAGTTAATTTGTAAAGAATATTTTATAATTCATAATAGACTTGAAGATTGAATACAGCAATCAAAATTACAAAAACCGTGGTATGTTGGTTCGAGTCCAACCTCTCCTTTGTGATGAAGGGGTGTAGCTGAATTGGTTCAGGCAATGGATAAGTAAAAACTCAATTTGTAGTCTATTTTTCGCTGGTGTGGCTCAACTGGTAGAGCGATTGATTTTTTAGGAGATTGATATGAGTAAATGGTTGAGTTTCGGTGAAAACAAAGAATTGTTTAATAAAGAAGCAAAGAACAATTGCCTTTGTAAATTTGCTGATGGTTCGGTATGTCGTTACAATGAAGAACACCCAATGCAAATACTAACACATTTTAAATTAACGATAACTGATGATTTGGAATATTTTCAACAAAAATTATTAAATGTTTTTAAATGTGGTGATAATGATGACCCTGAACATGCATTAAAAAAATTAGGAAGAATTGAAAAAGCAATTGTTAAAGATTCTGATGATTTAAAATGTGTATTAGAACCAGCGGTTCGAATAATAAAACAATATGCAACCCTTAAAAAATATGGATAATAAATATGTTATGGGTAGTTCAAAATAATCTATACAATGAATATGGATATAAAGATTTCCTTAATGCTTTAGATAGATTAGGGAGTAATTATACAATTGTGAAACCGGTGCCGTTTTCTGACATTATTCTACCACCTGATTTTGATTCAATGACTCAGGAAATAGAAGATGTCAAAGAACCATATATTGACACCAATCAAAAGATTGTCATATGTGGTGCACTTACTCTTGGTAGAATTGCTCAGAGTAGGGGATGGGCACCCGGAACATTTTTAAACGAGAATTTCGACTTTGTAAAATGGCGTGATGGTTTCGGTAGAGAGAACTTATTGAATGGTGACTCCGTTGTCACATCTGTAAAGGACGCTGAATGTGTTCATGAGTATGTCTTTTTAAGACCTACCAGAGATACAAAAGCATTTACAGGTGCAGTAATGTCAAAAGATGAGTTTTGTCGTTGGAAAGAATCAATTATGAGTGTTGCTGAACAGGATTTTTGTCCTCTTCATAGGGATACACCTATAATGATGTCACCTGCAAAGAAGATTCTTGCAGAGTATCGTATGTTTATTGTTGATGGGAAGATAGTTACCGGTTCCGTGTATAGACAGGGAACTATGGGAATCTCTCATCTTAATAAACTAAATGGAGTATTAATGCCAGATGAGTCAGTCATATCCATGACTCAGCGTATGATTGATAGATGGCAACCTGCTGACGCATTTGTCATCGACATTGCTAAGACTCATGATGGGTTGAAGGTGATTGAAATAAACAATTTTAACTCTTCTGGTTTTTATTCCTGCGATGTCTATAAAATCGTTGACGCAATTGAAAGACTAATTGATGGGTAATATTCATTAAGGATATTACATAACTAATGATAATGGACAAAAATATTATTTAAATATAACACTGGAGTATTTCAATTGGCAGAAAGCTCGAATCATAATCGAGTCGTTGTGGGTTCAAGTCCCACCTCCAGTACCATATAAGAAGGGGGTGCTTTATGTATCATACTCAATGCAGATTAAAAAAGAAAATGGCAGATGGGGAAACTTTTCAAACATCATGGATTCCTAAAAAGTTTGCTAAAAAAGGTACGTTTGTTAGATTGAAAGATGATGATGGATGGGAAGTTGTTGGTGTATATGCTTCTATGTTAACCAAAGATGTACAAAAAAATGAACGAAATTATACCCACCATAGAAAAGCAACGGATATATAATGACTGATATTAATAAACGCCATGATGAATATGATAAAGAACATTGTTGGCAATATGATATTCGGTTAAATAATATCAATAGTGATATTACTGAGGCTATAAAAGCCGGATTAACTGAAAATGAGATATTATCATTAAATGCTTCTGATTTTTCAATTCAATTTGAAGAGAAGGGTAAAATATTACAAGAAGTGAAAGCATTTATAATAAGACATGAGTGGTTGGGTCGTATAGGCTTGTATCCGACTCATTTCTTTACTGCACGATATAAAGGTATACTTGCGGGTGTTGTTATCATGGATATGCCTAATGCGTTCTCTAAAATGCTTGGTGAAGATACTAAGAAGGTAGAACGTTTAATATCAAGAGGTGCCTGTGTATCATGGTCACCTAAAAATTTAGCTTCCACTCTAATTTCATTTGCAATGAAGTGGATGGTGGCAAATACTGAGTACAGATTGTTTTCTGCATACTCTGACCCGGCAGCAAAAGAGCTTGGTACTATTTATCAAGCATGTAACTTTTATTATATCGGTCAAAAAAGTGGAGCAACTGCTCAATTTAAAATCAAAAACGGGCGATGGGTGTCTGATAGATACTTTAGAAGTCGTTCAGTTTACAAAAGAATGGCAAAAGAACATGAAGTTGACTGGCAAAGGGATTGGCAAGATGGTGATAAGGTTAAATTTGACCTAATGCCTGAAGAAATTGCAAAGTCAATCAAACAATGGTCGAAAGATTTCATGATGTCTTGTGAAAAAAGGAAAATAAAACCGAAGCACAAATATGTTTATGTGTTAGGTTGTGATAAAAGAGAAACAAAAAAGTTAAGAAAGTTGTTTCTGTCAAGAAATAAAGTTTTTGACTACCCCAAAATAAGGGGAAAATAAATCAATTGAAAGAATGATGGTGAAAGACTTCTGGTCGCAAACCAGAGAATTAAACACAATGGCTTATGAAGAGAGGTCAGACAGTCATGGTTGGTGGGTATTGTGAGAATAGACCCTTCACACTTACCTTAGTTATGAGTACGCAACCTTACAGGTATCAAATCCTGTTCATTCTTTATAATTCAAATATGCTCTGGTAGCTTAGTCTGAATAAAGCACGGGATTTCTAATCCCGGTATCGTAGGTTTGAATCCTGTCCAGAGTGCCATTACATGGTTGGTTATTTTAAGTCTGGTGAGTAAGATTTTTTTGAAAATTTCATGAAAAGTAAAATTTAAATCTATCTTTATAGTTTAGTGTGGATGAATTCTAAAGCACTCTATTAAAAATATCCTGTTAATAGCAGGAAGATTGAGGTTCAAATCCTCGACCAATCACCAATTCAATGTTGATATGTTGGTATAGTTTAACGAGTTTGAAGCAGGAAGGAAACACATACGCTTATTACGAGGGTTGGGTGTTATACCGTGTGGATAATATTCGATTAATCGGGTTCGTGATGTCTGATTGGTGGAAAACAGACCTTGTTGATAGGAAAGATACTGGTTCGAGTCCAGTGACTAACATATATTTATTTGCGTCCGAGGTGTTGTGGTGGCATGGCTGACTCTTAATCAGTAAGGTGTGGGTTCGAATCCCACCGGACGTACTATTTTTAAAAGGAAATACAATGAAATTTAAAGTCGGTAAAAAATATCAAATTACATACGAAAACGACCAAGGTTCATTAATTGCTGAATTGGTTGAACTTCAATGTTTACATCCAGAAAATGATGAGAAAGTAACAGACTATGAATTCAAAAGAATATCTGGTGATGATAGATTATGTAATAAATATTTTACTGGTGGAGAAAAGAATGAAGTGATGGATAGAATTTTACTTCATGAAGCCAGAGTTAGACCGGAACATTTTCCATTACCTGCTGAACTTGTTAAAATACTGATAGAAAGAAAACAAATTAAAGAAATATAAAATAAGTATTGACATCACATGTCCCAAAATATATAATTATGTTAACAATTTATTAATTTAATTTTTAATTTAACATAAGGGGTTATCTTATGAGATTAACAAAACCTATTTTAATTTTACTATTTATCATTGGATTGGTTATGTCGGAAGATGTATTGAATGACCATATCAATGAAGTCCTCAATCAATCAACTATTACTAATTCTAATAATGTCGATTCATGCACAGATGTAGTTACAAGTACTATGAACCAATTCATAATTGAATGGAGTTGTGAAAAAGAAACAGAAAGTTTGTATAATCAATTTGGAATACTATCAAAAATGGTATTAAATGAAATTAATAAAGATACTAATTTTTTATTAACAGAAAATCCAAAGGGATGGTATTCAGAGTACACGTTTCCGTATAGAATAATTAATGGTAGAAAAGTCCGAGTACAGGTAAATATTAAAAATGCTTTATTAAATGGTTCTTTACTACCAGATGAAACGCAGTGGGAAGACGCAAAAAAACATTTTTATTTGTATGGTGTGCAAGGTATTGCATTTAAAAAGGCATGGGATGTAAATAATGCAACCATAGTTAGAATGACATATATGAGAAATATTTCTATTAATTATGACGCATGGACATCACCAAAACTTTATAACGCAAGTGCGGTTCCAAATGTTCCGGGTGATATTGTTATTCATAGGGGTAAAATTTATGAGTGTATGTATGACCATACATCACAAATAAATATTATGCCGGGGGCACTAAATATTTGGTACTGGAGATACATTAGTGATGTTACCCCAGATATTTTTGAAATAACTCAGTTTAATATTATTGAGCCATAATTTTTAAAATTGGTTCGTTTTTAATTAATAAAAGATATAAATACTTTTAGAAATGAAAATCAAATAGTGTAGTACCGACCCACTCTGATAAGGTGGAGAATCGTAATTGGTGTTGAGAATGTGGGTTCAACTCCCACCTACACTACCATAATCAAGGGATAGAGATAATCCTGTGGCTATAGTTTATTCCCAAGAATGGGTGTGAGTTACACGACGCAGTCGGATTGACAAGAATTTCGCTAACAATCTCGTAGATTATCTCTATCTCTATTAATTTTTAACGAATGGGTATGTATGGGCTGGAGAAGAGAAGTTAAAGAATGTTTAATTAGAGCATTTGGTTCTAAATGTGGTATTTGTGGATATGGTAAATGCAACGAAGCTCTGGAATTTCATCACTTAACACCAGAGAAAAAAGATTTTTCACTTTCAAATTTCAAATTTGAAAATGTGTCATCAATCATCAGCGAATTAAAAAAGTGTGTTTGTGTCTGTGGGAATTGCCATAGAGAAATACATAATGGCATCACGGAAGTCCCGGATGACATCATACGATATAATTGTAAAAAATCAAAAGATATCATAGATTTTTGTAAAGGGATTTATGAGACAATGATTAAAAAAAGAAAAAAAAGAAAAAACAAAATTAGATATAGAAATAAAAATGTAGTTTAATAAAGGGTATAGTTTATGAAAAAGAAATATAGAGACATCAATATTGATAATGTGCCATTTGCTTGGCGTTATCTTGGTGATGAATTTGGTGGTATATTGAGAATTTGGAAAGATGGGGCTTTTTTAAAAGAAATCCCAGTTGATGATTTTATGTCTCCAATGACACCTGGACTTGTTGAAAAATTTATTCGTAAATTTATATTGAATCAGGTAGTCGCCATTCCTATGAGTCGTGATAAGACAATGGAATATTTTGGAAATCTATTGAGACATGAATGTGGACACGAACTACATTTGTCAAATATCATAACTACTGAAGATGGTGAATATGCTGAGTGTGTTTGTCCTCAATGCCAAGTTGCTGTTAATGTTAATGTGGAAATTGTTGGGAGTGTATAGTGTTTGAAGCTGAAAATAGTACAGTTACTGTTAAAACTCAAGAATATCAAACGATGGATGATGTAATTGAATTACAAAGCAGTATAATTGCTGGATTAAAAACTCAAATAGAGATGATGGAAAGTCAGGCTGATGTCATGAAATCATTACTTGAATGTAAAAATGCATTAATTGAATATTATGAGATTGGTGATACATAATGATAGTTGTGACATGTGATGTTTGTGGAAAAGAAATCAATAATAATGATATACGGGTGACTATTAGTGTTGGAAAAATAGGATTGTCCCCGAAAAATGATGATTATAATGTTGTTAAACATTTTTGTAGAGAACATTTTAGAGAATTCGAAAAACAAATAGGTCGTTAGTTTAATGGGAAAACAGTTGGCTCCAACCCTTCCGATGTGGGTTCGAATCCTGCACGACTTGCCATTTTGTGGAGACACATCATGAAGAATATGAAAGATTTAGAGTTATATCATAAGTATCCTCAGATACTTGCGTTTGGATTTATTAATCCAGATGAGATAACAGACCCAAAATATTGGCTTGAACCTATATCATGTTATGGGATTCAATGTGATTATGGGTGGTATGCTATCATTGATAAGACATTATTGAAAATTCATAAATTGTGTAAGCAAGAAAATGCTCTTGATAAAGTTCGTATTGTTCAAATCAAAGAAAAGTTTGGTGGACTTAGAATTCATTATGAATTTTTGGGTGTTATTAACGATAATTGCAAAGAAATGATTGCAAAACATATCCGTGACGCTGAAATAGAAGCAAGTAAAACATGTGAACAATGTGGAAATCCCGGAAAATTAGTAAGAAAAGACTGGATTGAAACACTGTGTTGGAAATGTAGAATTAAGGATTTTTTTGGACATATAAATATTTTTAAATAACTAATTATAGAGGCACAAATGAATTTTTTAAAATATTATTTATTAGAAAATGAAATTAATGGATTGAGTGATATTGTTATTGAATGGTGGAAAAATTATAATCCTTTTGAAGATGAAGGATTGTATTTATCAGATATAAAAGAAATTTATCTTATTGGTAGTAGAGCTAAAGGTACACATCATGATAGCAGTGACTATGATGTTGGTATTGTATTTCCATCAGAATTAAAAGATGAATATGACGCAATTAAATTATCTGAAATTCTTCATCAAAAATATGGAAACACATTACCATTATTTAATGAGAATGATGTTGATTTGCAAATATTTTTTGATGATGATGATGAATTTAAAAAATATAAAAAATTGAAATTGAAATAAACTATTGACATCACTAATCACATTTATTATATTAGTGGTATAAAATTTATGTATAATTCAAAACATGGAGAATTAATATGTTTGGATAGGTAACCGGATTTACTTAGGTTCATAAACCTCCCTGATAATTAAAATTATTAGCAAATTAACTAATTTTTTTAATAATACAAGGGGAATATAATGAATTTAAGTGAAATAAAAAACAAATTAAAAATTGAAGCAAAACAACTTTCTGAATTGAAAGTTGAAATTAAAAAGTTAATGAAGTCTGGCAGTTATGCTGGTTCTGAACAGTGTGACCTTATAAATTTTAAACGCCATTGGAGACATAGGCACATAGCTTATTGTCTTATGAAAGGGACTGCAATTGAAAAAATTGAAAAATGTGTTCGTGAATATAACGAACCCAATCAGAAACTTATTGACAAGTACACCGGAGAGTTCACAAATGATTAAACCTTGTGACCCTCGAATGTATTTGATTCTTAGAGAAGACCTTGCTTACAAATATATACAAGGTGGTCATGCTTTAGCACAGTTAGCACTTGAACATAATAATAAGTTTAAAGAGTGGAATAATCAATATTTGATTTGTTTGTCTGTATTCAATGGATTAGCTTTAAATGATGTCAATGAAAAACTAAAAGAAACCTTTGGTGAATATGTTTTAAGACAATCTGTATTTGTTGAACCTGATTTACAAAGTCCATTACCAACTGCAATTGCTATATTTGAAAATGGGACTGGTGAAGTGTCATATGCTTTAAAAGACTTGAAATTGGCTACAAAGTAATTATTTGCACTTGTAGTTTAGGTTTGGTAAAACGATGGACCCTAAATCCATATAATCCGGTTCGAGACCGGGCAGGTGTATTTTATTGGAGATATTATGAAATTGATTTTTGATGATGGTAGAGAAATACCAATGGATGTTTTTTTAAATGACCTTAATAGTCCAGAAATGAGAGCTGAAATTACTAAAGAATTAGACGCACAACTTATTCGAACAATGAAAGCTGTTAAATCAAAAGATGTTACATTGTATTGCAAAAACGAAGAAGATGCATTTCATGAGTGTGTGGAGCCTAATGGTAGTTTTGAAAAAGAAAAATTACGACATCTCGTATTAGAAAAACGTACAGAATTTTATAAAATCATGAGTAAAGTAGATTAATATGGATATAGTTGAAGTAACAGCTCACTTTTTCAAAGAGGGTGATATTATAACCTATGAAGATTTTGAATCTGATTGTTTATTTGAAACTCCTTTTGATGAAACAATTGAGAATTATAAAGAACCGTTACCTGAAGGCACTGATGAGATTACAACAATCACCCACAGAGAACTCGGTGATGTGATTTTTACAAAAGACAATATCGTATTTTCTTTTAATTGGGTGGGTGTGGCAAGATGTCCAATGAATGCAACTGATTATATGGTTGAGGAATGTGGTATTGAAGATACATTTGGTGAAGATTTGGAATATTTTGTTGAAATAGCAAAAAGAAAATTAATCCCTGAACCAAAAAAATTAAGAACCATGAGTGAGTTTTTAAGTGTCATGAAAAAAAAGGACGAAGAAACCAAATATTTGAAATTCCTTCTCAAATATGAATACAAATCATGGAAAGATTTTGATGGAGAATGTGAAGAGTGGGATTGTAGTTATGAATGTAAAGGTGAATTAGAAATATAATAATATGCAGGAGTGGTGGAATGGAATACACGGTGCATTCAAAATGCATTGCTTTCGGGATTGAGGGTTCGAATCCCTCCTTCTGTACCAGTAAGAGGTGAATATGTTTAAAGTAAAATTACATTCTAATCATTATAGTGCAGTTGAATCAACTGATAACACGCTTAAAATGATTGGTGCATATATTGTGCGAATTGGTGATGATGTTGTATTTAATGATGATGGTTCTGTTTGTATTGAATCTGATAATGATGAATTTGTAAAATATGCAATAATTAATCAAGGGTATGTAAAATCTATTGTGGGTGTAAAAAGCCCTCCCAGAAAACCAAAAAAATATTTAAATATCACCGTTCCAGATGATGATTAAAATTGAAAAGGGATGTATGACAAATAAAACAGACTATACAAAAGAAATCAAAAAAATGAAACAGGAAAATACACATACGTTTAATAAATATTCAATGGTTCCTAAAAATTACATTGTTGATGAATTCGTTAAAGAAGCAGTTGCTGCTGTAAAAAGAAACGAACCTATTATATATGTTGCAGGTAAAGCAGGTGTTGGTAAATCAACTTTCATACATTACATACGAGAGATAACACGAAAAAACTGTGTTGTCTTAGCACCAACAGGAATTGCTGCATTAAACATTATGGGTCAAACGATTCATTCTTTCTTTCGGTTTCCTCCAAAATTACTAAGTAAAATGGATGATATCAAAAATAGGAATGATGAAGTGATTAATAAATTAGAACTCTTAATCATTGATGAAGTATCAATGGTTCGAGCGGATGTCATGGACTGTGTAGATTATTCTCTTCGTAAATGGAGAAAGAATAAAAATCCATTTGGAGGAGTACAAGTGCTATTATTGGGCGATTGTTTTCAGTTATCTCCTGTTATAACAAGGTATGAGGAAGAGGCTTTTTATAAGATGTATTCAAGTCCGTGGTTTTTTGATAGTCCTGTTCTTACAAAAAACAAAATGTTTTCTATAGAAATGAAAAATATTTACAGACAAAATGATGAAACATTTATCAAATTGTTGCATTGTATCAGGGAAAGAAAACATCTTGACCGTGCAGTTACATATTTAAACAAAATGTGTTATCATGAAAGTAAAGAATGTTCATTATACTTGACACCCACTAATGCATTTGCTGATATTGTGAATTCGTCATTTATGGACGCCATAACATCTAAACCAAGAACATATATTGGTAAGAAAAGTGGATATCTTAATTTGGTTGGAGATAAGCTCCCTGTACCTCAAGAATTAGTTCTGAAGGTCGGAGCAAGGGTTATGGTTAAAAAGAACATTGATGGGGCTGTAAATGGCTCTTTGGGTACTGTAACAATATGTGACCCTGATTTTGTTAATGTTGAATTGGATACAGGAACTGAAATTGAAGTTCGTCCTGAAACATGGAGCACATATACATATGAATATAATAAAGAAATTGATTCAATTGAAGCTGTAGTGGCTGGAAAATATACACAAACGCCCCTCGTTTTAGGATGGGCTGTGACAATTCATAAAGCACAGGGTCTCACTTTAGATAGTGTAGAACTTGATATGGGGGATGGGTGCTTCGCATCGGGTCAAGCATATGTTGCATTATCAAGGTGCAAAACACTTGAGGGACTATCTTTGACAGTCCCTGTTCGTGAAGATGATGTGATACTTGACCAGAGAGTAATTGATTTTCATAATAAAATGTTTGGGGAAGAATAATGGCAACATTAATATTGAGTGATGGTGAAAAGTTGGATGGTATAATCACATTGGATGAATGGGGTATACCCATGATTGATATTGATAACATTGATGTCATCATTCATAAAAAAGGAAAAGAAACAAAAATCTTAAAATCACCTTTTAAGAAATTAAAAATATAAATACAGATAAAGAATAGAACATAACTGAGGAAGTGTACAGCTTCAGGACAGCAGGAGTGATGAGACGAGGTTGTAAAGACTGCTAATGGTGGTAAAGGAGAAGTGTTCGAAAAAACGTATTCGGATATAACAGGTTAATTAAACTCCAATCGTGGCGAAATTCTGGTCGCTCCACAATATACATAAATGTTTGTTTTATTCTTTTTAATGCGGATGTAACATAATGGCTTAATGCTTTACATTTCCAATGTGAATAACGGGGTTCGATTCCCCGCTTCCGCTTATTTTTATTTCGAACCTTCAATGGGAATTTGTATAAATACTCATATGGAGGATGGATTAATGAAAAAATGCGAGAAATGTTCAAAAGAACATAATGGGGATTATGGAAGTGGGCGATTTTGTTCACAGCAATGTGCGATATCGTTTTCGAGTAGTAAATGTATTGGAACAAAAAAAGTGAACTGTATTGAATGTGGAACTGAATTATACGTTGATAAAAGAGCAAGTTCAAAAGTATGTAAATGTGATAATTGTAGAAAACAAAAAAAATTCAAGGGATTGATATATTGTTTACATTGTAATAAATTAATACCAAAACGAAAACGAGCTAAGTTTTGTTCTCAAAAATGTAAAAATACATATACAAGAAATTTATATATTACCGAGTGGAAAAATGGCAATATTTCTGGTAATGATATTGGTGGTACATTATCATCTATAGTAAGAAGATATATTTTTGATAAATATAATAGTAAATGTCAAAAATGTGGGTGGTCAGAAATACATTCATTAACTGGAAAAATACCATTACAAATAAATCATATTGATGGGAACTATTTAAATTCAAAAGAAGAAAATTTAGAATTGATGTGTCCAAATTGTCATAGTTTAACACCAAATTATGGGTCGTTAAATAGAGGATTTGGTCGTAAAAATAGAAAAAGATAAAGCGGGATTAATTTAGTGGTAGAATATGACATTGCCGATGTTGAAACGGGGTTTCGATTACCCCATCCCGCACCAAATTCAAAAAAGGAAATAATGATGAGTTTAGTTGAACAAAGAAATGCTGTTGAAATTGATAAAAATTTAAAACCAAGTGTGACAACCAAAATATCGTCATCCGATAACCCTGATGACATAATATTTGAAATGACATATAATCCTGAATTAGTTCAAGATGTTGAAGCTATAACTCGAACTAATGCATTTGACAAAATACGAAATGCTATGTATGATGTTGTTAGAGCTGTTGAGGAATTTAATTATGCACAGAAACGACATGAAGACGGAGAATACTAACGAATGTTCTAAATGTGGGGAACTTCGAAAAGATAAATTAAAATTACAACGTCAAGAATTAATGATGACAGAGAACTTGAAAAAATAAATGGGCGTGTGGTTCAGTTGGTATAGAGCGTCTGCCTTACAAGCAGAAGACCGAAGGTTCGAATCCTTCCTCGCCTACCATAGTTTAAAAAGGAGAATTAATGGAAGAGCATACAGAAGGACAAAAAAAGTATTATGCGAGTAACCCTCCATCATATTGTGAATCTATAGTTTGTAAAGAATGTGGTGATTTAATGATGGGGACAAGATGAAGTTCTTCAAACCCAAAGGTTATTTGGCGTATATGTAGTACATGTGAGGAGAAGTTGAAATGAAAAAGAAAAAATGGAATGCCGCTTATATAATTGTTGGCTTTGGTCTTCTTAGATTTGTGATAGGATTGATATATCATTATTTTCATAAAAAGAAATCTAATAAGGAATCTGTTGTTGAAAAAGTTGAAGACTTTTGGTTTGCTCCTGATTCACAATCATTAAAGAAATGTGACGATTGTAGTGTATCTCTTAATGATTTACAAATATTGAAAGGGAAATTTGGGATGATTGGTTCTGGGTCTGATAAATATAAATATACGAATGATGTTAAGGATGTATTGCAAAGTATTGAAAATATGTCTAAATTATATGACCCAGATTTTAAAGGGTGTGGTGGTTCTAAAGGATGTACTAATAGAGAACCGAACGATAAAGACTATGATTGTAAAGAATGTTTTGCGGATATTAATACGGCAATGAATTATTTATGGAAGAATTAAACAAATGAAACATATCATTGGTATAATGATTGCTTTAACAACGATGTCATTAGTAATTATTTTTAACAGAACACCAAAAAAATTATCTGAAAATGATAAAATAAAACAAAAGTTTTCAAATGATATAAATAAACACATGAAAGAAATATCAACTAATTTTGCTAAAATATATGGTAGAGAAATGAGTGATGAAGAATGTATAGGATATAACGTTGATTTATTTGAACTTATACATGATGAGATTAACGAAGTAAAATATCAGGCGGAAAAATGAAAAATTTAATCGGATTATTAATATTATTATTCACAACTTTACTTACGGTGTTCTATAAAAAGAGACCTAAGAAAAAGAAAACTCGATATGATAAAGTAAAAGAGAATCCTAAATTTTACAAAATGATTAATTTTAGTAATGTAAAAGAACTTATTGATGGTGCAAGACTTCAAGTATGTGAAGATGGTGGCGATTGGGATACTACTGGTGATGTTCCCCCTCAATTCGAAGGTGCTGATTTGCCTGAAGTTATTCCTACACATCCAAATGATAATATTAAAACGGGATATAAAGGGGAACAAATTGAAGACTCAGGAATAATATATTCACCTTATATTTCAGTAGAACGAAATATTGATAAATCTGTAAAAGAATTTTTAGACGAGGAAGAAGGTAATGCACTATAAAAATATCTGTACTATATGTGGTAAAATTTGTGAACAATGTGAATGTCCGGGAGATAAAGTCATAATTGATGTTGTTTGTGATGACTGTAAATCTGAAATGTATCATGCTAATGGTGTTACCATTAATGAAAAAGAATTATGTGAAGAGTTAAAATTATCGAGTGATTTGAGTGACCAAAAAACATTTGGGATATTTATTGACAATCCATTTCCATTTTGTGTATCATTAGTTACTTTAATTAAAAACAATATTAATGAAAACACAGAGGGTATTATTACAAGTCCTCTTGTGTGTGTGATGTTGGTTGGTTCTAATCTTAAAAATTCTATTGATGAAAGTTTTGTTCAAAATTGTGAAGAATTTGTTCATGATTGTGAAAAACTATGTGAAGAAGTTTTAAAATTTGAAAAATTACAACGTTTTGGATATTTCAAAGGGATTCCAGTTTATCGTAATGTGTATGCCAAAACAAATTATATAACTTTCAATTAGTTATCATTACCCAAGGATGTCACATGGTATTTTATGATACCGTATTAAAAAAAATAAAATATTTTACAGAGCAATGTGATGAAATATCAGATTTTGATATATCTGTAAAGGAATATGTTGAGGAAACATATCCAACATCTGGACAAATACAAATAGATTATGAAGATTTATTTGAATCAATAAAAGAATTGTCATCATTAGGAATTGAAGTTACATTTTTTGAATTTCAATCTGAACAAATGATTTCAATAGAATTTTATAATATATCATTGAAAGGAATATTGTAATGGCTAAAAAAGGCTCAAAGAATGCGATAGAAAATCGTGGTAAAAGGACAATAAAAACTTGTGATGTTTGTAATCAAAAGCAAAAAGCAATCATGGTATTACCAAAAAAGAAATTGGTATTTGAATGCATTTGTGGATTCAGAACAAAACAAGGTGATATGGTGGAATTATAATATGCCAAAAATAATACCAACACCAGGTGTGTATAGAAGTGAAGCTACATGAAGTGTTGACTCTGAAAGAGTTTCTTTCATAAATATAACAGCGGTAAGTGAGATTAATTTCAAAAGACATACCGATGAGAATGGTGAAGTGTCAAGAGAGAGGATTGTTGATTGTATACCTCCTACTTTGATAAAGTAAGAAATCATCCTAATGTAGTTTCCATTGCAGGGCGAGCACCTGTATGGTTTAAAGGAAGAGAATACAAAAAACTGGCACCAAAGTACTGGTTTTTTAAATTATACAAACAAGACGGTGATGTTGACTACTACGTAGAACAATATTACAAGAAAGTTCTGAGCAAATTAAATGCTCAAACAGTGTATGATGAATTGGGTGAAGATGCAATCATAACATGTTGGGAAACAGGGCAATTTTGTCATCGTTATCTTGTATCAAGTTGGTTTAAAGTTGAATTGGATATAGAAATTGGAGAATGGATTGGATAAAAACATTTCAATTAAATATTGTCTTGAGTGGTTACAAAATATAAATATGTATACAGACCTTGAGATTAATTGGGTACAACATTTCATTGATGAGACTTATAAAGACACTGAAGAATTTAGATTTAAACATCAAGGTATAACAAATAGGTTATGTCTTGTAAGAATAAAAAAACAAGTGTGTTTATCTTTAGCTCAGTATTCTGTTTCAGGAGTTGTGATTGATATCACTAAAACTCGTGAGTGTGCTGAAAAACGAGAAAAACGAATAATGGAAATAATGAGGATACTTAATCCTCCAGATTTTATAATAGGATAGGAGTTATACAATGTCCGTGAGATTAACAACTTGTAATAAATGTGGTGGTACAAATTTGGAAACGATTAAGGAAATTAATCCAGACACAACTCGTTCAAACATGAAAGCTATTTTAAAATGTAAATGTGGTTATGATGATGAATATTTGATAACATCACATTATCATAATGAACAAAGACGTAAAGGATTTAGAATATGAAAAACATGGTTATGATTTTAAATTAATTTTAGAACATAACGAAATATAGATATAAATATAATAGAGGGGTACTCTAATTGGTAAGAGACACGATTGCTAATCGTGTGTAGGTGTATGAACTATACCGATGAGGGTTCAAGTCCCTTCCCCTCTGCCATTTTTAAAGGTTTTTATGATACGTAAAAAGAAATGTAGTAGTTGTTGTTATTATTACAAATGGAAAAATGACAACCATAAAAATTCTGGATTATGTGATTACTATGACAGTAGGGTAGATTCTGGAAACGGAAGATGTGAAAACTGGAAAGGTATAAAATACAAACGAAAAAAAAGGATGGGGCATTTAAAATGTCTCGTCCTTCTTTCTTTTAATTATTAGGATTCCTATAACCAATTTTTTAATCAACTGGTTTTTGTTAATACTTATATATTTTGTTTCTATAAATATTTTATATAAATAATTATATATATATTGACAAGTATTTAAAAATATTATAGAAGTAAAATCCCTATGGGTGACAGAAAGAAAATTAAAGCTCGATTGAAAAAGGGCTAATTTATAAATTGAAGGAGTTGGTAGTGTCTGAACAAGTATTAAAATTAAACGCTGCTTATATGCCATTAGAAGTTATGTCTTGGCAGGACGCAATTTCAGATTGGGTGAATGGTAAAGTTGAAATTATTGAAGAGTATGAAGATAAAATTATACATAAAAAATATGATAAATATCTTGATAGTTTTTCAGATATTATTAAAATGCCAGCGGTTGTAAGATTGCTCCACTTTGTTAAACCCAACAAAAAGGTTAAATTCTATCAAGCATTCACAAGAAAGAATGTATTTGATAGAGATAAAGGTAGATGTCAATATTGTGGTTGTAAAGTTTCTCTTAGTAACTTTACATATGACCACGTTCATCCTCAAAGTAAGGGTGGTGAGACAGTATGGAAAAATATTGTATGTTCATGCTCTGATTGTAATAGCAAAAAAGGTAATAAATCTTTAAAAGAAGCGGGTATGTCATTACGTCATAATCCGGTGGCTCCAAAATTAGCTGACAATTATCATGGTGGTATGATAGCAAGGTTAAAACGTATGAAAAATATTACTGATAATGATAAATGGGTTAATTACTTATACTGGAATGTGGAACTTAAAAAATAAGGAAATACAAATGAACGAAACAAACGAAATAAAAAGTGCCAATAATTTACTCTTTGAATATGATGATGGATATGATGTTGAAGAGGAAGAGGTTATTGAGGAAGAGGGGAATGATGAAGGTATTGTAAAAATATTTTACAGTGACTTTGATTTGGAAAAACGTACAGATATTCTGAGAGCGATTGATTCTGCAAATGAGTTTATTGATGTATTTGGTGATGAACTTGTTAGAGAAGCAATTGAAGATGAATTAAAAAATAAACCTCTTTTTATAATCACAGGAGAGGGAATTATTAATAAAATGAATTTAGATTTTTAGGAGAATTAATGAAAAAGATGTTTTTAATTGTGTTATTGATGTGTATGTTTATATTTGGTGGTGATTCCACATTTACTTTTAATTATTCAGAATGTCCTACTGATGGATTGAGGACTATTATTATAAAAAATGATACTACTTCAATATTTGATTTGGATAGTATTATAAGAAATTCCGTTCCAATCAATTGGGATAAGGAAATTTACAAATTTTCACCTTATATTATTACAAAAAAAGAAGATTCGTTACCCAAAATAAAATTGAAATAACTATTGACATCAATATGACAATATATTATATTGATGTCTACTAAATTGAAGACTCCTACTTTTGTAGAATTAATTATTTAAAATATTTATTGACTTCTCAAATTTAATTAAGTATATTATGTTGAACTGCTTGTTATTAATTTAAATTAGGAGGAAAATTATGAAAGATAAAATTATCACAAAGAAAAATTTAATATATAAATTTGAAACTTTAGGACTTGATAATGAAACTGATATTGCTGAATTAAATAACTGTAATGATAAGTTTCAAATTATAGATATGTTATTAGAAGTAATAAAATTTATCAATGATGATGGTAATTTCAAAGTTGTATAAGTAAAGAAACTAAAAATTGGAATGGTTTTGATTATTATACTGGTGAAAAATTATTAACTAATTCAAAAGAATATAATAACCCTATGTATAGAACCATTGATCACAAGATTAATATATATATATATATATATCATGGATTCATGAATAATATGAACCCATGTGAAATTGGTCATTTAAATAATTTGTGTATAACAAGTAAAAGAAATAATAGTATTAAAAAACATAAAAATAATATTTAGGTATTGATAATTAAATGATAATTTATTATTTTTATAAATATATTGAAAATGAGGTAGTTTATGTCTAAAAATTTTATAAAAACAGAAAATGGTGCAATACAATATGAACATTGTGGAAACCACGCAATTGAATTTTTTAGTAAAGCCGGGTCGTTACGTGGAACATCAAGAGATGGTGCTAATGCTTTAGATTTATTCCAACCAATTTGGTATTCTGGTAATTATGAACTTGCAATGAAATTATTATTTTGGGTTAGAGATGCAAGGGGTGGTGCTGGAAATAGACAAGGATTTAGAAATTGTTTAAAATGGTTGTCGAATGAGTCACCTGAATGGGTTGCTGCAAATATAATGTATATACCCGAACATGGTAGATGGGATGATTTGCGTTCAACGTTTAATAGTGACGTCGAAGAAACTGCTGCGTCTGCATGGGCTGAAAAGATTGCTGTTAAAGATTTCTTAGCTTCGAAATGGGCAAAGAAAAAGGACAAACAAATCTTAAGAGCTTTGAGACAAATGAAGGTTGTTCGTGAAATTGGTGAATTCCGTAGATTACTTTCTGCTGGTCGTAAGAATATTGTAGAAACTCTCCTTTGTAAAAAGCAATGGAATAAAGTGGACTACGAAAAATTACCATCAAAGGCAATGTCTCTTTACACAAACGTGTTTAATAAGCATGATGAAGACCGTTTCTCATCTTATAAAGACGCTCTTGTAAGTAAAGACCCGAAAAAGAAAGCAAAAATCAATGCTTCTGTGTTGTTTCCACATGATTGTTTGAGAACTGCTGAAAATGGCGACTCAAGAATTGCGGACGCACAATTTGACGCATTGCCTAATTATATGGAAAATAATGATTTGAGAATTCTTCCAATCGTTGATTCATCTTCTTCAATGAGAAATATCGTTGGTGGTTCTATAAGAGCTATTGATGTGAGTCGTTCTCTTGGATTGTATTGTTCTGACAGAATCGGAAAGGGAAATCCTTTCTATAGAAAGTATGTACAGTTTTCAAGTGAATCTCAATTAACAGATTGGAGTAAGAAACCTGATAACACTCCATACACATTTTCAGAAGCTCTAAAACAAACTCATCTTTTCGATAGAAGTATTGCAAGTACTGATATTGTAAAGGCTCTTGATACTATTTTAGAATATGCTGAATTATTTAATGCTACTGATGAACAAATTCCGAATTGTCTATTGATTATTTCGGATATGCAATTTAATGGTAACGGTGGATATGGATGGAATACTGGATGTAAAAATTCTGGAGCTGAAGTATCAGTTGCAATCGACAGATGGGAAAAGGCTGGTTTCAGTCGTCCTAAGATTGTATATTGGAATACTTGTGGTATGGGAGGCTCGCCAGAAAAAGCTAACTCAAAAGATGTTGGACTTGTCTCTGGATTTTCACCTGCTGTTCTTACTTCTGTACTTGGTGGAAAAGATTTCACACCTTTTGCTATCATGGAAAAGGCTTTGGAAAAATACCAAGTGAATGTACCTGAATAAAGATGTATAAATATGAGTAGGGTGAGATTACCCTACTTGTTTATTCAATTTTGAAAGGTGGATACGATGTTTTTTAAATCAATCAAAAAAATATTAAGACATATAAAAGAACGCAATTCCAGAATGCGTCAATTAAAAGATATCAATGAAATTCTTAAAGCTAAAGTAAAATGTTCTGAACATGATGTAGTTCAATCATATCTTAATGGTCATTCCAACACATGGACAATGGTTCAGGTTTGTTTATATGATATGTATAAAAATATGGAACTATTGGATTATGGTTCATTGATTACAACAATGGCTAAGAGACTTGAATCATATGATGTGAATAATACACTTCGTGAAGAGAAATTAAAACAGTTTGATGAAGATTCTGTATATAGAAAACAATTGACGGGAGATGAGGACGTAAATGATACTAATGATAACAGTAATAGTTAATTTCATATTAATGGTATGTATATTGTATGCGTTGTATAGGATAACAAGACAATATAAAAACAATACCAAATCAAATATTGCATTTAAAGAACAATTACATGATGTATTTGATGAGGTAATATTAAAATTAATTGGAATAATGTCTAAAGTTGATGATGATAGACAAAAATCACTTGATTTGATTTCCAAAATCGTTGATAAATTAGACAAATCCAAGATAAAGTTGATGAGTGTACAGCGGACGCATGAAAATTTAGACAATACCGTTACCGAATTAGTGAATTCCATTAATCGGGAAATGAAAAACCTACACATACCCATTACTACAAACAAAGAAACTGCAAGATTAATAAAATCCAGGTCTTTAGAATTGGTTACTATTATAAAAACATTAAAAACTAATACAGATAACTTAAAAAATAAAATTGACAAATTGAAATAAGGAGAAATGAATGCCTACGTTTGATTACCTCTGTAAAAAATGCGGAAAAGTAAAAGAATTTAACACAAGTTCACACATGCCAAAGGGTATGCAACCACCGGATGATATGTTGTGTATAGAACGTATCCCTAAAGAGTGCAAAGATGGTAAAACTCGAAATTATCAATGTAAAGGCGACTTGGAAAAGATGTTTGGTGGTTCTACGGCATTTGATATTGTAGGGTATTGTTATGAAAATGAATATGGTAAGAAAGCATGGAAAAAAAATATGTCACAGTCAGAACAAGCTGAAGTTTTAACTGGTAATAAAAATCCATATTAATTTAAAATATTTTTAATTCTGTTCAAAAATGGGAGATACCGCTCCACCTAAAAAGTAATTAAATATTATATTGCTAAGAAGCAGAATTTAAATGTGTAGGATAAAATATAATGAATGTGTTGAGTACTTTTAATGGTATGGGATGTATCTGGATAGTTTTAGACCGATTAGGTATTAAGGTTAATAAACGTTATAGTAGTGAAATTGATAAATATGCCAACCAAGTAAATGATTATAATTACCCAGATACTATACAACTTGGTGATGTTTGTAATGTACGAGCTGAAAATTTAGAACCGATTGATTTACTTGTTGGGGGAAGTCCATGTCAAGGATTTAGTTTTGCTGGCAAACAATTAGCATTTGATGACCCACGGTCAAAATTGTTTTTTGAGTTTGTCCGATTACTAAAAGAATGTAGACCTAAATATTTTTTATTCGAGAATGTAAGAATGAAGAAAGAATATTTAGATATTATATCAGAACATCTGGGTGTTGAACCAATTTGTATTAATAGTGTATTAGTATCAGCACAAAATCGTGTTAGATATTATTGGACTAATATTCCTAACATTAAACAACCTGAAGATAAAGGAGTATTATTAACAAATATTATAGAACATGGATATGTTGATAGAGATAAAAGTTATTGTGTTGATGCACATTATTTTAAAGGTGGGGATTTAAAATCATATTTTGATAGATGTAGACGGCAGTTAGTTTTTGAAACGCCACATGGTTTCAATAAAGGGGGTTTTAATTTTAAAGATAAATTTAATATATTACGTGTCACAACCCCATATAATTATGCTATATTAGATGGTGTTGAGTGGCGAAAATTAACACCAATTGAATGTGAAAGATTACAGACAGTACCAGATGATTATACTAAAATTTCGAATTTGTATAAATACTTTATGTGTATTACACAGGAAATAAATAACAATGGAGTATTTTTATGCAAAAACAAAAATGTAGTGTTAGCGGATGTAATAGACAAGCAACAACACATAAATATGGAGAACTCTGTTCTTTACATTATAAACGATATGAACGACATGGTTCAGTTGAATTACCTAAAAAACTATTTCAATCAGAACAAAAATGTAAGTATTGTGATAGAAAAATTGGAGAAAAGGGTGGCGGTGCAAGAGGAATGTGTAATAAACATTACCAAAATTGGAGACGACACAGAGACCCATTATTCTCAGATAATCAAAAAAATAAATTGGGAAGTCGTGGATACAGAAAACGTATTAATGGTAAAGACGTTCACAGGAAAGTTATGGAAGATTGTATTGGACGACAACTTACAAGTAATGAAAAAGTTCATCATATCAATCTTGATAAAATTGATAATAGAATTGAAAATCTTTTCATTTGTAATGGACAAAGTGAACATTCAATTATCCATAGACAACTTGAACAAATTGCGTCACAACTTATTGAAAGTGGAATTATCGGGTTTAAAAATGGAGAATATTACATTTGTGAGTAATAGTCAACGGTATAAGATGTTAGGTAATGGTTGGACTGTTGATGTTATAGCACATATATTAAAAGGATGTTTATAAATGAGAATTGCTATTGATTTGGATGACACACTGTTCGATAATACTATACCCTTTGATGTAATACGAGATTTAAAGCTAAACCCACTATTAAGAAGCCAATATACATACCATTTGAAAGAATTAGGTGTTGTAGGTCGTGATGAATGCTATAAGAGGTTTAAAATGCCAGAGTATATGTGTAAATTCAAACCAACATATGGCTCAAAAAAGAAAATTAAAGAGTGGAAATCCGCAGGTCATTACATGGCTTGTGTAACCGCTCGTGATAATAAAATAAAATGGGGGACGGTTGGTATGATAAAGACCCACTTTCCCGAAATAACCAATATTGTATTGCTTGGTAGTTTTGATAAGACTGCTCATTTTAAAGAAAATGACTATGATGTTGTTATAGATGATAGACCAGAGACTATTATTGACGCTTTAAACACTGGTGTTAAGAAAGCATTCTATATATCCAATCATAACACACCCCATAATCATTCTTTCCCTATAAATGACTCCTGTGTAGTGCAAGTAAAAGGACTAAAAGATATAAAATTATGATTCAAGCTCAAATACCTTTCCCGTCTATTGTTGAAAATACAAATGTAAAAATGACATTCGGGAAAATTATTAACTATTTTGACCCATTCCGTGGTCGAAATAGAAAGACTAAAGTGTTAGATGTGACAAACACACACTATTGGTCTCAAGAAAACAGTAAACTGTTTGATGTGACAAAGACAAACAACATCACAGGATTTGCAAAAGACTTCAAATACAACATTATCTTTTTTGAAACCCCTCGTAATAAAAATTTCGATGATGTTTTAAAAAGCCACATAGGGCGTTTTAACGCCATGTTATTTAAATATGGTGTCTTAGTTGTCAGAATTACAGATTTTAGGTGTATGGGGCAGCTACGTGGCTCATATGACGTGAAAGAGTGTGCTGAGAAGTCTGGATTTGTGTTAAGTGATGTCATTGCATATAAAAATCGAATCATTTATGATGAAACTCCCCAAGATGGAGTAAAAATAAACCATTCATATTTCATGATATTTAAAAGAAAGTCTGATTTAGCCAAAATATAAATATTAGTGATATTTATGACTATATTGAAAAGCTGAAGGAGATTTAATGAAGATTTTATTTAAAGATAAAAAAGATTTTACAAAAAAATTACAAAATGACTTATCAGAACATTATTTTGTAGGTGGTCGGGATACATTATCCCATAGCATGTTGGAATGTGAAGTCTTATCTGTTAAAACAAGCAAGGTTGATAACAAGATAATTCGTCAAATGCCTAACCTCAAGTGGATACTTAATAGAAATTATGCTCCAGATAATATTAATTTGAAACATTGTCAAAATAATAACGTTGGTGTAATAAATATTTCATATACAAAGTCTCCTATACTCGAATGGTTACAATCAACAATCAAAAAAGAGTATTATTTGCCATATTATACTGTATTTACAGCAGGGGATACAGGCAAATTACTTAATAAAAACTATAAACATGTCCAACACCTCAATTTAGAATCATCAGAAACATCAATATACAATGCAATTTATTCAACAAACACCCTTATTGTTGATTTGCCAATTACTGATAAAACAAAATGTATAATTAATAAAGATATTCTTGAAACTTTACCTATTGACGCAAAAGTAATTAATCTTGGAGATGGAAAAGTAATCAATAATAAAGATTTATTAAATGCGATTAAATCTGGTAGGGTAGGGCATGTTACAGCGGACTTATTAGATTCAAATTATAGGAAAGAGTTGCTTGAAACTGGAAAAGTTATCTGGACTAAGGGAAAAGCATGGAAAACAAACTTCAATATGTCTAATTATATTAAGGTGATTAAGAAAAACATCACATTGTTGTTGGAAAATAAACCAACAAATGTAATTTTAGAACGTGAAAATTTTGAAGTAGAAGTATTTTGGGAATAAAAATGGGGCAATGCCCCATTTATTATTTAGCAACAACATGAGCACCCAAATATATTAACGTTGCCTTTGAAGGTTTCATTTTTATCATTTCTTTTTTTTCACAATCTGATAAAAATTCTCTGAATTCATTCTCACTTATATTTGTTATACCATTTAAAGCTCCAAAAAATTCGGATTTATTTAAAACTTTCACTCTATAAGTGTTTATCCCACCATAAAAATACACCTCTTCCATATAATTCCTCCTATACAACTACAAGATTTATAAGTTCAATTGATATTGGTTTTTGTTTAATTATACCTTGCTTTTCCACCCCGGATATAAAAAGTGATATATCCGCACGTTCCCGATTGCCAGTTTTAAACTCATCATAGGCAGCTCGGTATTCATTATCCTTTAGTATCACATATTGGAAATATACCAAATCATTGTCTTTGTTGTATATTACTACAGTTTTTCTCATCATTCCTCCATTGTTTAAATTAATAATACAATACAATATATATTATGGGATTTGTGTTGTCAATAAAAAAATGTAATTTTTATCTTGACAACTCTTTGACCATGAATTATATTTTTTTAAATTAAATGTTAAAACCTATTCAAAGGAGTTTTTTATGGACGTATTATCACAAGTTATTTATCAGAACATAGCATTGATTGGTATGATTTTTATTATTGGTTTTCTTTTTATCCTGTTATTATCAATAATTTCAAAATCAAAACAAATTCTCGCTATCAATCATGTGTTGGAATTCGACCAAGGTGATTTATCAGAACAACAGATGAAAATTAAGTGGATTATTAACCACTCTATAAAAAATATGTGGGTTGGTAGACCGGATGTTAAACATATGGCACATATACCCCGTGTTTCAGAATGGGAAAATTAAAAAGTTTCATTTAGGGGTTGACAGCACATTTACCATGAATTATATTAGTATTATATAAAATTATTAAAATCTTTTAAAGGAGATAAAATATAAAATATGAATTATCAATTAAAAAAAAATGGAATTGGTTCTTGGAAATTATCACAAGGAAACAATGGTACAAATGAAATTAATCAAAAATTCAAATCAGCAACATCAGCATTAAATTTTGTTTCTCAAAAAAAGAATACTGTATTGTTTTTTAGAGAACACATAGTAGTTGACGCTGACCTTGCAAAACGGTTGGATAGAGTTAAATTCATGGATACAATTAGAAACAACTATCCTGAAGTCGATACTGTTAAATTTTCTGGACAAACAACTCGTGTTACATTATATGATGGTCGTTTTGGAACAACAATTTGCCACGAAAATGATACTTACAGTAAACAAGCAGGATTTTTATTTGCTTATAACAAAGCACGTGTTAAAACAATCACTATAGATAATATCAAAGCAATGGAACGGCACCAAATGAAATTGCAGAAACAAATTTGTGACACTCAAATGAAAGAAATGTTTGGAACAACAGAGTCTAAATTTGAAGATATTATTGAATTTATATCGAAACTATAATCGGGTGGGGACTCCCGCTTATTATTTAGGAAAAGAAAATGGAAAATGTGACTATTGAAAATCATAAAACGTTTGATTCCCCACATTATTTTTTAATTACATTTGTTGCAGAAACTTCAAAAAATGATTGGGATCATCCAGAAGTTTCTTGGAAAATTCCCGAAAAAACATTTTATACTGTATATAAAGAACGTAAGAAATGGGAAGAACAAGTTAAACAATATGTTGAAAATGGTGTGTCACACATGGCAGGGCATTGTGATAAAATATATAAAGTAAAAACCACTTATGAATTGGAGTAATTAATGAATGTAATATATGATAACGATAAACAACGGTTACCAATTAAAAATTGGGCAACTGATTTAGAGCAAGGTGCGATTGACCAAGCTATGAATTTAGCTAATCATCCTGCAATATTTAAACATGTGTCAATAATGCCTGATGGTCATCAAGGGTATGGAATGCCAATTGGTGGTGTTATTGCTACAAAAGATGTGGTTATTCCAAATGCTGTGGGTGTTGACATTGGATGTGGGATGGCTTTTCTTGAAACTAATATCCCAGTTTCGATATTAACATATAATTGTGATACTCAAAATAGAAGTATTGTAAAATGTGTACTTGATAGTGCTCGTAGAGTTATTCCAGTTGGATTTGGAAGACATAAAACTCAACAAGAATGGGTTGGATTTAATTCAGCACCTGAATTGGATATAATTCAAGAAAATCTTGATGTTGCTCGGTGTAGTCTTGGAACCCTCGGTGGAGGAAACCATTTTATCGAATTGCAGAAAAATTCTAAAGGGAATTTATGTATTATGTTGCACTCTGGTAGTCGTAATCTTGGATACAAAGTCTGTGGACATTTTAATAAACTTGCTGAAGACTTGAATGCAAAATATTGGTCTAAGGTTCCACTGTCATGGGAATTAGCATTTCTACCAATGGATACTCAAGAAGGTCAAGATTATGTCACCGCTATGAATTTTGCACTTGATTTTGCAAAACAAAATAGATATGTGATGATGGAAAGATTTAAAAGCCTTGTTTTCAATCTAATTGAAAAACATTATGGCCATATATCAAAAACTGTGTCTATGGAAGTAAATGCCCATCACAATTACGCCGCAACGGAAAACCATTTTGGTGAAAATGTGATGATACATCGTAAAGGTGCTATTCGAGCACGTGAAGGTGATATGGGAATTATTCCGGGGTCAATGGAAACACAATCTTATATTGTCAAAGGTCTTGGTAATAAAGATAGTTTTGATTCTGCAAGTCATGGTGCTGGTCGAGTGATGTCAAGAACTAACGCTCGTAAAACTTTTAACATTGATGATATGGTTGCTCGATTTAAGAAAAAGGGAATTGAAGTTTCAACTCCAGATATTTCAAAAATACTTGATGAATCCGGTCCTGCTTATAAGGACATCGCTCAGGTGATTGAAAATGAAAAGGATTTAGTTGAAGTTGTTGAAATTGTTTCACAAATTGGTGTGATAAAGGGATAGATTATGAGATATATTTTATTTGGAATCTATTTTGTGTTAGTTTTGATGTGTTTCATTGAAAAGAACGATGATGGCACAGTTAAAATTACGCTTGATATTGAAGAAGCAAAAGAAACAATCAATAAAAAATTAGGTAGAGATACCGTTGCAACGTTCACTAAAAAACAACAGAATGTCGTAGTGAAAGATGTTGCAACGGAAACTCCCTTAATACCAAAAAGTAAATATGGGGATTTTATAAATCATGTATGTGACCCATCAGAACTCGTTGCAATAACGTACCATGTGATTGATAAACCATTAATTGTATTGCGGATATTTAAAAATGAAAAGGAAGAATTTGAATATTCTTATGGTCTTAGTGATGGAATGTCAACCAACACACATGATGGATTTATCTTCCATAGTAATAACAAATATAATATCGGTGATGAACTATACATCACTGATTAATCTTTTTCAAAGGGGATTGTATGAAAGAATTTATAAACAAACATAAAAATGATTTCATGTGGTTTATAGGGATTAGTATATACGCATTTGCTGTAACTGGTCACCAATGGGCGATTAATATTTATGGTCTTATTTTATGGCTTGGGGGGTTTATAATGGGGTTAGGTACTCTCACATTTGCATATACTGTTCATAAAAGTAAAGTATTATATGTAGAAGCAAAACATAAAAGAAAACAACTCGAAGATGGGTTATTTTTAAAATTGTTAAATAAAACCTATGAGGAAGCAAAAAAATTATATCCTCCAATAAAATATAGAGTATTGCGAGCCACAATTTCATTTTTAATGATGTGTGGTTTGATTGGTGTGGGGTGGTGGGTGTTTGGTATGGTTTCTTTACTTACGTGGATTTTTATACGATTTTTCACAGAAATTGCAAAACAAAATTTCGAATTTTATGAAAATGAATTTAATGAATTTAATAAACGATATGAAAACTCTGATGGTTGTAAAGTCGTTGATGCTGAACTTATAAAATAAAGGAGACAAAAGGAATGTTAACAAATATATTATTGGGGATATGTATAGTGATGGTTATTATATTAGTTATTGCAATGTTTGCAACAACTAATCACCATGACGCTCGGACGACCCACATGGAATATTATCTTAAAGAATATGCTGAAGATTCTAAAAAAATTAAAAATATGTTACGGGCGGAGATTCCAGAAACCGCTCAAGCGGAATATGCAAAGTTTATGAAAAAACATCTTCCGTTCAAATCTTATGATGACATGGTAGCAGAACAAGAAAAAAAGTAATTAAATTATAATTTTTTCAAAGGAGTTTTTATGTGGGTCATTTTATAATGTATTTAATCATAATGTTTGACACAATTAGTATAGGTCTTGGTGCTTTAATTGGTTTGATAATATGTATCATTTTGCAAATGTTTACACCAACGACTAAGGAAGCCGCTGTTATTGTGGTGGTTCCTAAAATTATTAATGTTGTCAATGAGCATGATGGATTAAAAAAATTACCGGACAATCTTATTAACCTTGCCAATGATTGGCTTGTTGAATTGAAACCTGAAAACATAAAGAATACAGTGGGTAAGTAATATGAAATTTTTTAAAAACCTATTAGGTATGCGGGGGATAAGCACCGAAAATGTCAACATGCTTGTTGCTGGTGGCATATTCTTAGCAATGATTCTTTGGAGAGTTTTCAAAGATATTATCATTAAAAAAATCAAGGAAACAACGGGTGGGACTTATGTTGATTCCTTGAAAGAAAAAGCAAAAGACCCAATTCAAAGGGGTGCAGGTAATGTGTCGTTTCAAAGGGGTGCAGGTAATGTGTTGTGGGCTTCTCCAGAATTAATAAAAAATCATTGCAACGATATTAAAAAAAAATTAGTCGGTGTTTTTGGAAGATGAAATTAAAAAGAAAGAGTAGATGTTGGTAATATGAAACTGTTTAAAAATTTAATCGGGATAATAATTTGTATAATTGTTGTCCTGATTCGAGTTTTTTGGAAACCTATTGGGTTAGCTTATGCACTGAAGTTTAGTGATGACGAATTTATGGAAGTCACAAATCCAATGATAAAAGAAAATTTACAAAAAATGTTGAATAACCAAATTAATGCAGAAAAGAAAGGTTCGTTTCATAATTTACCACCATATCCAATGACAAGAGCACCACATACAGGCAAATTAAAAAAGGTTGAATTTGAAGGTGATTGAGTGAAAGAATCAGATTCAACAATAAAATATTTATTAAAAAGGTGGAATTTGAAGGTGGTGGAGTGAAAGAATCAATAATAAAATATTTATTAATTATTAAAAAGGTATAGAAAATGAACTACGAAATTGTAAAAGATGAAAAAAGATTATTGGAATTCATCAATTGGCTTCCTGATTTGGAAAAGGATGAACAATTCTATGGATGTTTATTCACAAGAAAAAAATATGACCCGACTGGAGTTATCACTTCAGATAAAGGGCAATTAAAAAGATTCACTTCAAATAAAGATTTTTTATATCAAAAAATCAAACAATTAGAAACTGTGGTTGGGACATACCAATATAAAGGTCAAGCAGTTCCTGAACATTCATTGGCTCTTTACATCATGCCAAATCCCCGAAGTTTTATGAGAGCTGCACGTAAAACTCTTATTGACTTAGCGGTATTGATTGCAGGTGAACAGACCAAACATCGCAATCCTCATAAGATTGCATTGAACAATATTCAAAAACATGGACGTAAAGTTTACATAGATTTCGATTTCGATATAAAAAAAGAAAATATGTTACTGTATAATTTTAAAGAATTATTAAACAAAAGAATTAATAGAGATTCGTATACAATTGTTGAAACTCGTGGTGGGTATCATGTGTTAATTGAATTGAGTAAAATTGAAGACCAATATAAAAAATCATGGTATCAAAATATACAAAAACTTGGTGCTGATGTAACAGGAGATGTGTTATTACCTGTGGTGGGGGCAATACAAGGTGGATTTGTTCCTAAATTTGTTTAATAATTTTATCAGCTTTTGTAAGATTATTTTTAGATGATAGGATTTGTAAATTATTATAATGGAGGATAACTAATGAGTACACAATTTGAAAATATAGACGCTGTAAAGATGTATGTTGCCAAACTCAACCATATAAATTGGAAGACGGATTTTATTGAAGACGCAAACACAGTTACCGTTAATGGTATTCCTGTGGTTGCTGCTTATAAATTTACATCAAAAAGAAATGACTTGACTGAAAAGCAAAAGAAAGGTCATATGGGGATTTGTAAATATCATAATGGTGTTGATTGTTGGGTGATTGCTCCCAACGGAATGTGTGTGAGGTTGTGATGGAAAATACTCAAACTTTTAGATTTGTAAAAATGTATGACGCTATGATTCGGTGTGGAGTTCATTATGATGAATTCGAAATTAATACTAAACCATATCAACATATAAATTTTGATTATAATGAAAAAGAATCATATGGTGGTACAATAAGAGAAGAGATTAAACAAATATTTTTAAAAGAAATTGTTGACAATATTATAGTCACAGGTGACCGATATGCACTTATTATAAAAAATAGTGACATTTCAATTAAAATTCCAAATAAATTATTACCATCAACATTTATTTTAACAATAAATCCAAAAAGCAATAAAGCATGGCGTGTTGGGTGGGTGTGTGAAATAAATTTTAAATTAAAAAAGAAAAATAATTATATCAAACATCTCTTAGCTTATGCCAAACGATTAAATGGTGTTGAAAAAAAGAAAAAGTTTGATTTGTTTAAATGGTTCAGGAAAAATAATGGCTAATGAAACAGCATTAAGAAAAATATTTGGAAAGAATGATAAGTCGGGAGAAATCCCTTCTATCATATTAATGAATCCTAAGTTTTCCCGGAATGTCGCTCAGGCTATTAGAGCTTGTTCATGTTTTGGATTTAAACAATGTTGGTTTACCGGTGATAGAGTTCAACTGGAACTCACTGGGAAGTCCCGCCTACCAAGGGAAGAACGGATGAAAGGATATTCTGGTGTTGATATATACCATCATGACTATCCATTCGAACGATTTGGAAAGGATGTGATTCCAATAGGTGTTGACCTTGTGAAAGGTGCAGGTTCACTATTTTCATTTGAACATCCAAAGAATGCTGTGTATGTGTTTGGTCCTGAAGATGGTTCACTTCCAAAAGTGGCTCGGATGTTCTGTCATCAAATGGTGTTCATACCGATGGCTCATTGTTGCAACCTCACCTCCGCTACATACCTTATGATGTACGATAGGGTGTTCAAGCAATATCTTAATGGGGAAATTGATGAACAGGGTATGGAGAGCGTTCTAAAGGAGCCTCGTGGATGGCAGAATTTTGAGAATGATTATTATGGTAATCTTGATGATAATTATAAAGGTAAATCAGTAGGGGATATGCTTGATGGAAAATAAAATTACAGAAAAAGATTTTGATAATGTTACACAAGACGACGTTGATAAAATGCTTGAAATAATTAATCGAGCACCAACAATTGTTGCTGATTTTTTCTGTATGGGTAGATTGTTTCCTTTTGATGATTGTAAAAAATTTTCAAAATTTAAAATTAAACAAGAGATATGTGTCTTAACAACAATGGAATTTTTTGATATTAATGAACTATCAAAACTTTCAGAAGCCCAATTAATAAAAGGTGTAGTAACATTTTTAACTTTATGTAAAACATATAAACATATTGATGAAGAATTAGAAAGATTTTTTGGAGAATCCGAGAATGTATGGTATTAAAAATATTTAATTTTATTTTAAATAAAATAAAAAAAACAGAAGATTGTTTATTTTTATTACATGAATTTGGTTTTATTGATGAAAATTTGGAACCGTTAAAATGTTATCATTGTGGTTCTAAAAAATATAATGATGTTGTGGTTGATACAATTGATTATCACCCATGCGAAATTAAGAGAGTGTGTGTGGAGTGTAAAAAAGATATAGGGTATTGGGCATACGGGAGTTGGAGTCCATAATGGCTAATGATATAAATATTAGTGAATATAATCCAGACGAAACTTTCACAGTCGAGGTAGCAAAACAAATAGTAAAAATTCATGGGGCAGATACTCTTGATGTAATCCTAATGCATAGATTACGAGAGAGGTATATTAAGGGGGATTAATATCAATTAATTGTTCATTTAGCTAAGGAGGTAGGTTTGACTATCTAAATTCAAAGTTTGTGAAAAGTGTGTGATATATTAATCCCTCTTTTTTATTTAGGTATTGACTTTTTAAAAGTCTTTAATTATATTATATTAAAATTGAAAGAAGGAGTTATGATTGATAAAAATGAATATTATAAAGCATTTGCAACGTGGGACGGGTACAAGCACCTCGGAAAACACCTAATTGAGTTTTTTGGAATTGATGATAGTGACCTTGTTAAAATAACAAATAACAAAAATATTTCAGAAATATTTATTGAAAAATATGTTGGAGAATAAAATGAAAAAAATATTAAAACTTGCAATAAACAGTCAAACTGCGAGAGTAGTCTACAGTGGTGAATGTGTTGATTATCATGTTGATGATGGTTACAGTTCCAGTTTATTGATAGATTTTATAAACGGGAGGAGTGTTTCCTTTACTGGTTATAAATCAAAGAAAGTTAAAATGACTGATGATTTTTCATGGAAATCACCTACAGATAATATCAAACCAAAAAAATATGTTAGTATAAAAACTGGAGCGGAACGAGCAATAAAAATTGGTGGTGATATACGGAAACGTATCCAATCTTCAAGGTCAATGTTTCATCCTGTATATGTAGTATCAAAAAGATACAATCCACCACCGAAAGATAATACAATTGATGAAAATAATAAAAAAAATTATGGAAAACTATTTGGAGGGAAATCTTAGTGCAGATTTTATATGAAACAGAAATTTATAATTCACGAACATCACTGGTACAACATTTACTGAAAATGAAAAAATATAATAAATCTACAATTGCTGTTGAGGCTGATGTAAGTCCACAGCTTGTAAATCAGATTTATACAAAAATGGTAAAGAGGAAAATTATAGACGATTACTATCCTGAGTTTATTGAAAAACGCAAAGAGAAAAGGTTGTCAAGATATAAAAGAAGACGATAATTTAAAAGTCTGATATTATTTAGCGGTAATGTCAGTCCTATAATTATTTGATTCGATTTTGGATATGTATGTGATTTCCGCACATACATATCCTCATTTTTTGAAAGGAGTTTGTATGTATTTTTTAATCGCTGGTATCACCTCTACGGTGTTATGGTATGTATATCTTGCAATGATGTGTCATATTTCTATTAAAGCAGTATTTGCTATGAGTGGAAAAGACTCAAAATTTGAGTTCCCATTCTATCTCAGACTACTTTATCCAAAAGTGGTCTCTGTGTTAAATGTTATCAAAGACAGATACACACCAGAATTTGAATTAGAATCTGCAAACAGTAGATGGGCGTTCTTCGGATTGTTTTTTGTTTTTTGTTTTCTTTCTTGGATTGTAAATCACATCTTGCCGATATTTGCAGTTATTGTTGTCGGCTATTTAATTATTAGCTATCAATTAGAATATGGTGGAAAAAAAGAAAAAGTGGACAAAGAAGATGTTCCAAAAGTTTAAATCAATTTCAGTTGGTGAGATATATGTCTTGCCAACTGAAATTTTTATTGAGGAGTATGATGTATAATTATAAAATGACGGGTTGTAGCTATGATGGTGATATTTTTAAATTTAGATTTAATCATGATAAATTAATTTCTAAAGAAAAATTTAAACATATTTGTGAAATGTGTATCATTAAAGCTGCAAGGTATGTAATGAAAACTCAGCCGGAATTTTATCCTTATGCTCATAATTCATCAATGGATGAAATCCAATTTGTTAAGTATATGATTCGGTTCGGGTTTATAACATATCAAGAACATATTGATGTTGACTTTCAGCATGATTGTTTCCACGAAGAAGATTATGGGAAAGAATTAAAACAATTTGAAACAGAAATGGATAAAATAGAACATGACGAATTCGACAAAATCTTTAAAGACGAAAAACCCAAGTCCTCTGGAACAAGCTGACCCTGAACTTGGGAAATTAATTAAATGGTGGTGCAATCTTCCCAAAGAAGACAAACACGGTCTTAGAATAGATGATAGACCTGTTTTAACTGATACTGTGGTTGTGGAAAAGAAAATTAAAAGAAACGCACCATGTGTATGTGGGAGTGGTAAAAAATATAAAAAATGTTGCGGAAAATGATGAATAAAAAATGTGATAATGGGTATCGTGGTGGATGTTGTTGCAATTGTAACATACTTTTCAAATGCATATCACACATACGGTATTCCTGATATTGTTGAATTTACAATGACAAATGCAACAATTCTTGATGAATCAACTCGTGTTAAAAAAGCAATGGATAAGAAAAAACAAGATAACATTAATAGAGAAATTAATAGAAAACAATATGCGTTAAAAAAAGCTCAAAGAGAACTTGATGACGCTAAAAAAAGAATTAAGGATTTAAGTTAAGGATAAGACCATGTTAAAATTTATTTTAAATGGACAAATCGTATTTCAAAAAGAAATTAACAACCGAGAGTATCTTGAATATTCAAAGAAACAACCCGGTGATATTATAAATGGTAGAACTAAAATTTTTATGATTAAAGATGTCTTCATTGATTATGAAGAAATCAGATTGGAGATTGTAGAATATGGAATTTAATAAAGCATATCATTTTTTAAATATACTTAGCCAGAAAACTAAGGATATAAAACTTGGTGGTGCTATCGTTTCAGTACTTGCTCATATGGGAATTGTCTTATCCAAAAGAGAACCACCTTTTGTTTATCAAGTCGTTGAAGAAACTTCTAATTACCATGATGTTACTTTATTTTTACTTGACAGTGATGCAAATGAGTTTGTCGATAAAAAAATAAAAAATATTGGTGATGTCGAATGGACTGATAAATCTAGCGAACATGGAGTTTATAAAGTATGTAGAATCAATGAAATGATGTATAGTATAAAAATGCAACATGTGGAGGTGCATAGTAATGCCTATAAAATTGAGTAATCCCTTTGATGTGATAATAAAAGCATATACTAATTTGTATGGGAATATTGATATTAAAATTGCATTTGACCCAAATATGGAATCTGAAAAAATCAGTGAAATATTTGTTGAAAATGGAACCGCAAAATTAATTCATTTGAATTATAGGTTACCAATGAGCAGACTCGTGGAAATTACAGGTCATGAATTGGCTCATGTCAGAGTGGGAGTTTTTGATGATGATACCGTTAAAGACCCACATGGGAAAGAATGGGATGAATGCTACTATGCTTTACGAAATGAATTTGTTAAAATTGTAATGGAGAAAGCAACATCACGAAGACGAATTAAAATTATCAGAGCAAGTAAAGATGATTGGTATGACATAGGTGAAGAGTATATCGTCAGAGATGATGAAATTTACAAAGGAATAGGTATTCAAGTTGAACTGCTTAAACCTGAATTAGCACGAACATATTATATCCCGGATGGAGATTATGAGCATATTACAAGTTAAAATATTTAATAATAAAATTAAATGGATTGAAGATGAAATAAATGATTGGTTTGAAGAATATGGTGACCCATATGACGCAAACATAATTACAACTATTTGATATAAAAATAAAAGAAAGAAAAAGAAAATGTTAAAAGTTAAAAAATTTAAATATAGTTATGAAGTCAATATGAATATTTGGCTTGAAAATAATACTGATATTAAAATTAAATCAATTAGACATTGTGCCACTGGTGAAGAGGGTAATATTGATACATTTATTTGGTATAAAGAAAGGGAAACTAAAAATGATAACTAAAGATGAAGAAACTTGGACGGATTGTGCCACAATCCCAGGATTTCAATTATCTAATATTGGAAGATTAAAAAATAAAGAAACTGATAGAATTATTACCCCACTCAACACAGCCAAAGCATACGTTGATAAACTCAAGTATAAAAAAGATGGTGTTGAATGTCCGTGCTGTCAACAAAAAGCAAAAGTGTGGAAAAAGTCAATTGTGTCAACCGCTGTTGCTGACCTTATTATGTTGGTAAGACTTTTTGATGGGGAACATCCTCTTCACAAAGAAGATTTTACATTGACACCCAAAGACAGAAACTTTTCTCAACTAGTATTCTGGAGACTTATCCATCCAAACATCTCAGAAAAAAGTATGAATAGAAAAGCAGGACTTTGGACCCCAACTCAAGAAGGATATGATTTTGTAATAAAAAATCTAAAAATCCCTAAGTATATCCAAACATATAACAATGAGTTTCTTGGATTTGAAGGTGACGATATTGATGTCGTTGACGCTCTTAATAATAAGTTTGATTATATGGAACTTATGAAACTTGATGTTGTTGACAAAGCAAAAGCTCTTGCTGATAGATTTAAACATGAGGGTGATGAAAAGAAGGACGGTGGTAAATAATGTTTGTAATATTTGGTTTAATAAATAATATGATTAAAAAAATCAAAGGTGGTGACGATGAAAGATAAAAAACTAAGCATGTTCCTGAGCCTTGTCCTCAGACATAAACCAGATACCATTGGACTCAAACTTGATGATGGTGGATGGGCTAATACTCAAGAACTAATTAAAAAAATGAATGACCATAATATAGTCATTGGCATTTCTACACTAAAACACATCGTTAAAGACAACAATAAAAAACGATTTATATTCAGTACAGATAAAAAACGTATTCGTGCAAATCAAGGTCATTCCATTAATGTCAACTTAGGTCTCAAACCCATTAAACCACCTGACACTCTATACCACGGAACTGCCATAAAATTTATAGACTCTATCAAAAAAGATGGAATCTCTAAACAACAACGAAATCATGTCCACCTCAGCCATGACTTCCAAACTGCCATTGATGTCGGTAGCAGACACGGTGAACCCGTTGTCCTCGAAATCAATGCCAAAGAAATGGCTAAAGATAAATTCCCATTCTTTAAATCTGAAAATGATGTCTGGCTCACTGATTTAGTCCCAATTAAATATATTCGAAATTTCAAAGACTATGGCGAATATGTCTATGTCTACGTTGCTGCCGGACTAATGGCTCATATTAAAGCGTTTAGAACTCTTTATAATAGAGAACCAGCTCCAGAAACTTCCATCTGTAAACGAATTACACATAACAAATATGAAAATAAAAAAGGCGAAATTATAGAAGCTGGGGGATGTCATGAAGAAAATGACTTTGACTCTAAAGACTCAGGTCTTAACAAACTTATTAAATCACCCTTCAACTACGACCCTAACGGTCAAATGATATTCGATGGTGATGAGAACCTTCTACTGGATGTCAGAGGCTGGGGGATGTTCCAATACCACGAAAATGGAGAAGCATTCCAAAATGAATTTGGTGAACTCGTCACCGAACTTCTTAATAAACACTTCCAGGAGTAAAATGAAAAATGGGCAATTGTCCTCGGAATAATAACCACATTATAAGGAGCGTTTTAAAATGAATGAACAATTAATAATAATTGAAGAAGAATGGAAACCCATCAAAGACTTCCCCAAAATTATGAAGTCTCTAATCTCGGAAATGTCCAAAATATAATGAATTAATAGGAAAGCAATATGAAATTATCTGAAATAAGAAAATTAAAGGAATGTCCTGAATGGCTTAAATGTGGTGATATTTCTGTTAAAAATGAATATATATATATAATAAATGATATGGTTGTCTGGCAATCTGGAACTTGGCAATCTGGAACTTGGAAATCTGGAATTTGGGAATCTGGAATTTGGGAATCTGGAACTTGGGAAGATGGATTTTGGGAAGATGGATTTTGGAAATCTGGAATTTGGGAATCTGGAATTTGGGAATCTGGAACTTGGAAATCTGGATTTTGGCAAGATGGATTTTGGCAAGATGGAATTTGGGAATCTGGAACTTGGAAATCTGGATTTTGGCAAGATGGAATGAAATCAATCGGTCAATGCAAATGGAGTGTATATTATAATCATAAAAAACAAACTATCTTAATTGGTTGTAAAACTAAGACTGTGAGCGAATGGAATGAATGGTTTAATTCAAAGGATGAATATGAAACTAAAAGAAACACAGCAGAGTTTAAAAAAATATTTATGAGTTTTAAATTTGCCGAAGCTGTTATTAATATAGAAAATAAGGAATATTTATATGATTGATAAATTCAGAAATGAACATCGCTACCTATCTAACATGTATGAAAAAGCTCCTTTTATCATTGTCAAAGATGGTAAAATATATAAATGGAAATCCTCAGAACATTTCTACCAAGCTAATAAATTCAAAGGTGAACATTTTGAGAATATATATAGAATGAATAGCCCATATGATACTAAAAAATATGCAAGAAAATATAAAAAAGATATTATGTATTGGGATGACGATAGTAAAAAGGATGTCATGATTGAAGCTGTAATTAATAAATTTACTCAAAATCAAGAACTACTAATTAGACTTATAAAAACATTACCACATGAACTCGTTGAAGGAAATACCTGGTGCGACAACTTCTGGGGAAATTGCTCATGCGGATACTGTACAAAAATTGAAAGTCGAAATATACTCGGAATAATATTGATGAAGGTTAGACAAATCCTAATTTCATTCTGACATTTCCAAAAAAATTGTAAAAATTTTTATTCTGTAAATGATTCTCAGTGATGTCGAAATATATTGTAAAAATTTTTATTTTGGGAGTGATTCTCTTTGATTCTCTTTGATTCTCATGGATGTCAAAACACAGGGTCGGGCATTGATTCCGCCCCCGGGGGTCCCCCTCAAAACACCATATATAGCGAATTCCAAGGTCCTGGCATGGTTATTGCTTTGGGCAGGGGTGGCACAGGGTTTGCTCTGGGCAAATATCGTGCCAACTATTTCTACTATGGTTCTTGACATATAGGACATCACCGAGATGTGTACAGTTCTTGGTATGGTAGAATTATCAGAGGGATTCCTTAGTTTTATATTGGCATGGTACTTGCTAAGGTCAATAAGTGTGCCAGTTTTTAAATGATGTCGTATCATGTCAAGACATCATTGGTATGATACTTGCTTTGAATCAAATACTATGCCAGTGAATTAATACATTCTTTGTAATGATGTCTCGATGTATTGCAGAGCGGTACAGCTATTAAAACATGCAAAGATATAGTTTAGTATAAGGATGAATACAAATAAGCCACATACTATACCAATGGAGGTTTTAAGTGATGTATTGATTTGTTCGTTTGTATTCATTCGTTTAATCCTTTTAATCATCTTACTCATTGTCTTGACCTTGACTTTCATTTAAAATCAACATATCATCATCATTACTACATTCACTTAACAGTTTTTCATCATCACTTAAATTTAAACTATCGTCAAGATATTCATTCATTTCGTTGTCATTCATTTTAAATCTCCATTATAAAAGTGTTGTGAAACGTTCAAGAGATGTCTTGAACGTTTCGGGTTTACAAGTTTTTATTTACGTACTAAGTGCTGTCCATTTAATTTCAATTCAACTACACCAGCAAACTTTACATTACGAGGTTTGATTTCCTTATCAGTGCCTTGGTTCTTAGCAGCATATTTTTTAGGAAGGAACCCATTGAGCTGTTCACGTTCCCACTCAGTTAGCTCAACACCGTTTGCATAGTGATATACCACACTTGGCTTATTGTCATTCATACCCACAAAGTAACGTAACTGATATGACTCATTGTGAACAATTACTATATTTTCAAGACCATCAACCCACTCACCATAAGGCAAAGTCTCACCAGCAAATGTCAATTGATTCATACCTTCCCGCTTTAATTGATTGTTAACAGCATTTTCATATTTTACATTTATGTTGCACGTTGTAACAGTTGTTTTGTATACAGCACCAGTAAATATTGTGTCGAACAAATCTTTTGATACTCTGTGCTTCTTTGTACATTTTGGTGATGTCGTTGCTGTAAGACTTGCGAATGATTGACCTTTACCAAGTGTAGCAACAGTAACAGCATTTAATAATTGTTCGTCTGATTTGAAGTATAATTTTGAAGTAGTCATTTTAAATCCTTTGAAAAATTTGTTATTTTTTATTACGTATTAAAGATATATTATAATTTAAATGATGTCAAGACATTTCTTATTTTATTTTTAGTGTATAAAATAATATAACCATTTCATATATTATTTTATACACGACTCTTAAAGACATTTTTTGTAACTTATTGATTTGACATCCTTATAATTTTTATCAACTGTATAAAATAAGGATGTCAAATTTGTAAATTATTATACTTCAATAATATTAATATTATTTTCTCCATGAATATAATATTGATTATATTTGTTATATTCTTTTTTAGATATTAATTTTTGTTCAAATAAAAAGGAAAAGACTTCGTTTAGTGTTCCTTTACAACTTCCGGTATTCCATTCACACAGTCCAATTAAAATGGGAACGTTATTTTTAATACGATATACTTTTGCTGTAACATTGTGATCATATTTCTTTTTTTGTGTTGTAGTAGAACATATAATCGTTTTCATAGTATATTATCCTTTGTTTATGTTTAATTTATTTCTATGTATTAAAGATACTTTAATGTTTAAATGATGTCAATAGTTATTTTAATTTATTTAAAATAGTTTCATGAGTATTATTTCTGAATGAATCAATACTTGACATCATTTCTTTTTTATCATTGTCGTCCATTATAGCAATACATGAAAGGGAAATGATTATTAAAATTGTTGTTATTGTTTTGAACATTTGTTTTTTCCTTTGTTTATGTTTAATTTATTTCTATGTATTAAAGATACTTTAATAACAAAATGATGTCAAGACATTTCTTGTTTTATTTTATTTTTATTGGTATAAGAATTGCTATGGAGAATATCATACCAATAGTTTATTGACATCATGAGAATGGTATTTGTAAATATATTACGAATAACGTAATTTCAATATATAAAATAATCATAATATACAAACGTCGTCGAGAAAGATTTCGAATATCGTAATATAATCATTCTGGGCTGTTAAAATTGCGGTGATGTCTTTGCAGATTATCTAAACAGAGCGACATCACCAGCAGTATCCACCCTTTATGTAATGTACATTTATTGTATACACCACACACAGGGAGTTACCCCTATTATGTGGTATTTTTTACATGATATCTTGTAAGACATTACCAATAGATAAGATAGGTTTTGGTAATGTCTTAAGTACATTTTATGTACATAGTTTGTACATTTATTGAACATATATAGAAATATTATAGTTTCCTTTTGTGTTGGGTGAACGCTTTGGTAATAGTAAATATCACAAATGAGACTACTCCAATAATGCCTATTGGTTTTTTAACATTCCAAAACTGTTTAAAATACATCTTTCCTTTTTGTTTTAGGTCTTTATCAAGTAAGATACTAACAGCATAGATAAGGAAAGCGATTGAACCGACACATAATTTTATCATTTTGTTTTACTCCTTAGTTTAAATTTAAACATTTTTATCTTTATCTTTTTTTCCATTCAATACAAGAATCAAGTGATTTAGTCATTGTATTATCTAAACCACAAGTGTGTATATAACTATTAAATTCTGTACAAGTTTTACAATTAATTTGTTTAATAATGTATTCGTTATTACTGCCTGTTGTATCTAAATTTAATAATGTAGTAAATTTTTTAATAACATCATTTCTTTTTTGTGTTTTTGAAAAAGATACAATTTTTATAATTTCAGTATTTTTAATTTTTACTTGATACCTAATTAAATTATTCATTTTTAATCCTTTGTTAAAGTTATTTCAAATTTTAATCTGTAATAAAGATATATTAATGTATAATTAGTGTCAAGAGAAAAGATTAATTATTTTACAGTAGTGTTTCATTTTGTTTGTCCTTCTTAACTATTTTGGATATAGTTTTGAGTGCTTTATTAAATTTATAGTATTTAATCATGGTATTGATTATATTTTTAGAACAGAATAGTTGTAATAGTTTTATTTTTTCCTCTGGTGATTTGTTAGACAGCACTATAATAGAGATTTGGTTAATCATTCCCATAAGAATAATAGCGATGGAGAACCAGACAGCAAAGAGTATACCAATCATTTTAAAGCCCTTTCTGGGGAGTTAATTCTATAACGTCATTATTTATTTTATCAGATAGTTTCTTATCTATCCAACAATCAATGCACGTTTAAGTACAGCTTTATCCATATATGCACCATGTTTAATATTGAATTGTCCATCATTGGGAGAGAGTTTAACCAGCTTTAATTTAAGATACGTTTTAAGTATCTGTTGTGCTTGTTCTTTGGTGAACTGATATTGTTCTATCATCACATCAATAAAACGTTCACGGGCGTTCTCTCTTCTTTGAGCAAGGTCTTTAAAAGATTGTTTCATTTTGTTTTATCCTTTGTTTCATTGTCTGTAATAAAGATATAATTGGTGTCAAGGTTTAATTTATTTTCAAGTCTGCAATATTATATAAAATTTCAATTAAATCATTATTAATACATTTAGCATATAATGAATAATGATTTCCATATTCATCTAAAAACGTGAGTTCATCATTCACAACAACTAATTCATCATAATCAAATACATTAACGGGAAGTGCATTACAATTTATGTATTTTGATTTAATGTTACTTTCATTTATTTCTAATTTTAACGAAGAAATAATATTTTTTGATATTGTATTGTGTTGTGTAACTAAATTTTGATACTTATTCATTTTTACATCCTTTATGTTTTAATTTAATTTAATTTAATTTCATTGTCTGTAATAAAGATATATTAATGTATAATTAGTGTCAAGGTTTAATTTAATTTAATTTAATTAGAGGATTGCTCCCCTTGAATTATCTTAGTGAATTTTTACAGCAATGTTTAAACCTTTAGCTTTATGGCAGAGGGTGCAGCCTTTAAAACATTTGGTGCAAGTTAATGTTTTTGTTTCTGGTTTGAATTGAGTATCAAGACAGAAAGTATTGAAACCTTTTTTATTATTAACATAAGAAAGATTAATATTCAAGTTTGTAGGTAAACTGTTTACTGTTACACTTTTCATTATATCACTTCTATGAGTATATGTATAAAATTCTATGTTTGGGAATGCCTTTGCAATCTTCTTAAGTTTTGTAAGACATTCCTTTGAATGAAAATCACCGGATTCATTAAATCTTACGGCGTTTATTTCTTTTCCTTTTTTGCCAGTTTGGAAAGCATAATTGAAATGATCAACGATTGTTTTTGTTGGAGTTTCTAACCAATATTTTTCTTGACGTTCTCTCATTAATTTTGTATTTACATACATGTATTCAGATTTTAATGCATAACATTTGTTTTTTAATCTCCCTTTGCCATTGATACCAAAAGGACAAAGACCACATTTATCAGAGGGGCAATTGTGTGCAGTTCCCATATTGAGAATTGCTGTAGTTATTGGAAGTTTTGAATTACCTAATGTTAATTCAAGACCAGCAATTTTGATTGTTCCTTTTTTTGTGTTTTTATCTGTTATCTTTTTAGTATCTTTCATCATGTTTCCTTTTGTTTTAAATTGTTTTGTTTCTTTCGATGTATAAAAGATACTTTAATACAATTTTAAAAGCAAGTACTTTTTAATTTATTTTTATAGTTTGTTGTAACTATATGAATGACAGGTGGTTATGATGTGAAATAATTTTAAAGATATTTGTATTTTTTTGAATAGTCTTAAAAGTAATGTGTATAATTTTCGGTCGTTGCTTATATAAATTATATCTTTCATTTTGTTGTTGCTCCTCTAATTGTGAAAAGAAAAATTACAATATACAGGTTTAATATTAATCTTTTTTATTTTGTGATACTTTTTAATTTCTTTTATTAATTCATCATAGGTATATAAATCAATCTTCTTACTTTTAATCATTGAATAGAAACCAGAGTCAGAAACCATTATATTTCTTAGAGCATGAACCATATTAGTTTTAGTATTAAATGATATATGAAATTTACAAAACTTGTTTGTTGTGTTGGTGAAAGATATCTCTTCCATTGTTAAATTTGATGCATTAATTTTTATTATATCTTTACATTCATTCATAATTAAAACCTTTTGTTGTTGAATCTTGTTTGTTGTTCTGTTGTATAATATTTTTTTAAGATTGTAAGTCATTTTTTAATTATCCTTTTTAACCATGAGTTTTTCATACTCTTCTATTTGTTTATATGTCAACCATTCCGGTTTTTTATCTGTTGGTATCAAATTATACTGTTTTTTCATTTCATTGATTTGTTCTTGTTCATCATTAGCCCATAAATATTTTAAACATCTACCACCAGCATTGAGATAATATTCACAATCAGATTGTAATCTACTAAGCATCATATAATTTGTTCCGTTCGTCATGTTTCCATTGATTTGTTCTTGTTCATCATTAGCCCATAAATATTTTAAACATTCACAATCAGATTGTAATCTACCAAGCATCATATAATTTAATTCTTTCATAGTGTTTCCTTTTGTTTAAGTTCAATTGTTTTGTACGTATAAAAGATACTTTAGGAATAAAACAAAGTCAAGGTATTTATTTTAATTTTCTAATTAAAGAATCTTGAATTATACTAAGCTCTTGATATGTTTTATTTTCCAATTCATCAAAAGTTTTTTCGTTACCTTTCATTTTTGACATCGTTTGAATATTAATAATGATAGTCATAATTGTAGGATTAGTTTTTAATGTATCGTTATTTAACATTTTATTACATTCCTTTTTTAAAAGAATCAAGTTTTTTAATTAAAGATTTAAAATCATCTTCAGAAGATTTAAAAGAAGTGATAATATTTTTATTAAGTTTGTTTTTATAATCTTGTGTTGATTTCCTGTATTGTATGTTTGTTAATTGGTGGTTTCCATATTTATAATGTTTGGTCGAATTCATACAACAACTTGAGAACCACAAACAAAATTCAACAGGAAATGGAATTTTAAATTTTTCGATTAGATGTAATTTTAATAGATTTAAATTGTCATTGTTCAGAATTATTGCAACATGTCCATTCTTAATATAAATATTAATTAAATTATGTTCGTGTTTGAACATAATAAATAAATCAATTTTAGATTTCTTGTTATGTAATGTTAAACAAAAATTGTTAGCGTTTTTAATTTCTGTTTGATAAGTGTATTCATTTACCAGCTCACATTTATTAATGATACTTATTAAATATTTTAAACCCATTTCATCACTCCTTTAAAAAAGTTATTAATTTTAAGTACGTATAAAAGATACTTTAGGAACAAAACAAAGTCAAGAGAAAAGATTAATTAAATGCTTTTTTATTGAAACGTATCCACATGTGAATATTATCAGTGTCAATGCATCGTTGTTTAATTAAATCAAGTCCCCTTTTCATTGTTTTTGTAACATCGTTATTTTGTTTAATACAATCTTTCATTATATTATTCATAATAGTTTCATTCTCTTCAGTAACCATTATATAAAAATCGTTTATTAATCTATTGTAATCATCTGGATTATTTGGATTATAATTTAATTTTTTCATCGTGTTTCCTTTTGTTTAAGTTCAATTGTTTAGTACGTATAAAAGATACTTTAGGAACAAAACAAAGTCAAGGTATTTCTTTTATTATTTTTGATAGGGGAGTACATCTTTATATATAATAATGAGTTACGATGTAATAAATAATAAATATAATCCCTGCAACGATTGCAATTTTAAACAGGAATGAAAATATTTTAATCAAGATACCTTTAAGCCAGGAACAGACATCTATAAAACTTTGTGCTGTGATTGCATAGAAGTACTTTAAAACAGCGAACAAAACTTTTAACACTGGGAGTGCAGTATATTTAAATATTAGTTTAATTCCACCAATAGAAAACAAACCAAAGTCTTTATTATATTGTATAGATTCATTGAATTGTTTTTGTTCTGTTGTGACTATATATTTATCATGGTCACACAATTCATTAAGTGATATTAATTTTTGATTGAATTGATTCAATGTGTATGTATTTCTTTCCATCACACACACGTTGAATTTACCCTTTGAAGTTTTGATTGAATAGTAATAATACTTTGCATTCATTACTTTACCATGTTTTCCCATTTTGTTATTAATGGTTGATTCTTAAGACATATAAAAGCTATCCAGCCTTTGAAAGTATTATACATTATCTTTCTATCAGAGTTATGAAAATTCCATTTACCAGAATTAAGATTCATTTGATTTCTTATATTTTTATTGGTAACCAGTTCAGGAAATTCAAAACGACAGAATACACTATACAATTTTGAAAGAGGTATTTCACAATCTAAACTATGTAAAGATATAAAGAGTTTACCGTAAATAGTTTCAATACAGTAATCATAATGGTTATCTGATTTGATTGTATTTCTATGCTTAGTTACAAACTTAGTTACTTGGTTTTGAAATTTTTCTTGTCTGTTCATTCCACCACTCCTTTAAAAGTTATTAATTTTAAGTACGTATAAAAGATACTTTATATGCAAAGAGATGTCAAGAGAAAAGATTAATTATTTAATAGTGAATAATATTTATATATGGTAACTATATATTTTATAGGAAGATACCTAAATAATTTTTTATGCATTTTCTTTTATCTGTTCTTTGAGGTCGTCATAGATATTTACTAATTGTATACAGAAATATCTCAAATCTTTAAATGTATTATGGTTCATTAAGATATCATCTTCAAATTGAAACTCTTTATTGTTGTCAAATTCATAGTTAAAACCAAAAATAAAATTATCGTCTCTGCAATCACAGTAACGAAATACATTTATTCTGTTACCTCTGGCAATCTCAAACTCTTCTCGTAAACAATTTTTAGTATATCGAACAATAAAATGTTTACCTGATTGATTCTGAAAGATACGAAAATATAAAGAATCCCCTTGTTTACGAACAGAATAATTTTTATATATTCCATCGTCTGTATGTGTTTTATTTTGTTTGACATTATCAAAAATGAATTTAAAATATTTATACATATCTGGACAATAAGAACCAACAGAAGAATTAGTTAATTGTAAAGTTGCATTACTATCCCATAACGGAACACCTTCAGAATGTGGGTCAATACACAATTCTCTCATTCGACTACTCAAATAATCAACCATGTTTGATTGCTCACTATATTGTGGGTGTTTTTTCATGTTGTTAATAAATGAATCCACCACATTTTTTTGTTCTGCTGTTATTCCCGTTGTTTTTAATTCGTATGAATATCTACTCATCATATCCCCTTGAAAAAGTTATTTAATTTTTAAGTACGTATAAAAGATACTTTAGGAACAAACCAAAGTCAATAGTTATTTTTACATTTTATTTCCACAAAAAAATCTTACACCCACAACATTAGTATTCTCAATGATATAGGAAGTGGAGGTATATCCTTTATTGTTTAAAAAATTTGTTGCTGAGCCAGTACAAACAAATTCATAGAGAGTATTATCATATTCAAAAGAAAACCCTCTGCCATTATAATATGCATGGACACTTAACATATTATCCTACCTTATATGGATAGTTTGTTTTTTCTATTTCATTATCAAGGAATATAATTAAATCAACTGTAGACATTACACCAGACTTAACAAGCATTAACTTTTGAGAAAGTAATTCAAAATCGCTTTCAATTTCTTTAGAAATTTCTATTATAGTGTTATTATTATTTAATAACGTTTGAGTTTTTTTAATTGCTTTCAGGTAACACTTTTTATAATCCATAGTCTTTACTATTGATTCAATGATATTATTAACAGTCTTAAAAGGTGAACGAGAACGTACAATAAATTGTTCTACACCTTCAGTAACATAACCTATAACCATAAGCTTATCAACTTTAAGAGAAGTATAATAATATTTATAGGTCTCACCCTCATAACTGATTTGAATATCATAAGCCCTTTTGCCTTGATTCTCTTCAAAAATAATAACAACAGTTACACCTTTACCAAAGTAATCATACCTATAACAAGGTTTCTTACTATTAGTTGTTAATTGTTTTTTCTGGTAATCTTTTTTATTAATCATTTTTCACACCGTTGTTAAATTGTGTGTATAAAAGATACTTTAAGGTAGGGGAGATGTCAACCCATAAATGCAAAAAAGATTTATGGTTTCCCAAAAATCTTTTAAAATTAAAACTTTATAGAGTAAAATTATTTAATTCGTATTCCAGTTATATCTTCAAACACACGAACATCAAAATTAGGCAATTGCTTTAATAATATTATATCATCAGTTGTAGCATTTTTATAAGCAGTATTCCACGCGTCTTTATATGAGTGTGTTTTTAAATATCCATCTCGTATATATGCTTTAGGATAAAGTTTTTTTTCTTCAACGGACATATTATTAAAATAAACCCACTCTTCCAATATAATATTATAAATAAACTTTGGTTTTTCTATATTATCCCAGATATTAATATCACAAGAATTATTAAACACATTTATTATTTTTGGTATTATATTATTAAAATATCCGCTGTTCCTATTTCCGCTGTTCCAATCTCCGCTGTTCTTATTTCCGCTGTTACAATTTCCGCCGTTCCAATCTCCGCTGTTCCAATATCCGCTGTTCCTATTTCCGCTGTTCCAATCTCCGCTGTTCTTATTTCCGCTGTTACTATTTCCGCTGTTACAATTTCCGCTGTTCCTATTTCCGCTGTTCCAATGTCCGCTGTTCCAATTTCCGCTGTTCTTATTTCCGCTGTTACAATTTCCGCCGTTCCAATCTCCGCTGTTCCAATGTCCGCTGTTCCTATTTCCGCTGTTACTATTTCCGCCGTTCATATCTCCGCTGTTCCTATTTCCGCTGTTCATATCTCCGCCGTTCATATCTCCGCTGTTCCTATTTCCGCTGTTACTATGCCCTGAATTACCAACACCGATATTAGCTAATTTTAACATATTTTCCCACGTTATTTCTTTAATTATTTTTATTTTTGATGAACATTGTTTTTCTTCATCAATACCTAAAACATCACCAAACAATTCAACTTCAGCAACTTTATTTTTAGTATTAAAACTATAATAATTAAAACAATTATTTATTTTTGTGCAAGCATGAAATCCAATTTTACACAGGTTCACAGGTTCCTTTATTTCATAGGTTTTACCAACCTCATATTTAAAATTTAAACACGTCCAATTTGGATTAAATACTTTATATGCTTTAATTTTATTCATAATATACACCCCTATTATCAAAAATCTAATTACAATTAATTAATACAAATATATATTAATACCAAAATAAAGTCAACCCATAAATGCAAAAAAGATTTCTGGTTTCTTAAAAATCTTTTGAATTCATTAACTTAGAGAGTGAAATTTATTCACATATATAATTATCTGTTCCTTTTCATTGAAGATAAAGACCATACAATCCATTTTGCGTACTCTTTGCCCTTAGTAGTTAATTTATTATCAATAAGTAAATTACTTTTTTGTAACGATACCAATGCATCATAAGAAGATTCTTGTACATTACCAGTATCATACATATCAATAAGAATATTTCGTTCTATGTATGTCAAAGGAATATCTACCCACAACGTCAGATACTCTGCAATCTGTCTACCTTTGATTGTTAGTTTTCCGGTAATGTGATTTTCTAACAATTCCTTTTCATATAATTTACCAATAATAAAATTATCACATTCAATAACTTCATCACCACATAACTCACACAATGTAGATTTTTCTTGTATTGACAAAGACATTATTAAATATGCCGTATCAAATTCAAATAGCTCACTTTCATAACTGTTTTTTTCAATTATGTTTCGGGCGGTTTCTAATGATGTTATCTCACCTTTTAATATAGTGATTTCAATAGGGGCATTTTTATTCAATACATAGTTTTCCCATGCTGTGATTGCACCCATTTTACTTATAATGATAGCATTGATTGCTTCAATTGAAGTTTTCATTTAATTATCTCCTTGTTAAATTTTTAATACGTAATAAAGATACATTATGGGTAATCGGTGTCAAGGTTTTTCTTTTCCATTACGATTATATAATGAAATATTAAAACTTTAATAGGAAAGATACATCCAATAGTTGGAATAGTAGCAGGTGCAAAAAACTTACCTGTTTGTATCTTTGCTTTCTCGAATAGATTCTTTTCAAGTAAAGGCTTAATAAGTTTAAGACATTCATTATACAATATGTCTCCTATATCATCAAACCTTTTATGTATCTCCATACCTTCTACCATTAACTTTTGAATGTCCATTATATTCTTTCTATTTTTAATGCTATCCTTTAAAGGTTGTTGACATTCAGAACATATTACAACTTGCTGTGGTATCTCTGCATACTCAAGAGTATAATCATACTCTTTCCAGTCGACGCCATCCCAAATGGTATTGGTTTCAGTGTATACGATGTATCCTGAATACCCTTCGTAATGAAAACTATTATAGGCACGTTTAACAATAGCTTCCTCTGTCACATTATCTTGAACAGTCAAGAGTTTTGACCGGACATTATGTAATTCATTATCCGTTATTATTACATTCACAACATTCATTTTATTGCCTCTTGTTTTTTATTAATGTATCTATCTCTCTACTAATTATATTAATTAATGGTCTAACAAAACATAACAATTATAATTATCAAATTTACAAAAAAGTTTTAAAAGTAACATATCATCATCCTTTAAAAAAAGTTATTTAAATTTTTAATCTGTAATAAATATACCGTATGGATAAAGAGATGTCAAAACTTTTCTTCATTAATTAATTCAATACCAACTATGTCATTGTTATACATAAAGATACGGATTGGCTTTTTTTCAAGTTCGTTTATTTTTTCTGTGATGTATGACTCGGCACTATTACTAAGGGAGTGACCAAATAAATGTTTTGTTTTACCATTTCCCACAGAAATAATAAATTCTTTATAACAGTGGTCACCAATTGGAGTTATACCAATTTCTAATACATCATGCACTTTGCGACCATATTTATGAAATGCTTTATCTAAAAGTACAGTACGTAATATTGTAACTTTTGATATAAAAGAATCATAATATTCAAACTTATTGCTTGTTACATTCATTACCATTTTAATCTCCCTTTCCAATTAAATAGTTATCAAAGATTGAATGTCTAAAAAATGGTTCATCCATTTTATCTTCCAACATTGTATCTATCCAGTTGTCAATGTTTGATACATCAATAGAACTATTTGCTTCCACAAACTGTTGTACGTCCCCGTCATGTTCAGACGATTCATTCTCTATATCTCTGTATTTCTTTTGTTGTATCAACAAAGCAATCTGAGTTATTCTTTCAATTGCATGTTCTAATGATATAAATCTTGTACTTTTTATAGACATTTAATACCCCAATGTTTTATATTTTTTTAATTGTTTTTTTTGATACCAAAGTGCTTTACGCTTCTTAGTATATTCAACATGATTCTTTTCAAATTTAAATTTTTCCTCAGCTATTTTTATTTTTCTTTCTATTTCAAGAATCATATTTGATTTAATTTGTGTATGATTATCTACATTTTTTGTATTTGTCATTTCTAAAAAATAACTAACCATTTCATCTTCATTAAAACAGATACATTTACGTTTAGTTTCATATACTATATTGTCAATACTATGAGAACATTTAGAATTCGAAACTTTTACATATTTAGTAGCTAAAAATTTATTAACATCGTCAATTCCAGAATCTAAATATTCCATTGCTAATTTTTTATCACGGTCATATAATTTTTTATAATCAATATAAATTCTTTTCCATTTATTTTTATTTTGTTTCCTTCTTTCAGTACTTGTTATTGCCATCATATCACCCTTCAAAAAGTTATTTAAATTTTAATCTGTAATAAAGATATGTTAAAACACAAAAGATGTCAACCCTTAAATACAAAAAAGATAAATAATTATATACTTTAAATATAAAAGGAGAACATTCATGAAAAATACAAGATTTATAAATCATTATTTTATAGAAAGAAAGAAAGATATTGAAACAGTTGAAATAGCTAATAATATATTTCAAAAACTTATGACCGAAATAAAATTAAAAAAGAATAATATTTTTAATTTCAAGATGAAAATAAAAGATAAAATATTAAAAGGAATAAATTTACAAAAACTTTTTCCTGATAATGAACATGTTACTGATTTGAATTTGATGTTTGTTCCTGATAGTGGTGATATTATCCGGGGAAAAGCTAAAAGAACATCAACAAAAGATGGTCGTCAGTTTATTTTAATAAAAAGTAATTTTGATGTTGAAAATGATAATTTAAATTTTCCTTCTATATTGAACCAGTTTCAAAATGAATTGAAAAATAAACAACATATTTTTGTGCATGAATATAGTCATTTTTATAATAACATATTATCAAAAGGAAAGAGTTCCATTAAACAGCCATACGACCATGATAAAGAAAAAGATTTAAATATGTATACAAGAGGTCATGAAGAAATCAATTCATGGACACGACAAGCTCTTAGTACTATTATACCAAAATATAAAAAGAATCCTGAACACTATAACAATTTTGATATTTTTTATAATGAAGTAATAAATAATTTAAAAAATATTGACATCAAAGGAAAATCGGTATTTGAAAGATTAGATTCAAAGTCTAAAAAGCTGATTAATAAACGTGTGGGGACAATCTATTTAGACCTAAAAAATTCTCTAAATTAAGTTAGAATTTGTATAAATATTTTTACTTGAACAAAATTTAATAATAACAATATTTCTTAAGGAGAACTATTATGAGTGCAGAACTTTATAAAGGTTTCTATGTAAAAAGCGGTGATTCACTATATGAATTCCAAAATCCAACTGCAAAAGATTCAGTGGATAAACAAATCATTGACAAGTTGTATGCTAATGGGGTTAGTGGTGATAGACCTACATCAGCGACAGCACAAACAGGTGAACAATATTTTGATACAGATTATGGTGTTCCAATTTTCTGGAATGGGACTGCTTGGCAAAATGCAACAGGTTCTACATCAGCAGTTGCATAAACTCAACTATCAAATGTAAAACACATAAAGCCCTTATGAAATTCATAAGGGCTTTTTTATTTTAGAATTTATATAAATAATTATATGAGAAGGACAGTGGGTTCGAAACCATTTCCTGAAACCTTGATAAGTAAGGATTACTTCTCAATTATTTTTAATCTATCAAGGGGGATAGTATGGGTAAAAAACTTACTACACAAGAATTCATTTCTAAAGTACAAACCATTCATGGTAATAAAAATACTGGAAAAAATTTAATTAACATTTGTTATTCTCCTTAACTCTAATCATACAACACACATAATATAAACAGCGACATATATTTAATTTTCATTATTATATCCTGTTGGTAAAGTTCTCCACCAATCAATATCATCTTGAGGTACGGTACAATATCCCCAATACGATTTAGTATCATTCAATGTAGGGATAGCAGGAACATTACCAGAAATCTCATACGTTAAACCATATTTTTTATCTTTATACATTCCATTATTATCAATACTGGAAATATCTTGTTCTTCTGCTGCACAGTTACAACACAAAAGAGTTATCGTTGTTGACATATACATTCTCCAAAGTTTCACATTCTTTGCACCACATACACTACACACATAATGATTTGGTATTCTATTTAAATATATGTTACTCATGAGAGTCTCTTTCCTTTTTAATAAGTTTTCTTAATCTGTTCATGTTTTTTCTTTCATACTCATGACTTTCTATAATAATTTCTTTGAACTCTAAGTCATTATCATACACACCATTCCTTATTTGGGACTCTTGATAGTTGAGATGTTTTTTAATGTTTTCAAGAGCACATTTGAAACCATCTATCTTAGTAGTTCCTTTTGAACGTTCCCTTGATTGTTTTCTTTTAATACTAATCTCTTTACATTGAAGTATAAACTTTTTAACGGTCTCTTGTGCTTCTGTAAATTCTTTATACGTAATCATCTTACTCACACGTACCACCTAAAATTGTGATTTGCTTTTCTAATTGTTTCATACCACGTTCAAGACAATCCACATATTCATCCATCCATTTTTCATTATCTTTATATTCAAAAATAGTTCTTTTGGAATTGTCATCATTTTTCTTTCGAGACATAGCACGACACCATGAAATTGACCTGTGAGCACGTTCCATGCTACTTAATGCGTCTTCTACACTTCCCTCTTTGTAAATAAGATAATGTTCACATGTTTCAGCATAACTATCAAAAGAGCTTTTAAAATCATCTTTGTTGAAATTAAAACTTGTTGTTTTATATATTTCACTTCCTGTTTTTTGAATTGTGTGTCTTATATAACATATATCTTTTTTTAAACATTTCTGACAAGTTTTACTCATTGAGTCCTCCTATTAATAATTTTCAAATCCACATTTCTTACAAATGACATGGTGGCTATGTCCGTCACTCTGAACGTGTGCAGGGTGCTTTCGCTAACTTACATTTACGGCATTTAGGACATAACTTTCCTTTTTTATGTTTGTTTATTTTGTGTTTGCTTTTCCCATATCTATTGCTCATTACTTCCCCTATTTACTCCTTTGTAAATGCTTCTTTAATTGCAACATTCTTATCATTATAAATTTTTAATTTTTCATAAGAATGGGTATACCCCACGCCACCATCTGTTACAAATCTTTTTGCTTCGCCTTCTGTAGTTACCGCAACACCAAAAGGTTTATCAGTAGACCTCATTGTACCATCACCATCACATAATAATACATACACTTCCATTATTTTTTTACTCACATAGTTCTCCCTTTAAGTAAAGACCTTGTTTGTATTGTCTGGTTTCCCGTACGGCTTTGGTGTTCTTTTCTTTATCATAATAAATCTTTGAACCGCCACGTTCTGCCCTACGTTTCTTATTCTCTTCCAATGCTTCTGGTGAATGAATGAACGATATAGTTCTACGGTCAACACCATAATCATTAGCAAGTTGACGTTGAGACACTGCACCTTTCAATGATAGTATCTCTTGTCTTTGTTCAACAGTCAGCTTTACACGTCTGTTCTGTTCATGTTTAAGTTTAAGTTTCTCACATTTATAAGGCACGTTTAAATGTCTCCTTTATAACATTAAAATGTCCTGAACCAATTCCATATATACGTTGTTTGTCCTGAATAGAAATCATTTGAAGACCACACTTGTCAACATAATCATTCAACCATAGAACAGGTTCAGGTTCAGCATAAATATTACATACAAAAGGGTTACCTTGTTCAGATAACTCCTTTGGCACAACCAATTCACCAACCCATAACATTTTATTCATCAACCTTTGTATAAAAGTCTTGTAATGATAGACTACCTTTAATCAACTTGACAACATCAAATGCTGTTGCACATTGATGATTATAAATCAATTCATGGATTTTTATTTGAGTTTTCATTTCATGTATACGCCTCTCACAATAATCACCATCAGTTTTTAACTTTCTCATAATAGCTGAGATACTTGATACCAATTTGTTACAATCAACACACTGACTCAAGTAAGATGATTCAGACGTGAACCTGAACTCTTCAAGGTGTGAATGCTTGCCACATACAGGACATTGTTTGCCAGTCGGATACTTTGCTTCAAAGTCTTTAATCTTTTGTTCTTTAGTTTTCATTTATAATGTCCTTTATATTTACGTGAGAAATTAATTACATACCAACGACAATATTAAACGACAATCTTTTACAAGCTCTTCCCTTTCGGTGCTCTTTTTTTGCTCTCTCTTGTTGTCCATTGTTTACCACCTTTAGTAGTATTCTTTTTAAGAGGTTGAAAAGTTTCAACTGTTGTATATTTAGAAATAATTGCTGTGTACTTTATTGTTTCTGTTGTTCCGTTTATCATTTTTAACTCCTTTAAAAAATTGTTTTAATTAATTTGATATATAAAAGATACGTTATGTGCAAAGTAATGTCAATACTTTTTTATACCCAAACAAAAAAAGACATTATGATTTCTCATAATGTCTTTTGAATTATCATCTTACAATTACAATTTTATTTAGCAGAATACATAAGTTCGAATTCTGTTTTCCTTAGCAAACGCAAGCCAGTCATTTTTTGCTTCTTGAACCACATTAAACTTTATCTTGGAATGTAATTTAAATGTATCATCTTCAGATGAAGCCATCCAATATTTTTCTTGTTCTTGGTAATTATTTGTAATCTTAACTTTCCATTTAATGTGTTTAATATTCAACTTGTCATTCCTTGGCATAATTGTCCATTCCTTTCATCATAATAGTTTCAACATTATAGTGTTCCGTTACCAATGCGTCCAATGATGTCTTAGTAACATCCACACCTTTATGTATATGTGATACTACTTTGTTAGCAGTCACCCAATACATATAAATTTGTTTCATTTCTTCCTTTGTCAACTCAATCATCAGCTTCTGCCTTTTCCTCGACCGTGACTTCTTTCATTACGTTATGAATATAGTCTGGTTTAGGTTCCAATTGCCATTCATCAAAGCCAGCTTCAAAGAAATCCCTATTCCCATCATGTATTCTTATTTCCTTAACTGCCGTTGGTAAACTTCTTGCAACCTTGATAGCTCTACAAATCCCACCAACCTGTGATTCATAGTTATGTATTGCAGGCACACCTTCAATCTTTTGATATAAGTCAGGCATTGGATTCTGATACCAGAAATGTATTATCGGCACACCAGTAGGTGATACTTGGTGACCTTTACTTATTCCCCAACTCTGAGCATGTTTCTCATTATCAGGTGTTGCAGTCACAAGTTTATTAAAAAACTTATTAGCATTGTCAATTGCTAATTCAGATTGAAAACGGTCTTTGATAAATACATACGTTAATCTTGCATGGTGAGTCTTTGGCTCTTCCTCACCTTCATACTGAAAGCCACAGCAACAAAATGTTGTTTCCATTCCAATCCTATGCAGTTCCAATATCAATGGACGCATTGGTCTGTCTATTGAATCAAGTACAGTCTTTTCTTCTGCACCAACATTAAGTTGTGCCAATCTATTTAAATAAACTTCTGTAGCCTTTTGTCTTGCTTGATGTCTTATTGATAATCTCATCTCACTCATTTCCTTTATAATTAAATACAAAATGGGGATTGCTCCCCAGTTAATTAATCCAACATTGCTTTACCAATTCCAAATGGAATCATTGCACCTACCCAAAATCCAAGACTTGAACACATGACTCATACAACTCCAAAAGCAACACCAGCACTATCAATTGGTGTTAACTTTGCAGCTTCTATTACTTGAATAATTCCACCATAGATACAAACATATAAAGCTAAGTATCCACCAAACAAAACACCGAATAGTATAAGCAATATTCCAAATAAACTTCTCATTACATCAAACTCCTTGTTATATAATAAAAATATCGTAACTATATTGCTACGATTAAAACTATCCAACATTTTAATGTTATGATATATAGTAAAAATAAACAAAAAATGAAAGATATCTTAAAAAGAACACAACAAACTAACAGAATTAAAACTAAATATTGTAAACAAATCAATATTCAATTAATTTGAATTCCATATACTCAATTCAAAAACATTGAGTCAATTTTAAAAACTCAGTTGTAACTGTAAACCATTTTTCATGTGTTTATTATAATATTTTTCTAATTTATCGTTATCAGAGATGTCGAGTATTTGTTTCCAATACTTTGGCATTCTCTTAAAAATAATTACTTGAAATTGTTTGTTACTAAATCTGTAAGTAGGGTTCGATTTTCTTTTTTTAGAAATATTTTCAACTAAATTTGTAAGCAATTTTCCATCAATCCCATTAAAACCAATATTATTATGGTCTGTTGTATATCCACGAGCTTTCTCTTCATCAGTTTGTCTTTCAAAGATTTTAAACAATGCATTTTCAGAAAAATGTTTATCTGTTGATAACTTATGTTTTAAAAAATCTGTCATATCTTTTTTTAATATCTTAGACATCACATACCTCCATTAATAACCGCAGTATATATACTATATAAAATAATTCCTGTTATGGTGGCACCAATTAAATATCCAATAGATTTAAGAAATATACTAAAAGCGAAATCAAATATTTTTATTGCTAAAGCTACCAATGGAATACCAATCACTAATGCAATTATTATCTGATAAGTTTCCATTCCTTTTAAAAATACTAACACTTGTTCCATAATATCTCCTTTAAAAATTTAATACGTAATAAAGATATATTATGTCACAAGAGATGTCAATAGTTATTTTAAAAACCATGATTAATTTTTCTGGTTGAAGGTTTTGGTGGGTCATTAATAACCTCACATTCAATGACTTTCACACTTTTAGGTTTATGAAAACGTTTAAGTATTTTCAATCCACCAACTGCAATGCTTCTTAAATTCTTTTGAGAAACACCCAAACTTAAATGGAAGAGGATACCCAATACTTTAATTCTTTTTGATATATGAATATACATTAGCTACGCCACATATACAATAAAGGCATTGATAAAATACCCAACAACTTAAACAATTCTACAATATACATTTTCATACCTCTACCTCTTCCTCTTTCTCAACAACTTCCTGAGTCTCATCATTTTTGAAATTACAGTTATCACCACCACCAATTTTACATTCCAATGACGGGCGGTCTAAGTTAATACAATAAATACAATGATTTTTACCGTTTCTATATTTACACATAGGATTCGTTCAACCTCACTGATATTTTAATTTCACTCTCATGATTCAATTGACTTCCCCACTGAGTAAACTTCGAAGCACCACTATCTTTATAATGAATATCAACCGGGAGATATTTACATATTGACAAATATTCACCAAAAATATGTGCCAGTCCTTCTTTTACCATAAGTAAATCATGAAGACGTTTCGTTGGTTTTAAGTTATACTTTTGTAAGAATGTCCCATAGTGAATATGCTTTGACATATTGTTAGTTTTATTATCGTTCCCGACGGTGTTGCGAGGATGGTGACATACATTCTTAGACACCAACTTGATGTCATGGATGTTATCAGAATCCAATACAGCTAACGCAGAAGGAATATCTGAATTAGGATTGTATGATGGTACGTACTTCTTACCTTTGAACTTTGGTAGTTCATCTTCAACACCAACACAATTCATTCCTGCAAAGAAACCATTCGCTACCAATGTAGGAAGTTTATGGTCTTTGACATATGTAGCTATCTTTGTGAATGCTCCACCACAGAACACCACGTTAGTCCCTTCTGGGATATCATCTGTAAAGATAGCACCCATTGATTTTAATTCATCTATTCTCTTTGATGTTGATGGTCTGTCAAGTACTATTGTAAAAGGTATCTTCCTTTTCAATAAGAATTCACATGCAATCATATCGTCAATGTCTTGGTCTATGTCACATACATAAACTAATTTAATCTTATTCATTTATTTCCCCTTTAAAATCTTTCAAGATTTTTTCATTTGCTTTTCCATAATATTTTTAATTTTTTCCATTCATTATTAATTAAACACACACCACATGTGATTAATAAAATACCAAATATAATTTCAATCATTATTTATTTTCTTTCATTTGCTTTTCCATATTCAATAGTTACCTTTTTTTCATTCCATTCAAAAAGATATGTATTCGTAACACAGACAACATTAGAATTTATGTGAGTTATACACCACGAATAACTTATACCATCTTTCATATATGGTTTGAAATCATGTGAAAACATATCACGTAAAAATTGCCACAGCCTTTGATTCTTTTTAGATGAATACGTAGGTTCCTCATCTACATTGTCACCATACACTGCTTCCCATAATATACTGAAATCATTCATCTTGTCATAAGGGATATCATAAAAGATTGCTTGAGTGTCTGCAACTGCTTTAACGACTCCATCTTTTTGAATGATAAGAGTATCATGAATAGTATCACCTGCAATACATTTATGAGATTCATATAGTTTTAATTCATCTTTTATTCCTGCATTGATATACAATAGACTAATAAACCCAACAATCAATACAATAATAATGGCAAAGATTGCTGGTGGTGTAAACTGAACTGGACACTTTTCAAATACTTCTTTAAGTTTCATTCTTTGCCCTCCACATTTTCTCAGGGTTGATACAAGTACATGCCATTGGTCTTCCATCACATGTGCCACAACGTTCTCCACTATATTTCATTGTAGGGAAGTTACTCATTAGGTTTCTCATCAATGAAACTATCTAATAGTTTTTTATCTTTATCATGTGACAATTTAATATAACCATTCCAAACCTTTTTAACAAAGTCAAACTTAGCATTGTCATCTTTACCATTACAGTCATGTTTGATTTTAATTTTACATAACATTGAATCGTTTTTCCATATCTCCAATGAAAAGTCAGAACCAATACATGTATAAATTTCTAACATATAATCATCATCAGTCACACCCTCACGATTATCTTCATTGAGATATATCTTTAACCAATGGTTGTTCATTCCATTACTCTTAAAAGTAAATGTATGTACATTACCACTCACATGAGTTAATACTTTTTTCCAGTATTCGAAATCAATCTCAAGATTGGTCTTAGCAAAATAGTTATTCATTATCACCATCCTGGTTTACTGGTGTAAAATAATATTTTGTTTCTTTTTCAAGGAGTTCTTTTACTTTCTGTATCTCTTCATCAGTCAATACAGTGTCTTTTAAATACTGTGTCCATACAGGTTTTTTTAGTTTGAATTTCTTAAACCACTTTATAAAGAAAGGTAATCTATCATACATTCGTTTGTTATAATCATACTTACTATCAGCATTATTATAAAGATATATGGCTTTACGTTCACAAACGGTAGCTAATGTATTTTCTAAAGTTAATAACGTTTTACTATCTTCAATACTTCTTATGTTATTTTCTTTAGTAGTTTCATTTACTTTCTTTAATGCGTCATCGTATGAAATGAATGCCCACTTAGCAATCGATTTCATTACGTTCTCGTTATGTTCACAGATACCTTTAACAGCAGTTGTATTAACACAAAAAGAATTTGTTTGTATATAACAATTGATTTCATCTTCATCAAACCAATACATATTAATCAACGAATCGTTTTCATATTTAACTATGTTTTGATATGATTCTTTACTGAAACATGGAAATGGTTGTTGAATAACTACAGACTTAGCTATCGTTTTATACTTTGGATTAATAAAGCGAACCATGTTATTAAAGTATTCAACATTCTCACACACCAAATTAACTTCATCATCATCCACATTAATCACTTTACATAAATTATATGCACCAGTATTTGCTGGAATTACAATTAAGTCATTCATGATACCTCCGCATTAAATTTACTTATAAGATTAAGAATTGTATTCCGCTCTTCAGCAGAACTCATTATTGCGTTAACGAATTCAGTAATATCAACACCATCACTATAATTATATGCCGCATTTTGGAGATGTTCAACCAAATCAAACTTAGCGTCCGCCATCACACAACATTGTTCGATTTCATGAATGTTACCATAGTTATCTTTAAATACTGTTACCTTTTGCATTTTTCTTTTCCTCCTATTTTATTTCAATTCTCTCAACCAAATCTCTCTTGAACCAATACGCATTCTCATATACGTTTGTTGGTTGAAGTATAATATAATCATCTTGTTTAATAATATGTCCCGTTAAGTCATGTTCTCTTGGAGTTATACACCCAACCATCCAAACACGAACTTTAATATGTTTTGATTCACTGGAAGAAGGTTTTCCATAGATATCACAACACCAACCAAAACCCACACTAATTCCAATACAGAACGCCACTAATATAACAAACACTATACCCATTATATTAACCCAAACATCAATACAATAATTAAACCAATAGAGCAACTACCACATATTATTCCAGAGAACACCGCCACCTGTGTATTCATCTTATCAGCCATCACATTACCCCAGAGAACACCACATGATATACACGTGATAGTCCATAAAATTAGAATAAAAATAAAATCATGTTTCATATAAACTCCTTTGAAAAATTTAACACGTACTAAAAAGATATGTTATGTCCAAAGGAATGTCAACCATTAAAACAAAAAAACTCAGAAAAATACCCTGAGTCTTTTGTATTCCAAATCATATCACACACTTACAGTGTGTCAATCATTGCTTTAATTTCGTCAGGAGTTTTCTTACCATCTTCGTTAAACTTTGCTGCGTCATACAACTCAAGTAATCTTTGTTTTTCAGTAGCTTTAAATGCAGCTTGTTCTTTTGCGTCAATCTCTGCTTGTTTAATTGTAATAACTCTGACAACAATTCTAAGTTTTCTTGCTTCAACATTATCTGTTACAGTCTTTTTCTTCACAAAAGACTTCGTTGAAGTTTGTAGATTTCCATCAATTGCAATTGCAATATCTTCAAGATTTGGGACGACTCTTTGAGTTTTCCTTGCAGGTTTCTCCAAAGGCAAATCATAAAGGTCTTCGGTTGATACTTCACCATAGTTAGGCATATCGTAACGATATTTTTTTTGTATAGCAATTTCCATGTCAGTAATATTAAGTTCACTCATAAGGATTCTCCTTTAATAAAATTTAAAATTAATTTTGTACATTCAATATAATAAATGGTTAATGTGATGTCAATAGTTAAAAAGTTATTTTAATTGTTCTGTTGAAAGTTCCTTTAACTTTACACACGACACTATCACGTCTTGTTGAAGAGAATCCCAACCCAGCTAATTGATTATCAGTAGGTTCAGCTTTCAACTTTGAACCAAGCATTTCAAATACTTTACGATGTTCGTTCAATTCTTCCTTAATGAATTCATTGTATATCCCACGAATAGTATCATTAGTTTTACAATCCTTAAGCATGAAGAAATAATGCTTATTACCTGTCTCTTCACCATCCCAATGGTTTGGAGAATTCATCATCATAGTCACAGGATGAAATTTATTGGTAGTGATACCATATATTTCTTTTGTCTCTTGTGATTCAGGTAAAATATGTTTAATACTGAATTCTCCATTTTTTAAAGTTACCTCTGCAACAGTAACCCATTCTTTATTTTTAGTAGATGGATATACATATTTATAAATGTTACTACCAAATTCAATTTCTGCTTTACCTTTACCTCCACTATTTCTATAACTCCAATTATGAATTTTACATATATATTTCCCATCAAGCATTTTTCCTAAATTTGGAAACGTGATATTTTCTACAGGTATATATTTTGGAGGAGCTTGGTCAACATAATCAACATCTTGAGAACCACCTGAATTATTATGTTTTCTATGATTCCATCCTACCCTTTCATAATTACCATAATTATCATGAATTTTACCAGGAACGTGAGTATTTCCAGGCATAAATACATGTAAATCCATTAATGATTGATTAGGTTCTAATTCATTCCAAGAATGACTAAATCTAAAGACACCATCAACTCGTCCACCTGCATTTTTGACACGTTGCCTCATACTATCAGCAACTTCACCATTATACCCCCAACTAAAATTGTTATTCCATTTTAAAATATTTGGTGCGTCTGGATTAACAGGAGCAATAAGATTCATTAAATTGTTTTCATGTTTGTTTTCCAATAACAATTCAAATGATTTAGCTTTTGGAAGTATTGTATCAATAAATGTTTGAATAGGAACCTCTTCAATCTTATCCAATTGTTTATTAGTCACAACATCACCAACATCTTTTTTAAGCATATCGAATGCATTAACTCCCATTGCAGGTTGAACACTTCGGTCTGCAAACAAAACATTATTGATAGTGATGTCTTCAGCAACAGCACAACGTCTATACAAACTTGCTTCAATACCAAGCTCTTCACATTTTTTTTGTGCATTTTCAATCATCCATTTAGTTACCAGTGCCGTTGGACGTTTATAATTCTGAGGTGCAACTTTAGATTCAAAAGATTTAACCGATGATTCTAAATCCTTTCCTTCACTAATATCAATCAACAAACTCCCAATAACTGTATTACGAATACCATATTCTTTTAATGACCAACAATATATCTTTTGTTTTGCAACAGGAATCTTATTGAATGTTTTCTTTGATTTAATAAAATCTTTTACAACTTTTTTATGTTCATCACCACGATAGAGACTTCCACTTTCAATAAGCTCTAAAACAATCTGTGCAGCTTCAAGGCTAAGTTCTTTTAAACTTCTATAGAGAACACCCTTTGTAGTTCTATTATCACCCCGATACGTGCCGATGTCATTTTTATCTTTAATAAATTCATTTGGCACATCAATATAAAAGTGATTCCATCGAATTGAACCATTGCCTGTTATTTGTGTATTGAATTCCGTTCCGATTGTATTTTCATCATGACAAAAAACTGTATCAATTTCTTTTCCTTTGATATATTCGGACATTGCGTCTACAACTGCTTGAAAAGTACTATCATTGATAGTGATGTCAAAAATACTTACCAGTTTATTGTTTTTAATCGTTACAATATGACCAGCTTTTTTGATGAATGACTTACAAAAATTACAATCGTATTCCTTATTTTCTTTATATATTTCATTCGTTCCAGTAGGGAAACTATTAAGATAAAAATTCCAAAGTTCATTTTTATCATCAACTTTAACAACAAATAACTTTTCAGTCTTTGCCATTTTATTAAATTGTTTTCTTATGGCATTTGAAAATTTAATAAATTCCATATAAACTCCTTTGAATTTGTTTAAAAATATTAATATGTGTTAAAAGATATATTATGACCAAAGAGATGTCAATAGTTTTTTTAAAAATTTGTATAAAGAATAATATTAAATTAATTAGAATTCCATACACAAAATTTAAAGACATCCCCGATATTTTATCTAATATATAATAAAAATTCCCCAACAAATTAATGTTGGGGAACTCTCACTCTCATCAATTTAAATTGTTCTTTCTATTTCTGTTTCATACCAAATAAATTGAAGTTTGTCGTTTTCATCATAATCTTTAGTTTGATAATAAACATCAGACAACAACTCATCAACTCTGGACTGAACCGGCTTAACTATAGTTAATTCATAGTTAAATACCGCACCCTGTTTAGTATCTTTTCTTTTGACCTTTATCTTATTGACTTCACACTTCTCAAGAAGGACTCCATCTCCAGTTGCACAATCAAATCTGATATTCAAATGAGGAAACAAATCTTTGAACTCAATATTATTCCAATGGATAATATCAGTCTTGAAATAATGTCTCATATTCATATTGAATGATTCATCCCATGACTCAAGAAAGTCTTGAACTGCTTCAGCACTTTCAAAAAGAAGTTTCAATTCTTTTCGACCTTGAGTGTTTACATTAATTGTCTTAAATGAAATCAATCTACTTTGAAAGGGGTTCCCTATCATTTTCTAACTCTCCTTTATTTATAACAACTTAAAAATTTAAATCCATCCATAGTAATATGATAAATTCGTTTACCATTAGAATTCTTTAAACGTTTTATTAAATCACATTTCTCAGCTTTACGCATTGTTATTTCCATATAATATTCTTTATGCCCTAATGCTTTAACCAATTCAGATTTTGATTTAATAAGAATACCACTCTTAGCCAATGACAATATAGTTTTAAATCTATCTGACATTTCTAATAAAACATTAAGGTTTCCAGACGATTTAAATTTTTCAAATATTTTACGTTTCATAGTTTACTCCTTAATTGAATCTATTTATACATTCAATTATTAACCATACTATAATCAACACAACTGGAATAGACATCCACAATGAATTGATTGCACCAGCAGTTCTTGGTTTATCTTTATCAAAACATTCCTGACATCTCCCATCTTCTACAATAGGTTCATCACCAGTACTAACATGCAATTCGTATCTTCGTCCACATGAATCACATGTACCACCTTTTATCATCAATCCCATCTTATATACCTTTAATTTCTTTAATAACACTACTCCATATCTTTTTAATAAGAGGAACATATAACGTTTGATAATCTGTTATTTCTCCTCCCATCAATGCTTGGGGAGTTTCTGATATCAAATATTCATATAATTCTTTTTCATATTTAATAACATTACTTAACTTAATCAAATTAAAATTATGCCCTGAAAACCCACCAGTATGTTCATATTTAAAAATATCTTTATATATAAAACTATTTGTTCTTAACCAAGGAATATCCATAAACAAATACTCACCACAAATTAAAAACAAATTGTTTTTATTTTCAAATTCAATTCTTTCTTTGTCTATTTTTGATAACTTATTATCATTCATATTATATTCATTAAGTAAATGTTTAATAAACGACCTACACAATTGTCCACAAAATCTGGGAGTTTTTAATTTTCCTTTAACATAACTATTAATTTCATCTTTATCAGATTTATCAGATATTTCTTTCAGAAATTCATGATTTGATTTCCAATAATTAGTCATATTTTTAATTTGAAACTCTTTCAAATCTTTTATATCATTGTATTCATTTGCTGTTAAATCATAATCTATATTATTATAAACCCAATCAGAATATATACCAAAACATTTTCTAATATTAAATAGTGTTACATTGTTACGGAATGTATCATATTTTTTCGTTCCTCTTCGTGGTTGAACTATGCTATGAGTTTGTCCATGAGGGCACACGCACCAACCATATAGTCCATAACTTGCTAATGGACAATTTAAATCTTTTTTATATTGACATATCTTTGAATCACATGTCGTATATTTAATTGTATATTTTTGTATTTCTTTTTTACTTTGAAATAATCTTTTTTTATTATTAGACACATAAATATAAACAACATTACCAGAAACATTAATATCTAATTCTTTTTTATATATTGTGTTCATATAACTCCTTTTATTTATTATCAATATAATATTCATCCTGAATACATTTATCATCAACATCAGTTATTTCATCAGTATATGTTTTATCTGTATCAACTTCCCACATATCACAGTTATGGTCTTTCACATTAGTAATTGTTCTAGTCCATTTATTTTTATGGCAAATATACTCTTCAACAACAGATTCACATAATAACTCACAATGCTCACAATATTTACATCCATATTCATTAATCAATTTATCAAAGTTAATAGTCGGATATTGTTTTTTGTTATGCTCTAATGGTGTCAAGTCCATCCACACGTCATGCTCCGTGTACGTTGGATTAAGACTTTCAAAATTACATTCAGCAGTTACCACTATTGTATTATCACACTCGTCACATACATATTTATCACCAGAGTATGTGTGATGCCCATCTTTAGTAAAGCGAACAAGGACACCAGTCTTTGTTGCTTTCATTTTCTTATAACAATTCTGACATATAATCATATTTCAATTTCCTTAATCATATTTCAATTTCCTTAATCATATTTCAATTTCCTTAATCATATTTCAATTTCCTTAAATATATTTAATGGAATAAGTGATGTCAAGACTTATTTTCTCTTTTATTTTTAAGACTTTCAATTGATGTATTATTTTTATAAAACTTATCATGACATCCGTCTTTAAACGAAATGAAGTCTGTGAACGGAACCACCCCACAATTTATATACTCATTGATACATTGTATCAATGAACTCTACCACATCTTTACCCGTCACCAAGCCACCCCATTATATGTTCTTTCTGTAATTCCAAGAACTGATTGTATATTTTTAAAGTGAATTCCTTCTCAGATAACTTACCTGTCATACCATCGTCATTAATCATTACTATTGGTTTCTTATGTTTATAAAACCACAACGTGAGTTTAGTTATCTCATCACCATAGATTTGAAAATACTCACTCTTCTTTGGTGTGTTGATATAAACATAAAATCTTTGCGTGGAACCAGAATATTGATGAGTTTTTAATTCAATAGCTATATCCAAATCAAAATTTAAACCAACCTGAGATTGAAGTTCCCCGGTATCTGTTTCTTTATATTCAATATTCACTAAACAATGCATAGTTCTCCTCTTTTAATTAAATACATAACAAAGATATATTAAATTTTCAATTTTTCTAAGTGAGTAGATTTATCAGATGTGTTGTACCAAAAAAACAACCAACTCTCACCCTTTATAGTTTCAACAGTGAAACATTCATTCAGTGTTGTGTATTGTCCCAAAGGATAAATGTTTCCTTTGGCTGTTGCTCTATTAATTAACATACGTTTTTCGTTATCCATTCTTGTTCCTCCCAAAGTTTAATATAAATTACTTAGTATATTTTACAATGAACTCCAGGAAATGTCAAGACTTTTATTCATAATAATAATCCATACCGCACACAGAGCATAACCAATCGACTCCGACCACACCACCACATGGACAATTAACTTTCACTGCACATGGTTCTTTTGTACTGGATACTCCTATTGTATTAGGTTTTTCAAGTACTTTCTTTATTCCGAAACAACAGAGTGTTAATATCATTGCGATTATAAATATATATCTCATTTTCATCACCCGTGCCTATATCCGTTTCCATTATTAGCAGGGTCATCAAATGTAAAATCATTCTTTACACACCAGATAGCTAACCCAATTGAACATAACAATGTCAAGATGAATGTTATTATCACGGCAGTGGTTGTTGGTTTAATCTGAATGTAGTTGAAGTCTGCAAACTCTTTACGTTTGTATCTATTTTTACATTCTTTTGCCATATAGTCAATGATAGCAATTAAATCATAATTCATATTAAGAACAGTTTTTTCTATATCTATTTTTAATCTATCATCCTCACACCATGTAATCAATTTAGTCCATTTAATTTTTTGAGTATTGTCCAAACCAATACAAAGAATCACTTCATTCTTGTTGCCACCCTTCCAGTAGTTCTCCTGATAGAATGCAGCATTAGCGTCCTTGTTATGGAAGACAGCTATCAACATGTGAAGTTGTTTTTCACTTCCAAGAAGACCATTGTATTGAAATAGTTTTTTGTTTGCTTCAGGATTGTTATCACCAAGTATTGGTTTATAATTGAACCTATCGCTCTTAGGATACTCATAAAGCTCATAAGTCATCTTACCCACAAGTGAGACCTCTGGAAAGTTAAACACGTCCTTAGAGGCTTTAACTTTGTTCTTATAACTATGTGTCTCTGTCACGGGTACAAGGTTATCAAATGACCCACCAAACGAAGTAATGAACTGGTCACCATCGACACCACAACCTCCGTACCTGTCAATACTTCTGTACAACTCTATGAACTTCTCATTACCCCAGAGCCTTACAAGTTGTCGATAGAAGTGTTCTGTTATTCTATGTACGTTACCACAGTTATCAATGGCTTCCCAGTAAGCTCCGTTCTCATCACAGTAAGAACAATCAACACATGTTTCATTCCCATCACTATCTGTAGTACAACATTCATCATCAACCCACGTACTCCAATACTCTATATGTGTTGCACTCGTCAAGTACATGTTCCATTGCTCCGAGTCTTTTGTTTGACTGGATACTGAAAATAACTTTGATACCACAATCAATATCAATGGGATAGCAAACTGGAGAATGTATTCCCACCATGCCATCTTGTTACCAAACTTTACCGCACAAAATATAATAGTCGCCATTGGAATTAATAAACACAACCAAATCATATTAGTCCTCCTTTGAAAAATTTAATACGTAATAAAGATATGTTACGCCCGAAGAGATGTCAACCCCTAAATTAAAAAAAGAGGAGAAACTTTGAAAGCTCCTCCTCTTTTCACCACCAACATTATATAAAGAGATTATATTTTCTTAACGTCTTCTACTTTAAATGAACAGCTCCAAGTCATGTATTCATGTTCAGACACCAGTACAAATGGTTCTAATGATTCAACCACAGCATAGTCATATACAAAACACTCTGACCTTAAGATTCTATTCTTATTTTTAGGTACTACCTTATCACCAACTCTAATAATATCATCTGCCCAAAGCAATAACTCAATAGAATATAACCGTTGTCTTAATTCTTGAAACTTCATGAATTCTTTTTCAAGCTCTTCAAATTGTTCATCTTCAAGAATATTGTTTTGATTTATTAAAGTTCTTGTCTTAGCCAATTGTGTTCTAATAGACTGCTGCCATCCTTCTTGTGCTTTCTTGACTTTCTTTAACATATTAGTTTTCTTTCCCAAACAAATCCACACCATTATCCACACCAGTTTCCACAGCATTCTTTGACTTGGTACTGGTTATAAGTTTCTGTTCCAACTTGTCCGGCATTCCAAAGAGATACCATTTAGTTGGAACGGTTGTATTCATATTTCTATATTGTTGTGCAATGCTCACAGCTTTCTTCTGTTCACGTTCAAAGCTCAAACGATTTGATTCAATGGTCTGACCTAAATCTTTATACAGTTCAACTGATAGAGTGGAATTATGTTCCTTTATCCACAACATCATTTTACCTGCACCAGAACTATAGCGTTCTTTCATTCCACCTATATAGATTTCTTTAAAATCATTTGAATACTTCTCACTGATTCGAGCTTTTTGTTTAATTGTTTTCCACACACGGTCAAAATTTAATTCAATCGCTTTCTTCTGTGCTTCAAACTGATTGATTAAAAGGTTTGCCGTGTTCCGAGTACCAACCGTATTCATAAGCATAATGATTAATACAAGAACAACAACTCCAGTAATAACTGTTGGGACAACCCACTTAGGTAATTTATTCATACATAACTCCTTTAAAAAGTTTTAAATACGCTTTAAATATATGTTACGGTCAAAGAGATGTCAAGGTTTATTTTTAATTTGAATAAACAATCGCACCAAATTTTACTTCAAACCCGTCTACATCTTTATGGATACCAAGGAATTCAATTAACTTTTTATGTTCAATTAAAAAGTTATTCACCATTATGATTTCATCTCCAGTTTTTTAAATATATTATATAATGCAATGAAGTTCCATGCAGAATAATTGTTTAATGTGATATAAGATTTCTTACCAGTATTCTTAATACTCATATTAAATACACCACTATCATCATAAAGTTTAATCTTACTGTTTATTAATTTATCAGGTTTAATTTCGAAGCATGTTTGTATTGTGGTTTCGTATCTATTGTCTTCCGAAATTGGAAACAATGAATTTAAAAATGATGTAGTCTTTCTTAAAAGAGTACTTGACCTATCTGTAATCATATTCCCTACATACATACGAACTTCTAAGTAATCACCATACAATACAAAAGGGGATGGTGTGTCAGATACTATTGGTTGTATAACTTTAAACTCACTAACATCACACAACTCTGCGTCCTCTCTATTGATTATATAATCCTCGTGATACTTTGATATAAAGAATTGGTCAATTGATTTTGACATTAATGTGGGTAACGATTGTATAGCATCAAAGAATGAATGGTTTATCGTATCGTACTTTAATTTAAAGTATATTGTTTGTGGTGCACTTGCCATTATTCATACTCCTTAAGATTAGATTCAACATCACATTGCTCAGGCAATCCATTGTCAATTATATTCAACAACGCAATTGATAACGCGGCATTCTGTAATATTCTTTTCTTTAATTCAATCTTGGCATGTGGTTTGTTTGGGTCGATGTCGTCAATCTTCTTCATTCGTTTCTTGAACATCAACCGCCACTCATCAATACTCCATTCCTTATTGAAGTCTCCCCAAAGAAACTCTTGCACATTACGAGCAGCTTTGATAGAATCAAATAGATACTGTTCTTCGTTTGTCAATACATCTTTAGTAAAAGGATTAATATTAACACTACGTGGTTCACCTCCCATATTATTCCCCCACACATTTAGGATGTTTACAATCAGGACTGTGTACCGATTGGTATGCCCCTAAATGTTTATAGGTATGCCCATCAATGACTTCATCACGTGGGTATCCCCAGATACTATCCCAGTTACAAATAACTAACAAGCATAATAGAATTGCCATAACTCTTAAAATAGTTTCAAACATATATCACCTCGACTGAATTAACCAAATTATTAAATAAAATAAAAGATGAATATTGTAAAGAAAACAATATTCATCTTGTTAGAATTCCCTATTATGAATTTAAAAATATCAATTCAATATTGACTACTCATCTTCAGATTTAGATTTAGATTTATTAAAACCCGCATCCGTTAATAACGTATCTGGAACAGCGTCTATTATTTTATCAACAATAGCTGAAATATTTTCTGTATTAATGAGGTCAGCTAAACTGTCGTATCCGTCAAGCATCATTGCTTCTGAAACAAATTCAGCTTTACTTGATTTATATCCTTGTAATTCAAGGAACCCCATAGATACAACGCCACTGTTGGACACAAGCAATTTAACAAGTGGTCTTAATATTTTCTTCCCCCCTATAACTGCAATCCATCGGGGCATGGGAACATTCTTTAAAATCATATCAACAAGTTTATTGTTGACAATTTGTCCAACTTTACGTTTCGCAGCATTTTTTGCAGCAGAAATATTGAGTGCAGCATTCTTTTTCCAAATCTTCTTCCCGAACTGTAGAGCCGTATCCACAGTTGTTGCTTTTCCTTCAGTCATTTTGTCTTCTCCTTTTATAACATTAAAAAATTCTTCATCATCTTGTTGTTCTCTGAGTGATTTTTCCCTCATCTCAAATATGACTGACGCAATGCGAGAGTCTAATGATTTAGATTTATAATCAGACACACCATAATACTCAGCACATAAATGATTTAATTCAGGCTCATATCCATACTCAACAATCATATCATTTATTTCACTCATAACATAGTTTCTGTGTGAAGCAAATTTTAATAGCCTATGTTTTAAATCGTCAATATCTCCTTGTAAAAGATTCCCTATCCCAGCACAAGGATTCTTTTGTCGGTTCACATAGTCTCGCATTGCACTTTCTACCCTTCTATCAATCTGACCAACATATTGGTCTTCGTAATCTTTAAACATCGTCTCAAGATATTCGTCTACTCGACCAACAAACTTCTTTTCGATTCCTTCAGCAACATCACGCACACGCATGTCAATCTCTTCTGCTGTTAATGATGGTGCACAATCACAATATTCTTCTTCATCAGATTCTTCTTCATCAGATTCATCGTCATCAGTAGATGAATCCTTTTCAACGACCTCTTCATCATCATCATCTTCATCTTCAGTAATCATATCAGTACTGATATTGAATCCATCAATGTTAATTGAATCATACTCAGGGGAAAACTCTTCAACCTCTTCCTCTTGTTTATCACTCAACACCCGACCAAACAACTCATCCATCCCCGGAGTCCACAAGCATAACACTCTTTCACGCCAATCAGAACCAAAATCTCTTTCTAACTCTTCCTTCTTTTTTATTCTTAATCCCATCTCCACTCCCCGGAGATTGCTATTAACTTATTAAAAGCACGAGCAACCTCTTTTTTATATTCTTCAACGTTACCTTCATCATATAGTAAACCACCTGATGATAATTCAGTAGCATGTGGTCGTATCTCATAAAGTTTATTATATATTTCAGAAACTATACCCCTTGGTGATTTCCTGCTAACACTAATCACTTCAATGGATTTTATATTATCCTGATAAACTTCAGACTTTTTTAAAATATCTCTTTGATTCTCACTAACAACCACCGGAATAACTGAATCTCCATACATACGTTTAGCTTGTTTCAAATCATCATCACTTGACACAGCTACACTTTTAGTTCCATGTTTGTTTAAAAATATATTACTTATAATATCAGAAGAATTTTTTCCACTAAAATTATTAAAATATAAAACATCAGGGGCATTACCATCAATCAATTGAAACACCAATGAATTTCTTTGATTGGTAGTTCGCACCACCTCTTCCCACATCTGAGAAGTCATCCATTGAAAATTAAACCCTCGAACAGATTGTCTATCTCTGTCAAGTTCTATATGTTGAGGTTTGATATTATAACCATAACGATAACCCTTTACAGGTACATCACATACAAACAACCCGCCAACAAATACTTTACCAACAAACTTCTTATCAAATAGAATCTCTCCAAAAGATGTACTCGTATGTTTTTTCAGAGGTGTGATGTTCAGATTCTTTTCCATGACTTCATCCCACTCTGCTTTTGTTAACCCGGTAATCTCAAATACTAAATCGTTATTACATAAATCATCTGGTACATGTGAAGTAACATCAACAACAAGTAAATCAGAATTATAACGTCTTGATTTAATTATCTTTGGTGTCCACATCTCACATGCTTTGTTGTTGTATATCTTGACTTGCTTTCCCATTCGTGTAAGAACAAGAGCAGCTAATTTATAACCTTCACCCCATTTACCGATATTTTTACTATCATCCCTCTTAGTCGATGTACCAAGTAATAATGATTTCTTTTCAAGTTGAACATTTTTACTAATGATTCTTAAAACATTAGACTTACCTTTCAACTCTAAAGATTCCCATGTCCAATTATGTTCTCCAAAGTCCAAAGCATTCTGCCACAATTCCCTTACAGCTTCCCACACTCTCCACGTTTGAACATAATCGACACTTATACTTAATTCAAATCTTTTAGACATTCTTTATCCTTTCAAGTGACAATCCGGGCAACCAACTGGAACACCCAATCTATCTTGAAGCATTGCTACAGCTTGGCTTGCTTGTAGTAATGATTCATGAGTTCCTGTATCAGCCCATAGATTTCCTCCACCAATAAGACGGTTAACCAATTCACCTTTGTCCAAATAGATTTGATTCAACGTAGTGATTTCTAACTCATCAAGTTTACCTTCGCCACGATAGGATGGTTTAACATCCTTGACATACTCGATAACGTTATTAGGATATGTATACATTCCAATCACAGCGTAGTTTGATTTAGGTTTGTCAGGCTTTTCATCCACGGCAATCAAGTCACCATTAGAATTGAAAGACATCACACCATATCTCTTCGGGTCTTTAACTTTATAACCAAATATGGTTGCTCTCTTTACCAATGCAAACTTAATGCTCTGTTCTAATCCTTCTTTGAATTCATTGCCCCAAAAAACATTGTCCCCTAAGATAAGAGTCACACTGTCTTTACCAATGAAGTCTCGACCAATAATGAATGCTTCACTGATACCATTCGGCACATCCTGCATTGCATATGTAATCTTCACACCAAACTTAGAACCATCACCTAATAAGGTATGGAACAAAGTCAAGTCAGTCTTTGTAGAGATAAGAAGTATATCTCGTATCCCTGCATTAATTAATGTTGTCAATGGATAATACACCATAGGCTTATCATAGATAGGCAACAAATGTTTATTAACTGCTAACGTTATTGGATGTAATCGGCTCCCAGTACCACCAGCCAAAATTATTCCTTTATGTCCCATCAGTTCTCCTTATAGTTTGAAAGTTCAACTAAAAATCCTTGTCTCCAATGTCCACCGATTTTATAATACATACCTCTCCATTTGTAAACATACCACCTATCATCAAGTTGTTCTACAATAACACAACCGGGTGGTAACGTCATGGAAAAATTATTTCTAAATTGTTGTTCAAGTGTTGGGATTTCTTTCTTCTTATCACCAAAGCAATGACACGAACAAAAGAACATTACCAAACAAACTATTAAATTCTTAATCATAATCGCTCCTCAAACTTCTTACGTTCATCTTTCAAGATGTCAATCATAAAGGCTCTGACCTTCTTGACATTTTCATCTGATAAGATAGATGTAGACTTCGACATCAATTCATTACCAAAGAACATCTTAATCTCATTGACCACTGAAGACTTAGCTTCAATGTAATCCAATATCCCATTGATAGAAGTTATTCGTTTCCTTAAGAATGACTTGGCTCGGTGCATACAATATCCTTCATATCTTTAAATGATTTTCCACCAGCATCTGCTTCACTTATAGTTGCACCATTATGTAATAAACTTTTACCGATCCCCCAATTGATATTTAAATCTGGGTCATCCCAATATAATATATGGCAATCATTTTGACAATAGTATCTTGTGTTCTTATAGAAATAATATGTTTCATCAGTCATAGTAAGGAACCCATGTGCAAACCCTTCAGGCACATACAAAGATTTCTCTATGTTTAAATCATATCTATTCCATTGACCAAATGTATTAGAATCAACACGAAGGTCAACCACTACAACATTTGCTTCACCATTCACAACTGTTACATACTTCCCCTGCCATCGAGGATACTGGAAATGCAATCCCCGTAATGTATATACATTAGGATTGTATGAAACATTATCCTGCACAAACCTCTTGGTATTTAAAAAGAATTTCTTATCGAATTCATCCTGCTTGAAGTTCTCTGTAAAGAAACCACGGCTATCCTTATGAACCTTCTTATTAATAATCAATACATCACTAAACATTTCACATGTTTCTATCTTCATGCTATTTCAAGTTCCAAGTCTATTTGTTTTTCAAGTGCATTGATTTCTACAACAACACTATCAATGTTAAAATCTTTGATACTTTCTTTATCACGACCACTGAACTCTTTAATTTGTTCTAATGTGTCTTTATATGATTGTTCATTCTTCAATATTTTCAATGAACGAGATATCTTCTGTTGAACTTCATCTATAGAATGTGATTCCTTTTTATACTTGTTAATGACATCCTTAAGTCTATTGAATCGTTTGGCATGAGGACAATCAGTTGTAAATTCAACATTATTAAAAACATCATGGTCGCTATTGTTATAACGAATATAATAGTTTATATCATCACCATGACTATAATAATGTCCACCCTGTTTTACAATACAACCGTCAATGATGTGTTCACCAACTACACATGACAGAGTATCATTTAATTCACTTGCTAATGATATTTCTTTGTGTGCTTGTTTCCTTAACAACCTGATATTCTCACTCAACTCACCATCACGAGCCTTAAACTTTTCAGTCTTGTTATTTAAATATCGTAACGACTCCCCTATAGAACAATTCGATATTGATTTAAGAGAAGGATTGGAAGTTCTTTCAGACATACCAATCCATATCATCAACACGATTGCAATACCAACAGTTATCCATATCGCTATCATGTAGGTATCCTATTCTGTTTTTGTATCTTCAACGTCAGGAGTTATTGTTCCGTTAAGTTCTTCCTCCAGGTTAAGCTGTTTTTCAACAGCTTCAATCTCAGCAGTAATACTATCAAATTCAGAAGTAAACTTATCATCCCACTGTTCAATATCAATAAGACTTTCGATAGTTGTCACGTATGCTTTATCAGCTTCAAGTGAACTAATCTGGCCTTTGATTTTTTTAACTGTTGAAACAACATCACCACATCGTTTTTCGTATTTACTAACAAGATTCACCAAACTCTTCTGGCGTTTCAAATGTTTGCTTTCAGTTACGATATCGAATATATTAATACTAAAGTTTGTTTTAAATCCTTTAAAGGAATAATATTTCATATCGTCTTTAGAAAATTTCTCTACAACATATTCCCGACCTTTAACAATAAATTCATTTGCATGGTGAGGACTTGTACAGTCTTCTATTGCAACAACTTTAAATCCACCAGTCTGCATTGCAGTATCCATTTCCTTATAACACTGAATCTTTAACTTCCCAATCTGAACATTGACTGACTTATGTGTCGTCATAAGACTATCTTTTTTCTTTGCAAGCATACGGATTGCTTGTTCAATTTTCACTGATGTATCAGTGCGGGCATCCACAAACTTCTGTCCTGTAATGAACATAGCTTGTATTTGTTTTCTGAATACATACAACAAGATTACTACAATAACCCCAACTAATAAGTTGACCATAACTTTTACTCCTTTGTTAAATTTAAATGACCTTCCAGTCTTTTCCTTTTCTATATTTCTTCATCCTAAGTAAGAATGGATTAATGAATCTACCAACACTACATGCCAGTTTACAAGACCTCATCTCACCAACTTTACATAAGAAAAAATCATACTCAAACTCATCACCAAATGATTCTAACCAATCACTAACTTGTTTATATTCGTCGGCATACCCAAGACCATATTGTTTTTGATACTCAACAATCTCACGCACCTCTGCTTTATCACAGATACAACTCACCCATACTTTCTTAGGGAAGTGTTCCTTCTGACCACCAAAACCATCACGCTTTAGCATTTTACAAATAGCGAACGCAGTTTCTTTACTACCATGAACATCAGTTGTTATATTATGATTTGCATACCCATTACACAAATCATAATCTCCCCAATCAACATTTGATTTAAATTTCATATCTAAACTCCTCTGGTAATGAAGACAACGAATCGAAATCCCCTGCTTCCTTTCCATCTTCCTCAATGGATTGTTCCATGTGGTCTTCACAGACATAGTTATCCATATCATCTATGAACTCTGCTAACTCATCACAACTTTCAATACCACACTTACGTCTTGCCATGTTACTTCCTTTTAAATATTTGAACTAACCCATACCATAAGGGTTCGACATTTAAAAATATCACACCGAAGAAACATATAACTTGAATGATATCAATCTCAATTGTTATCATTAAAATAAATAACACGAACGCTATTAACAATCTAATTATATTTGATTTATTCATTATCGACCTATCGACCTGCAACAACAATCTCATGATTGCGTCTAACACATTTCTGCATGTAAGTATTAGCAGGATTTAATCTACGAACACGATTCTGGTCTGTACCAGAATTTTCTGCACTCGGAGCAACCCAAAGGATGTCTTCATCAGAAACATCCGTCATTGCACTGTCTCTGCTCTCATCAGTTTTAAATCCACTAATAGTTGGAAAGCCAACATTGTTACGTGGGTCTTCACCCATGTGGAACACAACAACATTCTCTGCACCAGCAGACTTTAAGTAGTATTGAGCAAATGAGTCAATCCCGCTACAGTCTCCAACAACAAACCTTGCATTAGGATTCTCTAATGCCTTATCAAGTTGTTCTTGATAGTGTTCCAAAAACTTTTCACCTGTAATATCGTCACCGTTAAATTTTCGATGACCACTAATAAAATAAATTCTTTGTTTCATATTTAAATTCCTTTGAAAACGTTTAATTAATTTATACATCAATATAATTAATGACACAAGTGACGTCAATAGTTATTTTATAATTTTGTATACCATTTTACAACACATATAATTAAGAAGACAATTAAAACTCCAAATGTTACTATATGAATCGCGGAAATAATAACTCCAATTAACACCCACCCATCATTATGTATTATTTTACGCATAGCATAGTACCCGTTTGGAGCAAGCAATACCATCACCATAGCATACACCCACACAAAGAACATTGTTACGAATTTACCTTTATGAGTTCTTAATTTCATTTTACCATGTCACTTTCACTTGCAGGACATTTACATGTTACTTCGGATTGTTCACCACATACAGGACATTTATTCATATAACTTCTTTCTCCATTGAGATGTTTTAAATTCTGTTTGATTGTATCAATGTGGGTCTGAAGACAATGTAGTATTATCATCAATGATAATAGAATCATCAAATGATATAGTAACTATTTTCTCACATTTGGGTAATTGTTTATTATAAATGATGTCGCTTACCGATACTGGATATCCGTCAGCGTCTAAGAAAGTTGATAACCTTTTACGCCATTTTGTATTAAGAAATGCTTTCTGGGTAAATGGAATACCTTTCACATCCATAGTATCAGACAATCCAATAAGGTCATCTTCAACATTAGAAATAACTCGAAGAACCTTTGGAGATGAAATACTATAAACTACATCACCTGTTTCAATTTCATTACCATCTTTATCAACAAAACTCATCGAACCACCTTTGTTAAAATTTCAACAATAATCAATACGCATTAAAAGATATGTTATGGGGATGGGTATGTCAATACATTTTTTAAAAAATGTTTCTTTAATTTAGTTTTGGCTCGCAACACCGCACCAAATATAGCTTGTTTCGTCACACCCCTATCCTTTGCCATCTGAATCACAGTTTTCTTTTTATTAATATATAAATCAATAGCTCTCCGTTCACCTTTAGTTAATTCAGTGAACCTATTAAAATCAATGGGGTCAGGTTCTCTCATCCATCCAGGTTCTGTATCGTAATCAGAATACATTAAATCATATCCAGTATCCCCACCAACAAATATATACACCTGTTTATTAACATACGGAGTCTTATTGCTCATACCACCTTTGATTCTATGGTAAAACATTTGAGCTTTGGCGATAACCCATTGACGAAGATATGTATTGAATGCAAACTCCCCATTATATTTATCAACAGCTTTCCTAAACCCAAAATATGCCTCGTGAATTAAGTCATTCATTTCAATCCAATTACTATTTAAAGAATATTTTTGTATGAGTTTTATAATAAGATTGATTTTATTATTAAACAATTCCTTTTCAGATTCTTTACATCCAGTTTTTATATTTGATATTAATTCATGCTCTTTTTTTTTAGTTATTTCTTTGTATGGCATCACATACGAACATTTTGCTACCACTAACTAACTCTCCTTTCTAAAATAAAAAATATAATTAATTGTGTAAATGATGTCAATAGTTAATTTGAATTTGTATAAATAATTATATGAGAAGGACAGTGGATTGCAAGCCATTTCTTTTGCCTAATTCAAAAGATTACTTCTCATTTATTTTTAACTTAATTAGGGAGTATCTACAATGATTACTACAAAAACATGCACCAAGTGCAATCAAACTAAACCCATTTCTGAATTTTACAAAAGAAAAGCGTCTAAAGATGGTTATTGAAACCACTGCAAAATATGTAGAAAAGATTGGCATAAACAAAATTATGTTGAAAACAAAAATAAAATTTTAAACACCAATAAACAATACTACAATAAAAATAAAACAAAGTTAAATCAAAAGCAATCAAAAAGAAACATTAAAAAACGTAAGTCAGATATTAATTACAAATTAAAATGTAATTTAAGAAATAGAATATGGTATGCCCTTGAAGGCAAAAACAAATCAAATTCAACAATTAAACTGTTAGGCTGTTCAATTGAATACCTCAAAGAACATCTCCAACAAACCGCAATTGATAATGGATACACTGACTTTGATATTAATAACTATACAGGTCAAGAATTTCATGTTGACCATATCAAACCATGTATTTCTTTTGATTTATCTAAACCTGAAGAGCAGGAACAATGCTTCCACTATTCCAATCTTCAGATATTATCAGCTCAAGACAACTTAATTAAATCAGATACTCAACTTCTTTAATTTTTTCTTCAAATTCCATAATCTCATTGAATTTAGCTGACCAAGTTTCATATATTCTTGGTCGGTTAATTTTCGACATCCTTTATTCATTTTAGGTTTTCTAACAATTTCACCAAATAAATGACCATTATTTTTCTTTTTAATTAAAATAATCCCAGCTCGTTCCGGGATATGTTCTATCCAATCTTCACCATAGTCGGGTATAGCAAAGTAAAGATACTTGATTTTGTTTGATATGTGCTGATGTGCCTTCTTTTTATCTCTTATAGTATCAGCTTTACTTGTTTTGATTTCTATCTCATATGCATAACGAGCACCCGTAACGACAACCATATCAAGTTCATAGTGAAAATTTAATCCCCAATATACATTAGGAGTAACTAAATACCGCCTAACTTTAAATAAAGAATTTACTATCGCAAGTTCAATATCTATTGTTTTTAATTTCTTTTGTTTTTTAACTTTTCGGATTGCCATCAACCTCTCCGGTTTCTGCAAAATGTTTAAGCACTGGCAACAATTGTCTCACCTGAAGCTGTGATAAATGCATTCGAGTTGACAACATCACATCACTTGGTATTTTGTATGAAACCCATCCAGTTCCACCCTGTGGTGTCTTACTTGCCATTATCTGTGGGTTCGGGTCAGCAATCCCAAACCAGATAGCATTCTCTGTTGCAAGACTACTCTTCTGTAAACTACACTTATCATTGTATCTATCTTTGAATTCGATGGTAGAAAAACCACGTTCTGTTTTCTTCTCCACCAATTTTAATTCCGTTTGTTCAAGAATATAAAGTTTGCCTTCATCTATATCTTCAGATTCATTTTTATGGTGTTCACAAATATGAAAGTCTTTACCATCCTTCTCATAAAAGTAATCAGCTTTCGCTTTACATCCATCAACATCACAATAATATATATATATATCAGGTTCGGCTTTGTAAACTTCAACCTCCCCCCAGAACCAATCACGCACACATCCATTATTTATAATCTTAATTTTCTTTACACTTAGTGCACGTAGTTTTCCATAAAAATTTTTACCATCACCCACCCGCACAACTCTGACTTCTTGTGTGATATACATTTCACTTTTCTTTAACTGTTCCATCTTAATACTCCTGTAATATTTTCTTCTTAGATATTTCCATAAACATATATTCAAATTCAACAATCACCACATCATCTCTATCATTAGTCACAAGATAATATTTCTTACTGATACTATCAATCTCACTCAACAATACACTTTTAAAACTAACTGACACATAAGAATCTTCACACATAATATTATCAGTATGGATTACACAAACACTGAGTACCTTGTCCTTTTCTTTTAACTTGTGACCTAAGATACTTTTCTTCCCGGAGTAAAACTTAACCATGTCTTTATTTATTTTATCCTGCTTTGCAAACCGTTCAGTCAACGCTTCATGGATTGTATCATAACAACCATCACGTTGTGCTTTAGTGATACGGTCACGCTTAGGCTTTGGGTTAAGAATTGTTTTTGGTTGTAATGGTTCTATTAAAACATTCTCATGACTATCATACAAATCAAAAGAGGAGATGTAGAAATAGTTTACTTTGTAATCAGCATAGTCAACACACCTTCTCTGATAGTAAACCTTCACATCATCCTTGTTGGTTCTCAATTCAAAGTAAAAGACGGTATCCTTATGTTTAGCTTCCATCTTCCATTTTTTACTTTTAGGAATATGTATAGCAGAGTTTATCATTTGTTCTCTTGTAAACTCCATATAAGGACCCCTACCACCAAATACTATTCGGTTATAACCAATCGCAACCTGTTCACCAGACTTTGTATAGAAATTGTACTTCTTTACCCCATCATGTTTAATCTTAATTCTTGTCTTGTAATTTGTCATTACTATCCTTATCATCAGATTTCAAGTTAGGGTCGGTCACATACGGGAAATGTCTATCTATCAAAGCCTGTGACATATTTGCCATGTCAACCAATGGTTCTATATTATTCTTTAATATCATCAAACGAAGAGCTTCTCCCAATGTAGCCATGATAACTTTAAGTGTGGGGTTTATATCTCCCTCAATACTAAACACCGCCAATTGCATTATATCATCGGATACCTTTGTTGTGTTCTGTACACTATACCCAACTTCAGTTTTAATACAGTCGGCACAAATAACCTGTCCTGTATTTAATCTATTAACATCTTTAAATTCACCACAGAAATCACACACACCTTCTTTAGTCATCATCATCCCCACTCTCATCTGTTAACTTAAGAGACTGCTCGTATTCAATACGGTCACCTTGAGCTTCAATGTCTGCTTTAAGATAATCTAATTCTTTCTTATTCAGTAGACCGCTATCAATTAATTCTACCACACCTGCTTTTGTACCAACTGCCTGTGTGATGTTACACATATCAAGTAGTGGTTTAGTATCACCCATCATGAACTTACGTATCGCACCTGCAAACACGCACACAATACTTTCTATCCCACGTTCGACCCTTTCATATTTCGCAAACTTTTCAGCAGCAAATATCATATCAATGAGTTTCATTGTTGCGTCATCATTGTTAGCAACCATCTTTTCTTTACATTCATTACAACAATAAATGTTCTCACCAAGATACTGATACATCAACGTGTGGTCAACACGATGACAGAAATGACATTCCCCCATTGAAAAGTTGTCATTCAGTTTTACGATTCCATATTCATCAACTTCAACTCCACGTGCAGCAAGAGCCTTCTTTTGTTCAGCATTTGGAAGTTCCTTCACACCACCAGAAGAAAACAAATTATAATCCACACATTCAGACTGTGGTTTGTTTTTACACTTGTGTTCAATCTCACATTGAAAGCACTGCATTTTTATTGGCATATTTTATTCATCTCCTATGTTTATTATATAGGTTGTGATTTCATTTATAAATTTAAAATCAAATTTAGTATGGAAATCATGACGTGATATTTCATATCGTAAAACACCACAGCTTTCTAAATGTTGAAATCGTTTTTCAAGGATGATAGATATCTCCCGTCTACGACCACACCCTTCACTATACAGATTATGGTAGAGGTATCTGAACACAAAGTAATTATGTATCATATCAACACCTTTAGCATATCCCGGTATCATCTCTATACACCCATCGTGTAGTATTTTAGTTCCCCAGATAAGATTCGCACCATCATAATTATGTTTAAATGAATTAATACTATTATCATATAATTTACCAATTGTATCATTGGTAAGGCCATCCGATTTATCAATACCAACATACCCACGTTTCATTCCTGCCACTGCTTGAAACCCATTCTGCAAAAATGTATCCAAATGATAAACATCATAGAGCTTAGGAAGTATATCTTGATTTGACGCAAAACAAATCAATGCGTCTGTATTATATTTAAACTCATACGTATTTAATGTCAATGCAATTTTAACAGGATAACATCTAACTTCTACATTGTCTCGAACATAAAAAGAATAGTTCCGAGTCTTTCTTATATCCATCACTTAATTCTTTTGTGTTCACAACAGTTTACACATGTTAATGGTGAATCCGGTCGTTCATTAATCGTAAGCATATCATCAATATCAAAACGTTTACCACAATGATAACATGGATATGTATTATTCTCATCAACCATAGCCATGTGTCTTTCCATTAACTCTTCCATCATTTCTAACGGGTCTGGTATATGTTCCACCACTATCTCCTATGTATTATTGTCTTTGATACATCAAATTTTAATAGCTTTCCATTCTTTGTACCTTTAATGTAATCCCATCTATCATATCCTTTGACCATTCCAATCTTTGTCACACCATCAGCAGCATATGTATATTCAAAACGTTGTGTAGAATTAGTATGTGTCAACACACTCCCCTTATTATTATATGTATAGTGTGCCCACCCACCATTGGTGGTTGTCATTGCAACTAAATTGTTATCATCATCATACACATGATAATATAATATATTTTTTCCCTGTTTGTATTCGAATCTCTTTATTATTAAATTCCCTTTGTCATCATACTCATAACCAATAACCACATCCGAATCTATCAATTTAAACAGTTTACCATCATCATAATACATATAATGTTTATCAAGATGACCATTCCGCATGATGGTTGCCAATTTTGTTTGAGAATTATAGATGTATAGATACTTTGATTCTAAATCAGGACCTTTTATATTCGTGACTTTTTCTTTAGCAAGTCCATTAATATATGTTTTTTCTTTAAACCATGTTTTATTATCAAGGATTAATGTTTCTATTCTATGTTTTTTATTTTTCATAAACAAACAATTAAAGAAGTTAAACACCTCGTCATTATCAGTTACAATTTTGTAAACCTTTTTATCAAAGTCTTCCCCATGAAGTTCTGGTGTATTTCTAAATTGACATACAGCAGACTCACCAAGTCCTATTGTATCTCTGATATATCCATCTGTTAAAATCCAGCTCATCTTTTTTCCTCCACCACAATAATACCATCCATTACATCAACACCACGTTCTTTTAATTTGTTTATCTCACCAACCACACTATCAAAGTGATGTTCCATTTTAGTTCTAGTGAGTTTCAAATCATTTATATTTGCATCTCCGTTATTAAGCATGGTTTGAAAATCATTTTGAAACCATGAACCTAATCTCACAACAGTATGTGCCAACTGAAGAATATCATTAAACACATGTTCTTGTTCTTTGTTCATAATTACTCCTGTATATCAATAGAACTATATGGGTTATCTTTTTTATAAACCCTTTTTGTATTCTTATCATGGTCTGAAGTATATTCCCAGTACTCATCAGTTTCATTAACAATAGTTACAGGGATATTTCTAATAATTCCATGTACATGCATCAAGCCTTTTTTCATACTTTCATCTCCGTTTGCTCTTCACATCTATGTTTGTAAAAGCCATGCAATGTATCATTCAATACCTTTATTTTCAATAACTGTTCATCAGAAGAGCACACATCGTCAAGTATTTCATTAATACCATTATGATAATCATTTAAATATGATATCATATTTCTTCTACCTATTTCATTGCTGTTATACATTAACTTCAAATCATGTACTGTATGTTGGTGTCCATCGGTATCTCTAATTTCCATATTAAATCCTTTTTATTTTAAACTGACTTGCCCGGGCAAGTCACCGAGCAAGTCAACAATTTAAACTTGTTTCAATTTTTCAATTTCAACATTTGCCTTTAGTGCTTTACTCATAGCATTCGCAAGATTTATATGTTGCTTAACTTGATTAACATCAAGCTCATCATTACGAAACATTTCTCTTGCTTCAGACAGTGCTTGGATTGATAATTCAGATTCTTTACTTATTGAAAATTTCTTAGCCATTTTTAATTAACTCCTTTGTTAAATTTATTTCATCTATTAAATCCCAATATTCTTTTACTGGAACTGATTTTAATCTACGACGTCCTTTATGACGTTCTGTTATTTTATCTTTATTGTTATTATAATATTCTTTACTACGTTCTGCTATTTTATCTTTATTGTTTTCACGATATCCTTTATTACGTTCTGCTATTTTATCTTTATTGTTTTCACGATATCCTTTATTACGTTCTGTTATTTTATCTTTATTGTTATTATAATATTCTTTACTTCGTTCTACTATTTCGCCCTTATTGTTTTTATAATATTCTTTACCACATTCTGATATTTTATCTTTATTGTTATTACGATATTCTTTATGACATTTTGATATTTTATCTTTATTGTTTTCACAATATCCTTTATGACGTTCTGTTATTTTATCTTTATTGTTTTTATAATATTCTTTACCACATTCTGATATTTTATCAATATTCTTTTTACGATAATCAACTATATATTGTTGCCTCTTTTTTTTCTTACAATCACTACAAATGTGATGTCTTATTGATGGTAACTCTGCACCACAGTCACAATATTTCATAATATATTCCCCGACATCAATCTCTATCTTAAATTATCCCTGTTGTAATTTTTCAACATCAATTTTAGCTTTAATCGCTTTACTCATAGTATTAGTAACATTCACATGCTGTTTGATTTCGTTAACAGAAATATCACATTTACGAAATTATTCTCTTGCTTCGGACAATGCTTCTATTGATTCTGTAGCTTCATTATATAATGAAAACTTCTTAGCCATTTTTAATCATCTCCTTTGTTAAATCTATTTCATCCTTCAAATCCCAATATTCTTTTGATGGGACTGATTTTAATCTACGATATTCTTTATGATGTTCTATTATTTTATCTTTATTGTTATTATAATATTCTTTATCATAATCTATTTTTTTATCTTTATTGTCTTTATAATATTTTTTAACACGTTCTAATTTTTTATCTTTATTTTTCTCATAATATTTTTTATCACGTTCTAATATTTTATCTTTATTTTTCTCATAATAATCATCACTATATTCTTTAAATTTATCTTTATTTTTCTCATAATATTTTTTAGCACATTCTGATATTTTATCTTTATTTTTCTTATAATACACAACACTATATTCTTTGGTTCGTTCTCGAATTTTATCAATATTCTTTTTACGATAATCAACCACATATTCTCGTCTCTTTTTTTTCTTACAATCATCACAAACACGATGTCTATTTGTTGGTAACTCTGCACCACAGTCACAATATTTCATAATATATTCCTCCTATCCAAAAGAATATAATTAATGGTATAGGTGATGTCAATAGTTAATTTAGAGGTTGTAAAAAATAAATCCACTCTCCCATTTGATTTCTATTTACTACAACACGGTACACTCATTGAATATGACGGTGTGCAACATTATAAATCAATTATCCAATTTGGTGGAGAAACACAACATAATGATAAAATCAAAACTGAATATTGTAAACAAAACAATATCCAGCTTATCAGAATTCCATATCATAAATTCAAAAACATTGAATCAATTTTAAACGAATCTATATCTTAACCTTTTCGTCACTTAAAAGAAAATTAAATGTATTACCATCAACTTCAAGTTGAGTTTGTTCTCGACTTGAAAATTCTTGAAACCACTGTCTCCCAAGTATGATAGCAAATTTACATTTTTGAATATCATTCCTAATCGGTTTCAATTTAATTTTCAATTGAGTAATCGTATCCTCAAGATACTTTTTCCTTTCAAGTAAACTATCATTGTCATCTTTATATGAATCATACTTTTCAATAGACTCATTTAATAATGATTCAGATAATGTCAACTTCTTACCAGAGTTCAATTTCTTGTACACTGCATTCAAAGATGGTAAACTGGTTAAACTTTTAACTTTAATTTCGAAACGCTTAACCATATAATAATCAAAACTTTCTATTCCAGATTTCACAGGTGGTGCATATACTCCTCCTTTGTCAACCAAAATTCCATTAGCTTCAAGAAATCCTTTCTGCTCTTCTGAAAATGATGTTGGGTCTTTATCATCATCTGGAAATTCTTCTTTAAGAAACCATTTATACACTTTTAATTGAGCCATCAAATCTAATTCAGAATAAACATTTCTACAAAGTTCAGTACCATTTGTATTACCATTTGCCATACCACGATTCATAGAAGGTAAGTTTGAAATATCTAATCCATAAATACCATTCTTTTTAAATGTATCATCAACTACAATACCATGACTCTTCAATGTTTCATACGTTTCTTTAGAAGTACCAACATAAAACTTTTTAATATTAGGTCTACCATCTTTCACAAAACTATAATTTCGATATACCCATGTTGGAAAAATCTGGGTAAAACCATAATCCCCTGCATTCTTACCATCACGTTCTTGTAACTCAATAGTTCCCTTTGATGTAATTCTGACTGATAAATTCAGTCTTGACTTATGCCACACCAATTCATTAAAAGAACATTCGTTATCAGAAGATGGTTTAAATTTTGAATAGCCATCTTCAAGCACAGTTCCCTTAGAAATCTTTTCATACTTAAAACGCTTGTCATAAGGATAAAAAACTGAATTATCATCATCTTTTAATATATTAAGTAACTCAAAAACATTAAAAGCATCAGACTTAGGGAGATAATTCTTATCAGCACCATTCTTAAAACGTTCGTCTTCGTTATGAATAGCATCATTCAATTCATTTTCAACTTTACCGTATTCGTCAATCACGAATGCATTTGTAAGTTTGTCAATGAAATACTTATCACCAACAATACCAACAAGTTCCATTGCCTTATCAGTCTTCATCTGTTGACATAACACCAACGTTCCACCATAAACAGCTTCAACTCCAAGTTCCACTGGAGTAACCTTTTTTGCAGCGAGACCACTCACATCATCAACGATGTAGTATAACTTCACTGACTTACCAGTTTCAGGTGAAACTGATAGCTTACCATCTTCGATATCATTAAGTACGACACCTTGGTCTGTCACTGTGTAAACCGCAACAGGTTTTTCAAACGGTGACTTCACTTCAATCTTAGGTTCTGACGATTCAGACAGTTGAACAAGACGAGTGATGGTAGGAGTGAACTCTTTAATGGAATCATTATGGATGAGCATTCCACCAATACGTTCTGCCATCTTTGTCATCAACGGTTTGTTGTAAAAATGACCACACCCAATAAACATTGCTGTGGTGAGCTTACCTTTGATTTTGTCAATACCAATTCTGATATTGTCAATCTCTTTTTGGTAATTGTGAACCACAGGATACCCATCTGTAAAGAAAGCAAAACTGAATGTCTTTGAGAACAAGGACAAGTCTTCGATGACTTCATCAGTTTCATTAATAATCTCACTAAAACATGTGCACCCAATAGGACGAGAGTTCTTTCTGATTGTTGCTTCAAGAAAAGCATAATCAGCCTTGTTAGTGATTTTAAAACCCTTGATGATAAACTTGTACTCACCTTCACTGGAAAAGTAGCCAAGAGTAATAGTATCACCTTTTGGAAGGTTCTCCGACAATGTAACCAACTGATTAATCATATTGGGTAATTCATATGACATTGAATAACTTCTATCATAAATCCAAATATGGTTCGTTTTTTCTTTAACCTTCTTAGTTGTTGTTGCTTGGCTTTGTACTTCTTGCTGAACAAGATAACCATTACCAAATTTGATATATTTCACATCAATCTCCATTTTTTAAATAATTATAATTTAATATTTTCTTAAATCCAAGTCAAGGATTTTTTAAGATTTCGCATAAAGAATTGCTGCACATAACTGCACAGCCAACAGTGTAAGCTGAATACCTAACAGTATCCACCCAAGTGTTCCACCAATTAATAACATAAATGGCATTATAACCAACCCAAAAGGCATTACGCTTAAAAAATATAACTTACTTTTTTTCATGTTTACTTCCTATCCCCGGAATAACCGAGACTATATTATTATGTTTTATTATAACTTTGAATTTTCCATGCTCATTTCTTGTTGGGATTTGACAGTCAACCTTCAACTGACTAAACAATGGATTGGCACTTCTCTGTATTTCCTGTCGAAGTGATTCAACATCATACCCCAGAACCCTTTCCATATATCTAATCAACGCATGGTCTGATACTGTCAACTCAACATTGTTGATTTGATTTAATCTATCTTGATAAGCCTGTCGTCTACTCCGTAGAATTTTAAGCTCAGTTATTTTTACTACCACATCGTTTTGAAGAATACCAATCTTTGAATCAATGCTGGCAATTTGATTCTCTAACTTTCTTACTTCAAGTCCTGTAGACTTCTTCATGTTATCCCTCTTTCACTCTTTCAACGTTTTCCCCTTAACCTGTAAAAAATAAAACAATTCTATCACCCACTGCAAACCACAGCATTAATATATCAATCACTGCTAATCCAAGACCAATCAAGATAACCCCCCGGTCATCTGTAAACCCACCCAACATTAAAACCGCACATGCAGCAACAGCTATAACACAGAACAAGATGATAATTGCAATTACTCCAATAATTTCTAACATTTATTCAACCTTATTGTAAATAATCCTTGACTGTATTCTTAAGAATGTCAGCCAACTGTTTAGTTAATTTAAATGTCTCTTTTAATGTATCAATTGAATTCAACACATTACCATCGGGTTGACGTTCATTTGTTGCCTTCCAATCAACAAGCATTTCAACCAAATCAATCAATGTCATATCATTGACACCATCTTTATGATACTCTGGGTGATGTCTATTATTTTGATAGTGATGTTTTAATGCAGGTTCCAAATCTTTCTTCTGCTCATTATACTCTTCATTATCATCATTAAACTTCACATCCTTTAACCGAGGAGTATACATATCAAAGAGTTCCTTCTCCTGAGTCTTAAGTTTTGAAGCATCATGAGCACTTGCTCTGTCAATTAACTTCTTTGACATCATTAACAATAAATCATTAACCCGTTTGATATGCTTAAGGGTTTCAGCTTCACTATCAAACCCAATAATTGCAATTGGCAACCCTTTAAACTTCTCAACAGAGTCTTCTTCCTTGTTTAAATATTGTTTGACATACTCATCTTGAGTAACCACTTTCTTAGTGTTTTCATCATAACGTAATTCTTCTTTCATACTTGCTCCTAATTAAGTTTTGACATCACCATCTTCGATAACCTCTTCATTTCATAAGCACCAGATTGTATTTCAGTTTTAACCCGACATATTATACGTCCCATTTCTTTCCTTAAAGTCGCACCTGTGCCAGCTATAGCCTTGTCAACCAATACTTCAACTTCATCATCAGTCAATTGTAATGGAAGGAATTCTTTGTACACCTCAATCTCAGCATTGATTTTTGCAATACCTTGATTAGATTTATCTTCAGTTTCTTTATCAATACTACCATTCTTTGTAATGATGTCAGCAATACCTTTATCGAATTTAAGAATAGCATTCTTTCTTTCAGAGATACCAGAAGTCACCGCTTTGATTAAATCATCCTCAGTGATGTCTTTACGCTTCTCTGAGATGGCAACCTTTTGTATTTCGGACATCACCATTCTCAACAATTTTAATCTGATAGATTGACTGCTTCGCATTGCGTCTTTAATCTCACTCTTTAATATTTCAATCATTTTTCATCTTCCCTTTCAAAAAATCTTTTCCTTTTACAATACCCTTTACAACATCAAACCCTGATAACTTATAGTCCTTAAGTTTACCATCAACTATTGTTCCAACACCTCGTACTGACACTGCAACACCAGACTGGATAGCTTTCAATGTTCTTAGTACTGCACAAATCTTTGCAATGAAAACCCACATAGTGATACATGTCACCAAAAACATTATTATTAATATAATTCCAATTATGTTCATAATCACTTAACCCCCTCAATTGAAACAGTTGCACCAACTTTGATAAATCTATCTCTAATATCAGAAGCCACACACAATTTAAAAGTACCAATACACATTGGGCTATCACCAAAATTAACGTTATCAACAATCTCTTTAGAATCACGTAATCCTTTACCAGTAAGCTCTCTCACTAATTTTATTACTTGAATCGTTTTAATACCAACATCAGTCAACACAACATTGAAATCTTCACCGATTTGTTTTTCAGTGAACGTAATCAAATCATTTAATATCTCATCAATGTGGTCAACACTTTCTTGAACCACACTATACAAGATATGTTCTTTAATTAGATATCCCACACTTCTCTTAATAGTTGCAATCCTATCAGTTAGCAACTTCCATTGTACATCAGCTTCTTTATACGTTGGTCCCATCACTACACTCCTTATTTAATTTATCAACATACCATTTAACAGTTTCTTCCAATCCTAATTTAAATTCAACACAAGGTTTCCACCCAAGCCCCTGTAACTTCGAACTATTTATAGAGTATCTAAAATCATGCCCAAGGCGGTCTTTGACATATGATATTAGAGTTTCAGGTTCTCTTCCCATAATCTCACATATCTTTTTAACCAAATCAATATTAGTCACTTCATTATCTGCACCAATATTATAAACTTCCCCATCACGTCCTTTATTAGCAATGAATATTAATGCATCACAGTGTTTATCAACCGGAATCCAATCTCGTATTTGTAATCCTTGTCCATACACTGGAATAGGTTCATCATTATATATACGTTCAATAACTGTTGGTATTAATTTTTCGGTATGTTGATAAATGCCATAATTATTACTACAATGTGTAATGATAGCTGGAAACCCATATGTATTAACATATGCTCTAACAAACATATCAGACGCAGCTTTTGACGCTGAATATGGATTGTTTGGTAAATATGGAGACTCTTCCGTCCATGACTCATCATATTTACCTAATGCACCATATACTTCATCTGTAGACACATGAATAAATTTACATTCACCATAATCAATCTTTTTCCAATATCTATTAGAAACATCAATCAATGTATGAGTACCAAGAACATTTGTTTTCGCAAACACATTAGATGAATCAATTGAATTATCTACAAAACTTTCCGCTGCCAAATGAAACACCATCCTAATGTCATAATTAGCAAACAAGAATTCCATTTCAACAGAATTTGTAATATCAAACTGATGAAATATAACATCAACACCTTCAATATTTTTTCTATCTCCGGCATATGTCAAACTATCTACAACAATTAAACTTGATGTAGGAAATCGGTTAGCAACCATCCTTACGAGATTACTTCCAATGAATCCACATCCACCTGTAATTAAAATTGATTTATCCATAATTTCTCCAAATCGTTGCATTAACATATCCAAAACATCCCAACATTAATGCAACTTGAAACATTCGATTTGGTTCCACAAACCCAAGCAACAAATAAATCATTAAAGCATTTCCAAATATTCCCAATATTTTCTGCAATCTAAATGTTTTCACAACTACTCCTTTAGCGTCGGTTAACTTGCAATCATTTTCTTTTAATTTTTCTGTTTCCGTTTCCATTTATCAACTTCTCCTTTTGTATTATATTGACCACGTTAAACCATGTACTTCTTTTAATTTATCAAAGCCTGAAGAGCAACAACATTGTTTTCATTATTCTAATTTACAAATTTTAACCGCAGAAGAAAATTTAATTAAATCTAATCATTAAATTAATTCATAATTCAAGAAATGATAATGTGTCACATATAGATAATTATCTATTCATTTAAAAATTCTAAAGATTCAGGTAAAATTAATTCATTTTTAACACGGGTAATTGCAACGTAAAGTATATTACATTCTTCTATAATCCCAGCAATATTAATTTTATCTGTTTTCTTTTTCTTTTTCTCATAAATACTTGCCTTTGTGATGAAATCATCCATTAGCTTGACAGTGTGGTATTCTAAGCCCTTGGCCTTATGAATTGTAGTAAACACTATATCTGCTTCATGTCGTTTATCTTTTGGAAGATTGATTTCACCCAATCTTTTGAACTTCGATGGTAAACTTTTACCATATTTGTTTACAATCTTCACCAACATCTCTAAGTTTTTATCCTCAGTTTTTTTAATATAATCATCCAAGTCAGACGGTTTCTTCATCATTTTTATAAGAGGATTTCTAATGTAAGACTTGTTACCATAATGTAAATTATACACATCATAAATAGATATTCCATTCATGAATGTATAACTTTTTAAATCACCTTCAAAATAAATCTTTTTAGTATCATCATTAACCACAACACACATAGCTTCCTCAAATAATAAAAGATTTGTTCTGGCAAGCACAGCCGTTGCTGAATTTTCTTTTGAAGGATTAGTATTAGTCCCAACAATATCAGACCTTTCAAACTTAGGATTAACAATCTTTTTCAAATCAAGACACCTCATTGCTTTATCAGCAATGTTCTGATTGAATCTGAAACTATATGTTAATGGTAATTCTTTAAAATGTATACCCTTTAAAGCATTTACAGCACCTCTCCATCCATATATTGCCTGATTATCATCCCCAACACAGATTTTTTGACATTTTTGTTTCATGAAAATATCAATCATAACACCTGAACTATCTTGCATTTCATCATAGAGTACACAATCATACGGTAATTTAGGATTACCCAATTGATATTTCTTAAGATAAAATGAATGGGTCACAGGCATGTCACCATCATCCATTCGATTTATTAATTCCTTAACACCACTCATAATAATATCTTTATTAGCTGTATAGAATACCACTGCCTCCTCAGACGACAGAGCATGTTTATAACGGTCTTTTAATTCATCAGGGGACTCATATGTTGAATTAAAGTAAAGCTCCATCAAACGGCTTACATGAGTCGCTAAAATGAAACCAAAATATCCAATACCTTCAAGTCCTAAAATATTTTTAATTTCGTAAGCATTATAAGTGTTCTTAACCTTGTATCCATGTAGGAATACAATTTTTCGATATGCTAATGAATGTGCAGTGTACACTTCCACATTACTAACACCTGCATTTTTAAATTTAATAATAGCGTCTGCTTTGGCTGAAGCATTGAATACCAGATATAAAAACTTTACATCCGGTCGTCTTCTACAGTATTCAACCAACACTGATGTCTTACCTGACCCAGCTATCGCATTCACTTTGATGTCTCCTTCGCTTCCGATGATTGCTTCCTGTTCATCAGTCCATATGATTTGTTCCATTTACAACAAGTCCCCTTCATTAAAAACCAAATTTCTTAATATATTTCTTATAACTAATTTCTGAACCGTTGGTTTCCTTTTATGATATAAATCTTCATACCAAACATTAACATCATTATCTACCAACCTTTTCATTTTACCTTTACTAAGCAATTGGCTACCCAACATATTTTCAATGAAATCATCAGAAAGCCCACGCTCTTTTAATCGTTTGTGTTGAATTTCTTTTGGAACATCAATCACAACACATTTACCACCACAATAATCAAACAACTTATGTTCCGCCATTAAAGCACAATCCATAAGAATAAGACCAGTCTTATCTTTAAGAGTTTCTTTTATTTTACATTTCATTGGTTCCTTCATAATATCATCTAACGTACTAAGACAACCAGGATTATTAAAAACAATCTCACCGAGTTTCTTTCTGTCAACAGTAGCTGATTGAATCCATGTGTTGAGATTATTAACTTTAACAACACCATTCCATTGTTCTTTAATTTTATAACACACTCCCATATAATCATCAACGTATATATCATGAGCGAGTTTATCAAAATCAATGTGATGAACTTCTATGAAATATTCTTTACATACTTCAACAACCATTTTGCTGAAATAACTTTTACCACAGGCAGGTGCCCCTGTAATTCCCAAATATTTAAACATCATATCTCCAACTACTAATACTGCAAAAATGACTCATAATTATATATTCCTTTCGTTATATTCTTTTTTAATATCATGATTAAGTGAATCCCAATGTGCTTGAAATCTTTTAACATCAGGTTCCATATCATATTCTTTCCCATTTAACTTATACCACAATGCCCTGAAAATAATAACACATGAGTCATCAGCATAAAATACATTGCGTTCGGCAAACCATTTTGTAATATCAGATTTAATCCACAGGTCATAATTATTTCTCATAGCACGACCATTGAAAACATACCCACCATCACCACACATGTCTTCAGGGACATTTTTAAATTTCGTACAAGATTCTGGAGTAGCAGTTCTCATTATATCAATAAGCACATCTTCGAGATTGGTAGGCAATATTCTATCAGTAGCCTTTTCAATAAGGGGATTCTCGATAACCTCATTACCATGAGCTTCTATTCCATCAAGCTCTTTTAAAATCCCAAGGATTGATGTCTTCCCCTGCTTAGCAACTTCTTGTATAAATTCAAGAGTCACTTTAGAATCTTTATTTGTAAGCAAATCAATAACCAATTGTAACGGAGACAATTTGTTCCTGACATTTGCTGTATGTAAATTCTTAACCATTACAAATCTCCAATCAAATTTTTGATAGCAGTACCCACTTCAGAATAATACTTTCGATTTTCTTGTTCAATAAAGTCCACATCCATTGGGTCTATTTTCTTTTCACCCAAATCGAATTGCTCTGATGAAACTTTTAATGTTTTCCCAGTGTTATTAGTTTTATGATAATCTAATACCTCAAGAAACTTCTTTTCTTTAGCATAACTCTCACAATTAAATTGTATGCATTCTTCCTTTGTTAATACAGTTATCATAATTATATCTCCTATTCATTTTTAAACAAATATATATTATACCATATTGAAATTTTAATAACATAAATGATATTTTAAAAAACATATTACTAAATTAATCCAAGTTCATGCTTAACATAATCAATTTGTTGTTGAGAGCCACCACAACTTTTTTCTGATATATCCGAAAGTTTACAAACAGGTCTCATATCATTAAATTCTTTACCTGCAAAAATAAGTTTCATTACACTTTGTACTGGAGTAACATCATCACCCATATCATTAGTAAGATTTGTCCCTATTCCAAACGAACATCCTATTTTACCATTACAATAGGTTGCAATATGTATTGCTTTATTAAAATTTAAACTATTACTAAATATTATAGATTTTGTTGTTGGGACAATATCCAATTTTTTATAATGATTTATTATTTTGTCCACAAACTCTTCCAAATTATTAGCAGAATCTTCTCTGACAGAATTAAATAATATTGCATATTTTTTATCAAAATTTTTTAAAAACACATCAACTGTTAATGTATCAGACAATACAGTTCCTAACGTAGCTCCATACACATCAATCCAATCATCAAAACATTTTTTTAATGAATCTTTAACATGACACATGGATTGATAAAAACTTTGAATTTCATGAGCCTGACTTCCGTAACATTTACACCCAAATTTCATAGCAAAATATACATTACTTGTGCCAATAAAATCATTATTAAATAAACCAAGATTTTTAATGTAATCTAATTGATATTTAATAGTATATTCTTGCCACAAATGAGAAAATCGTCTACGAGTTCCCATATCAACATATTTTGCATATATTCCAACAATATTAGAACTATGTATAGTTTCAACTTTAGTCTTTAATCTTTTCTCACCTTCAGTTATATCTATACCGTCATACACATTTCTATTATATACTTCAGATACGATTGCTAAAATGTATACTTCATACATCATAGAATTTATAACATTTCCTGTTACTTCTATTTGTAATTTACCATTATGTTCAAATATATTTAAATCTTTAATATTCAATTGAAATGTCTTTAAATATTCCATAAAATCATTATTAAATAAACCAAGATTTTTAATGTATTCCAATTCTGTTTTTTGAAATTTTAATGTAGATAGGTGATGAATTTCTTTAAATATTTCTGATTTATAAGGTATCAAATTATGGTCACTACGACAAGTGTATTTATATGTACCTTTATGGTCTCTATATTTTTTCCAGAATACATACAACATAGTTAATTTATATAAATCTGTATCCGCTAATGATTCAATACAATGTTTCCTAAATAATTTCATATTACGCCTCCAACATTGATATAAAAAATGTAATTATTCCAAATAATAACACAGCACTTATAAACGCAATAAATATAGTTACTATGATACCATAACCACGGACATCATCATCTTGTGGTGGTTGTGTATTGTCAGAATTTCCCTGATTTATTTCGGCTTTAGGTTTTGCTGTATCCACACCAATTTTATTACCAACATCATATTTGTTATAAATACTATCAACAACTTTACAATTAGCAATTCCCTTTTTTGTATTAACAAACAACCAATAGTATGTCACAGGCACATAATCATCAGAAATTGTTGTCTCTTTTGACTCAATTACTTTACCCTTAAGATAGAAGTCCACATCAATGAACGGTCTATGCTTATTTTGATAATCACTTTTAATTGGTTCATACAATTTAAGTGAGTCTGGATAATTGTTTCCTGAAAATGTTGCACCATCAGAATCAAATGCACCAAACATTATAACCAGTATTAATATCCAATACATTAACCAACTATTATTCATACATCCCCCTTTGAAAAAGATTTTTGAATTATATTAAATTATAAAATGTCTTCAAATATTCAACGCATTTGTCTTTACCCCATGCATGAATAGAATTAGAACTTGTTGTCACGTCTTCCTTTGCAAACACAGTCGGTATATCAACTGTATCATTCATAGCACCAAAATCTATATTGATTACTCGTTTTCTCCACCCAAGAGTGATATCACCCTTTTTAGTTGTAACAGTTAACCACGGTGAGCATTCAATACAATCACAATATTGATTCCGAATGTTTGCTATTTTAACAATTTCTATTCCTGCTTCTTTGAAAATTTCTTTAAAGAATTCTAAATTGTTTTCCACCATACTATTACGTTTGCATTTTTTGTGTCTGTACTTATAAATAATGATATTGGCTTCATCACCCCCCTGAATAATATATTCACCTTCGAAATGTTCATCAGCGTATTTTTTACCAATCCATCCATTTTTATTCAAGACACATCGTTTTTGATAATCACTTTTCGGGTTTTTATATTCAGGAGTCAAATCAATATATTTTGTATTTTTAATACTGGTATTGCTGTCACCCCAGAACAATCTATATTCCGCGTTTCGTTTCTTTTTTAATTCTTCCTGAACAAAGCTAATTGGTTTCCCAACATAGTCTTTCAAATCAAACATCTCATAATCACTACCAACATGAACGTCTGTGCAGTTGTCGATGTTCCACATATCACCACACACTGAACACTGGATATCATGTGCAGGTAAATCTGAACTACTTTCAGCACAAACACTATCAATCCCATGAGCTTTTAACTCTTCAAATATCTGCTCTCTTGTTTGAATTAAAATATCAGGTAATCCAAAATCCGGCTTACCCAAAATCATTCTATCATAATTAGTAATTTTCAACGCATTACCACATGTATCTAAACTCCATTGATACAATATATAAAACTCAGATAGTCTTTCTTCACGGTCATAACCAGCAATATTTCTTTCATCAAATAGGTCATTTAAGAACTGTAGCTTATTACGACCATCATTAAAACGTTTTTCAATTTCAACTACATCATCATACCAAAGACTCATTATTCCACCAACTTTCAAGTACTTTAAAATTTCAAACTTAATATAATATTTGGTCAAATCAATGTCAAGACTTATTTTATTTTTATTTGACCACCATAAAAAGAAATCCCCCTAAAATTAATTCAGGGGGATTTCAATGTCAATGTTTATTTTTTATTTTCAATAGTAACAGGGTCGGGAAACATCGAAGCAAAGATTTTATCATCCGACTTTTCAAACAAATCAAAGAATAGTATCTTTACTTCATTATCTTTTATTGCAATTATTCCAATATCACCAATCTCTTCACCTTGCCACTTAACAATCCCTGTTAAAGAATATCCATGAGTGGTAAAGAAATTAGCAATCAAAAACTTAATCCATTTCTGAAACTCATAAAATATTTGACCTTCAGCTTCAATCTCAGTACCATCTTCGTTTGCTATCCACTGACAATACATAGAACCTACCTTTGCAGTCCATTCATTCTCATGTCGGGTGTTACAAAAGTCTCTGTACTTCTTGAGATGTTCTACTGAAAGTTGTTTATTTAATTTAAATGACCCACTAAAGGATGTTTTATAACCCATAACTATTCCACCTTCAATTTTTCTTTAAGATGATTCACCACACCCCTTTGAATCACATCTTTAACATCGTCATCATCATCAAGGATGTCTTCAATCTCTTCCGCAATTATTTCATTGGCTTTCACGTTCACAGAGGATACGTCAACTTCAATGAGTTTTGCTTGTTCAATACCAGTTTTGATTTTTAATTTGATAATGCCACTCAACTCTGTAATCATCCCATCAATTTCATCACCAAGACTAATTTTAGCAATATTAGCAACAATAGACGTAACATCTATTTTCTCAATCTGTTTCAAGATTGGGTTGAACTTTTTAGTGAGGGTCTTTTCAATTGCACCTGCAATACCTTTTTCCAAAACCTTATTGATTTGAGTTGTTACCAAAGAGTCAATTCTGTTATCAACTTTTTCTTTAACAGCAGCTTTTACTTCTGCATCTGCAATCTTTTCAACAATTGTGTTCACAGCTTCTTGAATCATTGTTTGTTACTCCTTTATTTCCAATTTATACTTACATGGTTAAATAACCATATTGCTATCTCAACTAATTTCCTTATACAACAAATAATAAACAATATTTTAATAGCACCAGCAATTCCTTTATACATCACAACCTCCCAAACTTTGAAAATAATTACATCAACATAATGATAAAATAAAAAATGAATTCTGTTTAAAAAATAATATTAACTTAATTAGAATACCATACACTGATTTTTCTAACATAACATCAATATTATCACAAGTCACCTAACAATTACTTGTTTAACATCCATTAACCTCTACCTTTGTTATTTTCTCTTTTATATTTCTTAATTGATTTACGAGAATCCAATAACTTATCACGACTGTTAATAAAAGTTTTATTATTGAAATTCCATTTTTGTAACATTATTTTCTGAGCTATTTCACAATACTCAGCTTGAGTGAATTTATATTTCTTTAGTCTCCAGAATGTCATCCAAGAAATTTTACTTTGTTTTATAAACTCTTTATCAGCATAATGTTTATTTTTCAATTTCTGTTTATTGTAATGTGTCTTCATCACATTATAAATTTCTCCATTGAACTTCGGCTCTTGTACATCAATTATTTCATCAAAACGTCCCGGACGTACAATAGAATAATTCAACTTACAACTGTCATTAATAGTTGCAATGAACACTACCTCGATAGGGTCCTTACTGTTATCAATATAAGATAACAACGCACCAGTACGTTCATTCTTATCATTCAGTGCATAACTATCCATGTCTTCCAAAACCACGAGACAAGGACTGATTGTTTTTAGAAACGAGAAAAGAATACTAATTGTGTTGTCACTCTGTAAATTATGAGGAGCCACATACAGAATTGGGTATTTTGTTAATTCCTTTTCCAATCTCAACAGAACAGAAGTCTTACCTGTTCCGGGATTCCCAGCAAGAATATAACCTCTACGTTCCCCATTATCAAGAGTGGTGATTATTTCACTCTTCAATTTCTTGAAATTCAATGTTTGAAAATCAAAATCACAATCTTTAATACGAGAACGTTTTTTAATATCATGGTCATATGATAATACGTTCTCTCTAAAATTGAGAGTCTCAAGGTATTCAAGATAGATTGATTTCAAAAATTCAAATCTATTAAACTTTACTGAACGTTCGACACATAAACCATTAAACGAACAAAATTTTCTTTTGATACTATCATTGCCGCCTGACACATTGCAATTTATTAAAATCTTAACTTCTTTGTATTCAATCACCATTGATATCTCAGAAAAGTTCTCTACAGAACCAACATAGCTCATCACTTTGTTTTCATTAAGCTCAACATATTTTAATATTTTAAATTTGTGTACTAAAGGAGACTTAAGTAACCATTCAAGAATTTCTGAATTTAATTTACATCCATCATCATCATGCGTCCAGTAATTATTAGTTTGCTCAATTTCCAAAATGGCTCTAATTCTGTCGCTCCTATCATCGGAAACATCTCTGTTTTGGTTTTTGTAAAAATCTTTTATACGACCACCGAGGTCATATCCGAATAACGCAAACGGTGTGTATCGTTTTACCGCTTTATAAACTCCATTTTCATTCTCACCATTTTTAAATAACATGTCGATAAGACCCAACACATTTGAAATGTTTCCATATGAGTCATAGAGATGTTTAAAAAGACTGTCTCTTTTAAACATCTTCTTCGGTACTACAATCTTTTCTTCAGTCATTGTAACCGCTTCAGCTTCAACTGCACTCACATCATTTTTTTCTTGTTTCAAATCAGACATCTCTTCCACTTCCTAACTACAAGGTGTATATAATTTTTCGTTATAAATTTGAGTAAACACATTAACATCACACCAATCAAAGAATTTTGGTGGGAGTCCCTTCGTTTCCATGTTCCAGACTGCTTCACGAATCATTGTTGAAGACCCACCGTATAATCCAATTCTCCCCATTATGTTGCCCCCCGTGTAAGCTCACCCTCTGGAATATTATATGGATTACTCCTTTTGAATTGAGACGCAAAATGTCTTTGGACAACAGGATGTGGTTTCAACTTCTCTGCCGTACCAAGGTCATCATCAATCACAGCGTCAATAAAACCATATAGAACGTCATCAACTTCATAATAATCTTCTGCACCTAATTGCTCCACATCAGATTTACTAATACCAAGACCATCTTTTGGTATTGCGTCATAACATGCAAGTAAAACATTGCGACAAACACTACCTGTGCCACCACAGACATTTAATGCAATCCACTTAACAAGACCAAACACATCAGTCTTCTTAAGATATTGAATCATCCCATAATCCCCAACATCACCATGTAATGTCCAAAACCCTAACATAAACTCTGTCAAATTATCTGTACTGAGAACCATTCCACCATGTAACTGAGCAAGATTGTAAAGATAAATCATACGAAGTCTGGCTTTAGTATTACCATTACGTATTTTTCTTGGTATTGCTTTAAAATCAGTTTCCATTCCTTCCATCTCTTCTACGAAAGTACGCAAATCTACAGAGATGTGGGACATATCAATTACTTTATAATCATGACAAAAGGCTTTACCAATAGCATTAGCACGTTCTAACTCGTCATCACCATTGGTTTCAATTCCAATGTATCTACCAATAAGTTTCACACCAAGCTCATCGCATACCGGACGAGCAAGTGCACTAATCGCACCACTATCAAGACCACCACTCTCACCAATGACTACGGCTTTCAATCCAGACTTAAATAGATACTGTCTAAAATTATTTTGAATATTTTCATATACTTTTTTATAATCCATTTAATACTCCTTTGAAAAAGTTATCACTATTTGTCAAACATACATTCTAATTGTTTTGTTGTGATAAACTCAGCTCCAAAAGACGCCATTTTATCTTTAGCTTGTACTTCACCGTCAACACTTAATCCTTTTGTTGCGTCTTCAACAACGAATACGTTATAGTCACGAGCAAGAAAACCCAATACAGCTTCAAGAACACATAGTTCTGTAGCCACACCAACAACATACACATCAGTGATGTCAGTCATACGGAGAAGCGTTTGAATATTGTCGGGCTGTCCTTTACACTTATCCCATATATTGACACACTGCTTCTCAAAGTACACTTGACGTGCCCCTTCAAACGAAGACATGTCAACTCCCTGCCCATTGTTTGGGACATAGTATACGTTATCCGGGTGACTGATAATACTTTCAGGTATATTCTTTTGACCATCTGTATCAATCACACAATGAACTGGATAATCTAAAAATTCCACATCATTTTTTTCATGTGCGTCCACGCTTCCATAAATAGAAACATCAAACTTTTCTGCTGTCAAAAGTGTAGAAAGAATATTTTGTCTTATATCAACTGCACCAGGCACAGATAATTTTCCGTCTTCATCAATAAAATCTTTTTGAGTATCAACTACCCAAACAATTGGTCTCATAAAGAACCTCCGTTGTTAATTTATTTAATTAGTTAATTTCTCATCTATTTTATATACTGGACTTTCACCGCTATCCCACGGTGATTTACCCCATTTATATTTCCCGGTTCCTTTTTCAATTTCCTCAATACGAATATCTCCAGTAATAGCGTCACGTTGACCTTCAAAGTAAGACATCTCTTTAATAACATGTGCTTCTTTTTTAATAGTAACAACTGTTTCTTTCAATTCTTTCAATTCTTTTGTTAAATTTGTGATTGATATTTCATTTAAAGATGGAGCCATGAATGATTTATATGAAGCATTCAAAATAACCAACGCCAAAAAAATGTAAAACCCTAATAACTTTTTATTCATAATAATTCCTTTCAATTTAATTTACCCTACCAATATAATTAATGGTACAAGTCTTGTCAAGTGTTATTTTTCGAGAAACAAATACTTCTCAATATAATCACGGTCTTGTGTGAATGTCGGAGGTGCAACATCAGTAACAACATTGTTTGTATTTTCATCAGTATCAATGCTTAAGTTGCGATAGAAACACCCACCACGTTTAAAATATGGGCTTATATCATTCCAATTGATTTTCTTATCAACCATCAGCATATCCTGAATCGCATTACAAGACTTTCCTTGAAGTTCTTTGTGAGAGAAATGAGCTTGCCCTAATCCCTGAATGGAATTACGAACAGCGTCTTGCTGTCGAAAAATAAAATAATTACACACCTCTTCCTTCGGAATAACAAATACTCTGGAATCAAACAATCCATAATCTTTGACTTTCTTTGATGAATGAACATGTGTACGATACAACTCATTAAATTTCATGGTCGCCATACTTGCAGACACACTAACGATTTTCTGTATATTCTTTTGAAACCAAGGCTCTGTTGACAATGAATCGTAGTCTGTCAACAATACAGAAATCTCATCTGATTGAACATAAGCGAGCTTTGCACCCATAATGTTCTCAAGAAGAAAACGTGCAGTCCTCATCATGCAGTGACTAAACGTGATATCATATGGTTTATCCATTTTCTTTGTCAATGAGTGGAACGCTTTTCCATCCACACGGATGATGAGTGGCATTCTACGAGTTAATAATATTCTGGATATGTGTTCATATCCCTTCATTCTATCACCTAAACTATCATTTTTCATCTTTTAATTCCTTTTGTTTAACTATCATACTACTCCACTCGTATAATAACTCAAAATCAGAATCAAACTTCTCACAAACAGTTGTAGGAAATTCATCATCATCCAAATCATTACACCCTGCGGTTGACATTTCATTACTCAATCTGTTTATAAATGTTTTAGTTACTTCTTTAAATTCATTTTCATTTAATTTACTCATATCTTTACACCCCCAATGTAGTTTTCCAACTACCTGTTATTGTTAAAATTAAAACATCAATTACCATAAACATAAACAACGGAATCCCTAACAGACAAGAAAATATATGATACGGTTCCCGATTCTTTGTTACCACAAACATCAAGTAGAACATCGTTGGTGCCCCACATGCCAAATTCATCATTGATAAGTCAACACCATCCATTCTCCACGCAATCACAACCAAATAAAATATCAATGATATTAACATAACTATAATTCGAGTACATTCTATTGTGTGTTTTTTCATATTTCCTCAGCATTTCTATTACAACAATCATCACATAACCAAAATTTGGTGTTATCACCTTCTATTTCTACCATATATGGATACGGTCTAAATTGAATATCACCAGTCTTACCAGTATACGCGAATTCCTTTTTACAGGAATTGCATTTAATTTTTGTATTTAATAATTTTTTTCTTTTCATAATAATGGTTCCAATGTTTTTAAAAAATTTGACATATTGCACCTCCCAATTAAAATAGGGGATTGCTCCCCTTTGAATTAAAGATTATACGCAACTTTAAATGCAGTTTCAGAAAGTTGAACACCAGCACCAAAGTTAGCATACTCAAGACGTTTCATTTCATCTTTGCCATGATGATGACTCACATACTCAGTTACACCATTATATAAATCCCATGCAGTGCTTCCAGAGTTACCAATACCACTTTCAATGTACCCTTTAATCTCTTCCTGTTTATTTGCACCACGTGTTGATTGAGGGTCACCAAATACACTTACCAAAAACTTATCAACCATTGCAGAATCAATTTGTTTCTGTGTCAATTCATTTGCCATACGTATGAATTGATTAAAATAATCAGTTCCAGCAGCAAGTACCTTGAGAGCCTCTTCCATACGAAAATTTACATTAGTAGTATGTTTGAATCGAAATGAATTCTTTGCGTCACGAACCGTACCACGAAGACCGTTAGAACATATAAGCCTATTGACCATAAATGTAGCCATGACTCCAACACCACCATTGAAACCATTGATAAGACAGAATTGTTTCTTAATCTCATCATTGCGACCAACAACTTCTGGACGGGGGAATTCAGCTTTGAGGATTACTTTCTCTCCACCATTGAAAGAGATTGCTTCAGAATATCGAGCACCATGCATTTCACAAATAGTGTCGAAGTAGGAGAATGCTTTGTGGTTTTGAACCGGTTCATATTTTTTACCAACAATACCAAGCTCTTGATTTGTATCAGTGCGATACAAAGACTTACATTTATCAGAAACAGTACCAGTAGTAGTGTTCATAATTTCAGCTTGTGCAACAGTATAATTCAAACCAGCAGCTTCAAGTGCTTCTTGTGCAGTGTCTATACGGTCTTCGAATTTTACTTTTGTGTTGTTATTCATTTGAATCTCCCTTGAAAGAATTTAAATTTTAATTACGCTTTAAAGATATGTTATGTTCATATCGAAGTCAAGAGTTTTTTTAATTAAAATTTAAATTCTTTTTAAAGAAAACTAAAATTTATCATCAAAGTAAGATATTTCCTTATATCTTTTACAAGGAGTGCAAGAACCACAAAGTTTTCCATCCTCTGGATTTTCACACCACCAAACATTATTCAATATATCATGCCCATTATCAAATTGATTTATATAACCATCTATGATATTCAATTTATTCGTTTTCAATAATGGAAATTTTAATTCCGGGTAATGTTTTCTATTTTCAATTCCAACAAACCCTCTCAACGATTCCCACACACGTCTCAAATCATCAACATATGAAACGGCACAATCATTCAAAACATATGATATCACCAATTCATCAACAGGTTTTCTCCACCCAACACAAAAAAATGAAGCAAGTAACCATATAGGAGGTTGAGTTAATTCAACAACACAATCACTGTCTGTTAAAATTTCAACTGATGAACTTTCATACACACACAATTTACCATTGTCGATATATGTTTTGAATGGTTCCATATCTCTGAATCTTTTAATGGTTTCTATTTCACATTTAACTTTTCTGTCATTGTTTTGAATGGTGAAATATGGGGCGTCAACTCGGTATCCTTTTTTAAGATATGTCAACACTGAATATGTTGAGTCCAATCCACCACTCCAAGGAATCAATGCAGCTTTCATATCAATCCACTCTTTCTAAGACTTTTTCATTTCATTAATAGCAACAACCATCTGCTCTTCAGTTTGTATCCCTGAAACGGATTTAAACACACGACCATTTTTAAAATATATAAGCGTTGGTACGGAAGCAACATTATACTTGTAGCAAATCTCCGGGTGTTTATCACTGTTGATAGTGAATAACTTAATCTGTGGATATGCTTTTAATTTTTCTGCAAACCTAATAAATATCTTTTTAAATATCTTACATGGGGCACACCAAGAAGCGTGGAAATCTACAATAGCAAACTCCACAGTTAATACCTTCTCATCAAACATTTCCGGTCTATCCGGGTCAATTTCTAAAATCATTTCTTTTCTCCTTAATTACATTCTTACAATTATACCAATTCCAACCACCAAAATACCTTTCTATTTCAAATACGTACACTGATGTCTATTGATTTCATCTGAATATTTACAAACAGAAAAATGCATACATTCACTACATGTTAATTTTCTATTTATAAATTCATCTAATGTTGTTGGTGTATAATTATTAACATCAACACCAGCATCATATGCTCTTAGTCTAAAACTTCGTGATTTATTTTCATTACCATTAATATTACCATGAATGTGGGCAAATATATGATAATATCCATTATACCACTTAATCCATTCAAAAATTGGATAATGACATAAGACAACTCCACGATTACCATCTTTTATAATAACAATATCTTGTTGATGAATTATTATATTATCAAATTTATACTCTTTATCAAGTTTAGATACCGCATCATAATCATGATTCCCTCTAAGTAAATGAATATGTCCATTTAACTTTCCTAATAATTTCAATAACATATCAACCCTAAAACACGTATCACCCAACACATATACATCATCTCTATCATTAACGACTTTATTCCAGTTATCAATAATGGTATGTTGCATATGGTTTAAATCATGAAATGGTCTATCACTTAAATCAATGATTCGTCTGTGGTCCCAGTGTAAATCCGCAATATACCATATATTCTTTTTAGTTACCATTATTCCGTTTTCTTTTTATTTTTACAGGTGTATCTCTAATTACAACTAAATCATCTGTTGTTAAATCTTCAATCATTTATTCTCCTAACAATCCATATGGTCTTCAGTGTACCGGGCAGTATCATATCCAGAACCACCATCACCAGAACTGTTATTTTGTATTCTTGAATTAAAAATATCATTAAACATATCAGAAGCTATTTGATGAACAGTTTCTTTGTTTTCATTATCTATTATTCCTGATAAACTTTCTTTACACTGTTCACATATAAGAATAGTTTTCTCTTTAACCGTCAATGTAAATAGTTCTGGATGTACATCATTACACCCATCACATATCAACTTGTCTTCATTTGCTTCAGCTTCAAGCAAATTCAATTCATCAAGTAGTTCTCGCACAATAATCCTCTTTCTTTTTTTCCATCTTACCTTCCGGTGTTGGGGATTTCTCCCCTAAAATTTTATGTATTTAAACAAGCTGCAACTTCTTCTAAATTCTTACACCATATACCACCATTACGTAGAACCATCTCTCCAACAGCTTGTAATGATTTTAATTGTTTTACATTGAATTCAGTTGCTTCACCATGTTTACTATCAGATTGAAGAACACAGAAGATTGTTTTCTCTGGATGTTTGTTGCTATCATCAATTACTTCTGCAATTGAAAAGAAACCTTCAAGATTAGGAGTGATTACAAACAAACAAAAGTTTGCTGTTTCACGTTGCCGGATTTCTTCAGCTTGACATTCCGATGTCCAATCATCAACAACAGGATTGAAATATGATTTAGTAAGCATTGGAATTAGGTCCTCTCTCCAATGACTGGTTGCACATGTTCCACCGAGAAATACATTACTTACTATTGTTTTATTTGTCATAAACGACCTCCATCAAAAAATTTTAAAAATTTGTCACTTAATTGTAACTTTTTTATTACGAACCCAATATAGCTAATGGGAAATGTGATGTCAAGACTTATCTTTTATTTTTTTTATAATAGCCATTTCAACTTCAAATCCTGTACAAGCAACGCTATAAAAGTCACTGACCTTGTTCATAAAATCAGCACTTACAACACCATTATCATCAAGGACATTATCATTGATATGAACAAGCAACATCTTTTCTTTTATGTGTTTTGGTAATGTCTTTAACTCTTCAACATGAGCATGAACACCAGACTTAAAAGGATATGTTTCACAATCCTGAATAATAAAATCAGCTTCCTCATAGAAATCTATAATCTGATTAGGATTGAATTGGGTATCACCTGTGAAATATACCTTCACCTTTTCCGGTGTAGTCATCATTAACCCATATGATGGTACAATCTCACGACCATTCATAACATGAACGGATTGTACAATTTCAAATTTTATATCTTCCCAAATAAACTGTTTGTTAGGTGGAATCATATTAACATCAAAGTAATCATCCAACCCCATTACCTTACCTTGAATTGATTTCAAACCACCAGATAGTGTACTCTTCCACATATTTCTCAACAGTTTGGTATTTCCAAACAGTTGAATAGTATCCTTGACAGTTGGGTCAAAGTATGTACAGGACGCAAGAGTTTCTACCCCACCACAATGGTCACCGTGTTCATGACTTAAATACAGAGCATCAATATCTTTATATGATAATCCCTGTTTAGCCAAGGAGAATCGTATATCTCCACCAGCGTCAATCAATAAATTCTTTCCGTTTTCTTGTATGAGGAAATTCGTTTGGAATCCCTTCATAGTAAATGCAGAACCAGCACCTAAAAAATTAATTTTCATTTTGTTTTCCTTTTCCTAAGAACATATAATGTTCCAAATATAACCAATACAGGTAATGCTATATAAAATACCCACACCTGACACAACGTCAAACCAAATTCAAAAATCATCATATCCTCAATTAATAGGTTTTGTTGACATCACCACATCAACATTCATGAAAAATCTCCAGAATGATTCAGTTGCATAGTACTGAGATTTTGCTAATTTCGAATTCAATTCAGCAATCTTCTCAGTGATACCAACAGCTTCTAAACACACAGCAGGACTTTCATTATTCTTAAATCGTTCTCTTGATTCATCAAACACTTTCTGAGTTGTTTCCATTTCAATTTTTCTATCAATTGCAGTATAATAATTCAAAGGTACTGCAAATGTAAACATCAAACCAGCTATAAACAATACCCACATCACAAGAAAACAAACGTCCATATATTTTGAAGGTAATTTTGTATGAAGATAATTACTAAACCAAAATAAAAACCACAAACCACAAACAATTAAAATTCCACTTAACATATTTCCCTCACTCTTTCCATAAAAAAGGTTCTTTAACTCCATTTAAACCAGCCGTAGCCAGTATTTTTTTCATATTTTCAGTACCCGGAGTATTCAATGAATGTAAAAATATAATCTCCGGTGCTCGATTTGTATTCTTACTTAAGTACTCAGCAACTTCAAATCCAGTTCCAGGACCTGATGAAACCATTTGTTGTCCACCTAAGTCATGGTCAAGAAATATTGCGTCATACATATCTGTTTGTAATGCATGAACACATGCAAGTGCAGTATAAACCTGTGTCACTTCATGCCCAATATATTTTCTTTTGAATTGGCGTTGTCTTGATACACTATCATCAAGTATTAATATTTTCATTCAACACCATCCAAAAATTTGATTGCTTTCTGATACTTAGCTCTGAGTTTTTCACGTTTCTCCAATGGTAACCCAATCTGTCTGATTGGACTATTGTTATCAGAGATGTCAATTCGCTTCACAGTAGCTCCCAATGAATTCTTAGAACAACGTTCAATAAATACTTCCCATGTTTCATCATTACGTCTGCTCATTGCGTCTACAGCGTCACAAACATCTTTTGGATATCCATCTTTACGAAGGTCTTCAACACTAATCGTTGAATCTTCTACCACATCATGTAAAGCAGCAACCATCATTTGTTTTGGTGTGTTACATGCAAGCATGACTCTCATAGAATGAAGGATTACTGGTAACCCTACCTTATCCTTTTGTCCAGTAAGAGCATGTGTCGCCAACACAATTGCGTCTTCTACAGTTTTTTCTAAATGTTCAGACATCTCTTATACCTCGTCTGTTATAATTTCCAATTTGTCAAATTCATCAGCTTCAGGTTCATCCCAATACTTCAACATATTCCCTATGATGGCAGCCCAATTATCATTGGTTCCTTTAGGGTCGGCTTTGCGTCTTTTGATACACTCACCCTTTGGTGTATCAACCCACACACCACAGTACTTCACATTGACACCCTTGCGTTCGCAAATGCATGATATCATATTCATCCAGTATGTTCTGGACTTCTTTGTAAAGTTTGTTTCATCCACTATCACACTCAAGCCACGTTCAATAGCGACTTCAATACAAGCAGTTGCCATTGACTTTACCATATCTTCTTTGATGTCAGTAAATTTGTAGTTCTTATATTTACCACAAACCATTTCTCTTATAGAGTCACGACTAACTATCACTGTCTTCTTTGAACTAAGTAACATTTTCTCAGCCACTGTTGATTTACCACTACCGGGTAATCCAATCATCAGTATTACTTTTATCATTTCATCACTCCCTTTATTAGTTTCTTCAACAACTCTTCTCGTGTTATCACACATACACATTCACTAATACTGGTTCCCATTACTTTTTTTCGCCTCCAATGAATACAGTTCTTTTCCATTCATAAAACAAGTTGCCTTACCAGAAACAAGTTCCAAGTCATTATACACTGGTGTATTCTCCATGACTTTACTTTGACTCATATCATAACACAGTTCCAAAGTATTATCATCCTTGTTAAAGACAACCATGTTATTTTCTTTTATCATCGCATTGATGTTTTTGAAATCAACATGCTCTTCAACATTCGCTTTATAAGATTTAAATTCTTTATCAAAGTACAAACTAAGACAACAGAATTTCCCTGCCTTTTCATACACAACAAACATCCAACGCCCAAGTCTCTTTGCGTCAAGTATTCTACATCCACTCAACTCAAGGATATCAATACGTTTACACATATTAATTTCATATGGAATCAGTGCTGAATACTTTCCGAAGATGTCTTGCAATACAACACCTTCATATATTTTTGCTGAGTTATAACTCACGTTAGAGATAACTCTTGGAAGACATTTAATCTTTCCTATACGTTCGAAGCTGTATTGAATAAGTCCACTCTTGTCAATAAGATAGATACAGTTATTAAATATATAATATTTTCCACTTGTTAATTTTGAAATTTGAGTTTTATGACCATCAAAGATTTTAAATTCATCACCGACCTTTGTTGCAATCACAACATCGTTATTCGGTGTGAACAAGAGATGACCATTGTCAATTTCATTATCAAAAGTTATTCTTTTTCTATCATCATAATACACACCATCTGATGTAAGAACAAAGTAAGTGCCATTACGATACACCACATCCAGTATATTCCCATCATATTTGAAAAGAAGGTTAGCAGTAACACTTGACTTATCGTCAACATAAATCTTCTTGATAACTTTAATATTCGAAACTCCAGTTGGTGCCGGGGGAATAGAACGGTCACCATTGATAAATACCTGTTTGTACCATTCCAAATGATTGGTTGGTATCACACTGAAATCAACAAACTTAGGAACATTCACATCTTTATCAAACACAGAGATGTTTGCATCCATCCGTTTTGACCATTCAGATTTTTTGAATTTTGGATGAGTGCCTTTGTACGGATTTATTCCACAATACATTTGAAATGTCACCACGGCCCAACTGAACCAATCAGAACCTTCATTGAATTCACCAAACGGTAACTGACGATCCCGCACACTTTCCATAATTGCATTACATTTAAAACTCTTGGTTTGTACAGAATCCATATCAATATGATAAGGTATTTTGAAATCAGCACTCAATAGCTGATTCATTTCGTTATAATCACCGAAGATAACACCACGGTCATGAACACCCTGAACAGTATCCTGTTGAAATTTTATTATATCAACAACCATTTGAGGTGTGATATTATTATTAGTTTTAAAATTACCAGAAAATATTTTACACAAAAACTCAGTATCATGAACATATTCCATTACAAATCCAACTCGGGTATGTCCTTTGTAAAGTGATTTTGTCGGAATAATTATATTATTCATATCACTTAACACCTGAAGCTCATCAATTTTCATCTCTGGAATTAATAACTTTGGGTCATGATATATTTTAAAAATACAATTATTCTTTAAATATATCACACCCTGTCCACCTTGACTTAAATAACACTTAGAATCTAATCTAATATTTCGACCATCAAGAATAACATCAAACGGTTTCATTTTTATATCCTTTCATTTTCAAACCAATATAAATTATGACCAAATAAATGTCAATAGTTAATTCAATATTATTAAAATCATAAATCACCTTCCTTTTTTATACTGATTGCAGCAACTGAGATGTCATCATAATGTTTAATTTTTGAATCTTCCATTACCTTGAAAAACTTATTGAATCTACGTTTAACAAATTCACCTTGGAAGTTTTTAAAGCAGAATGCTGCATTAAGAGTATCATCAAAATCAACAGCAACTTGTTTACCATTATCGTTATCATCATTGTAATAACACGTTTCTATACCATCACTGGTAACAGCAAACACATTGTTTCCATCAGCCATTGTATTCAAATCAATCACATTCCAGAAATTTGACCATTCGTAAACATAATCATGAACATCAAATTCCACACCATCCTGAATTACTTTATTCATTTCAAATCGTTTACAATATCTTTCCATATCACGACCTTCAAAACTATCTACAAAATAGTATGGTGCACCTGAAGGGAAGTCTGTATAATATGGCCTATGTATATCACCATCACAATAATGTATTATTGAACCATCACCATAATGGAAATGAAATAATTTATCTTTAATAACAATTATTGCCTGTATTGTAGCAACGAATGAAAGTTTTGATAACCCAAAATTCTCTGCTGAATTATATATTACTCGTTGCATGTGAAATTGTAAATTTTCATAAAACCCAGTGGGTTCTCTGTAATAATAATGAACAGAATTTCCCATATTTCTGAGAAATTTAATTAACCCATGTGCAATAAGTCGTGCACCAACATCAACATACCCATCAGAACCCGAACATCCATCACACACAATTGCATAATGAACATCACCTAAACTATCATTGAGTGTTGGTACTGAACCATCAATACTATAATCTTCACATACCTTATGGTTATGCCCTTTAATATATATTGAATCAGTATTAATTATCATTCTTTCTCCTTTGAAAAATTAATCTAAACTGAATATTACAAATTAAAATCGATTGATTGACTTGGTCCTCCAGAATTAAGAGCTTGTGAAGTCGAACTGATTGACTGACTTACCCATTGTGCGAGCTTTGCTAATGCACCTGGAGTCACATTATTAATTGAAATGTACTCTTCAAATCCAGCTTTTTCTTTGAAATCTTGTAATTCAACATCAGTACCACCAGAATCATTAAGCCCAATCAAAAATCCTTTGATAGTTGCACAAATTTCTTCCTTGCGGATTCTTTTCAATGTGTCTAAGATTTTTGTAGGGTCTTTTATTCTGGAATCATTTTCCCCACCATCTGTAATTACAAAGTATACACCATTTGAAGAGAACTCTTGAGCTTCAAGTGTTTTTGAATGTCCTTCAATTGTTTCTACACAATCAAGTGTAGCATCAATTAAAGGTGTCATCCCACCAATAATAATCTTATAATCAACTGGTGTAGATGAAATTAATGTAAAACCATGAGCTTCACGAATACCATTATCACCATCAAAGTATGCAACCCTGATAAGTAATTGTTCAGCTCTTGGATGTTTTCTACAAGAGTCAACTATTTTTTTAATACATCCTTCAATATCTTTTTCCATTCCCCACACACTTCCTGTGGTGTCAACAAGGATATTAACGATTGTATAACCATCAGCTTTCAGACTATCAGTCTCAATAGCTGAGTATTTGAAATTATTTGGTGTTGTGAACATTGACATATCGAAATTATTATCTTCCATTATATTCTCCTTCAATTATTGTTTATAACTTTTATTAACAAGCAGAGGGATTGTGATTACACCTCTGCTAAAATCATCTGTCTATTTAAAATATTCAGTTGTTTTTGAAATTCTCATACCTTTACCGACCATCTCATTAACGAAATCGTCTTTTAGATGTTCGAGTCCAGGTGCATTTACTGCACTTGAAGCGTCTTCAAGAAGTACCATTTGTTTGATTTGGTCAACTGAAAATTCATTAGCAATATCTCTTGCTGTATTAGCAACGCAAAAATCAATCGCTTCACCACCAATAAGAATATCAAGACCTGTTTTGAATGTCGCAACAAATGGAGTATTCAATTGAGTTGTTGGGTCGGAAGGAATTCCTTGAAAGCCCGTAAACTCAACATCGGCACGAAGTGCAGAATAGTGTTCTGTAAAGATTGAACTTCCTTTTGGAACATAGTTTACCATTCTAAATTTCATTTCCCACTCATTCAATGCAGCTTCAAATTCAGGATACACATTTGCACCAGGAGTACCGATTCTACAATGATAGGGCCAGATACAAAGAACATAACGTTTGTTGTCACGAAGAGATTTTACATAATCCAAACTCCATTGTTGGAATCCCGGATTCAATGCTCTCCATGTACCCTTTTCCACATCTTCAACACTAATAACTGTAAATGGAGGAGGTGGTTCATTTTTAGAATTCACCCACCAAATAGGATGTGCAATATGCACAGTATGGTGAGAGTCGAGAGTGACATCAATACGTTTTAATTCATTACCATGTGTTTTTACCATTGTGGCGAGACGTTCCATATCTTTGTCTGCACCATTTACATAGAGTGAACCTTTATCCTTGTCACAAAAATCATTCTGTGGGTCGATTACTAATAAGATTGCCTTTTTTTGCATAGCAAATCTCCTTTCAATTAAAAATTAAATTACTATTTATTCCCAAACCGATTTCCATTCTGGTTTTATTTCATCCAAGAAAACGATATCTTCATACAACATAATATATCGTTCTCCTTTGGTACACCATGAATCATGAAAATGTCCGAAATAAAACTTTTTAAACTGTGTATATTCGACAACAGTATCAAAATATTTTGAAATACCATCCAATTTTCCAGAAAAATATTCTTCATCAAATGATAAATATGCAAGTTGTTCACCTGTCAATGACACACCAACATCATCCATATTTATTTTTTGAAGTATATTATTACCTGCGTCAGTTATACATTTCAGATATAATCTCCCAATGTTATATGGGCAAGTATGTCCCAAAATGTAATCAACTTTCCAACCATGAGCTTCAAGATTTTTCAATCCATATTCGAACTCAGCAGTAGAAGGAATCTCCTCTTCCCACCAGCTAACTCCTTTTACTTTCGTATTCCTATCAATAGAGAATGCTCCACCCATTGTGAAGAACGTTTGCCCTTCAATTTCATAGACTTCACCTCTCTTAAGATGGTATATGGAATCATTAACTTTTCCAACCTTGCTACCAAACTTTTCCACTTCAGGTAGTTCATACAACATCGGATGATTCTCATGGTTACCATCAACAAACAATGTTGTCCACGGCTTATCGGCTAACCATCCCTGCCAATATAATTCTTCTTTGTAAAACTTAGATTCCGGTCTACTCCAGACTAATCCAAAGTCACCCAACACAATAAGATAATCTTCTTTTGTAAGTCTATCACAGTCCACTGGAAAACAACTTGTTCCCAATTTATGTATGTCTTCACTTCTATGTGTATCCCCAGTCAATAAAATCATTTACTGTTCTCCGTATAATATTTACTCCACATGATAATTCTTATTACTCCATATGCACCATACCCCGCCCCACCACAAAATTGAGCTAAATCCCAATCTGGAATATACTTGAAACACATAAATATTGTACACACTACCCAAATTTCAAGAACCATTAATATGAATTTCAATATTTTCATTTATTTTCCTCCCTATGGATGAAGTAAAATTACCAATGCAAAATGTGCTAATGATAATAATTGAACTGGAAAATGCCACACACGTTTTCCTTCAGGAAACATACGTACAAGTCCAGAAAATCCAACAAATTCAAACACCAAAACTATAGAAAACAAAAGTCACACAAACCAAAGAATAGAAAATACTATATCCATATTTAACCATCCCACTCAACTAATGTATGGTCGAGTTCTTTTAATTCCTCATCAATAATTTTAGAAACAATATCCCAATCACCACCAGCAAGTCCACAACCAATGAGAGGATACCCAATCCTGGCAGTGGTTCCTTTAAAATGAAAATATATCTGCTCGAATACACTACGAATAGCGTCATAATCAACACTAACTTTTCTTTGATATGTAAATTGAGTATAACCATTAACAATTATAACATCACCAACTTTAGCATAAGTATTCATACCCAATTTCGTTTTATCACCTTTAACCGTTTCACAGTCTGCTGCATACGCTTCGGGGAATGCTTCTTTAATTTGCTTGGCTATCCCGCCACCCATCACAACAAAACAGTTGCAGCCATGTATGATGACATCAAATTTACCATCTAATGTCATTTTAATTAAATCACCTTTTATTATTTTCATTTACATCTCCACAGGTAGAGGTTCAGAATTTCCAATAGCCATAATATATCCCATCACATCACCTTCACTTACAAATTCAAGAACATCTTCACTTTTATCAGACCAAAATTTAGAAGTCATATAGTTGTTAACATAACACGCAATTTCATATTTGTTATTGTCCTTATCAGAATATGCTCCTACCCCATATATTATACTCATCATATACCCATTATTAAAATAAACATGTAATCTTTTAATAAAAGAATCAGATTCATCAATAACTTTTTTTATAAATTTTTGTTGTAATGGTAAATTCACACATAACCTCCAGAATTAAATTTCACCCTTTCAATTTTATAATAATATAATTAATGGGGAAAACGATGTCAAGAGTTATTTTTTAATTTCTAAATAAATTGTAGATTTGAAGTATTGACCATAGTATGCACTATCATCAATGTGTAGGTCAATTTTTTCCCGATGGCAATATTCGGCTTTGGTTTTGTTCCAAAGTGTTTTATCAATCCAAGGATTGCCTTTTTCATCATATCTCATTGGTGTATCACACATTTTATGGTAATCTGAGATAGAAAATACATGGGTATAGGAAATCCCATATCCAAATAACTCTTTAACCAATTCAATTGTAACATGAGGCCCTGTAATCACATGAACCTGATGTCCCAATTCTATCAATCTTCGTGATAATTTTGAATATATCTTAGGTTTGATGTCTATAACACCATGTATATCAAGACCTATTTTTAACATAGTCAATAAACTCATCTTCTATTAAATCTTACTCTATCACCTTTAATTTCTTTTCATCAAAATCAGGGACAACCATCTCCACACCACACTGTTGCATTTTTCCGTTCTTATAATAACGAACCCATGCTTCATAAGGATCAAGAGGTTTATAAGTTAATTTAAAAACAACATGTTTGTGTTTCTCACTATGAGAAACTAATTCAGTAATAACAGATTCCGGGACATCATAAATATCATCCGCTTTTAAATTAGATTCAAAACCCATTTCACGTTTATGCTCACCAATCAAAATAGATTGGTTAACACGATTAGCAACAATCCAATCAATTAAATTAGTTTCAAGTTTGCTATCATCATGACAAAATTCAATTTCTTGAAGTAGCTCCTCCTTGAACTTTGTAATTTGCCCCTGGATTGTTTTTTCATCACGATTATCAATAACATCAAGTGTGTACATTATCTCCCTTTCGTTAGAGTTTGATAATGGTCAGATAGTGTCATAACTCTAATTGTTGATTGAAGACTTTTCATACGCTCTTTAAGGTGTTTTACGGTACTCTCAGCGTCATTTTTAGATTTGGCATACTTATAACCGTATGAACCACTACAAATGAGCACACCGCTTCTACGGGCATGTTGTGCGAGCTGTCTAAGTTCTGTGCCACGTATTCCCAACACAACTTCTAAATCTTTCGATTTAAATGTTTGTCCAGACATCTTTAAAAACCGAACAAACTTGTCATAACAATTATTAAACAATGGACTTTCTTTAAATTTTTTCATCTTACTCACATAAGTCATTATAAACTCCTAAATTTTAATTTAACAAACTGAACATTTTTTCTTTCTAATTATTTCCAAATGAATGTTTATCACAACTTTAACACCACCATTCCAACTATCAATATAATTGCGGTCTATTTTTTTAATTTTTAGTGGTTTAACATGATAATCTTCTAATTCAGATTTAAAATCTGAATTTTCATCACCAAAATGATTAAAAGGAAACCATGAAATAACATCACCTTCTTTAGCAGTTTCAAAAATAGCTTTTTTCAATTCAACATTTTTATTAGAATCCAATTCCATACCATTAACAAATAATGATATATTTAAGTTTCCTCTATACATATCAAACTCCTATTCAATAATATAATCTTTAAGGTCAGCACTATCCATCGGACGCAATTGTTCCTCCGGGTCAATGCCTTCCCATTCCTCGGTTACTTCAATACTTTTACCTTGTTTCGGAAGACTGACCATTTCCATGTTTCTACATTTCTTTTGAGCCTTTTCCCACTTAGCATTTTTCTTTTTACCATACTCGGTGAGATGTGTTATATCTCCACCAAGAGAAACATATAAAGAAAGAGCACATTGAATCACATCAACAGCCTCTTCTTTAGCAGTTTCACTTAAATCCTTATGAGCCTTAGTCAAACTACCATTTTCCTTAGCAAGAGCCTCGGCAACTTCACCTGCCTCAGACATCATATGAAAGTAAATTATATTATGGTCATCACCGCTGTCAAGTTGTATTTTAGTTAATTTTGCGACTTCATTAAAAAACTCTCTCAAACCAAAGGCTTCTTCTATTCTTTCGTCACCATCACCCATCATCACTCCTTTTTAAACTTGACCACAAAAACACCATCTTGAATATCTTTAAACACATATTCGTTACCCATTATAATATATCCAAATCATTTAAATATTTAAAATACCATTTTCTACCATACACACTAATACTTTTTTTAACATCTTTTGGTTCTAAATTATTTTCTACCAAAGTATCAAACTCTTCTTTTATTACATCACTAACTAACCACCGTAAAAAGTCGCCAGTGTATTTAATATCAGGTTTCAATGATTTACATGTAAACACCTGCTCAATTGCTTGATTAAGACGATTATCAGTAACAGAATATTTCACAAAATCATTTATAGAATCTAATTTTTCAACATCAACTTCAGCAATTGTTTTTACTTTGCTCACGGAATGTTTTTCACCTTTAGTTTTAAAAACATACCTTTCATAATTCCACCAACCTTCCCAAACAATCCCCTCACCAACACCAGATACTCCAAAATATTTTCCAACAGGACATTCATCTTCAACCAATTTAACCAATTTAACAATTTCATTTTGTGATAATTTTGGATTATTAAAATCAATATCTATTTGATACAACTGAAAATCATAAATGTTATAAATTAATTTTTCATGACAATTTAAATCATTCCAATATCTTGGTTGTAAATAATATGATACACCATCTTCATCATCAGGAATTATTTTAATAGCAATCACTACAAACATCTTCGGCAACCCATTTATAGCCACACCCTTTTGAATATTACCACCACACCATTCACCATAAATCATAACAGTGGAATCTTTTATATTGTTGTGATGTCTAATTGTACTATTCCAATTTTTAAATATTTCCCTTTTAGACTCAGCAAAAAATGCAAATCCTGCATTATCTTTGTCTATAGTTATTATTTCTGTTCGGCTTTGACAATACATACCAACATCATTAAAACCAACACTTGCGTTTGTTCCATGAAGTTTTACAGTTCCTTTAAATGTTAATATTGGCATTGTAGCAGATTCATCCAATATTGGATTACCATCCTCACCCAAACCAACAAATTTTGCTCTATCACAAATAGTTCTAATAACATTTCGGAATTGCCCTATATCCGTAAATCTACTAACTTTCATATTCATCCATCCTTATTACAAAATCCTAACCAAATTTTCATATACCTCCTCACAAGACTAAAAATCTTTGAAGACTCTTCTCTACCCTTTCCACCATTACCAGCAACGTTTAGAACTGAAATTTGATATTCGTCTATGAATTCAGTGAAGTCGAATGGGAGATAATGCCCCATCTCAAGTTCTTTTAAATCAATATCAAGATGTGGCTTTGTATATTTCATTATTGCTGCCAATGTGTCCCGTTCACCCGGAGACTCAAAGTCATACGCAAAACGAATGGTTCCATCAGAATTTTGCACATTATCCCAAGTTCTGGGTTTGTATTCCCATGATTTATGTTCAACCAACCCCAGAGCTTTCAATTTAGGATTCGAACCATATTTAGTTCTAAAATTTTTAGGAGCAGTTCCACCTGTTTCTATACCCAAATCATAAGCCGCTGCCAACCCACCGGAATCGGACCCACATTGCCCCCCACTGATTATTTTTATTACTTTAGTCAATCAAATTACCTTTCAAAATAATTAAACTTAAAATATAATTAATTGTTTATAAAAAGTCAATACCTAATTCAAAATTTGTATAAATAATATATTATAAATTATTTAACTTCTTTCAGTATTCCAAATGCATGTTCAAGTTTCTTAGCAATTTCTTTATAAGTTTTTGCTTCACTACAATCTTCAATCCCTTTAAATACTGTAGCGTAATATTCGTCATCACTGAAATTACCAAATACATGAATCATTTTTAAAGCAGGATTTTTGAAATTAGAGATGTCAGTATCAACTTCGAACATCATTGTATTTATTGCGTGGATTCCTCCAAAGTCAATACATATTTTCTTTTCAATTACTTCATCGTAGATTTTATCTGATTGTTTTCTGAAAGCATTGAGCACTTTCTTATCAGAATCTTTGAGTGGTTTTCCACTTTCGTAAGTGTCATAATGCCGAACGTTTTCTATATATTCGACATTTATGTTATTGTGCTCCACAAACCTATCAGTGCTTTCTGATATTTGTGATAAGTGAAGATAATACGGTAATGCTCCTTGAATAGATTCAATAAGAAATGGTTTCAATTCCTTATCCCAATATTCAATAAATGTGCGTAATCCTTTTAATCCTTTTTTTGTTTCATCAGTAACTTCAATTTTCAAATCATCAAAATTCACATCTGATGTTTGGGGGACTTTACGTTTATCCTTCTTTTTCATTACATCAACTCCTTTATGATTCTATCTTTAACACTTGTGATTGCCAATCCTAACCAATTTTTTCCCAGCCATTTTTCTCTATCGAGACAATCCGGGTCATCTTCTGCTAATCCAATTCCCCATATCTTATCAAAAGGGGAGGCTTCAACAAATGTAGTATATCCTGCGTCAACATCAGCCATCATTTCTTGTAATGCAAGTCTGTTCTGCATGAACTTTAAATAATTTGCTCTTTCAACAATCAGAAATGCATATTTTTCCCAAACATCAACATCAAAATCTTTAACTTCTCTTCCGTATTTCTTTTGCTGTCTGGCATCACTACTTCCCATAATCTTATCAGCTATTTCAGTATCATCAAACAATGTTGCTTTAAAGTACATCATGCACTGCTCATTGCAATTAAATTCCATTTTCAACTTCGGGTCGTATATTCTCATCTTATTCCACTGAGAATAAACTCCACCCCAAAACAATTTAAACTTTTCCAACAGATTCTCCTGTTAAATTAAAATACAAAAAAGACATAGCTCTAAGCTATGTCTTTTTTCTTATATTTATCTCTTAAGAAATTTCACTATTTTGTTTGCCCGTTAATACCATTTGCCAACATAGATTGGTATCTTTCAAGCATTAACACATCACCAAGTCCACTTCCACCTTTACCACCTGTACCGTTTACCACAATTTGAGGTCCTACCCATTTTGAGTAATATTTTGCAGATTCGATAGTTGCTTCAGTTCTTTTATCAATTTCATACTTCGCTCGTTCTGACAGACCATCAGCAAGAGCCAATTCTTGTTTCTTTGCAGTAGCAGCTCTTACCGTACCAAGTGCTTCTTGTTTTGCTTTATCAGCATTCAATTTAGCAACATCACGTTCTCTTTGAGCATTCAATACCGCAACTTCTTTTTCTTTTTGTGCAATTGTAATTTCTCTCATTTTCTCAACTTCATATGTAGCTTTTTCTGTTGCGATAAGAGCTTCTCCCTTCTGCTTTGCCGTTATAGCGTCCTGTTTTGCTTTTTGAGCTTCTTTACGAGCGTTAATCAATGCTTCAGTCTTATCGTCGAAATCCATGTCTTTAACATTAAATTCATAAATCACAATACCATAAGTCTTCAAAATTGATGGTTTAGTTATAATTGGGTTATGTTGAGAATCACGTTCAACGTCATAAGTAATAGTTTCAATGTCATTACCATTATTATCCTTAGATGTTGTGATAGTTTTGTTCGCTTTGTAAATCCCATCATGAGCTTGTGCCAGAATGAATTTAATAAAATCAGCTCTTCTATCAGAGTATGCCTCTGCTGAAGACATCAATGGACCGGCAGCTTTAGCAGCTTCCAATAATTGTTGACGAACCATAGAAACAACAGCACCAGGGTCACCTGAATAATCAATATGTAATTTCTTTTGTAATTTTTTGCTTGTGGGTAATCTGAATCTACCAGCAATATCTACACCGGCATTACCATCAGGAAACAATACTTTTACAGCCTGAACGTTGGCACCTTCACCACCATCAAGTTTATCTGAAGATAAGTAAATTGGATAAGTCTTATTGTATTTTGTAAGACCACCAAACATCTGTTTCTTCCACCCGGGGGTGTTCCATGATGTCAATTCTCCCGAAAAGGCAGACTCATGCATTACATACTCGGTATTTTTGACTTTCTCCCACATAGAAGTCCCGCCAACGAGTAATACAATTACCACTATACCGATAACCACCCACACACCAATTTTCAAAATTTGTTTAAAGTTCATAAAAACTCCTTTGATAAATTTAACTTCAATTAATATACTTCGTTCAATACTTCTCTAACAATAAATCTATGTGTTTTAACTTACTTTATCTTTTACAACTTCAGGTTCCAATTTAGGTTCATCAACAACACCATTTTTGAAATCATTAATGGTTTTTTCGTTATCTTTTTGGTTTTTAATTGTATCAGCATTTTTGACTTTATAGTCATCAACTTCTTTTGCTGATTTGTCAACTTCCTGAATAGTTTCCATTCGTTCTTTAACATCAAAATCTCGGTCAATCTGTTTGTTTTTTTTAATACCAAACTTAATCGCTTTGATAACAAGAAAAATGAAAAGAGCAAACATCAATAATTTAACAATAATCATGCACACCTCCTTTGAAAATTTTTAAACATCCTTAATTTCGACCCATTTAATATAATTCCTGACACATTCGTTGTCAAGACTTTTTTTATTTTTTTTCAAATACATCAACTGTAGACCAGTTTTCATCAATAAATGTCACAACTATTAAATAATTAGCAACTATTGGTCTTCTTACAATAGCAGCAATACGTGCTGTCTCACCAGTTTTATTTTCAAATTGCATTTCTGGTTTTTTAATAGCGTCAGATATAACACACCAATTAATATGCCCGGGGATAATATCTATTTTTCTTAATTGCTCTTCTTGCATTCACATCCCTTTAAAAAACCATTCTCTTAATTAATACGCAAATAATATAATACATGGGAAAGGTTTTGTCAATAGTTTTTAATCTAAATTCCAATTATCGTTTCCATCACCAAACAATCCAGTGATATCCTCATCAAAATCAAGGTCTTCACCCATTTCTTCACCGGTTTCAATATATTCGACCCTATCCAATATTTGTTGTTTAAATTTTTCTACCATACCAACCATCATATATAGTGGTTCTAATGATTTAACATTTTTAAACAACCTCAAATCATGTTTAACAAATAATTGAATTCCATCTTTAATAAATATATTAAAAATGTTGAGGTCTTTATTTTCTCCCATTACTTACCACCTTTACAATTTTATTTAAATGAATATCATGAACCAAATTCCAAGTTTGTTTCAAATCTTCTTTTATAAAAACTGGGAATTTCTCAACTAAATACACAGTAAATTTTTGTGATGATGGATTTGGAGAATCAAACCATGATTTAATATATTTGTATACATCACCACCTACTAATTTAAGTAATAAAGGATTCAACATGTATAAACGGATAATCTCAGCTAACTCTTCATCAACATTTTCATTAGAATATTCTCCTAAGAACAGTCGATTTTTAGGAAATTCTTTTGTATACTCTTCGATAATGCCTTCATATAGTTCACAACACAAGTAATGTCCGAACTCATGCATTGTCACTCCTAATAATGTCCAATCAATAGTATAACCCCGATAACTATTTAAATCTTTTGAATCCTTATTATCCACTATCGCTAAAGCAGGATTCACGGAAATCTCACCCGGCACACCATCTTCATAAATCCCATAATCTTTCATAGCATAATCAATATTTATTTTCAAATCAAACTCAACGCAATTTTTCTTTTTAAATCGCTTAATTAACGAATTAGCTGTAACAATATCACCCGGTGCATTTGCTAAATCAATTATGCAATCTTTATATTTCATCATCATGTTCTTTCTTTTTAAGAAATAATTTTCGTTTAAATTCATTTCGATGTTCGTGACAATAATTTGAGTAAATATACTGATTAGGTATTAATATTACACCATACACATTAGAACATCCATCCAAACCACACTCTTTGATTATTTTGGTAGTGACTAAATTTTTATGTTTGATTTGTACATTAGAATCCCCAATGCCGTCACTAACATTTTTTTTATATAATATTTTTTTATATTTTTGTTTCCTGTGTTCTTCACAATATTTCGTTTTACCACGACCCAAAAACTCAACTTTACACCCTGGAAAATGGCACGGTCTCGTTTTCATAGTCTGGTCTTTACTTCGGGTGTTGCTCTCTTTAGACAAATTCACTAATACTTTCTCCTTCATTATCGTGTCAAATCAAGCATAGGCTTTTTAGCCATCTCAATTCCATACTTTTTATACTCATTCAAATACTTAACACCATCGAGCTTATCAATTTTCTTAGGAATTTCTCTATCCCAATATCTAAACTGTATATTGTGATTATCTTTGGTGAGGTAGCTCATCATACGGATTTGGTCATTACGACTTTGTGCTCGTGCCAAGCCACCATTACCTAAATTAAGATAATCAAATATTTGTTTTATCCAACGATTTTTCTTTATTTTTTCGAATGTGTGGTGTGGGTCATAATACAAACATCCAATAGCGTCAATATGCACATCATTACCACCAAATATACTACATTTATCATACCACTGGAATGACTCAACCTGAGTTTTAACTTCATTTAATGGGAGATTAGCATTACCAACGCCACCATCCGACCAACATTTTTTGTTTTTATTATCGACAATATGTCCAAAATACATAGGAGCAGCAAAAGAACGACAGACCATATCTACCATTCTTTCATTTTTCATATCATCATACCAAGATTTAAAGAAATGATTTTCATCTTTCACGAGGTCAACTGATGTTAACATCAATCGAGTTTTAGAATCAGACATCATGAAATCCTTACCAACTATCTTATCCCACTCTTCTCGGAAATACTTTCTTTGGTACTTAGGTTTCTTAAGTCTATACCATTTTTTCGTGAAAACTTTCTTAAGAACTTCAGGATATATACCTAATAAATCAGCCATCGATATTTTACCACTTGCAATCAATGCAGCGTTTATTGCACCAACAGATGTTCCTGCAATTAAATCATAAACTTCACATAGAGGTTTACCAAACTCTTCTTCTAATTTTTTTAAAACAATCAATTGTGAAATTCCACGACACCCACCTCCGCTAAGACATAACACTCTTCGTGTTTTCATACTACTCACTCCATAATATTAAATTAATAATTTATTTAACAAAATTATTTATACCACATAATAAATCATCAATTTTATTAAAATCCCAATATGGGATTCTTAATAATATAATATCATTATCTAAACAATAAGTAGTTTTGATTAAATCATTTTTAACTCTTTTAATAAATCCATCAACACCACCAAAATATTCATTTATCTTAAAATGTAAATTACCATCATATTCAATTAAAACATTTTTTTCTGGTAAATAAAAATCAAAAGGTAATGGCTTAATATTTTTACAATCAAGAAATTTCTTTTCTGTTTCGAATTGGATATTATTTTCTTTAAGATAGTTTTCAATTTTAAGTTCCCCTTTAGACATTCTACATTTATGGCAACCTGAGCCTTTTAAATGTTTATATGGAGATTTTAAAAAATATTGATTATGTTCATTACACCAAATTTTTACTTTTGTATCAGTGTTAATATAATCAACATCATCATAATTAAATTTATCACCAAATAATTTAATTGATTGTTCAATAAAATTTGGACATCTTGTATTATCAATCCTACATTTAAGACATCCTTGTTTTTCACAAAGATGCTTTCTTGGTTTTTGTTCAAACACACCATGTTTTTTACAAATAATCTTCACCTTAATCTGAACATTATCATATTTAACCAAACTATAATCATATCTATCACCATGAATCTTTTTTGCCTTTTCAATAAACTGTTCTGTTGTCAATCTACATTTTTTACCTTTTATCAAATCTGAACATTTTTTACATGTAGAACCCTGTAAATGTGAATTTGAATTTTGTTCAAAAACACCATGTATAGGACATATTATTTTTACTTTAGATTGAGAATTCTTATAATTGACTAATGAATAATCATAGTTATTACCATGCACAATAATCGCTTCGAGAATAAATTCTTTTGTAGTTCGTCTTTTGGACATTTTGATACCCCTACTTAGGTTAAAGAAAGATAATGAGAAGTAATTTGTGAAGTAGCACAAAAAGGAAGCAACGCCATGTCCTCCTCATTATAAAATTGAAATATATAAGTATTTATATATTTTCAAACCACAATTTTCTATTTTTCGACATAATTGTCACATGCACTCAGTGTATTCTTACCACATTCATCACACTTAATACAATCCCGACACTTTGATTTATTCCATGCTTTGCGAAAATTCTCAGCATATCTATCTACCCAGTCAATTTCATATTCAACTCCGGGGTCACGGTGTATTTTTTCACCCTCAATCCATTTATCGTCTTTAATTTTTTGAATTTCGGCATTAATAAACTCTTGAAATCGTTTATCCATTTGCACCCCCTAAAATTAAGTTTCCAAACACTACTCAATTTCACGATTACTACAAACTTCTCTATTATTTATAAAAAGTTAAACATAAATATCTATCCCAACTTATCAATTTTAGTTTCAATTCTATCAAGATGTTCTTTCAATTCTTTAACAGAAACATATTCAGTTTGATTGTCCTGAAAATTCTCTTCAGAACCATAATGCTCTTCGATACAATCAATAAGCAATTGTTGTAAAGCCTGTCTCTGTGGCTTGATTGACAAACTATTATTCATATCAGCAATTTTTTCCAAACTGTTAATTTTCTCATTAACATACTGTTCGAATTCTGTGAATGTGTAAAGTTCACCCTTACGCATACGCTGACATTCCTTATTGTTTTTCATAAGGTCAATGTCATCAGTGGTAAGAATCTGATGAAGATTATCAAGCAATCTCAATGGATGATAAGCCTGTTTTACATCATATCCAAAATTTTCAAAATATTCTTTTCGTTTAGAATTTTCACATGTATGTTCTTTTCCCCATCTAGCAACCCCACGTTTAATACGCATAAGTTGGGCATGTGCATAATTCTTCAATGAATCAAAACATTTCATTGAAAGAAACAATCGCCTATTATCCCTAAGAATCCATGCAACATTTGACCCATGTGTCACCAAAGGTCTTCGAACAAAAAGAATTTCCAATACATTCGGAGAGGCTTTCAACCCCCCAAGGTTAAAAAAATCCACAAGAGAATGCCATTCACCTTCACAATCAATACCATTCTCAAGAATAATACGTTTCTGTGGTCCTTTAATTTCTAAATTAGTAAACATCTTTGGTTCATGAAACCCACGAACATACCCATATTTCTGTGGGAATAATTGTTTATGTGGATTCATTGTGATTCCAATGATGTCAATATCAGAATCTTTATTAGCAACACCATAGGCTTGAGAACCCATGACACACTCCATAATCAAATTATCCCGGATGAATAACTCATCGGGTTTAAATTTATTTTTCTTTACAAACTCATCTGTATAACTCATTTATATTTCCTTCCACATAATTACTTGTTATATTCATAACCTGTACTTATACAGGAATTAACAAAAAACGTTCATAAGTTTAGCAATTTCACTGGTTCCGACATCAAGCAGTTCTTTTGGTAACTCTTTTTTTGAAAAAATCTCTAACCATTGTTTATGCCCAATTTTAGCACTTTCTAGGTCATTGTGCATTTCAACAATAACCCAACTACCGTTATCATACTTCTTATGTGATACCCCTGTCTCGTAAGGCTGATCGCTATCTGTAACACTGACAGTATCTATTACAGCACCATTTACTTTGTCATTTGCAACTTTTCTTTCTTCGTAATTATTGCCCATTTCAAAAAAATTAAACATGTCTCCTACTTTCTTTTAAATTTAAATTATAACCATTGCTTCAAATTGGCTGAAGCATTTTAACCATGGGTTATACATCACCCTTGTTTTCTAAAAGATAATTAATCTCTTGTATTTTTGCTGTTATCATCCCAGCTGCAAAAGCTGATTTTGCCATCTCTTTAATATCTTCACTATTATTTAGCGGCTTTTTGCTGCCCAATTCATTAAACCATTTTTCAAAAGTCATTTTATCTCTTCCTTTAATTTCAAATTTATAACAAACGCTCCAAACTGACTGAAGCAGTTTAACCATGGGTTATACAATTTCATCATATTCAATTTTAACTTCATCTCTTTGTAGTCCCAAAATTTCTGCCAGAGTTTCCTCTGTAAAATGAATATCATCAATACAAATTTCTGTATTCTCTGGTAATTCAATATTTTTAATTATTACAGTTCCTTGGTCCATTATAACCTTTCATTCAATTTTTCTGAAGAAAATTAATTCAGCATTATCTTACATCCAAATCCAAATTAATCCACATATTATAAACAGTAACATTAATATACCACCAAGCCAATCAAACACATTCTCAACTTTTTTCATACATTTTCTTTTTGCCTGGAAATAAATGAAATAATCAAATATCAACATCCATGCTATTGTTTGTAATATGTTTTTAAAAATTTCTTTCATAACAATCCTTTCTACAAAACTGAAGTTTGCAAATTAAGTGTTATTTTTAGGTTGCTCTGAAGTCTACTTTATTCCAGGCAACCTTTATTTTACTTTCTTGCTATTAACATTTACTTCAAAATTGTCTGAAGCAATTTACTTCAGCATTACACATCATCTTTAGCTTTACCAGCTAACCACAGTTCATAATTCTTTTTGATTTCCGCACGAACAGTTTTGACAATGCCATCAATAGCTTCATCCACTGACATTTTATATGTATGCACCATAGTATCAAGAACCACCATTGGTATATTCACAAATACTTTATGTTCATTAATACATCTACGACATTGTTCTCCATCATGAAGAGTCTCATCTTCACACTTTGAACAATACTTAAAATTATTCATCAGTTTTCTCCTTATAATTATCACAATTTTTTGCAAATTCAGCAAATGCTCGTCTCATATTACCACGAGCTATCGAATAATCACTTACTTTCATAGTAAACTTTTTAAATTCTATTTGTATATAACACACACTTTTATGTGTACATTTATGACATCTCTTATCCATGATTCACACTCCCCATTGCGTCAATATTTCCACCAACATTATCACAATTCACAGAGCCATGAGCTTCAACATTCCCACGGACATTATCACAATTCACAGAACCGCCACGTGCATTAACATCACCCTCAACATCACCACATGTGATAGAACCACCTGCAATAATTCCTCCAGTAACTCTACCTTTAACGACAACAGACAAATCAGTACTTAAACTTGCAACATCACCTTCAACAGAAATGGTATGATTTGATAAATCAACATCATCATCATCATTCATTAGTTCTCCACCAATGTAAACGTTACCATTCTTGATAACAGAAGAACCCATACCAGTATATTTTTTACCGTTTATAGTTACCGTAGTCTTGCCAAATGATTGTGTGGTGCTTATAGAATTTCCACCAACCACATCACCACCAATAAAACTATTGGTAATATTATTTCTAACAGATTGGTGACTTTTCTTTATATGTGTCTTTATTGCAAAATTCTTTTTGTGTGATTCATATTTTTCTTCAATATATTTCCAATTAGAAACAACAGTTCCAATTATAATAAACAATATAACCAACAGTATTAACACAGTAATCATCAATTCTCCTCAATTTATTTTTTAACAAACTTTTTATGTCGTCTACCCCAAATAATATTTTTAGGAGTTTTACATTCTTTACCATTGATGTCATACTTAACATCTTTTTCCTTTTCAATCTTTTTCTTATCTTCCATCAATACTCCTATCAATGTCTTTATTTTTCAAATATGTACCCAAAATTAATTCCTTAATCTTTTTCCAAAAATTAATAATCCCTTTATTATCAAGACCATCAATTGTATTTTTAGATTTCCCATACATTTCTATTCGTTTAATTACAAACTCCAACACCAACTTGAAATCGGCTTTGTTGGATTGAATGAAGAAAAGGAACCGTTTAAAATCTTTCCTCAAATCAGAATCTCCCATTCTTTGATAGATTTTACCAAGTTCCAATATCATTGATTTTATATTTAAAATTTTAGCTTCTTTTAAATTCATGTTAATCCCATAAACAATAAAAATATTTTACAAAATAACCCATACATTCCTGAATCTTTTCACAATGTTGGATATACCCACCAGACTTTCCCCAGTCATCTTCAATCGTGAGTTCAAAGCCTTCAATCATTTTATCTAAAACAAACTCCCATAAAACTTCAGCTCGGTCTTCCTCACTATAATATATGAGTCCATGTTCTGCCACATATGCCTTAAACAATTCTCTATTATCAAACATAACCACAGGAACCCCAGACTTAATTTCTTTTAATTTTTTAAGTCGAGGTAATATCCACTTCGCAGTTGAATAGTCCAATGACCAGATATCATATGGGTCAAATCCCCATTTAAAAAACCATAGATAAAATCTACGGCACCTGTAATACCATGTGCTTGGTGAAACCCAATCTTCATAGTATCGTTCCATACGCCATTTAAGACGTGTCTGCCACGGTCTCGGTCTCGTAATTTCTACCATAAACTCATCAACAGTAGAAAATGATTTGTAGTTACCAGCTTCAATATCTTTCTCTGCATCATCGAGTCTTTTTTTGAGCACATTGCTCAGTTTGTCTAATTTTAATATTTGTGTTTTCATGCTAATATTTATACATCATCCAATACACAAATATAAATTTTCATGGTCTTGATATGTTTCATTTAACGAATAACATTTTTCCTCTCCATACCAAAGTTCAATATCAACATAATTTGTCCAACCCGGAGCATTAGAAACCAATTCACGAATAACCTCCTGGAAATTTTCGACAGAAATTCCTGTTGCAATACCAGATTCTGAAAATCTAATTGTTACCACAGGAATTATACCGAATTGACTGATACGTTCAACATACATAGTTGTCTTTTTATATGGAATTAAAACTACCCCGGTCAATTCTAAATCTTCTACTTGTCTGCACAGCTCACCTAATTTCAATTTTTATAGTCCCCCAATTTAGTTTTCAACCAATTCTTTGCACCATCAAATTGTCTTCGAATAATTATTGATTTTTCTCCATTCTTACATTGACCACTACGATAATTCACCCAAGAACCTTTCTCAAAAACAACAATTGTATAGATTTGGTATATAGAATCATTATTAAATGGGTCATATTCCCTACTCTTCACGGATGAAAAAATCTCAAATTTACCAGAACGACAATATAACCTATCAACTGTTTGTTTAAAATCTACAAATTTCAAATCATCAAACACAACTTTAATTGTATCATACACCACAACAGTTTTAATTGGTTCCTGTTTTGAAACACTTGAAATAATTATAATAGCAGATATAACAATCCACACTACAATACCTATTAAATATTTTTTAGTCATTTTCATAACGCTAAAAACTCCTCTTCACTCATAGTAGCTATTTTATTCTTTCTGGCTTTATTAGCCTTATTTGAAGCCAGATTAGCACAAATAAGTATTGTGGTATCCTTCTTAAGAGATTCGACCCAAGAGTACCCTCTCTGTTCGATTTCAGGGACAAACGCTTTCTTCTTCGTTCCCGATGGAAGATTTCCACTAATACATACAGTTCCATTCTTACCAACTGCTTTAATTTCGGGAAGAATAATATCAAAAACTTCCATCATCTTATATAATATGTGATGTCTTTTCTTCCATGATTCACGAGCCTTTGAATTGTTCACTTCGTCAGAAGTAAATTCCTTTCTATTCATCAATATATAACTAACCCTATCAACACATCCAGCTCCTTTAGTCCACTCATGTAACTTAGGTTCCAAATCTCTTGAAAGGGATTTACCAAATGCTTCAATAGAACAAACAGTCACAAGGTCATAAAGAGTCATTTCTTTTTTAATTAGAACCTTAAATGTTTCATCAATCAATTTTTTCTGATAAACAGTTCCACCATCCCATCCACGATAATGAATACACATATATTCTAAAAACATTTCTAATACATTCAACTCAGTACCTGTAACCCAATTCTTCATATGCTCTATAACCATATCACTCATATCATCAGAAAACCCCTTTGGGGCAAATTGACGTAATGTTTTATCAACAATCGCTTCAAAAACAGATGGACATTCCGGGTTCGTACAATAACAATTTGCTTTAACCCACTTGATATATTTATCATCACACCCATAAGAACAATGAGGTTCCCACACATCATCAGATTCTTTAATTACATTTTTAGTCCAATTAGGAACAACCTCACCAGACCGAACAATTTCAATCACAGCACCAGGTCCAATTTTCCCATTGATAACAGTTTCACCGGATTTGCCAGTCACCTTACTAGTAACGCAATCAGATATCTCTGTAGGTTCAATATGAATAGAAGATGGAAATATTTTACCAGTTGGTTGAGTTTTAGATTCAACTGATAATACTTTTGGATAAGCATATTCATTTGGGTATTTGTAAGCACAAAGAATATCATTGTCTTTATAACACACAAAACCATCAACTGCATAATCTTCCCGAATACTATCAAGTAATTCATTATCTAATTTAATATCACCATCAACAACTCGTAGAATAGGACATATCTTAAACCCTTTAGTATATTCATGAAATTTTTGAGTATCTGGATGATAAATAATGTCATCATCAGCATTATAAACAGAAACAGGAATAAAATCAATGAGTTCCAATAAATCATGTTTCAATGTTTTAGCACCAATAACACCAGATACTGCATTACGAATTCTCATACCATCAGGAAATTTCTTGAAATTTGTATAAGAGACAACTCCTTCAACTCGAATATATCCACGAAATCTTTCAATTTCATGAGGAACTTTTTTACGTGAAGCAACGGTCACATCCTTACCAATACCTTCTTTACCACGGGTTATTGACATATAATAATAATTATTCTTATAATAGTGTTCTAAAGAACATCCATCATATTTTGAACTAATTGTTGCGTCACCATTATTTACAATATCCCCCTCAGTGATATTGATTTTATTACTGATTCCTACAATTTCATGATATGGATGTTTTATTCCATCTTTACCAACTTCATACCCAAAGCCAGTCTTGGTCAATATTTCATTTTCGGGGTCAATATTTTCTAACCATTCACATATTGTATCAAATTCAAAATCTGATACTGGACTGGAATTATCATCATAATATTCATTGGAACACCCAACAATAAAAACTACTAAAATTTTAATCTTATCGTCAATAGATTCAATAAGTTCAAACTCTTCTTTAAACACTTTAAACGTTTCAGACATAATTTTCTCCATCATTTTAAAAGAACAATATAGTTCATGGGGAAAGCAATGTCAACAGTTTTTTATAAATATTTTCTTGAGGTTGGTGTGGTGTGGATTATTGGAGATGGTTCCATTTTAAATATGATTGTAGACTTGCATTTGAAAAATCTCATCAATTTAATCATTTGCCACCCACGAATAATTTCACCATCAAATAGTTTTTGAAGTTCTGGTAATTTGATACCAATAAAAGAAGAGACATCACATTAAATGATGTCTCTATCTTTCATTATTTTTAATATGAATTCAGAATCCAGTATCATTATTTTTTAAATTTGGATTTAATGTAATCCCAAGCACGTCTAACATGACCCGGTTTCTTCTTTTCCTTTTCCTCAGCGTCTTTCTCTTTAACTTTATCTTCTAACTCTTTTTCCTTGGCCTTAATCTTGGCTTCTTTTTCTTTAGCCTTTTCCTCTTCAGCATTAGCTTTAGCGTCAACTTCCTTATCGTTTTCTTCGTCACCTTTAGCTTTATCATCTTCTTTGGCTTTGTGAACGTCCATATCAGCAGCAATAGCGTCCTTATCCAATACATCATCAGTACCAATATGCTTATCACCATCACGTTCATCACCTGCAACACTTACGTCAGATTTAGCAGCATCAGCTCTTTGTGTGGCTTTATCTTTAGCAAGACGTTTCTTAACTTCAGGAGAAATCTTAACACCTGCAAGTGGTTTAGCTACAATTCCTTCACCAACAAATTCTTGAATCAAAGCATATAAATGCTTGCATATGTAAAGCTTTCCTGACGGGTTTGTTTTGTCGGTCCACTCATGATTATGTGGTTTAATGAATTTTTCCATTCTCTTTTTATATTTTTTAGGTATATCCCACGTTGCTAAACCATTCTTTACCATTGGAGCATATAAACGATAAAAGAAATCTTTACAATCGCAAAAGACTTCCTTTATATCATCACCGTCATGAATAACATATCCCCAATGATTACGGAATTCAGTAGATGGATTTGCACGAAAATCATATTCAATGATTTCATTACCTTCACTATCTTCACTCGAACGTATTTGTCTACGATGAGTTCTGATATCTTGTCGTGCCCTTTTAATTCTACCACGGTCTGTTTTTGTCATGAGGAATCGTTTATGAACTTCAATTAATGATTCCATCTGCTCACCAGTCAAATCATTTAAATCAATTTCATAAACTATTTCATCTTCACAACATTCACCCTCAACATGATAGTGGTCATAAAAATCTTTGCTCATTAGATATCCTTTTTATTTCTATGCAGTTTTAAATCTTGTTTAATTTTTTCTTTAGTTAATAAATTTAATAAAAATTGTGGTGTATTTTTATTTATGGCATAATCTAAAACATCATCATCAATAGGAACACCTTTGTCTATAACATAATTAATCATGCTTTGGCTACCACTATCAATTGCAGACATTAATTCAGAACCACCCCACCGAACTTTACCAATACGGTCTTCAATTTTTTCAACATCTTCAAAACGACCATAATGTATCGCACTTCGCAATATTTGTTTTTTAGCTACTTTACTGTCTACATTTTTAATAAAATAATCAATAAGATGTTCGGCTGGGTCAAGAACTCCATTCATATGTCTATTATACATATCTCCTATTGATGGTGCAAAATTATCCATTGATTCACCATAGTTTTTAAATATATTTTTAAAAAATTCAACATTATCTTTAAATATCGCAGCCCTTATAGCTCCTCTAATATTGGTTCCTTTCAATACATCATATTTTTTCTTATTGTCAGTGGAATCAACAACTTTATATGCCTTTGGGGATAAAAATAACACTTGTCCCTTTTCATTAGGATGTATTATACCAGCTCCTTTATCACCAATAAAAGTCACACCTAATCCTTTTCTCCATATCTCAGTTTGAATGGTATCAGGTTTTCTACCAATTGTATTTGCAATCACTTGAGATAATAATATAATACTATAAAATAAAATACCACCATCTGATTTATTATCAGCAGCATATTCAGCGTCCTTTAAAAATTTATTCCAAAATTTTTCAAATTCATCACTGATTAATCCACCCTTTGTATTTTTAATTTTATGTTCATCCATATACCCATTTATATATTCTTTCAATTTTTCATTCAATCTTTTATAATCAGCTCTTCCTAAACTACCAATATCTATAATTTGTTCACCAACAGGAATTCGTTTTAAAATATATGCTTTGGAAAAGTTTCTACCATAATCAGCAGCAATGTTATCAGTAATATCATCAACCCAATATCCATATATACCACGTGGATTATTCCACCCCCCCTGAGTATTTACTCCTACTTTGTTAACTTTATCACCATATTCATCATCAAAATCCTTAACAAAACGAAGACTATAATCATCACCTTTATATTTCTTAACCATTTCCTCTGTCGTCTCATATGACGCAATGTTCGGATTTCTTTCAACAAAATAGTGTTTATAAAAACTCATTATTCTTCTCCAACTTCTACTGTGTCCTCTTCTTGCTCTTCCTCGTGGTCACCTTCTTTGTCAACAACTTCTGTAGGAAGTTCTTCAGTCTTACCACCAAGGTCAACGGAATTCAAAGCGTCCACAACATCTTTAACAATATCATTAAATTTTTCAATGTCACCATATAGTTGAGTTGATATTCCATCAAGTTCTGTAACTTTTTCACCCGGAGCGGTATCAAGTCCACTATTTATTTTGACAAATTTATTTTCAATAACTCGTAATTTAGAATTAACTTCTTTTACAAGAGTACCCATTTCTTTATACATTTTTAAAACAAGACTTCTATTACCCTTTTCAGATGAATCATCCTTATCCGCTGTGTCTGGGATATCATTATCAACATCCTTTGTTACGTCAGTTTCCATTGGTTTCTTTTCATCACCCACATGTAGTTTTACTGATTGTTGTGTGTTGCCATAGTTTGGTGCGAATGGATCAAAATCCGTTTTAGGTTGTGGGGCACTTATAAAGTCCTCATGAACTATGTGTTCGTAAAAGAACTGATTCGCTCTATCGGCTATTGTTCTACTCTTATTCTTATTCATTAATTATCTCCTAGGTAATCTATACATACTATCACTTATTTCAAAGTCTTGATTTTTATCTTTGTTTTCTACAACCCCAAATTGTTTGTAGAACTCCATTATAGAATTAGCTTCATCATCACTTATCAAACACCTCCATAATACTGTTTTGTAAATGATTCTAAATTACTTATCATTTCCCACACACCATCTTTAATTTGTTTTTTAACATCTTCCATACCCCACGGGTCAAGTTCATATCTTATTGAATGTGATAACTCACTACCTTCTTTTATCACATCACCTATTAAATGTATTTTATTATTAACACTTGTATTATCAATTCCATACATACGTTTTAATTCAGTTAATGCGTCATCCATATGATTTTCAAAGCCCGAAGTATCTTTTTTAATCTGTTCTATCACACCCCTTACAACCGTAGTAAACTCTTCATTGCTGGGTTTATCTAAAATATCATAATATTTTTGTTGCATCATAACAACCATCTTATTAGCAATATTATCAAATCCTTTGTGAGTTGGTGGAATTATGGTTGGAAGCATATCAACTACAAAATTTCTAAAATATTCATCTGTTAATTCAATATCACCTATAATTTTATCATATGTTGCGTCATCAAGAGGTTTAAATAAATCCACATTAAAACCATATTGGTTTGCAATACCCTTAAGATAATTGTAATCCTTCACATTATCTTTTTCATCATAAATTTCCATATCATCATTTCTTTCAACTTTAACAGCAGTTTTTTCACCACCATCTTTTGGTATAATATAATATAATTTATCACCATTTAATCTATATTCATCCCACATTTTTGGGTTTGTTGATGCTGTACACCATTTTGTATTACATCCATATTTTCTTGATGATTCACTCGTTTTTGGAGAAACAATTAATACATCATTATTTTTAAAAACAATCTCTGTTTCCTTATCCTTGATTATTTTTTCTTTTTCACCACGTGATTTTGACGCCCCAGATTTCTGAACTATATGTTTCAACTCATCAAATGTTTTTATCTGAAATATATCAACACCTTTTATTTGTTTTCTATTTGCTAAATCATTAAATTTGGTTACCACACTAGTAACTTCCTGTTCATCATTATCTTGTTGAACAAATTTGGCGATTGCTTTTTTAATAGCACCTGAACTCAATTCAATAATATAATTTTCACTTAAACAATGTTTATTCTCCAACAATTCTTTCATATTATCTAATATTGACATATCACCTCTCCTTAATTTATTATTATTACTGTTATTTAAGTATTTATATAAATTACAAAAATCCTGAGCACTTTTAAAAAGCACT